CGCGGAGTCCCGCCGTACCGGTTTTGCCACCCCCGGGGGGCCTTTCGGGCGGGGGGCCTTTTGTTGCGGTTTGGGGGCGCGGCGCCGGCGCTTCCCGAGCGGTTTCGGGGGTGGGCGCCGGGGCCTTTTGTTGCGGTTTAGGCCCGCGGCGCCGGCGCTTCTCTGGCGGTCACGGCGAGGTCTCGACGAGCTTTCGATGCGACCGCAGGCGGGTTTCGATGAGGCTTTCGATGCGACCGCAAGCACGTTTCGATGAGGCTTTCGCGGTCGCGGTCGCGGGTCGGCGGACGGTCACAGCGGCTGCTCGGCGCGCCGCTTGCGCGCGCGCCGGCGGGACGCCGACGACGGACGCTGGCGGTGGTGCTGCTGTTGCTGCGCTCGCTGCGGCGGCTGCTGTTGCTGCCGCTGCTGCTGCGTGCGCTGCTGCTGCGTGCGCTGCTGCTGCGTGCGCTGCTGCTGCGTGCGCTGCGCCGGCGGCCACCGAGGCCGGTCTCGCGCCCGGTCGCGGTCCAGCTGCAGCCGGACGCACGGCCGCTCGCCCGTCTCCAGCGCGCGCCGCACGCCCGCCGCCTCCACCTCCGTGCGGCTCCAGCGCCGCTCGTCCGTCTCGATCTCGATCTCGACCTCGGTCCCGGGGCCGGCCTCGGCCATCTCGCCGCTCCACTCCACCACGCGCTCGCCTCCTGCGCTTCCCCCGTTCTCGTGCCCGGAACCGCCGACTTCTGCCTCGTCCTCCTCTTCCTCCTCCTCCTCCTCCTCCTCCTCCTCCTCCTCCTCCTCCGCCGACGAGCCCGTGCTCCAGTCGGGGCTCCAGTCCTCGTCCCACGCGTCCCAGTCCCCGCCGAAGCTCATCTCGCCGCCTCGACGCGCCCGACTCCGGCCTTTAGCGCTCGCCCGGCGCCGCCGCGACGCCCCTTTTTCTCGAACCCAAGCACGCGGGTGCGCGACCAGCACTCCACCCTCGTGGCGGGAGCGCAGCGTCAGAGCGTCGCGGCGCGGGCGCGCGGGTGTTAATACTAAGGCGCGACGCGTTGGCAGGCGTTTTGGGTGGTTCGTCAGCGCGCGTGGTTACGTGTACGCCCTGTGTTGTGTGCCGCATCGTGTGGTTACGTCGCGCTGTTGGGCGCAAACTGTCGCGTATCCGGCGGCGGAGTCCGGTGCGGCGTTTTGGGACGGGTACCGAGGACGTTTCGGCTTCCGACGTGTTTCGTTTTTTAAACTGTGTGCTGCTCGGGTTCTGTTCCGTTAGTTATTTCTCGTTTGTCTCGGGTTGGGTTGTTTTGGTCTCGTTTCGTTTTTGGTATATTTCTGTGTTTCGGGTGAGGTGAAGTTTTGCTTCCGTGTAATTATTCGCGTTACGATGTGAGCCCGAGGCGGAGCCCGAGGCCGCCAACGTCGTGGAGCCCGCAGACGAAGCAGACGGCGTCTCACGAGAAACCCAAAGGCGAAGACCGATCAGAAGAAGACGAAGAAGAAGTAGCCTCGTTTTTTAACCAGCTGTTGTATCTTTTCGTCGGTTTTTCCCTTTCTTGTTATCTACCATCTTATTATTTTTTCTTTGGTTCTTTTAAAACCCTGCGAAAGACCCCGGCTCGGCGGTTTCGTGCTGTTTTGGTTTGGGGTAATATTTAATTCATTTTTTGTTTTATTTTATCTTATCTTATCCTATTACTTCTTATTTGTATTATTTCTTCTTATCCCTACTGCTGTTTATCATCTCTTTATCCACATCTATCTGATCCAACCTAATCTAATCTAATCTAATCTAATCTAATCTAATCTAATCTAATCTAATCTATCGATGTCTTTGCTAACTTCGCTTCGAGGTGAGGTCGAGGCCGGGAGCGCGCGGTCCAGCCGCGCGCGCACACACACGCCTCCCTACCGCTTTCGCTTTTCTGTACCCGTTTACCTACGTATCATCTCTAATTTATCTGTTTATCCTTTCAGTCGACCAATTTTTCTTTCTTTCTTTTTTTATTCTTAGTTCGGTCAAAAAGTGTCTACGATTACTTTTACATTCACTCGGCTTCTTACTTTTCGTAATTTCTTTCTTTCTCTTCGTTTTCTTTATTTTGGTCAATGATGTACGAACACCAATCAATCTATCACTGTTCTTCAACCAGTTTGATTATTTATTTATTTTTTCTGATCCTCCTAGTTATCTACCTATCTGTGTAGGTACTTCTTTATTCATTTAAGTAATACCCATTCTTTTTTATTTTACTTTGTCACTTATCGTTTGTTCTTATTTTTGTATCTTGACTTCGACTTCTCTCCGGTTTCTTGCTATTTTTCTTCGCTTATTATTATTACTGCTTTCGTTATCATCTATTATTTTGCAAAAACGTTTATATTTTTCTCGTTTCTTTATTTTACATTTCGACTCCTCCCGTTTTCGTATTCATTTAATATCTTTTGCTTATTCGGTTCTCATCGTAAGTATTTCTTTCCTATATTGTTATCGTTTCTTTTCACTATATTCTCGCTTCTCTTCATCTTTGTTGTTTCTTTTTTATTATGTTTTTGATTTTTACTCTTACTTTTATCTTATAATTTCTTTTTTGATCAATTGGCCGGCATCGCCCGAACACACGGTTCCGTGAATAACGGTTTGAATTCGTATCTGCGCCACAACTACAAGCTTCTTGCTCTTTTTCTTTCTCTATACTCGTATTTTTATTTTTCCTTTTAAAATATATATATTATTCATCATAGTTATTTATGATCGCGATTATGATTATGATTAGGACTCGACATACAGAATGTCTTCTTAACTCTTTTCTGTTCGGTTTTTTTTTTTCTAACCCTCCCGAACGAGATCAGCTTGCTGGCCCCACGCGTAGGATATACGATGGATGGTAACGATGACGCGTACGACCCGACCCAGACCGTCGTCTCGTCTGTTGATTCGTTGATTTATCTGCGTGCTCGCTCGCTCGTTCGTTCGTTGTTAGTTCGTACGTTTTCCATGATCGTTTCTTTCCTTTTTCATCGTTTCTTTCTTTCTTAAAAAATGTGATTAATACATCGTCGTTTCTTACTTTATTTTATTTGAGAATTCTATTTTCTTAATCATTAGGATTGTTACCACTTAAAACTTTTCTTGTTTTTGCCTTGTATTGTATTTATCTTCTCGTTTCCCCATCGATGACATGTGTATACGAAGAAATCGGGGAAAAAATAATACTTAAATCCCTCACCCCTTAAAACCCTAACCTGTTAACCCTTACGCGAACCTTGACCTCAAATCCGAAGAAAAAGCAACACCGATGGTAAAAATCCCGACCCACCCACCCGCCACCTCCCATTTCGGTCTTTCTTCTAGTTTTTCCCTTCCTTCTTCCCCAAGCTGAGATAATCTGTTTTTGTTTTTAAATTCTCACTATCGCCACTACGATAAGATTCTCATGATAATACTCATCACCCAAATTAACCATAGAGGGCAAAGAAACCAAATATCATCACTGAAAAACAAACCTATACATCATCAACTATCTTGTCTATCTATTCTTATCTATCTTCCCTGACGGGGGGACAAAATGACCCAATCCTGTGGCGTCGCTACCAATATCAGACGCGCGTCTCCCTTTTTTTCCCCTCTGACTTACGTCTTTTTTTTTTGCTATCACTATTATCTTGTTATTTCTTGTTCTCGATACTATTTTATGTGTCGCATCTACCATGTTATCATTAGTTAGTTACCTTTGTCCCTACTATATTACTATTATTTACTGTTAACAACAATGATAATTTTTCTTTCTCTTTTACATTTTTCTCTTTTTCTTTTCTTTAACTCCCCCTATTCACTGTTACTCTTTCCTCTACGTCTTTCTCCGCTCCATCGGTTATCACCGTGGTCTTTTTTTTTTTCTTTTCTTTTATTCGACGAATAGAGGTTTGTCTCTTTTTTACTTGTTTCCATTTGGGACCTCTCTTTGTAATAATAGACATTATTTTGACGATTTTATTTCTTTCTTTTTTTTTTAAATGCATTCGTATTCGCATCTATATTTCCCTTCTTCTTTTTATTTGTTTTTTCTATCTTCTTATGTTGTTTTCTTTTCTTTTTCGTGTCGTATCGTAAATCATCTTTTTTATACATGGATTTCTCTCACTAGATTATTATTTTCATTTGCAAAAACAGTTTTCTTTCTTCTGCGACTATTACTTCTTCCTTTTTTCTAACATCATCATCGTTCGATTTATATATGTCTATCTATTTCCCTCGTCTATCTCGAGATCTCTTAATTATTATGTGTTTAATTCGTTTCGATATCTTTCCCATCGTTCACTTGTTTTCCTATCTATCTATATTGGTATTATCTTTTATAGTTTTAGTCTTTCCTTTTTGTCATCGATCTCGTTTTTTTTTAAAGTTTCACATTAAAGACCAGACTAGAATTGTCGGTGTTGGCGTTGGCGTTGGACTCGACGTATTCGTTTATTTATTTCTTTTCTTTTTTTTTCTTTTCGTTCTTTTTGTTTTTTTTTTTGTTTGTCTTCGTTTAGAATTGCAAAACATTCTGACACCTACGCCGCAAAGAAAGCAGCTCAGACCGATCCCGGAGCTCCACATATCCACCTATCGCGGTCGTCACAATGACCCACCGTCGTTTTAATGTCCTTGTCGTATTTATTTATATAGGTTATTTGTCTTTTTCTTTTTTTTTCTCAGTGGTATACGTTCTATTTTCTATTTCTCAAGTCATCTTTTCTTTTTTTAATGTTCTACAATTTTATATGAACCTCAATCGGTCTATTCTCCCTCTACATAAATCTGTTTTTTTTTTTTTTTCAAATTCGCCTTCCCTCATCCTCCTCTCTTTTATCTATCTAGATTTTACAAATTTCTTTCTTCAAAATACGATTTGTTTATTCTCTCTTTCAGTGTATTTTTTTGGAAAGTCGTTATCCTTTTTATTTATCTATTGTTTGTTCATACGATTTTTGATTGTTCTGTAATTCGTATCGTGCGTTTCTTTTCTCTTTTTTTGTCTTTATCTCGCTCTGTAGCGTCACGTCTAGGATTCAGTAATCATTATCGTCGTTGTATCGATTTCACTTTTCGTTCAAGTTACTTTTCCTCTATTCTTTTCATTCTACTTGTATGAGAATAAATTTTTTTCTCTTATCTTATTTAATTTTTCTTCCTTACTTTCTTATTATTATTTTTTCTTTTGCAACTCTACCAATAAAAAAAGAGTTCAATGCTTTATTTATCATCATTAAGTGAGGTTTTTGAACATTTCTTACTTGCTTCTTTCTTTGTACGATGAAGGGGGACACGGGGAGCCCCCCGACGTCCCCTTCCTAGGGCTTCGTGCGTTTTTATATCTAATCTTCTATCCCTCTATCGTGCTGACACCACCTTCTCTTTAATGATTTGCTTACTATTATACGTAAATAATAATTACTTCAATTTCGTTTTCTCTATATTTATCTATTTTTCGACGTTTAGTTTTTGTTCTATTGCTTAAAATGCAGTTTATCGTCTTGATGCGTTTTCGTCTATCGCCTGATGAGATACATTTATCTATCTAAAATCTCCTTCACGTTCAGTACATTACTGTCTTTTTACTCACGAAGTCATTCGTTTTTTAAATCGTTTTCCAATCGTTTTTTAATCTTTTTCCCGCGCTTTCCTTTTTATTATTGTCTTATTATTCACTCACACAGTCTTCTCCTTCTGACTTTTTCTTATGCTTTTTTTTAATATCCATTCGCAGCGATCTCCCTAACACTATAAAAATTGTGTTTTTTTTTTCGTTCTACCCTGTGACTTACGGACGAACGGACTGACGAACGGCCGAACTGACGAACGGATAGACGAACGACCGCACGCCAGCGAGAGAGCGACCCGCGCGTCTCCGCCAACGTAACGGCCGCCGCCGCCATCGTCGTTTCATTATCATCGCCGTCACCGCCGCCGCCGTTGTTACCGCAACTGCTGTGGGGCCCTGGCCGTGGCCGCCTCTGACTTCGTCGGACACTTATGTTTTTTCTTTAATTTCTTTCATTCCTTACGGTTATTCGTATAAAATCATAACAACAATACGACTGTTATTATTGCTACTACAGATATAGTTTGTGAATTAAAAAAAATTTTTTTCACCGTAATACCGCGTTTATTTATCTGTCTTCATCTTTTAATATACGACTGCTAATCCTTGATTTTGACGATTTCGATTTTGATTTCTTTTCTTTGATTTTGTTTTTTTTTTCTTCATTGTCAGTTAGTTCGTATAAGAAGTTCTTTTTCTTTTTTTTTTCTATTATGTAACTTACTATTTTCTTTTTACTCACAATATCACGATATTCACAATCGCTCTCAAACCTCCATACACTACGTTTCTTTTTTTTTTCTAAAATTGACGTCTGTTGACATAGTTAATAGTATCGTTATTATATCTATCAATGTATCTAGTCCTTTATCATTTCTATTCTACTTTTTAGTCTTGTTTTTTAAGTATATTATTATTAATTCTTATTAGCAACTTTTTTTCTTTGAAAAACTAGTTTCTTTTCCTTTCCGAAGATATAAGCCCGATGTCGGGCGGCAGAAGGTCAGTCGTGATGATTACTTAGTAACGTTTTTTTTTTTTAATATTCTGAATTAGTTTCTATAGATAGTTATTTCTTTTTTTTTTCTTTCTTTACTATTATTTCTTCCTATCCGTATCACTTTATGAGTTTTGTGTTATTACGTTCTCTTAAGTTAGTTTTTTACTATTACTATTCTAGGATCGCATATATATCTCGCACCTGTACGTATATATGATATCATCATTTGTTATTCGCTCTCGTTCTTGATTTACTGATGATCGATTTCGCACTGGCCCTGCGAACTTTCTGAACTTCATATTTTATGTTTTTTTTTATAATAATGTCGCTACGATCGTGCCGACGTCTCCGATGCACCGAGGATGGATTCGATTAATGATGTATCGAAGACGGGCGAGGCGCCGTCGCTCCCGTCGCGCGCGGCCCCCTCCCAGACTCCGCGAGGGCGGCGGAGGCGGTGGCGCCGGCCAACGACACGATCCTCGCGGCCCTGTCGCTACTTTCGCTCCCAGCTATCACAAAGAAGACCTTACTCTGACACTTGTCTTCGAGAACGACGGCGGCTGCGCCGCCGCCGCCGGACGTACTAGTATTCTTATTGTTATTGCCATTACTGATACGCTTCTTTCTGTTCGAAGCTTTTTCCGATTCTCTATCCTTTTTCTTAACGGTAATAATACTTTTACCATTGCTATTGCTATCGCTATTATTTTTTGTTTTGTCATTCTTTTTATTCTTGTTGCGGTCGTTCCCGCCGGTTCCCGACGTCCGAGACGCCGGGGGTTGCCGACGACGTTGCCCGGAGGGAACGGTCGACGACGAAGACGCGATCGATATCGAGTGTGACGACGACGGGGGACGTGGAAGTCGTCCCTCGTTAGCCTTTCCGCGCGACGCCGAAGCCGTTTTCGAAGAGGATGATGACGATGACGACGAGGACGAGGCCGGTGTCGATGTCGTTTTCTTCTTCGCCTTTTTGGCGACGTTGCCGGTCGCCCGTCCGGGAGACGCTCCTCCGGCCCGTATCCGAGACCGTTGCTTCTCCGGCCGTTGCTGCCGCTGTTGTTGCTGCTGTTGATCTCCCGCCATCCCTCCTTCTTCTCCTCCTCCGATTCGTCGTTTCTGTCTTTGGGTGGTTTTTATGTTTTTTTAAATATTAATGTCATCTTCGTTCTTGAAACTATGACTACGTTGTTCTTTTTTTTTTTTGTATGTATTGTCACCTATCGTCTCTCTCTAATGTCTCTATGTAGAAATCAATCGTTCTAAAAAATGGCTACTATCGTATATTCTTTTTGTGTTCTTTTTCTTTTTTTTTTCTACTCCTTAGGAAAATGACAATGTTGTTTATCGTTGTAATCGATGATACAGCTTATCCTGAGTGACACACTCTCTATAAAGTACTATTCTTTTATGGTCTTTTTCCGTTCGTCTCTCGAAAGACGTTAGCGACGAACGTCGTTTTTTATTCCTGTTTCTACTTATTAATCTGGTTTTTTTATTACTATCATCGGATTATCCTTATAGTCAACTATTTCTCTATCTACTATTTTTCATTATTATTATTTTTTCTTCAGAGCGTCGTGGACACCTCAGTTTTGTCTCGTATTATAATCTGCGTGCTTATTTCTTTTCTTTCACTATATTGTTATTTTATGATCTTCTCTATCTATATTTTATAACCCATACCGTTCGATGATCGCGCGGTGACTATGCTCCGCGATAAAAGTAACTGGTTTCTTTTGTCTATTCCCGTTTTTTATTCTTACTTGTATTCTTTTCTATTTTTTATACGCCATAAAGAAAGCTCTGACTCAATTAATTAAACTATGCACTATGCAGCTACTACCTTTCCCGGTTAAGGCGGATTCTTTCTATCGTTTTTTATCTTTACTACGACTACTATACCTTAGCTCCTTAACTTTTTTATTTATGCATGTATACAATCCTTCTACTTTTGTTTACTTAAACTTCTACATGTAAACGGCGGCGTACGCAGGATGCTGCGTTTTGTCTTCCCTAGAAAAAAACGTTTATTTTTCCCCGTTCTTTTTTATTTCTATTTCAACGTATGGCTATAATTTTCTTTCACGTTTTATTATTCTCCATCTAGCTATTTTATTTACTTCGTCATCTAATTGTTTGTATTGGCTATTTTTTTTCTTTTTACATGCATATCGTTCTCTGTAACTTTAGTTATCGCCGATTCATCTAACAACTTCTCTAGATCTCTATCATTCGAACGTCTAGCACTCTACGTCTGTCTATCTTATGTATCTATATCGATCATCTGCTCGTCTGACGACTATATACTTTTCTATTCCTTTTGCTATTTATCTATCTGACGACGTATACTACGCTCTTTGTTATCTTTGCTTTCTAGTATTTAATCTTTTTCTTTTTCTTTTTCTTTTTTCCGCATAGTATTTATCTTGGTTTTTTATTATTTGTTTTCTCGCCTATTCTATATTTTAGATCTTTTTTTACTTCTTTTTTGATATGATGACAAATTTCTAATTTTCCTATATGAGTGTGCTTGTCTCCCTCTATAAGCAAGAAAAAAACAACCTTTTCGTCCGTACCGACCGATCCGATCCGATCCGATCGACGGTCGGATGATGATGGCGATCGTCACCGGCGCGTCAGCACGCGCGTGAATGCGTCCGTCCGGGCCAGCCGCGACGTCCGCGCGCGCGCATGACGGCGCGTACCCGCGTATGACGACCGAGGGCCGATGCGGCGCGGGCCGCCGTACGTCTAATGATAATAATAAAAGTAATACGTACGTGTGACGATGGAACAAAACAATAAAAAATCGGCCATCCGATCGGGGGTAGTAGACGTTTGTGTCTTTTTTTTTAAATTCTTTTTTACCTATAGCTATCTGCCTACTTATCTAATAATTAATTATCTGTTTATCATCTATCGGCAAAAGTGATTTATAAGCCCTGTAGCGAACAGAGTAAGTTATAACGGTTGCTTTATCGCAATGAAAAATAAACGGCACAAAAAATCAGTGACGATTCAAACCCACTGAATTATAATTCCCTCTAAAATAAAAGCAAAGCTATTCTTTCGTTACACAAGTACTAAATAGTAAAATACACACTACACAAAAGATCTTTTTTCTATGCAAAACATACGTACTCAAGCGGTATTTATCTGGTTTTCGATATATTTTTTTCGTATAAGATGTCAACAAATGATTATGTTCATCTAGCTATAGAGTTATCGTCTAACAGGTCAAGAGAATTTTATTCTTTTTTCCTTCGTTAAAGACTGTTTCGGAGCCGTAAGATAATACGGTGATGAATCTCATTTATCATCGTAAGCTACTTCGTTTTTAAAAATTTTAAAAAGATACATTCCATTCTTAAGAAAACACTAAAGTAAGTACGTTCTATTCTATTTTACTCTATTCTATATCATATTTTTCCCGTATCGCGCTACTACTACCTTAAATGTTGTTGTTATATTTCTGATTTCGTAAAGTTATATAGCTTCCACATAAAGAGAAAGGACGTTAACATAAAAGATGGTGAGAATTACTCAAGTAACTGAATAGGTAATGATTTATGGAAAATGATAAATGTAAAGAAGAAGGGAATCTGCGCACCTGCGAGGCGTCGGACGCCGGACGTCGGACGGTGACGGTGTCCTCACTCACACGCGACCAGCGCTCTGCGAGTGTGTCCCGCGCGTCCTCTCCCTTCTCAGCGAGAGGTCGACAATGAGCGCAGACGCGCGCGCGCTCTCGATAAAACCTTTCTCAGGGCCGATCCTATGCCCTTCCGCTTGCCTCGCCCCTCTCGCTCTCCGGCCCTCGCGTCGCCGTTGCCGTCGTCATTGTCATCATCATCGCTGCCGATATCGCTATCGCTATCGCTACCGCCGTCACCGCTATCGTCGTCATCGTCATCATCGAGACGGTAGCGGTAACAGCGACGACAGTATCGGGGGCGTCCGGCCGGACGCCTACCCGTCGCGTCGTATCCCTTCTTTCTGCCGTTGTTTTTCCTTCTCCTCGTTCTCTCTTCCCAGTCCGAATCTAACCCTTCTTCCTCGTCCTCCCTCCTCTCGTCTCCGCGACCGCGCGAAGGTCCGACGTCGTGATCGTCGGAGTCTGAGTCGCGGCGAAATCCGCCGTTGTCCTTGCCGAGGTTGACGAAGACGTTGTCGGCGCGTCCCCGGCCGGCCGCAACGGTTCTACCGGGCGCGATGCCGTATCCGCGCCCCGGCTTCTCTTCGGCGATGGTGATGATGTCGACGTCGTCCTCGAACAAGACGCGACGCGCCGGGAACCCGGATCCCAACCTCCGGCCCGAGTCCGGGTTCGGGGTCGAAACGGTGGAAGGAGTCGGATCCGGGTCCGGCTCTACGGACAGCAGCAGCGCTCGTGACTCTTGGCCTCCTCTCGCGCGTCGCCGAGGATCGACGGCGAGTCGGGAGAGACGGCGACGCGTATCGCGGAACAGCGGAGGACGGCGACGGAGGCCGCTCCGACCCCGGTCGAAGGGGGTACATCGTGGTTGTTCCAACTCTCCTTCCTCCTCTCCCTCTCCTCGGCACGGGGACGAGGGGCCCGATCCCCGTCGCTCCGGCCACATGTCGCGGCGGGAGACGGACGGACTAGCGAACGGACCGCGGGACGGCGGCGCGCCCTCCGCCGGCCGCGGGGGCCCGAACGGAGGGCGCGCCGCCCGCTCGGAAAGCGCCGCTCCCTTTTATTATCCGCTCGGCGTCTTGTCGGAGCCCCGAAGCCCGAAAAGGGTTTCCGAAACCTCACCTTTTATAGGTTTCAGAGCCGGCGCGCCGCCCGGACGTGCATACGTCACCGGCGGGAAAGGATTCCGAAATCCTTGTCCCTGGAATCACTTCCCCTTTTCCGTGCGGATGCTTTTCGAGAGGGCAAAAAGCCGCGCGAGACCCGCTCCCCCGTCACCCCGGCCGGCGTCGGACGCCGTAGGTCGGAGTAACGGTAAAACGATGAAGCGGTCCCCACGGTTTGCCTCCGTCCCCCGACGCGGAACCTCCCGATCCGTCCGATGCCTCCCAGCTTCGTCTCTCGACACCCTCCGCGCCCCACGTTTCCATCCGAGAACGTGGATTTATCGCGCCCCATCCGCGCCCTCGGATGCCGCCGACACGGCTCGGCCCCATCTTCTCTCTTCAGGTCTGGGGATCCGAACGCAGCGATGATACGTTTTCATTGCCGTAACCGCGCGATTATGTTTTCTTTACTAATTAGGCATCGAGACACAGACACACACACGTACGACGCATCGATCGGGACGAGGACGTCACGATACACCATCAGACACGGGTAACGTACATCTAGAACATAAAGAAAAAAAAATAAAGTCTTTAATTCAGAAATGCAAACAAGTAGTGCGTATCGTGCGTTCCTTTTTATTGTACTCTTCCCACATCCCCACCGGGTATCCTTTTCTCATCCGGTTTATCTCCGACGATCTTCGGCCGTCACGCCGTCTCGGACAGAACCGCTATCATGTTGCGTCTCCGCTGCGGGGTCATGAACACTCTGTATACTCCGCTGATGACCCTGGTCGCGGGTTGGGAACCCGCGGCGGTGGCGGCCGCCGCCGCCACATTCGCGGAATTCATGGCCTGTTGTCGCATCATCAGACGAAGCGCCCGCCCGGGGTGATGCAAACGGCACGACGGATCGTCTATCGTGTCGCGATGATCTTCCACGTGATCGCAGGTCAGCGCGCGACCGAACCCAGATCTGTCCAGGTCGTCCGGCGTCATGCCGTCTACCATCAGAAACTCGACGTACGTGGCGGTCTCTCTCTTCTTCCTCTCCTCCTCCTCTCGTCCATTCTCCAGCTCACGGGGCACCTTCACCATCGCGCCGTCGAGACGATCCGATCTCCCGCGCGCGAATGGCGCCGACGGCGGGCGAGTCGCAATTTATGGACCGCGACGTCGACCCTCTAACATATCGGAGACGCCGGAATTGATCGACGCGCCGTTCGTTCTCTCACGTTGAGCGCATCGCCTTCGCGGCACGCGATTTCTTCCGCGACGGAGAGCGATCCCGAGCGGCTAGGGGCGCACGAATCGTATCTAGGCCTGCTGCACGCTCGGTAATTTATCCAGACGCTCGACGTAATCCTTCACCCACGGATCCGAGGGATTGGCGCACACCATCTGTCCCTTCTTAGTGATAAAAATAACACCCGGAAACGCACAATTACTACTGGATACTGAGACGTACGTGAGGATCTTGTTGAACTTTAAGGCTTTGGTTGCATATTGGGTACAACACGTCGCTGGAACATGCGGCATCGCGTCCGTCCTCATCACCTCCAGGCCGACGACGAGGATCGCGATGAGTACGGCTGTGCCAAGATAAGCTCTCATCTTTCTCATTACGCTCGTTCACCCTAGGCCTACCGATCCGTACGCCCTCGCCCCGGATTTCGTGCCGCCGAAACAGATCTGGAGTACCGCGGCGTCTAGCGGACAGCCATGTTCTTATAACGTCGTTGGTGACGGCGTTTAGCTAATGTCGCCATAACGCCCGCAGACGTCCCGTCTCCGAGCCGTCACCGCTCCTGTACCCGAAACGTCCGTGGACGTGACCGGCGTTGCGCCTGCATCGCAACGTTTTACGCGTCGGAGCGCGTATCCACGTATCGATAGGAAAACGTTTCCCGTGGCCATCGCCCGTGTCACGCCCCATATCGTCGATACGGTCATCGCGCCGTATCGGCGAAACGTAACAGACACACACGTTACAGCTCGGTCGTGAAGCATGACGTCTTTATTGAATGTGATCAGAACACCGTAATGAACGTACACTATCAGATCCCCGTAATAATATACCTTCGTCTACGCTACGCCCCATCCCCGAGCAACGGTCACACGCGCGAGAGAGAAAGTCCGGGATCGTCCGCCGAGACCGCGGAATCCGCGGAGCCGTCTCAGAGATGTCTCCTCCCGCGTCGATCGATCATGGTACGGAGAGCGAAACATCTCTAAGATGACACCGCGGTCCCACCGAAACCGACGTTATACGGTCGACCTCTTCCCATTCCCGGTCCTCCTCCTCCTCTTCCTCCTCCCATAGCAGACATGCCCCCCGTTCCCAGTCCTCCGTACATCGCGGGCCCGCCGACGGGCGGCGAAGACAACATGCCGTTGTTGCGATGTCCGGGAAATGATCCCCGCTGGGACGGGAACGGCCCGCAGATGGGTTGCTGCTGACCCGGATTCCTCAAGGCATCCATATCGGGCGGCGACGACATCATCCGACTCTGAGGCCGATACGTACCGCCGCCGGCGCCCATCGCGCCTCTACCTCGTCTCGGAGGGTACTGACCCTGCTGCGACTGCTGGCCCTGCTGATGATAAGGCTGCTGCTGATGCGACGGATATTGCTGTTGTTGCTGCTGTTGCTGACAGTACGGGGGCCGCGGAGACCCTCCGCGACCGCCGCCACCGCCACTACCGCCTCCTCTGTATTGGAAAGGACCCGTGGGCCGATTCGAGAATCCTCCACGATCTGCATCGAACGGTTTATCTCCGGATCCCCGGCCCCCCTGAAACGTGCAAAACGGCGACATTTTATTGATATCACCGCCGGATCCGTCGACGGACCCGTAATCTCCCCGACCCCGGCCTCCTCCTCTGCCACCGCCGCCGCGGCCTCCTCCTCTGCCGCCGCCACGGCCTCCCATGCCGCCTCGGGGACCGGGTCTCGTCATCCCGACGGACATCATCACACCGTCCTCCGAGCGATCGTACTCCGCGCCGACGGAACTCTCGCCGCCTCGGCCTCGGCCCCGGCCCCGTCCGCCGCTGCTACCACCACCACCACCACCACCACCACCGCCGCCGCCTCCTCTGGCCGCCAAAACGCTCTTGGGGTAGAACGGGATCGAATTCGCGGACAGGTTGCTCGACATCAACAGCGACGACGCGGTAGGACAGGCGCTCGCCGACGAGATCTGACAGCCGTTCATGTCGTCTATCAACTTACTCACCGCGGTCACGGTACTCATGATGCTATTTTCGGTGGATACGCCGATCGGAACGCCGTCCGAGACCTCCGGTCCGTCTCGACGGCACTGCTCGGGCGGCCTGGGTCTGAGGTCCGGAGCGACAACCACGGGAGAGGTGACGGCGTCTCTGCCGTCGTCGTGCGGAGACGGCACGGAGAGACCGCCGCGTCCGCCTCGTCCGCCGCGTCCGCCTCGTCCTCCGCCCCTGTAGGATCCCCGACGGGGTCTTCTCCCGGCGACTTCGGACGCGACGCCCAAGAAAGTCGCGGAGACCGTTAGGTTCGTTCGACACGCACCACGGCCTCCCGGAATCAGGCCGAGGTTCTGATCGCGCCCGTCCGCGCCGGGGGCGCAGAGCGCGAGCTGGCCGGACGGATCACTGCCGTCTTCGGCGACGGTGACGATCCCGACGGCGTCGCGCGCGCCGTCACCACCGCCGTGCTGTCGACCACGACCGATGCCAGCGGCGTCCGATAGACACGCGGCGGGTACGGCGGGCGCCGCGGAGTTAGCCGACGCGTTTCTGCCACCGCCGCCGCCGCCGCCGCCACCTCGCCGACGCCGCCGCTGCTCCCCGGGTCGACCGGTCGGCGCCGCCGTCGTCGTCAGCGTCGTCGTCGCGCTCGTCCCAGACGTTACCATCGTCTCGGCGGACGGCAACGCCGCGCCGGATACGGAGTCCGCGACCCCTCGCGTCTCGACGGGACTCCCGATCATAGCGCCGGTCGGGACCCCCCGGTCCAGAGAGAAGAACTGCGATCCTCGAGCGCCTAGCAGAGGCGGAGGAGGCCCGAAGCGTTCCAACTCTTGTCGCTGTTGGTCCGGCCGCGTCCCGCATGACTCGCCATACACCGTCCCCCGATCGATCTGGCCCGAGACGTGTCGATTTATAGCGCAGAAGGGCGGCACGGACGTGGGAGGGCAGGGCGAGAGCGCGGACGAAGACAACGACGACGCGGATGACGAGGACGACAACGCATCGCCGACGAAAGACACCGGCGGCGCGGGCTGCGGGCGGACGCAGCCGCGGTCGGTAGGATCCGGACACATAAATAACCTGTCGGTCGCTAATACGGATCCGGGGTTGACTCCCGCGGCGACGGCGGAATACGACGCGGCGAAGCCGCACTTGATCGGGCCGGAGACCGGCGGGGACGGAGACGGAGGGGACGCGGTCGGCGGCGTCCTCGGCAGGGACGGGGGCGGAGAACACCTAGTCACGTCCGCGAACGACAGCCCGGACTCGGCGTCTCGGACATCTTCACTAGCGCTATCGTTATCGCCGCCGGCCGAATTCATCTTAGACTGATCTCCGATTGTTACTCCGAGAGGCCTATCCGACAGCACATAGGAGGCGAATGTCCTATGCGCCGAGGAGGAGAAGCAGCCCCAATAACTATTATTCTGCGCGTACGAGTAGGATGCTGGGAACGATGACGCCGAGGAGCAGGAAGACGCCGAAGAGGAAGAAGAGGAAGTCGCGGGCGTTATGAAACACTCAGTGGAGGGCCCGCACTGGAACGGGACCATCGGCGTGCGCACGGGACCGCCGGGCAGACCCAATCGCGTTGGAATTAAAACCGGGAAGAGGACGGCGGCGGCGGCCGAGGCGGTCGCGACACCGCCGGCACCAGCAGCGGTCGCCCCGACGGGATGACTCCCGACGGCGCCCACTCCGACGGGTACCAGCACCACGCCGCATCCCACAGGTAAAGATACCACGAGGGGACACGCGCCGCCCAGAGAGGCGGGTGCGGGCGAAGTCGAGGGTCTCCTCCAAGGCACCAGACTGTCCGTAGTCACGACGGGAACAGAGCCGCCGGAGAAGGACGGAGAGCAAGAGGAGACGGACGGAGGGGACCAGATGCCGCCGCCGCCACCGCCACCGCCTCCGGATTCGCCGCCGCCTCCGCCGAACACGGTGCCGGACGTCTGAATAACGCTCCTGATCGGAGGCGACGCCATCGCCGGAGCAGGACAAGCCTCCCTCGAAGGACAAGATGGAAGACTGTCACTCATGACATCGATCGAGATTTATCGAGGCCTGCAAAAGGTACATTCTGACGGAACATCCGGGGAACCAATCATCAAACGACAGGAACCGGCCACCCGGAGTGACGATACCGATTGTAAAATTATCTCGATGACGAGGCCTCGCGGCGAGACGCACCCGAGGCGCTACGGAAAACCGTCGTGCTCCAATACGGAGCGCGGTTTCCCACGAACGAGCGCGCGCTTATGGCCCCTCACCGCCTCCCCGCGACGTCGCGCACGCCGACCCGGGGCCTCCGCGAACCTAGACGCGGCCGTCCGGAGCGGCGATGTTACGTACGCAAAAGCACATCCCACACGTTTCCCATAAAATAAAGCGATACGGGCCCGTCGCGACGCGCGGAAGGAGCTAAGTTTCATTCGCGCGGGCGCTCCCGGCCCGACGGAAGCCCCCGCGACGCTCCGTCCTCACGTATACGCGTATAAGCCCATAGTCCCGAAAACCCCGAGACGGCCACCGTCGTGACTCCCGTTACGATCACGGAACGTTATGCTTTAAATAAACCGATGACCCTAGCGAGTAGATACGTGTGTCTCGCGGCCTCGGACACATAGGGCCGAGACGGCGGGGCGTCGCGCGATAAACCAGATCCGAACGATACGTCTGCGATATCACAAAATACTTTTATTGTCATTAAAACGTAAGGCGAACCCACACCCGCGTGCCACGAGTGCGGCAACCGCGAAAAGCCCAGAAAACCGACCATACAGAGGAAAAACCGTGCAATGTCTCCCACCCCTCCCCACACAGAGTCCAAGATCACACGTTCAATCGAGATCCAGTTCGAACGTGGGGACCTTGAGCGCCCTTCTGGACCGTATCACCCTGGAGAAGAACATCAGACGGAGGTACTCGAGCGACTCGGCGTCTATGCAGCCCTTGGTACCGCTGGTCGCCATCTCGTGCGACTGATCGTACAGTACGTACTCCACCCTGGGTCCGGCGGACTCTTCGTCATCATCCTCGCACTCGTCGTCCTCGCCGTCGCCGATCTCCTCCGCGGTTCCGACCGAACCGTCGTCCTCCCGCTCCGACTCTTCCTCGAGGAGTTCCTGGGAGTCTTCCATGTATTCGTGTTCCTCCCGGGCGGAGGCGGCAGCGGCGGCGCCCGACACGCGTCGGTCATCGCCGTCGTCGCCGCCGTCGTCGTCGCCGCCGTCATCGTCGGCCCTCCTGAGCTTGACGTTGTAATATCTGCGAGCTTCGGCCAAGGGCATGGTGGACAGAACCACCCGAGCGTTGCGGTCGAACACCAACTTCGGGCACTCGTCCGCGAACAACGGCTCCCGGTGACAGTCGACGTTACGGATGATCGCGTGCCCAACCTGCACGGTCTCGTCCATCTCGGGTATCTTACCGCAGGGAACGGTACATACCGAGACCGGATCCGCCTGATCCGTGAGCTTGCTGAGCTGCAGCTTTCGAAGGTTGGCGGCATAGTCGAACGACTGACAGAAAGGCGTCAGCTCCCGCGAGCGGTTGGCGCACACCGATCGCCACGACCTGTGAGACCGAGGTACGGCCTCCAGTCTGGCCGCGCCGCGATTTCCGAGATCGAAACGCGTGCCGGGATCCAGCATCTTTAGAAACCCGCACCTGAAGAACGCCGTCACCGAGTCGGCGAGTCTCAGGAAATCCCCTCCGTACACGCGCATGGCGTACACGGCCGCGCTGGCGTCGATGAGGACCAGGTGCTTCGCCCTGGGCTCGTGCCTGTCGTCCAGCTGCACCTCCACACCCACGACCACGAACGGCCCTTGCATCATGAGGTGAACGTAACGGTGCAAGGCGACGAGCGTGTAATCGTCGGCGCGGTTAAACGGGAAGAAGGACTTCAGGTTACCCCAGTGACCCACGGGGATCATGAGCTTGTTGGGAAAGCCCGGGGTGGACACCACGACGATCTCCGACCGCTGGAAAAACTCCTCGCCGACTTTCTGAACCCGCTCGAGGATGGTGCCCTCTCCGGACTGAGTGAGGCCGTAGTAGTACGACGTCGTAGCGTCGTGTATGCCGTCGAACGCGTTCGGGGTCAAGCGGTGGTTGTAGACGGAGCCCAGGGCGACGAGCCCGTCCGTGGTCAGCGAACGCAGATCGTCGGCCAGGAGGTACACCGCTCTCTCCTTCCAGTCGTAGGCGTACACCTGCGCGGACTCGCCGACCATCACGACGACCGACGTCTCGTCGAACGTCACGGTGCCGAGTCGGATCACCAGCCGACCGATCATGGTCGGCTTCATGTCTTCCTCCAGACCGTAGGCCAGGTGATCGAATTTCTGGAAGTGAGGATCCCTGCTGCACACTTCCATGTACCAGTGATCCGGTCTCCGCATCCTGATGAGGCAGCCGCTGAGGCTCTCCAGTACCGCGCACAGACGTCCGGGTTCCCTGGATGCGGCGAACAGCATGGAGATGGTCCCCAACTGATCGGACGGAATGGACTCCGCATCGACCTGGGGCAGCAGCTGACGGCGGCGCTGCAGCGCTTCGCAGCCCATCGTTCTGTACATACGCGCCTCCTGCTCGAAAGTCTGCAGGAGCCACGACGGGTACTCGTGACTGGGCGAGTTCTGCCTGAAACTCGCGCATCCGGCCAACGCGGCGAGCTCGTACATCCATCCGCCGGTCGCCTCGGCCTCGCACGCCGCGGCGGTCCGAGACACGTTGGCCCTCGTGGAGTACGGTTCGTGGCGATGCGCGACGTTCTTGCGGGCTTTCTTTCCGGCGCTGGAGCCGCCGCAGGCGCCGTCTTCCCGACGTTCTACGTCCATGTCGTTGTCGGCTCCGTCGCCGCTCCCGGACGCTCCGTTCTCGCCGTCGATCGCGAGCTGTCTGGTCCGACTGGCCAATCTAGACACGGCCTGCGACGAGAGCCGCCGCTTGGAACCGGCCATCACGGGCGCCCGGCCCCCGGATCTCACGGATCGCCTCTGATCCGAAGAGTCCGCCCGAGACGAAGCGGACGCCGACTCGTGGCCGTCCCGTCCGCATCCAGGACCCCCCGTTGGACGGGCCACGGACCTCCTGATCCTCTCCTCATCCTCCGGACGACCGTCCACCTCCGGCCGCCGTTCGCGTATCGCCCTGGGACGGAGCTCGCGTCTAGCCTCGGCCCCGGCTTCCGATCGCTTCATAGCGCAGGCCGTATGATAAAAAAGACTTCGAGACGTGGAACGGCGAACGTTTTTCTCCGTAAAGCGATGAGTCTCCCCGTACGACGTCCCGGTCGCAACGTTTTCACGGCGACATAGCGGATAAACTCATATATTCACAAAGTACGAGCGTCCACTTAATCGAAATCCTTTTTCACGACCATAAAATCGATGTCCGGAGGAGCGATGCTCCGCGCTCCCCTCGGCGAGCTATGTGATCCTCCATTTGCCGCGGGGACCTTTTATAGATCTGCGAGTGACTAACCCCACAGCGGGAAAACAGCCAAACAGATTATTCAAATCCCCCCGAGAAGACTCAGTAATCGCCTTCCGGATGCTACCCGGCCGCGACTAACGGCGAACGTCCCCCCGACTTCCCGAAACAGACGTGACCGCAGACACCGAAATTATCATATCCGTAATTTTATTGCAACGCTCGGGAAATTTACAGCCCATCCTATGCACGTCCCCGGGCGAGATTTACCGTCAGTCCGACACCGCAGAGAAGATACGTCACCGTTTATAGACGCGGTTTACATCCCGAACGCGACCGGCGTCCGGTTCGCCGTGACGGTTTTCGAAACGGTGAATGTAATGACGCATCCGTTCTAGGAGACAAAACGTGGCCGCGAGGATGACGCACGCCACCAGGGCCGACGAACTCGAGGAGATGAAGTCTAGACCCCATACGCGAATCAGCTGTTGGATCGTCCACGTATCCATGGGAGGTCTGCCGTCGGTCACGACCTCCATGTCTATCGTGGGCTCGTCCCCCACGTAGAGCTGAAAGGTGCACTTCAGCTGATGCCACGGCCGCCAATCGCCGGGGATGCGAACCGTGGCCTTCAAGACGTTCAGCGGCCGGTCGTCGGAATGAACATACGTCTGGTCGTCGCACCGGCTGTATCGCACCGGATGTTCGGACACGAAATTGACGGACCCGCTTCCCAGTCGGCCCACGTACAGACCCGCGACGATCTCTAGCTTGTCTTCGGTATCATCCCAGAAGGTCGGGACGGTCAGGGTCGTGAAGGGCTCGTGGGAGCTCCCGTCGTAGAAGTCGAGTATCAGGTTCTTAGCGTGCATGGTGTCGTAGCTCCGAACCTCACATTGATGCACCACCACGTTCTTATCCGCGAATATCTCTACGGAACCCGACGGCACCACGCCGGAATGCCTGACGAACTTTCTGACACAATCCTTCCTCTCTCGCCTCCGCTTCAGACTCGTGACGAAGAACATCCTGTTCAGATACAAGTTATCGCTGCGACAACGCTCCGGCGGCTTAGGATCGCGATAGCACATGAAGGTACCGTTATCGCAAGGCTCCTGCCGGAACCTCTCGTAGCACTCCGTATTCCACCACCACGTCCCCGAGCAACGAAGCACCTCGTTATCCTCCGCGAATCCGAGACACCGATAACACCTCTTGCCGTCGCCGTCGCCGACGACGGGTTCCATGAACGACGAAGAGCCGCACTGCTGGCAGGCCGCGTCGTCCCGTCTCGACGCGTCGCCGTCGGACGCTTTCTTGACCTCGCGTAGGTGCCGAACCGTATGGTTGAGAACATCTACCATATTGGAGAGAGCCTGCAGGGCTTCCGCAGACCCCTCCTGTTCGGCCGGTCGAGGCGCATCTCCCTCCGCATCCCCACGAACGGAGACCGACACCACATAGAAAACGCAAACGATCCTCGCTATGCGGCGAATTCCGTATCCGTCGGCCATGCCCGAGGGTCGCGGTCCGATCTGTCCGGCACGCGAAACCTATATGGACGCGCGTCGAGAGAGATCAGAAAATTTATCCGTCGCAGGCGGGTGTCCGGCGTGGGATGACTCGGACGAGCGAGGAACAACGCGCTGGAGTGTTATCAAAGGAATGCGTTTATAAGCCAACTATGGAGGGGCGTGGACCTCGTCCCCCGCGATGCTCGGATGACGCCTCGTCTGATGTCATTGCAGAGAAGCCCCCTCGCATAGACCCGATCGAAGCACCATCTAGCGTCTGAACGAGAGACTCTTCGCGATGCTGCCGATTCGTCTACGAATACGATCTCTCTTGGCGCTGGAGATCAGACAGACGTACCGCGCGCTCCCGACCAGGACAAACATCATGATGATGAAAGCCACGATCATCAGACTGAAAGCCGGCAACACGTAGGCGATATAATCCATCAACAGGACGTCGTATCTGAAATTATCGGGGTGCAGCGACGACACGTACCTGAGCGTGCACGTCTTGCCGCCCTCCGCCATCCGCCGACGACCAGAGAAGCCTCTAGCGATATAAAATTTGTTATTTCTGTTGTCGTGCTCCGTGACCCAACCTCCGTCGCCAGAAGTATAAGGCACGGCCATCGTAAGGTTCGGAAGGCTGTAGTTCTCCACGAAGGGCCCCAAAGACATCAATATGACATTATTTCTAGGCCTCATGATCGAACTGCGAACGATAGCCAGTGCGGGCAGAACGACGACGGAGTACGCTAACGATAAGCGCATGTCGGGATTTTTCCACCTGCGTAAAAGCACACGCCCGCGCGTAGAGACGCGTGCGTCCCCCACGCAGCTCGTATTCACAGACGTAACAAAGATTATCACGCGCCCCACACCGATGTTGAGACCCACGGATAGATTATTCGCCTTAATGTTGTAGTTCAGGACATTATCAAACAACCGTAACCTATCACTCCTTATGGATATATTTCTAACGTCTCCCGTCGCGCAAAACTCATCCAAAACCTCTCGCCATAAACATCCTTGTACGTCGAAATTCATAACAGTGTCCCCCAACGTAGCAATGTACCCGCGAAAACACGTATCGTTACCCTCCGCCCTACAACACCACACGCTAAAGCATTTCTCGCTCCCGTTCGTCACGGCCCGCGGCTTCCCCGTGACTTTTGTCGCGGACAACGTTTCGATACACGTCAACGTCGAAACCGCCGCCGTGAATATGAATATTCTCAGCGCATTACGGATATCGAGCTTACTCATCACCCTCCCGGACACCCACATGCCACAAATCTTGGCACTCGACCGATTCCCGTGAGACACCCACACGCGCATCTCTTTATAATGTCACTCAGACCTGTCTCTCCACCCATCTTTTCTCATGACGTGTGATACGTAAACGAGATTTCAACATAATACGTACACGATATAGATCAATTCAATCATTTATCTTTATTCTATCGCACGTATTAGCAGTATTTTATCAATATATCGATAACATCGTCAGCCGCGCACACACAGCAAGCCCCGTCACCCCATCCGCGCGGTCCGGGGAAAACGTTACACCTTGGGGAACTTAGACGCGTACGGTAGCAACGTGGTCTCAAAGCTGTCCAGCTGGCCGCAGAAGCCCAGCGTGCCGATCTCGAAAAACTTTCTGCGCGCGTTGGGTAAATTTAAAAAGTAAATGTAGCCCACGATGTTCCTGTGCCGTTCCGCGCTGACCACCGCTTCCATCCACCCCATGACCCTGGGGGTTGCCGTTTTTGAGACCAGTTTACCGAGTCTGGCGTACAAGGCCTCCTGGTGACTGAACATGTGTATCTCGCTATTGCGAGACATGGCCATGAACCGCATCAGGGCCCTGTACTCGAAAGGGATGTCCCCGGATTGCCACAGTCCGTCCGATATCAACCGCATGACGTCTCCGCGCAGGTAGCGGCGGGAGCCCGTCGGGTGAAAACCCTCCGTCGAGGGCAGACACTCCGGGGGCGGCGTCTCCTGAATCCGAACCCTCTTGAGGGCCCCTTCCACGCTGAGACCCACGAGGTCATTGAGTTCTCTGCTGATCGTCACGTACAACAGAGGGTCCATGGAGAACGTCGCGAAACCCAGACAGACGGAACAGGACGTCATTTCGCCGAACGGATAGCTCCCCTCCAGACCGGATCCGATGACTACCATGTAGTTGCCGTCAGGGATGTTCAAAGGCTCGTACGGGACCGTGCAGGGTCTATCGACGGACTGCAGATAACCCCCCGACATACACGGGGCGAGGAGTTCCGCCCTGGTGAGGGGTTTCTTAAACTGCAGAACGCATTCGATCCCGTATCCGGGAGCGTGTCTGAAAACCACGGCGGCCCCTTTGTAATCCACGCGAACCTCCTCGTCCGGTCCGGCGCGCGCATCGTCCCTCGCCCGTACCGGACAGTTCTCGTAACACAGAAAATGCAGACATTCGGCCTCCTCCAGGGTCATCGGGGAACGGACTTTGAACCGCTCGAACTTACGCGACAATCTCGTAGGAAAGACCTTTACGTTTTTATCATCGTCGCCCATGCCGACCATGGCGTATCGGAACACCATCTCTCCGGACCACGAAAACACGTTCTTCACCGACATGTGCTCGAGCATCACTCCGTAGATCGTGGACGGCGGTAAAACGTACGGATCCATTTCCATGTCCCTTTTGTACGCATCGTCCACCCACTTCGCAAAAACCTCGCCGTCATCGAAGCAGGACTCGTCTCTCGGGTTCATGTTCACGCGATATCGCGACAGATCGACCGGCGATACACTCCGACGCCGGTCTCGCCTCCAGATGTGGTCTCACACTGCCCGGCGCATATTAATATGACTCCCGAAGGAGAGGATCAACCCATCGATCCGCGTCATCTCTGACACATCTGTTCCGATCACCCGAGGCGGGATAACGTATCCCATGGAGACGTTACAGATAGCGATAACATATCAGACGTATCGGCCGTAAGCACATGCACGCGACACACGTAACGGAAAACCGGTCACGGTCTCCTTTTTATAAAACGAGATTCGACGGATGGGACTTATCGGCCAACAGTCCGTTCAGAACCTCCATGATCCCGTCGCAATACGTCAGCTCCACCACATGCTCCCCCGTAGCGGTTATTTTCGTGCAACGAAGACTGGTCGTTCGTTCGTCCACACCCCTGTAGCTCTCGCGGAAAGTCACCGTTCTAGAGATGTCGAACGCGCCGTCGACCACGCGGATCTTGTATACGGAATACCTCTGTACGCATTTGTGTCTGCGGTCGCCAGCCGGCTTCGCGTGCAACAGACAGGACAGTCGGTTCGTCACGTCGGCGACCCGATCGTCGCCCGCCGCTCTATCCGCATCGTCGTCGCTCCCGACGTCCATATATCTCGGCCTCTGCACCAACGGTACGACGGCCCTCGTTACGACATCGAAGTCGAAGGAGACGAAGTACTCCCCGTCCCGCCACCCGTATTTCATGCGCCATCCGTCTTTGCGAGTCCGCACGCAACACTCGTCGCGTCTATCGACGAGATCGAGGTCCTCGAACATCTGGGACAGCTTAACGAGGTCGAACAGGTGACGCTCGACGACCCTGATGAGATCGAATAGCCTCGTGCCCCTGGACACCTGGATCCGATGTTCGTGCGAGGCGGTGAAGAAACACCGCACGAAAGGGAACTTCTTGAAGCTGACCGTAACGGTCGGATTCATCTCGTCGCGGACAGCCTATAAACCGAACCGCGGACGCCCCGGGAATCGCCCTACTCGCAATCGCAGTCTGCCCGCCAGACAGGACCAGGAGACCCTCGAGCCGCGTATAAGTACGAGATTTTCCCCTTCTTTACACGCCCCAGCCGCGAACATGTCACGTGAATGTGGCCACGGGAAATGACACACGGGTACGGGTACCGCATCGAGCGTCGTACGTCGCGTCGCACAAGAAGTCGAGAGACGTTATCGTTGCACACACGTGTTTATTGATCGGCCGAACGCACGGGTCGATAAAGCACATATACAGCGATCGGGAAAGCCGTCACGTTATCATCAGGGGTAGTACTGCCCAAACTCTAGATACAGATCTCTGAAAAAGCCGCTCACGCCACGGTTATCTCTGTCCAGCGTGCCTATCTCGTAATTTCCGTGGGTATCCGAAACGGAACCGTGTACGTAAATGTACGCGGCGGTCTTCCCGTAGAGTCCTTCGTCCTTGAGCCTCTCGATAGTTTTCATGATGGAGACGGACGCGGATCGGTTCAATAGATAATCCAGTCTCTGAAATAGCTTTTCCTCACGGGTCATAAAAAAGGCATTGTTCTTCACGTAAAAACCGAGAAATTCGAATAAGGCTTGACACTCCACGGGAAGCGTGTCATCGTCGGGCCCGACGTCGCGCCTTTCGCCGTTTGGGGTATAGTGATCCGCCATGTACTCGGTAAATCCCTTTCGACAGACGCGTCGAAAACCCCCGGGAAGAGCGCGCGCCTCCATCTTCATCTTTTCGGACAGTCCGTCATCGTCGCTGCTATCCATATCCTCGGGCGCCAGGTCGCAGCCGCCGATGGGCGCGATATCGTACGATCTTATGTACGACTCCACGTACGCCGTCATCTTGTGATACAGCGCCTCATCGATACGGAACGTCGCGATTCCTCGACACACGTCGCATCTGGTCATCGTTCCGTTCGGAAAGCTCCCCGATATGCCCGCGCCTATCACCAGCAGGATTTGCTCATCGTCGGGAACGCGAGGCGTATCGCTAGTCCACATCTCCCTGGGTATCGAGTACCCGTTCTCGTAACAGCAGGCCATGACCTCGTACCAGGTGCATCGTTTCTTGAACCTCAAACAACAATCCAGATGACCGTCGTCCAGAACGCGTACGTCTAATCTGAACAGACTGGTGTCGATATTAGACGTGGTGCCCGTACTCATCTCCAAACCGAACTCGTACACCAGTCGATGTACGAACTTGGTCTCCACGGCCGTCGCCTCGCGCTCCTCGTCGTCCACCCCGTCACCCGCGTGAACCTCGACGTTGTCGTCCAGCGAGGCGAGTTCGGACATCGAACGCCATTTATCCTCGTCATATTTCTGCATGGAGACATGCGGTCCCAGAACGACGCGGATGAGATTCTCTCCGACCTGAGCGTTGATGCACCATGGATACCGCGCGTTCAGCCCGGACGTAGCGGAAGGGAGACCGTCAGAACTGTCATCCTCGCTAGACATGGCTATCCCGATTTTATTTAGTCCCTACTGCGAACGCAGCTCCGCACGACCGAACAGTCCAGGTGAGTGTCGGGAGGAACGATTCTTATACTTGCCTTAATCCTTATTGTGTTTTTGTTGGCGATCGATGATCGATCGATAGGTCGCGAGACCCGAATGGTGATCACGACGTTTCGTCGCTCCGTATCTCGATCTCCTCCATATCCAACGTCGCGCCCTTGTTGTCAAATGCCGCCGGATACCACGGCGCGTCGCCTATGACCACGTCTGGCGGCTGCTCGTCCGTTTTCATCCGCGTCGTGTCGTCGATCGATTTCCGCCGCGTCGATACGTATCTCCAAGATACGTATGATACGACCCATATCACGAGGCACGCCGACGAGCAGATGCCCGCGATGCATATGATCAGAAAAGCTTGGGACCGACCGTTCTCCAAAAATGGTGCGTTGACGGTATGCGCGACGAGACGATCGATCTTTCCACTGCCTACCGCTTCGACTATGCACGAACCTCGCTTCAGCGTTGAGCCACTCGTGTACGCAAACAACGTAGCTCTGGATCGATACGAACCGTCGTTCGAGTTATAGTCTTCATGAATCCGCAGGTCCATAGCAGACAGTCCGGTCGAATTGTCCGGGTACGTCACATAAATGTAAGCAGTCATATGCACGGCTTCGGACACGCTCGCGTATAAATTGACTAACCTGAACCGATAGACAACATCCCCCGTTGCGTCGACGTAATCCATCCCAAACAGCCGCGGCAGACTCAACCCACTCTCGAACTGACATCCGCTCGTGATACCCGACGTGTCATCTTCGTCACTCTCGTCCATACTTCCGACTGCCGTCAGATGATCAGACGTATCCAGTTCCTGACGGATGTTCCTCGGCATCACCCATTCCATCAATGGGTCTCTCATTCGTATAGATACGTTGAGTGCTATCACGACAGCTCTCCCATCAAGATCAACGAATACAGGGTGAGACTCTACAGATCTGCACATCCACATATAAGACAAGACGCGACCACTCAGTACTTCCGTCACATACTCGGAACAGTTCAGAAAGCCTCGGTCAGATCCTTTAAGTTGCGGTTCCGCACAGTCCGAGATGTTCACAGAACACGTTGGTTTTATCCATACTATGATGTGATCGGTGACATTGATAGGGACATCGTTCGCGCGGCACGTCGCTACGATAGACAGCATTCCGAGCGCGAACAGCGCACGGGACTTTTTGAGACACCTCACGCACATCTTGACGAACATACCCATTCGATACGCAGAAAAACAAGGATTCTCGCGATGCGTCCAGACGACGCATATGATTTCACATACGCCGGAACGTTTGAAGCATAGCACTTTACACCACAAGTCTCTTCTTTTTATCCCGTGGGTCAGATGTTCATGTTTCCGGAGCCAAACCCACCGGAAACAAGCACGCACGACGTCGCGCGGCCCCGTACACGCGAAAAGCAAGGCTCACCGGGCTCGTACCGTTCTATTCCAGCATACTGAATATGGCCCAAGCTATAGTCTGCGTCAAAAACTCGACACAGATCCCGATCAGCACGAACCAGACGATCACGCCGGAGAGATACAACACGCTGTCCACCGTTACGTAGAAATCGCCAAACACCTGACGGATGTCGATCGCGGGGGATGGCTCCTCCGGCTCGGGTTCATCGGGACCGTCGTTCTTCACGACATCACGTTTTCCTCCCAACATGAGGATATCGAACCGTTTCTCTGAACCGTTGACGAAAGACATCAACTCTTCCCTGCCGACCCGCATCTCGTGCACGTTGCGCGCGATGCCGCCCGGCCGATCCCGCCTTCGTTTCGGCACGTCGACGACCGGCACGGACAAAAGAGACGCCGATCTCTGAACCACACGGAAGGCGCCTCCGGCGTTGCCCGCGCGTCTCTTCACGTACATACAATCGACGGGCAGAGAGATCGCCTCCTTGGCGCGAAACGTCGTCGAGACGTAAGACATCATCTCGCCGTCACCGTTAACCTCTTGACCGTACCGAATCTCTCGAATCGCGCAATGCGACCGCGCGCCCGAGGCCGTCTCGATATACATGGAGCCGAACTCGGTATACAGCCCGCTCTCAGGTTTGACGTAGTTCATCCTAAAAGAAAAATCGGCCGTGTACACTATTCCCAGTCCCTCCACGCGTTCGAAGTTCTTGCCCATCAGCAGACACGTCACCTGCATGGTTCCGTCTGACGCGATCGTGACCGTGCCGCCCAAGCGCAGCTTGCCGTGGGACATCGTCTCGGACGGTACGGGGAACGGAATCGCGTTCTTTTTCGCGTTACGTTCAGACGCGCATGTGGACGAGGAGGCCGTAATATAAACGGTTCCCGACGCGCATCTATCCGGACCGGTGTCGTAACTCACAGTCCCGAGACGGGACGGGCCGTCGACGTCGCCCCACATCGAGTACCGCGTGACGAGAGACCTCACCGAATGAGGATCGTTCAGAGCGTCCCCGAAGACGGTCAGATTCACCTTCACCGGAGTCGCGGACCGCATCCCGACAACGTCGGCGGTCCTCACCCTCGCGGAATTCAACTCCCTGTTGACGAACACTCGTACCGAAGCGGAGGAGTCCCCGAATCGCACGCACATCTGAGCTAACCACAGGACCAGACATAACCTTCCCCACGCGTACGGGACCGACATATCGACGTGTCTAGTTTTGCCCTCGGCGATCCGGACGGAGGCCGGAGTCGTACGAGACGCAAACCGACGACAAACACCTCACGTGCGGACGATTCTATTGGCACGGACACACAAAATCACTGCCAACACATTGTAATTGCATCAACCATTGTTTATTTTATTCGGGAAAGTGATCCCACCCATCCCCCGTGGTACGTCATCATTACGATTTCCGCGCGACAGATCTCGTTCACACGGACGAAGATCTGATCCGTCTTCTAACACGGCGACACAACCGCCGGTCCCCCGACGTCTCGCACCGACGTCGCACGCGGTCATCGGGATAGGTCTCCGGAGCCGGGTCGGCGTCACCGTCGTCGTACGACCCGGCGATACATTCCGGTCGCCATATCATCACGATGATCACGACCGAACAGATAAACGGCACGGACATCAGTAGCGCCACGCACTGTCTATAGATCGCGTTGAAGACGATCGTGTCCATGATACTGCCATCCGCTTAAAAAAAAAGCGATCAATCCCTCTTCGCCCGTCTCGCCGTCGTCGTCGCCGCTCGTCTCGTCCTCAATATGTTTCTCGAAGAGCCGGGCGAGACGTTCTCCTCGGACACGGCCGGCGCTCTACGAAGGATCGTCGAGCGCAACCTTCCCACGATATCCAGCTTGCGACCTATGACGTATATTACGCACGCGGCCACGGAGATCATCAGCATACCGTCGAAGCTCACGACGGAATCTCTAACCCAGGCTCCCCATCCGCCGCACTTCGCTCCCCCGACGAAGTCATCGCTAAAGTAAAGAGCGTCGACGAGAGGATTGCCGTCGTGGGTGTACGTTACGTTTCTCGCGAACCAGTGTATCAACGTCGGGTCATCTTGCCGAAAGCCTATGGAAAACTCGTACAGGCCGTTCTTCGACTCGTTCGCCGCACCTAGATGCCAAGAGGCGACGAGAAAGTCCTTTACGTGATGCGCGCCGGGAATCTTGATACCCGCCAATCTGTCCACGGTGATGGTGATATACGTCTGCATGGTGCCCGCTAACATGTACTTTAGGGCGGTCGAGGACGTCAGAGGTATGTGTCCGGTCTCATATCTGGGTAGTTTTAATTCCGCGCGACTCTCCGCGACGTATTCCCCATTCTGCAGTGTCATTCTGGTGAACCCCACGCGGATGGCCGCCACGACCGCGACCTGCATCGGCACTCCCCAGCGCACCACGAGTTTCCCCCGACGCCTCTCGACGTGCGGTTCGAGGCCTTCGTAGTTCGGATCCCGCTGATCTGCCGTGACGTTATATAGATACATGAAAAACAGACGCGTGTGTTCGTTATCCACGTACAGGGGACCTTCCTCCGTGAGATGGGGTATATCCTGATATTTTTCGATCCGGGACAAGAAAGCGAGATCGTTCAAAAGCCGACACGTCAACGCGTCCCCACGAACCCTACTGTAATTTCGAAAGACGAAACCTCTGAGCGGCATAGTGCATCCCAAACCCTGTACGTTAATCACCATGTCGGTCGCGTTGACCTCGACCGCGCCTTCCGGCTCTTCTTTACATACTCCCTCACTCTCGCACGAGACGTAGTAAGGCTCGGTAGTCATGTTCTGACTGAGATCGGGTCCGCTGGGTCCGGGATTGGCGGATGGCGAATGTATGCTGAACCTGGAGTATATGCTTCGGAGTCGGTCGCGCTCATCCCGTTCCGCCACTCGTTTGATATCGCACGCGTCGACACATACGACCGACCCGAGAACGACGCACGCCAGGATCGCCGAACGGACACCCATACCGACAATCGAGCGAGGCGCGCTCCCTCGCGTCGATAAGCAGCGACTACCCTTCGCGTCAGATTATATACACAAGCATGCCCACAGCCCACGTCCCCACATCCCATTTCCCGCATTCCACATCCCCGCCTACCCTCGCGACGATCTATCGACACCCAGAGAGCCAATGAGATGAGAGACAGCGCATTCCAAGAAAGGGACGGTCGTCTGTTCTTTATTTAACCATGTATACGTATAAGATATACGGAAGGAACGCCTTCGCTTCAACTATCATAGATAGAATCGTCGCGCGGTCGACGAGAACGCTGCTCGAAAGGCCCTCTCGTCGCGGTAGTCGTCACGCTGAGGTTGCGTCTCGAAGTATACGGCGTCGATCGAACCGGAATCCACACGAAGTCGGAACTACATTCTTCCACACCGCCACCGATCGAGCCGACGGCGTCGTTTCTGACGCGTTTATAACATTTCTTGTCGAACCACTGGACGATGGGGCTCGTGCGATGTCGAGCCGACGCGGCCGACTTGCATCTGCTGCTCACGCGAGGCATAGCGGCGGTCTGCAAATCGTCCCGGGCGACGCGGTCCTGCAACGGAGAATCACACCCGTGAGAACATGCCCTCTTCGGGGGGGGGGTCGCGGCGCGCGCCGCGACCAACATGAAACCACACCCTCACAGACCCCAAACGTACGTTTAATAAATCAGCCTTCGTCTCGCAGGCCGCGGCAGGAGACCAGCTACCCCGCGTGCCACAATGACAGGCGACGTACAGCTTTTTAAACCTTTTGCGCACGCTTAAGAACCAATCCATAATAAGCTCGTCCCACGCAAATTCCAGGACCCTCCGCCCGGCCAATTCTGGGAAATGACCTCTCGGCCATGGGACAGCCAATTTCTCCCCCCGAGAGGTTCCGGATAATACGTCTCATCACCGATAGTTGCATAATCACACAACATATTACCGGAAAGTCCTTTATTTCTATACACTTTATGTCTAAAAATAACATCCCGCATCCCACCGACCCACCGCGGACGCGACAGTCTATATAACGCGTCAGCTGACGAAAAGACGGTTTATAACAACGTTGGCCGCGGTACGTTACGCGGATACGTCCGTCGCGGTAGTCCGCAGTCCATTAAATGGCACCAGTTACCATTTCGCCGGTATACGTAACGTTGAAGCACGAACACAACACAGCATCCCGCGTAATCTCCTCCCGAACCCCTTCGTCTCCCTCCATACGCCAAACCTTTTTCCCGATACACCACACCATCGACCGATTCGTCCCGCGAGTCCCGTTACCCATCGATGCGTGCGAACTTTTAATACACGTAAACGCTCGACGCCCGCGCGCCGATACATCTCTCCCAGTAACCGTGACAAACGGACTAGGGCCCACAGATTCTTTACCCTCACAACGATCAAACACCCAACGCGAATCCCGACACCGGTACGTCGACGTATCGATAGCACGATCCGAAATATGTAGATGGACGCCGCGCATCGTGCGCGTCTCAGAGATAATAGGTGCCGTCTATCCCTGAAGATAAGTGTCCCGGGTCTCATCATGGCCGCTATGACGGTCGACACATTATATCTCGCGGTCCCGGTCGTCCCGGACGAACCATTCACGACGCCGACATCGCGTCTCGCGCTCGCGGCGTGCGACGCGGCGGTCGACAGCAGCGTGATCAGGCCGAGCGACGTGACGATAACGATGACGGTGACGTGCACCACGGCGATGAACCTGCTTTCTTTCAGGCCGCATATGATCTCCTCGTCCGAAAACGCGGACACGCCTTTATCAGAAACGTTGTCCGCGTCCGGAGACTGTCCGTACCAGCGTGTCCTAGCTACGTCGAGATTAACGGCCTCGGTCGGTCCGCTCGAGTCGCTCGTCTTGGGCTTCTCATCGCTCTCCGCGTACAATTTCATGCGAGTGGACTCTCCTCCCGTCGTACGTTTCCCGCCGCACATGTCCCATACGTTTTTCTTACCGTAACGTTCGATCGACCGTATCGATCCGTTATATATTGCCCACGGTCTCCGTACGCATCCCATAGAGAATCCCACGGGCGACAGACGACGTAAAACACACGGTAGTCAGGAGTAACATCACAGAACTGTTTACTTTCGATTTCATGTACAACGGATTATCGAAGATTTCATATATGTACAACGTAAATCATCGTAATCACACACCAATAATAAACCCGATACACGCTTTCGTACCCAAAAAAGAAACACAACCCATCCCGTTAGTTCACATGCTGCGCCACGTCCCGGTGACAGGCATCGCTCACGTCGACGAGCTCCACGTCTTCCTCGTCGGCGGTGTCCATCGTGCTCACGCTGGACCGGCTCATCATGCTCGTGCTGTTCGTCTCGCTACTGGCGCTGACGAAACTGCCGGTGCTGAAAACGCTGTTGGTGCTGACGACGCTACTGGTACTGACGACGCTGCTGGTGCTCATCACGCTGTCTCTCCGTCTTCGATCCTTCAGGCTCGGCCTCCACGAGAACAACCCTTTCTTCTCTCTGCGCACCGGGTCGAACGACTCGATGTACCCGCACGAACCGTGACTCACGTCGCACGGGCACGTCGGACGAAAACACAGGGACCGGCATTTTTCCCCGCCGTAGTAAAATTTCTCGTTCGACCTGTAGCGCTGCAGGCCCAACGCGGCCATCTCCCGAGGGTCGTCTCCGACCAGTACCACCCTGCTTCTATCCGCGGCGAACAGACGCATCTTGCCGTCTATCAAGATGGTCAGCTGAGTCGTTTTCAAGTCGCAGCCGCCTCCCGCCAGGTACCTGACCGTGGCCAGGACCGCGAGCATCCTCACGCCCGCTATGACGCTCCAAGACTCTATGTCGTCTTCGCACAACCCGGCGGACAACATGTTGCACACCGCTATGAAGGAACCGTCTTCCAGGCGCAGCAGCTGCCCCAACCTCTCGTCCCTCCACCCGATCACATCATCTAGATCCTGCAATCGGGAAAACGCGGACATGGACGGTTCCCCGCACGTCGTGTGATACAGGAGCGCGCGGTACGCGTACGTGGCGAACCCTTTGTTCGCAAAACTGCGCACGCTGTGCGTCACGATCGACATGCTGGAGGTGTACAGCCCGGGCATATACACGTATATCCGCCCGCTCCTCCCGATGTACAGTTCCGGGTACCAGCTGGCCATGATGGGTTCCCAGTGAAACGCGTTCGGACCGGACGAGCAGACGCTGCCGATCAACTTCAGCGGTTCGGGGCAGCACAAGAAGCCGGACAGCCTGACGTTCTCCCGTTCCGAAGACTGACACATGGGTCTCCAACGTCTTCCCACGCATATCACCAGATGCTTGGGCCAGGCCAGGCGCACGCGGCGATCCAAGTGCACCGAGACCCGCCGATCGACCTCGTCAAACTTTTTCAGTAAACTCTTTAGAAACCTCGGAGGCGCCATAGCGGCCCAGGACCTACGTGCGCCGCACGTTCCAACCCGATTCCCGGGTCACGGACGATACCCAACCCGACCGCCAATCTTTCACGTCCAGGTGCCACGGTGCGACTTTTTATCGGGCGAAGAGGCGCGTCAATTTCCGGAGGGCAGGTCCCAAAAACGCGTTCTTGTGAAACAAAACGTATGTCCTCCATCGCCGGTGCGCGCCGTAGCCCGTATTCCCCCTCCCCGCGTGCGAACTAGCCGCGTAGCTTATCCGACACCGTGCCACACGCGGGGAACGAGGGACATCCCGGCGCGCGATCGAAATAGCTACGTTTCCCGTCTCTCGCGTGGCGATCGTTTCGGTAGAAATACGTGAGCCCCAGACCCACGAACCCCGGCAGGTTGTCGGCGAGACGTACGCACGTATTGAGCGACGTGTCGTAGGCCAAGACGTATCCTTGCTCCGTTATGAAAATGGGCACGTCGCTGGGCTGTATGCCGCGAGACAACGTCAGGTGAAAAGTCGATTTCCTCACGGCTATTCCTATCGGAACCATCCTCTTGCGGAGAGTCGTAACGATAGCCTTCCAGAAGCGACCCGTATCTCGATTACGGGAAAAACACTCCAACCCGCACACCCTGAGGACCCAGTTCTCCGGGTGCGCGATGGGAAAGAGACAGCCGTGTCTCCGGATCAAAAACCGCATGAGTCCGGGCACGCCTCTCTTCTCGAAAGACGTGATCCATTCCCTATACCTGCGATACGTCCTGATGTCGTTGTAGACTATACCGGAATAGATAGTGTCCACGGTCTGCAACCCGCGTGATACGAATTCGTCCACGCCGGCCGCCACGCGGTAGACGGTGTCTTTGGGTTCTCCCGCGTAGCAGAACACGCTCCCGTTATCGAGCGACACCAGTAGAACGAACTGTTCGACGTTCATCTCATCGAGCACGCGACCCACGGGCACCAGGTTGCACCGGCAACACAGATACTCCTCGTTCATCCTGCGCGAAAACGCTTCGTCTCTACATAGATCGGCGTCGACGCGTACGCACCAGCCGACGGGCCAGGCTAACCGGAGGACGCTGTCGTGTCTGTCGGCGATACATTCCAGCGGCCCGCGTTCCGACTCCCGGTCCTGCAACGCCTCTTTCAACCATTGAAAATCCTGAGACGAGAAGGTAATGTAGACGGCCCGCATCAACGGATACAACTCTTCGCCGATAGACCGCTGCACGTCCCTGATCGATCGCCGTTCGCCCATGATGACGGAGGCCCGGCGCCTCCTGATCAGGTTCCCCCTTCTTCGACGAGAATCGTCCTGAGAAACGACCCTCTCGACGAGCCGTTTACCCTCCACAATCCCCGCGTCCGCGTAACAAGAAAGCCATTCGCACAGAGGATCCGAAAAATCGCTGCTCTCCGCAGAGGCGGCGCGATCCGCGCGAGAGCGTTCGAACGACTCCATGTCACGCGACGCCGCTTTTACCTCCGAATAATATATGTATCCGCTGCGAGGATAACCGTACGGCGAACGACGTATAAGTATTGGGATCAAGCTGCTGCAATATAAGAATATCGTCACGATAATCGAGACGTATCGCGGTCGACAATCGAGGTCTAGACAGACAAACACGGGTCACCGCGTCGGCGAACAGGAGTCAGATCGGAGAATCTCTCGCTGTCGTCCGAGTCGACACAGCTTCTAAAAAAGGCGGACGTCAAACAAAGCATGGCGTCTAGAAATAGCGACGACCCCAGGCAAAGTAAACAAAAACCCATAAAGCAGGCAAGCGCGTCCGCCTCCAGCGGTATGTCTGGCATTAAAAGACAGTTCGGCTTTTTCATGGGAAACAAAAAGAACGGAGACACGCATGGTAACTCGGGACGATCGAAACCATCGCAGGGCGCCGTAGCCGCGGACGACGATTTTCAATACAGAGACTACACGCACGGAGACGACGGGGAAGAGATATACGGAGCCGTCGGTGCCGGCCGACACGGCCGAAGAGACGCATCGCAGTCCAAAGTCGTTCCCAAAAAGCCTCCCAGGATGGGACGCTCCGAGTCGATGAACCGAGAGGTCGAACACGTCACTAGGTATAGATCTCAAGACGAACACGGCGCTTCGGGAAACGTACTCCCCGTTACGAGAAAGCGTTCGACATCCTTCAGCGGAAACAGGAGCAGCTCGATGGATCAAAGTCCGACCGAAACGGTGTACTCGCTTCTCAAACAAGGAGGCGCGAGACCGAAACTCAAGACATCATCGAAATCGGTCGATCACGGGAACCGGTCTCCGGAAGACGAGGACGACGAGTCCGGAATAATATACTCGGACTTAAAGATAGTAGCGACGGCTCCAAAGACTTACAGAGAAGAGATATACGTCAATTCTCACGCCGTGCGGGCATGGGCCTCCGAATCCCGCGATCAGATGAACCAACTCGGCTTCAACCCAAATATATTCGATAGTGCGATGGTGGACATCATCAAAGACTGCCTGAGTCCGTCTTACCTCAAAACGCTCATCAAATTCAACACCACGAGAGCGGCACCGATGAGCGTCGTCGTGACTACCCTAGACCCGATGTGTTCCGTAGCCGCGGCTAGAGCGTTGCCTATCGTCAAACCCGTACTGAAACTCATGCTATGGATAAACTGCTATCAAAACGGGGTAGCCGCAGCCAACAACATGCGTTCTCACATGAGGGACGTGATGCGTTCATCAGAAGTGAATCTCATCAGGCTTCGTATGGAACAAGCCGCAAGGGACGGCTCGGAACTCATACGCGTACTACTGAACAACTTTGATACGGAAGACCTGTACGACGGAAAGCATCTCCGTTGCCTGACGGCCGCGAAGATGCACCTGCTCTCCATGAACACATCCTGTCTGTATTTCTCATCGGGAAAAATCAGCGCGCTACGGGGGATCTGTCCCTTGTTCCGTCCGGGTGACAATCTGTGCGAACAGGCATACGGAATATACAGGAAATCTCTGGAAAATATGACTCTGGCCGTGAAACACCCGATACAGCTCATATGCCAAGGCAAAAACCACCCCATGAACGAAGTACTATCTGACTTTCTGTTTCTCGCGGGCATCAGAAACATGTTGCACAACTACAACCGCGCCCTCGGCGACCTTCGTTCGTTTATCTTTTATCAACTGGAAGCCCTTCTCGAAACACTGTACCTGGCCTACGTGCAGCTGCCACACATGAAGCAGGAGCTGCTCACCGTAGTGCGATGCGTACAAGACGTGATATCGCAACACAACCCGTCGGACATGGCCCTCCACGGTTTGTGTAAGAGCATCCTAGTGTTCGTCCGCGACGCCCTAGCCTGCGAGATATTGATCAATCCGGACCTGACGAGACACGCTCTCCGGCAGCTGTGTAACGGCGGGAACACGCGCGGCGGGGCGAACCTGACGCGCGCGATCTGTCTAATGAACTCACCTCTCACGTACAGACCCATGGTATCCCCAGATGAATGTAGAAACATAGTTAAGCAGAACGTCGTCATCCCCACTTATACGGGAGAACTGACCGAGCAGACTATCCCACTAATCTATACCCAGGTGGAAAACGTGGCTCCCCTAGCGACGTCGCTCTGTAAAGCGGCCTCGGCGGAATGCGCGAGCGAGGAATCGGGATATCTGCAAGAGGAGGCTCGCGATATCGTACGCCACATACAATGACGTTACGTGGTTTTTTCTTTGTGATACAATCGAGATGGATAAATAAAAAATCCGATGCCCGATTTTCGCGTTCGTATTCTTTATTTATCAAACCTATGTACAAAATTTACACGCCCGGATCCGTCCGATCGTGTCCGACCGACGCGGTACGTCACACGATCGAGCTCATCCGCAGAATAAGATCGACGAGCTCTCCATCACTTCCGTGTCTGTGATCGGGCAGTCGTTGTCTTTCCCGGTCCCTATCTTGAGTCTGGCCCCGTGGACTCGCATGACGTCCCCGGGAGTGAGTTCGGTGTCAGAGTCCATGTGCAGTCCCCGGGCCCGGGCCAGTCTCTTAGATATCCGTCGCACGGTCGCCTCCGTGATATTCTCGTCGAGCACTATCTTACGCATGGTCTCCAGGTAATGCTGGTTCGGACCTTTCACCAACAGTTCGCATATATTGTCGGCCACGCGTATCACGTAGTTGGCCGCGTTCATCACTTCGTATCCCATCACGGAGCCGTCCTCCGCTATGCCTATCACGCATCGGTCCCACAGATAACACGTGCGATGGCCGATCGTCCCGACAATCAGGACCGAGCCTCCCATGACGGGCATGGCGCGCCAGGCCAGGATATCGGCCGGGGTCAGGATCGTGTCCTCGGAGGGCCCAACTATGAATACGTAGTTATCGGGATGCGGAAGATCTATCCATTTTCCCCTCAGCGCTTCCACCGCTTCTCGCAGTTGTCTGCTGCGGCGACTCGCCGATATCAATTCTAGAGCGATCGGGTCGACCTGCCCCGCGCGATCGAGCGCGGGCGACCGGGACGCGGGTAAAAGGTTCCGCTCTTCCGTGGTCATCTCGCGCGCGTCTCCCTACGCACCCGAGTCGGGTCGGCGCCGACCACTTCCTCTCCCTTTTGCGATGCGACGCAGCACCTGCGCCCGAGCTCCCATATATACACGCGAGTATGCTCCCTTTTTTATAGCTCGTCGGCCACTTCCGCGACGATGTCCGGATCGAATCCACTCCCGGAAATAGTAAAGTCCGGCGGTCCACCGTGACTATGGTCTTCCCCCGATGACGTATCGGTCGAACGGCTAGATCCCGCCGTATCGTCGCTGCCGCTTTCTCTCTTTACTTGTTTTTGCGGAACAGACACCGGCGCACCGGCACGACGACGTTCGCGGGCGCGCTCGCCGTCGGATCCCGAGCGACCCTTCGCGGCACCGCCCTCCGACCCACAGGATGTGTAATCGGGAGGCAACGCGTCGTAGGCCCAAACACACATATCCGTCACCGCGTTGCGTCTCTTGAACATGTTAGCGAAAGTCCACACGTAGCTCTGACAGGTAGGGCCGATACGGAACTCTCTTATCTTCACCTCAGGCCACGTCGTCTGCGGATCCTCCAGGTTACACAACTCGTTCTCCCCGACGACCGTCACCGTGCGACTCACGTCTTGAGGGGTGTACGGCGACCCGCAGCCGTGTCTCAGGGCGAACTGCACCAGACGCTCCGCTCTATACATATCTTCGGACGTATCATCGTACATGCGCCGTAGGAACATTACGTGTAACAACAGTTCCTCGCGCGTCTGTATCTCATTGATCTCGGAGTACTCGCTGACCATAGTGCTCAACTTCAACAGCTCACCCATGGCCGGTAGGAAGATCAGGCCGGACCCGCCTCCGAAATTCAGGCCGCGCAACCTCGAGCTCAGCCGTCGGAGGGCCTTGTGTTGCGACCTCGCCGCCTTGCTCTCCACGAGTCCCCCTCCGGCGAACAGGTCAGACTGCCGCGTGACGATCTCCGAGACCTCTTGCGTCAGTTCTTTCACCGCCACGACACACCTGCATATCTCGCACTTCAACACGGCCGCGGCCAACTGCGTCATCTGACACAGGACAATGAAATTGGCCACCATCGTCAGAAACCTGGCGCGCTCCGACAACAGATGACTATAATCCGGCTTCACGGGAAGGGTATCCGGATCCAGGACGTCTTTCCAGACCTTGATCTTCTTGGCGTAGCTGCACAGACAATCACCGCGCACGCCCTCGCAGTACGCTATCTGTTCGTCGACGGACATGTGTTTGATCGTAGGCACGTTCACGGGACCCATCTCTGGGTAGTTTAGCACGAAGAGGTGCGGTTCCACGACGTTCTGTCGCCCCACGGCACGCGTCGTCATGTGCCTCGACCCCGACGTGCATTCGTCACACCCACATAGAGCGATCTGCGCCCTCTCGAACATGACGTTCACCCTGCTCACGTATTCTTTATCCATAACGGCTTTCTGCAGAGGGCCGCTCCGTCCTTTCTTCTTCCGTGAATTCAGGCAATTCATCAACGAACGACACGCGTACGCGTCTCCGTTACTCAGCGAGCTCCACGCGTCTTCCACCTCCCGGTACGTGAGACACGCTACGTAGTTAAGAAACCTTACGTATCCGGACAACGAGCCGGGATTACGATACTTGAAATGGTGTTCCATACAGAACGCCGCCGTCGCCAGCGCCTTACACATGACCTTCACGACGTCCGTCGCCTCCGGACGAAACTCCACTCGATCCAACAACCTCGCGAATTCGCGGTGCTGAGACTCCAGCACCGGGTTCGTCGCGGACGTTAAGACGGGCGCCATCAGCCGACTCCACACCATCAGGTCGGACGGCAACGTCATACCCTTCACCCCGTATTTTCCGGCGACGGTGCAGGAGCATGAGTTCGTAAAGTACCGGTGAGCTATCTGGATGACCTTACACGGGTTCATGAAGACGGATCGTTCCGATACGGACGGCTGCAGCTCGGTAAACAAGGGCTCGTCCTCGTCGTCGTCGGCATCGCTCTCCGAATCGCTGCACTCCGGCCTGACCTGCAAAACCCCGATGGACATGGCATCCTGAAGCGTATCGATGGGAGACAGATGCGTTTCGATAAACGCTCTGCTAAACGGGTTACGGGTATTCGGACACAACACATGATACAGGACGGCGCTCTGCTCGTACAGCGTAGAATCGGCCATGTCGCCGTCCACGAGACGTCAACGTCGCGGCGAACGAGACGGAGCGTTTCTGAAAAACCCGATCCGGGAGCCGCTCAGTTTTATTTCCACGTTACGACGTCAATCCGAAATCACCAGCGTCGTGATCTCTTTGGGATGAGTCGCGTCTTTCAAATCCGCGGTCACGGTCTTCAATTTATCGTAAAACCATCCGTCATCTTGCAGCACATACTTGACATCACAGTCGAAAGATACGCATTCCCCTACGCAAATATGATTTTTAGCGCGCCCAGATTTGAAAACGAGCTTCCGAACGCCGGCGGTGTTCAAGAGTCGATCCCGTATAAACCCGACGATGGTGTTGGCGACCTTTAAGAGCATGGCGTTCTGCAGCAGAACGAAGACCTCGCATTCTCTGTTCACCACGACGATGGCCATCCTGTATCCCTGACCCAGTACGTGATACCCGGCGGTGTTCAGACACTCGAAAAGGCGCCCCGGGTAGAACTGGTGCAGGTTCAGGTGGTGACAATCCCCGAACATGAAATAACCCTCTAACATGTGCGCGGACTCGCACGTGAATCTGGGGTGCGCGACCTGGAACGTTATGATCCTCGGCAGCGTGATCCCGTGACGCATCGCGTCGAACAGCACGGGCGAGCAGGAGAACTCGAAGAAAGTGGCCTCCCGATAGGGGGTGGTGGGTGAGATATCGTAAAGTTCGAACACGTTACGCATCCCGCGTCCGTGCTGCAACAGACTCTCGATGCCCTCGTCGTCCAGTATGTACAGCAGCTTCGTGCGAGTGCTGAAAGCGTACACCCGGCCGCCGTAGGAACTCAAGATGGCAAACGTTCTCGGGGCGATCGGCTCGAAGACCTCCAGCCGGACGGTGCCGACGAGCGCGATATCGAATAAAGGAGACACGCACTCGTAATCCCCGAACTCTACCTCTTCTATGTCAAACTCGACCGCGTCTTTATTGGGCCCTATGACCAATCTATCTCCGGGAGGCCATCCGATGGGCACCATGGACCCGGTGTGAGATGTCACGAATCTGTCGAAAGACATCCACCTGCCGTCGCCCGGTTTCTTGGGACACGTGTTCACCAGCTCCATCGCGAGTAAGTTCTTAGAGGGGTAAGATTCATCGACCCGAGTGCGCGAGATGACCGCCGCGCTAGTCATCGTAGAGAGAAAAAGCCCACGACGAGCAGCAGGACAGACTCGAAGTTTCCAGACTATATAACCGCGTGAAGAATGCACGCCCACCGCACGCAAAAGACCGACCAGTCCGTGCCTCCCAAACTTGGCACCAGACGGATACTGGCGGTCCCCGGGCAGATGTGGTCCTTATGTACGCGGGTCGACCGCCAATTTTCATCGGTGCGCACCGAAACACTGCTCACATCACCCGATGTGACCTCTCCACACACAAGATCCCACGTGAAAACGCGACACGATATTTAGTACCAAAAATAATTCTTTATTTATACAGCGATGAGAGAATAAATACATACGTCGACATTGAGTTTGACATCCTAACGACACTTTCTAATGCGTACGATACGTACATAACTTTCCATATACACGTTACGTCTATGCTAAACGTTTAGCTGCGTCCGATGATAACGGGTTACTTAGAGCACAGTCTATATATACATGATACGTCATGCTAGTTCATACGATCCGCGGAGTCGGTTACGTTCTCCGTCTCGGCGACGTCCTGCTCCGCGGGGTCGGTCGCGTTCTCCGACTCGGCGGCATCCTGCTCCACGGAGTCGGTCGCGCTCTGTGTCTCGGCGACGTCCTGCTCCGCGGAGCCGGTCGCGCCCTCCGCCGTTTCGGAAATATCGCGCTCCGCGGACCCGGTCGCCTCCTCCTCTTCCGTCTCGACGACGTTCTGCTCCGTTGAGTCGGTCACGCTCTCCGTCTCAGTGACATCCCGCCCCACGTCCAACATTTCCGACACGGAGGTGTAGCTGTAAAGTCTCCCGCCGGTCCACTGGTTCAATATCTCGTCGTCTCCGGGGAATTTGTATAATTCCGCACAGCTGTAGCCTATCTGCTTCCCCACCGGAATGTACGAAGTGGATCTTCCCTTATCCGAGATGTAAGACTTCTCGCACGCTTGTTTCAGGGGGCTCAGGCGTCTCCGTATGAACTCCTTGAGGGTGTCCGCGACTTTGATCACGCAGCAGTTCGGCCCCTGCACGTATATGCCGGATTCGTCACGGGCGACGAGCACCAGCCGGTTCAGCTCCGTGGTGATGCCGATGAGATGGAATCCGGATTGGTGCAAGGATTCCAAGACGCACTTGGGAACGGTATCGGACGTACTGAAAAACGCCGCATCTCCCATGATGAACGCGAACTGCCCGGATGCGTCCTCGAAAATCGTGCCCCGATTCGTCAGGGCCAAGGACATGACGTCCAGGGAATACATGTCGGTGCTCAGTATGAGCGACGTTATCCCGACGGGCTCGTATCCGAAACACGCCTGTTCGTAGACGGATCCGCGAAACGGAATCTGATAGTATCGGCTGACGTTCCGCAGGGACGCGGAGATGAACTCCGTCAGTTTGCGACCGAATACGTAGACCAGATCCGCGGACGGGTCGTATCCTATGATCCGTCCGTCGTCCGTCGCTATGACCCACAGATCGTCTCGGTTACCTTCTCGGTCGCATTCGCACACCACACCGATAAAGCAGAACCAGGTGCAGATCTTGACGGGAGCGAACTTGCGGAGACGCGCGACGTATCCGCTTATCTCGAAACGTCGCTGAGACCCCAACTCGACGCTGAAGAGAGGCGGCCAGGCCAGCAAGATGCGTTCTCCCGAGTGCTTCTGAACGAAGTGCAGAAGCTTGTTCCTGGGCCTCTCCAGCGATCCGGCCTCCCACTTGTCGAACATAGACATGATGTGAACGAGCGAAGACTCGCTCACTTTGACGTAATTGAAAGCGGATCTGGGAGTACGTCTGGCGGTCCCGGCGTTCTCCGCCATGGCCAGAAAGATCGAGGTGTCGGTGATCCCGGCATCCAGTATAGCGTGAGCGTACGTGGAATCCAGATGTTCCGGCAGAGACATCCTGTGACCGCCGACCGGGAGGGAGCGACCGACCCGATCCGAACAGGTAAGTGGACAAATAACCGGTCGAACGGATGAGTGAATGAATAAATAAATAAATAAATAATTAAGCCAGTCTCCGCGTGTCCTTTATACCGATTCAAGCCAATAGATGCGTTACGCTCTGAAACAAAGCCGATCGCGGGCCCCGCAGGTGAAAAGATCAGGGACGGAGTCTCTCGAGCGGTCCCCGATTCTTCACCTTTCTCATTTCCCAGTTATGTCCAAGTATATCTCACGCAGACCGAGCCCATCAGGTACCTTCTCTCGTTCTCTTAACCTCTTCGCGCTCTCCTTTATATCGCCTGCCGATACAAATCTCTTAGTCATTCTACACTGTTCCGGCCCAATTCCTTTCCCAATTCGGCGCACTTCTTCCTCTGCGCGACGGGGATATTGAGCTGGCCGCTCACCGTTATGACGGTGGACGCTCGCGGGCAAAAGCAGTATCGCCTCTTACGGGCGAACCACACGCATCCGTGTCTGAAGAAGCCTCGCACGCTCTCCGCCAATTTGACGACACGCGCCCCCGAGACCAACGCGTAGACCCTGCATCCGTCGTCCAAGAACAGAGGGGCGTTGATGCCGATCACGCGCCCGAACAAGAAATAACCGGCCACCTCGATGTTCCGTATGATTTCCTTGACCTCCTTCTTGTTGCCGACGGTGTCGACGGTACCGAACTCTATCTCGCACTGCACGGGTCCGCCCGAGTTCATGATCATCCCGGAATGATCGCAGGAAAAACGGAGCATTCGACGTCTGTCCCTGGAGCACTCCAGCATCTCCCGCAGCGCCGAGGGAGAGATGTTATACCACATGGACTCCGTCTGCGGGTCGTCGAAATCCCGTTCGAAGAAGCTGTACACCAAGATAGCCCCGATCCTACTGAACTCGTCGATGGACGTCGCCAGGTCGTACATGCGATGCTCCGCGGGCATATAGCCCAGGACGCGTCCGGAGTCCGTCATCAGGACCTCCATGTCCGAGGACGTGTCCGGGGCGGTTCCGTATTCACAGATCATGCCGATGAAGTACAACATCCCGCTCCGGTCCGTGCACGTGAACTGTCGATACTGTGCCATATTGCTGGCGAGCAGAAAGTGACTCGCCGTCCCCATGGCCAGACCGTACTTCGGCGGCCACACCAGAGGGAGCCACGCGCCCGCGTTGTTCTCCAGAAACCTCTGCAGCTTAGATCTGTCCCGCATCTCGTACCGCTTTCCGTTCCCGGGCGACGTATCCCTCAAGGACCACCACCGAAAGTCGAATTTGGGGACTCCGTTCGGACCGTAGATGCTGGAGAGCTCGGCGAAGGGCTGCATGACGATCTTGCGTTTCTTGAGGGGCAGACGACTGTTATCTAACACGGTGACCTCCGTGGAGGCCTCGTCGGCGCGCAGGTCCGCGACGCTCCCGGAGACGACTCCGACGCGCTCCAAACGATATTCCTCCACCAGTCGGCAGAACCCGACCCTGACGAAGGTCCTCATGGAGTCCGCGACGTCCAGCATCAGGACGGAGTCCACGACGCTGGCGTACACCTTACCGGAATCGCCCAGGAGGACCATCAATCCTCCGAAGAGGGTCCCGAGACCTTTGCTCCTCACCAGGCCGAGAAACGTCAACGGCTCCGGAACGGCGAGCTTACCCCGCAGTTTCATCATGTGGGCGTTAGTGACACCGGCGGCGTTCTGGTCCATGATGATCAATTTGTGATTCTCGGGCCACGTGAGCGCCAGATTCTTCCCGCAGTTCTGCTTCACGTAGCCGGCCACGCCGCAGACGTCCCGTAATTTCAGCAACTCCTCGAAGTCCTGCCTCGACCGGAGATACCGTATGCGCTCCATCCCGGCCCGGTGTCGATTCACGCTATGATTGACGCTATTATCCCTGTGTCCCATGTGAAACGGGTCGTAGCGTATCATCCCTATACTGACCAGCTCGGCCACGTTACCGGCCACCTCGTACAGACAATCGGTCTGAAAATCGTACGCGTACAACAGACCCGTATCAGCGCGTATGAGGGGACAATATCGACCCTCGCTTCCCGCCCACCCGATAAGGGTCATATTGGTATCGATCCCGAGGAACTGCGTCTCGCAAACCTTGAGATCGGCCTCGTTAAACTTCACTGGCGCGTCAAGGCCGGAAGACTTCAATATCAGGCTACAATCTTTGGGCCACGGTAACGGTATCGGACCCTGTTCGCACTTTTTGGCATACGAACTCGCCGACACGATGTTTCCGCCATCACAGAGTTCGACGAACATACTGAGATCGAACTCCTCCGCCATGGTCCTCACGACCTCGGTTCTCGGAGCCAGTTTCCGTAAGCAAACGGCCCGCGAGAAAGTCCTCGCCTTTACGTGTTTCATACACACAGAACGACGCGGACTACCGGACCTCGCGGCGATCCTCGGAGATCTGCGATCGCCCATCTCTCGCCGCGTCGCACGATACAATGATAGAGCTGTTCCGCGTTCACAGCTAACTCTTTTATATTCCCTGCGGGTTGGTTTCAAATCTCCACCCACCGCCCATCCGACAGCGAACAGCTCGTCTCGAGAACTGCCGCCCGACGAGGAACCCGCGGGAACGATAAACGACAGGGACTGTGACGTTTATTATCTCATCGTCAGCGTTTATTGTGGGCGAGCTCTAACAGATCGCACCGGAAATTCGGTCATTACATCACGATCATCGATGGATGATCAATATATATTTTAATCGCAAAGTTTTTATCATAGACGATCTATATTCAGTAGATCGCGTCGTATCGTACGCTCCACGACCGGCGTGGCTCTGAATGCGGTCAGGTGATCGATCCCGAACGTCAGCAATAACCTAAACGTCGCCGTTCTCCGTCGAAAAGTATCGCACGTCTTCATCTGTGCGTCTGAAATACAAAAAAAAACATCACATCGCGTCACGATCGCGTCTCATAAGTCGTCTGCGCGTCCCGCGGACCGCATCGTCGTACTTACATACGCTCCTACATACACAGACTCCTCCACCGCAGGCGTATATGTCATCCAGAGGATCGACGGCGCCGCGGCCTTCCGTGGACCGGCACACGTTGTTCGCGGGCGTCGCGTTTACGGAACGCGACTCGGCGGCGATCCCGAGCACGTTACCGTCCCTCTCGTTAAACCGTATCAGACCCAACCTCGCAAAAGATCTAAAGGTGTCCGAGAGCTTGACGAAACAGTCAGAGTACACGTCGTGTACGAACACGCCCCCGTGACACAAGAACGCTGTCAGGCGCGACATCCCCATGTCGGCGACGCGGCCGATCGTCCCGAACACGACGAGCTTGGACACGTTTAGACGATTGGCGAAGTCCTTCAGATCTTTCTTCGAATACATAGATTCGTCCACCGTACATAAACGCAACAGATAATCGTTCGGCCATAACAACGCGATCTCCCCGTAACAGTGATCTGCTGCGTATCTCTCTACAGCGTTTAGATCTGTCTCTATCGCCATCATATCTCTCAAACGGGTCAACGAAAAAATACACGCCGCCGTCATCGAAACGCCACGGTAACCGTTAACATCGACGCTCCCCACCCCTTCGACACAACTTCTCGCCGCCCGTCCGCCCGCGAACCCCGATGGTTACAGCGGAGGCCACTAGATCGTCGGAACGCCGGCCTCAGGTCATAAATCGCACGACCGCGAGACACCGAACGAAATGTTTTAAAACACGCGTCACAGAAGCACCCGTTCCCTACCAGACCTCCAAATCATACCGTTCAGTTTTATAACCATCGTGATTTGTCAGTCAAAATCGATAAGGTCTTGGAGTTCCGTGATTTCTGCGGTCAGGGCGGCCAGTTCCTCGTCATCGACGCGAGACGTAACCACGGGCCCGCAGTCCTCGCCCGTCCCGCAACACGAGTCCATCTCATCCTCTCCGCAGTCCGATAACGAGAAGGGGTCCTTCTCACAATCCATTTGTATCACAGCCGTATCGTCGTCCAATTGCGTATACGCATACGACACGTCCGCACAACCGCAAGCCTCGTTTAGGACATCGTTGATCCAACACGTCGCCTTCAAAACGTCGTCGAAATCCACCAACGTTACCGAAGCCATCCTCGCGAGTTTAAACGCGACGTCTCGGAGCGAGGTCCTAGAGATAAAGATGGCCACACACCACGAGACCCGAAACGGCCCGACCGCCACGAACACAGATTTTTGCCACCCAATGCGCCGCGTGTTCCTTATATATGTACGATTGACATAACTCACGTGATCCAGATACATGACATAATCGAACATAATTACTCACCCCGGGAGAAACGGAGCCCGATCACAGCAGATAACGATATCGCCTCGCCTGCGTTTCCAGCAGACTCTTCTCGCTCTGACACAACGTGTCGTAATAAGCGCAGAACAGCTTCATATCCCTGACCAGAAGACGTCTGCGATCCAACACCATGGCCCGAAATCTGACGTGCCTCATCCACTCGTCACAATCCCTATCGTTCGGCGCGCTGAACATGATCGAGCGCCGTGCGCGAAACCGCCGAGACCCGTGTCACGCGAAACCCCGGAACATTTAACTCTATGAAGAGATGTCACATCCGGGCATTTATGGATCCGGACGTCGACGACGCAGACGCCCGCGCATCTCACGGCGACCGCGAATATGTCACCCACCCGCACACGCTATCGCCGTTCTTCGACACGTCGCGGATCCCCACACCCCCGTTTCCCCTCCCCTTACAATCATCGGCGGCCACGACTTACGCCGTCACGAGAAACGTGTTATCGTATCGGCGCCTCCGACGTATCCGTTCCCTGAGAGCGTTCTCTTCGGAAGCGCTTCGCGCACGGTGCCTGTCTGCGGCACGCGATACGACATCGCTCACCACGTCGGACCCGGGACCGTAAGCGAACCACAGGGGAGACTTGAACATCATCATGCCGTCCGACGCGCACAGGATGACCTCCGTGATCATGGATAGCTCGGGCCGCTCACGAAGACGACTGAAATCTACCACACCGTACTCCGACAGTACCAGATGTCTGAGCTGCTGCGCGAGCACTATCTCGAACCTGCGTCTCACGCACCGTCTCGAGCTCATCAGACACAGGTGCTCCAGAATCACCCGAGCCCTGTTGCTTCCGGACCGACTCGAGTCCGTGGAGTAATTCCGAAGTAACCGAATAGCCAGATTCGCCATGCCCGGCAGTTCGTTAGGTCTATTCCTGACCCTATCGACCATGCAACGCAGAGTAATTCCGGGGTTCGTGTATTCGTCCAGTATCCGACACATCCTCACCCCCTGTAACACGAACTCCTGCGCCAACAGGTCGATCTCGAACGCTATGAGACGCCTGACCGTGGATATCAGAAACAGCACAAAACACACGTTGTACACCAGGTTGAGGACTATCCTCTCCAGGAGCCCTCTGCCGGCGCTATCGTTATCCAGACTGATGAGCAGCCTGCCGCTATCCACGGCGCCGTACACATACGACTGCATGAGGTCCGTCGACAATTCCCGCAACATCACGTCCCGGGATGTATCGTCGACATGAACTATATTCGGCAGATACATGGGAGGAAACGAGGGAGACTCACTGAGATACGCCACGGAACCGTGGAGACCGTAGCGCGCCGATACGTTCGAGCGATACGCTATATCTGATCCCATAGCACCGATACGTCTCGCGCGACGTATCCCGCTGACGTTAAGACCATCTGGGGTATCCGTAACGGCCGTCCCGCATCGTCTCCGTCGCCGGACGCGTCCCGCGGACTCCGCGCCCGCCGTCGCCGTAACGCTATAGTTACCATAAAGCCAAGGCATGCGCGTCCCCGCTATGGCGTCCGGGATCACGCGGGCGCACTTGTGACAGTCGCACAACGCTTTCGACACAAAACCCACCCTGGAGCAGTAATGTTCGTACAGATCTTCCGTAGAATAAGCGTTCTTAACCGTTCCCTCGCTTATCGGGTTACGCAACATATCGAACACCACCCGCAGATTGACGTTATCGTGACATTCTCCCATGTGACGCAGCATCAAGAGCTGCTCGAATACGGAGTTTGCCATTCTACACAGCAATCTGACGTATCCTATCAGGGTGTTCCTCTTTTGACTGAACGAAGCGTAATACGCGATCAGATAGTGACACGTCGCCAGGAGCCTCGAGGCCGTCTCCGCATCCGGGTGGAACCCGTCCACGAATTCACGGGTCCTAAGAAACGTCAAAAACTGTTCGGCCTTCATCACCGGCCGCGTGATGGACTGATCTAGCTCCAGATAACCGTTTATCAGAACGCTCCATATCACGGAATCGTCGTCAAACGATAGGCCGTGAACGGAAAACGCACCTTCCGAGGTCAATAACATATTTCGAACCGTTCCCGTATCCCTGATCAACCAAAAATCCATATCAGACCAAGCGATATCATCTATCTCGTCGACGTGCGAATCCAAATCCTGTGACAGCATATCGCATGCACGAGATGCGATACTATAGACGGAACTCAGATCCACCGGAGACCGTATCTAGACACACACGATGCAGATCGATTTCAATAAACATGAAAACAACTCAGCCTGTCACGAGAACGCGTCTCTTATCACTTTAATGAGGGAAATGAGATATAAGATCTCGCGTCACAGATGCTACAAGAACCCGCGGATGACACATTCGAGGGGCAATCGGCTCGCCAGTCACCGTCGGCGCCACCAGAATCCATCCCCGAGTCAGCGAAGACTCGCGAGATTACCCAATCGTCGACATGGACTGTCCGCTGGACAACATCTACGACGATATGGACCTGGCGGATATATGTCCGTTCGATCCGGTAAATAGCTCTGAGCAACTGTATACGGACGCGGAACACGAAACTGACGAGCCACAGCATCCGGAACCGGTGAATACGCAAAAAATAAATTTAAAACCATTTAAATTCTACGAGAGCAGGATGAGACAAGCGATCGACTCGTACAACGGGCAAGAGACCGTATCGTTCGAGGCCAGATACTACAACGATCGCATCTATTTCACGGCACCCATATTGGACCACAACTACGGAGCGAAGGCGCCGAAGCTGTACGGATGGGCCAACATCGTAACCCCGAGCGTACACACCGACGACCTGTTTTTCCTTCTCGTGAGCGCGGACGGTAAAGGCGTAACGTGTCAACCCACCATAACCCGGGGAGGACTGGTCTCCATATTGATGGTCTACACGACCGGCAATACCCCGCGCCATAATCCGGAGTCCTTCATCATCCTCAGCGAGCTGGTGATGCTCCCGTTCATCCCTTTCGACGTACCAGAACACGTGTCGTGCTTCAGTCTGCAAGAGGAACCGTGCGATCCGATCGTCGAGAAATTAACGCGCATGGCGGGATGGGGAACGTTCACGCAAGAAAACGGGGGCATCGTCATTCACGCGCATAACTTGTTCTGGAAGATCCAGAGAGTATATTCGCTCGGCAAGAGGAGACTCACGTATTACAGCGCCGCCTTCATCGCGGATCCGCAAGGATGCGACGTAAGCCCGGGCACCAGATGGCTCACGCCGAACAACATCACGTTTGACTCCGGCGCGTTCAAGTTCTCCATGAACCTCGACTCCCTGTCTATCACCAAGCACTGTTACCCACGAGTGGTAGGTATCGTCTCTACCACGTGTTGCGATCCCCCGGAAGACTACAAGTCGCCGTTCGTCTTTCCCAAATCCGTTAAATTTCGCATCGTCATACCGGAACTCCCATCACCGTGGCAGATCGTATTCACGCGCAACCCGAAACTGTTCCTCAGCGGAGACTCCTTGAACATGAACACGCGTCTCCTTAACGAGCCGAACCTCAAGACCATCACCGTACACGCGCCGTACGATATATACTTTGTGGACAGCGGCAGGAGATGCGTCAGATACGACATCTGCTACACGTCGCCGAACGGCATGTTCATCGTCTCTTCCCCCAACAACCAGAGCGCGCACGCCTTTCACACGGCCATGGACCTCTGGAAGAGAGACACTCCCCTGAAAGTGACGCTGTGGTCCAATAACGATCACCTGGTGGTTCCTCACGGGTCCCCCATCGCCACACTGTACTACGTACGGTGTCGCGACGGAACGCTGCCCGTCCTGAGCGACACCGCGACGTTCCGCATGCGTCGAGATGCCGACGAGCAAAAATATTTTTTAGGTGGCTTTATGTTGCCTAAAGAAAACTTCATACAGAGCGATACGCAGCCCCAATAAAACCGGTCACTCGCGCGTTTGTCATAGCCTTTTTATTTACACGCCCGCAATCGCTCCACCGCGCGCACAGTCCCCAAAGCCGACTCCGCGCATCACATCTGTTGGAGTTTCCCAACGATGTCATCTATGGCCTTAGAAGAGTCCGGTGCCTCCGCGGGCACGTCGGACTCCGCGTCGGGGGCCTCCGATTCGGAGATCAGAGAGAAATCGTCCGCGGAGGACGGCTCTGGCGTCTCCACCCTACGCACATCCCCCTGCCCGGCCGGAGCATCCGTTTTCCGAAGGACGGAAAACGGAGACGCTGTCAAAGGCAGATTTATCTTGGGTGGAGAGAACGTAACGGCCTTCGACGGCTCGGGATGTGCGAACGTGACAATCTTCGGTTGAACGGCCGACGATAACGGGCGTATGTTCATCTGATCTATGTCATTGTCTAACTGCGTTCGCCGATCCGGTCTCCCTTCGAATGGCTCGTTTAAGAATTCGCCTCCTTCCTCGGGAGACGGCGGTATGGGCACATTAGCGATTTTATAAAGGTCCGAGGTATCGGCGAGCGTATAACGGGACGTTTCGCCGTCCTTGCCGCTCGGCTTGGCGTCCGCTCGACCGGCGTCGGGCCTCTCTTCGTGACGTTTATCGTGATCGTCAGCGAGCCCCCTAAGTCTATATGCGGTATCTGAGAGGATACGCTTCGGCGTGATCGTAATATTTTTTAAGAGATTGTTAACGTCATTTAAACCGTCGCTTCCAAACAAGTCGCCGAAATCATATTCCAGCTCGCCGGCATCGGGTTCGCGTTCTTTTGCAACACGTCTATCCCTTTCGGACCCGGAACGTCTATCGTTTTCCGTGTCACTGTCGCTCTCGCTATCAGTATCGCTCTCGCTACCGTCATTGTCGTTGTTCGCGTCCTCCTCTTCCTCGCTGTCACTGTAAGGTTCGTATCTCGCATCGAATGCCTTTTCGATGATACGCGTATCGTCCGCGCATTTATACAAAAAGCTAGACGTAGACGCTTTTGTAACCTTAGCGCACAAGAGGTGTAGCATGTAGCGCGCGCCAAACGTGTCATCGTTTCGTTTGACCGCGTCATACGCTCTCTGTCGCAACGCATCTACCTCCGCGAAATGCGCCTCTTCCAGGGAGTTCCACGACGACCATATGGCCCTCAGTAACGCACCGAGGTATATCAGGCGATTCAACATATAGCCCAACTCCGTTCCCCCGTAACGCCGATTAAAAAAATTCATGTCATATCTCAGACAGTTACCACGCACCTTATCGATCTCATTTTGCAATTCCTCGCGACAATTGTCGTCTAGATTAACAAAACTGTACTCCTCTTCCATCAGACGTGCGCTCTCACAGGGTAACCCGAGTTCGGCCCTCCCTATTATAGCAGCAGCACCAATAACATCGCGCACTAGGCCATCGGAGAGGTATGACGACAGTGGTTTGATAAATATTGACAAGGCGAATGGATTGCGGCACTTTAAAGGCTTTCCCGTGCCATCGATATAATCGCAGATGCCCTTGTGCACGGACACGAAGAGTGCCTTCAGTTCGTCGTCATCAGTCTTACTCTTACGTATAACATCGTAATAATACAGAGAAACCATAAACTCGTTATAGCACGCGACGGCCTCGTCGGCCGCGTCATCGACGGCGAGGCGCAGAAACTCATCGCGATGAGATTCAAACGATAAGGTACCGCTTTTGAGCGCTCTGTTCATCTTACGTATTAATCTCCTAATGTTCCTTTTAGATACGCCCACCAAGCACGGGCGAGCCATATCGGCCCGATATACGACGCCCACGGTCCGACAGGCGATTACGCGACACGACTTAACGTATAACTCATTAAATACTGATATTTACCTCTCTTTATATAGATACGAAAACACCACAAAGATGGATATCGTTCTTGGCAGAGAAGATAAACTGGTACGTACAACCTCCCCACGTATAAATACGATTTATCGATTATATCACAAACGAAACTATATGCTTTCATGCATCTGATTGAATGTTTTTCTGTCTATCCAAACAATAAGGACGAAAATGATCTGCTTCACGTCAACGACACGTGTCCTCGTACGGAGTCATTAAACATGGCGAGAAACGTCGAAGTTTTTTTCAACGTCTTGATCATATCCGTCGGTGGGACCCTCAATCTGATCGTCCTGTTCACCCACATACTAGCCAACAGGATACACGGATTCTCCACCGCCGCCATGTACCTCACCAATCTCTGCATATCCAACCTTCTGACCATATTCAGCCTGCCATACATCATGATGCAAAATTTTTCATACATGTCGGGGTCCACCTTAACGTGTAAATTCGTTACGCTCCTGTACTACGCCAGCTGCACAAACGGATTGATGACTCTGGCCTGGATATCTATGGACAGATACAGAATCATCAATCAAAGAGTGAGAAAGGACTCATCCGCTCTAAAAAATACATATAAGATCATGGGCGCGACCTGGTTCGCATCTTTACTCTGTGCGGGAGCCGCACCTATGTTCACTACGCTGATAAATCACGATAACGTTGATCCGGAAAATCCCGATTATCAAACCTGTGTCACCTACTTCAGATTCGATCAAATACACACGTTGTTATCTGGCTTTACGGCGTTGGTGACCATTGTCTGGGGTATCATTCCGGTGATGGTCATGAGTTGGTTCTATACGTTCTTCTATCGCACGCTCAAACGCGCTTCGTGTAAAAAACGTAATAGAACAATAGCTTTTATCTGTATACTTTTATGTTCTTTCTTGTGCTTACAAGTGCCTTTTACATTGCTTATGATGTATGAAACCTACGTAACCATCATTTGGAAAAGCGATTGCGCCGACATAAACGCCTTAAAGGTATTACATTACGTCTCCCGGCTCATACCGAACATGCACTGCTTGTTAAACCCCATATTGTACGCTTTTATAGGGAACGATTTCATAACGCGTCTTAAAGAATGTTTCCGCGGGGAACTGTTCAACCGCAGGCAATACATCCAGTCCCACTCCAAATGCGACAACAGCAAAATCTCTACCTTACCCAGGCCGACGAGACAGAGTAAGATAAAACGTAGTAAGTCAATAGAGACACTGAAAAACGCTCGGATATCGAGATGCGAGCTAACCGTCCCAAACGAACAGAACGTATTCTCCAGCCTGCCGAACGCCAAAAAGCAGAACAAACCGTCGGCGCGCGACGCGCAGAACGACACGGACAACGCGACATCGTTAACGAAAACGGAGTTTCTCTCTATGAGAGTGCTAACGGGTTAACCGTCCCGAATACGACGTATTGTAAATCCAATACTCATCACGCGATACTAATGATACGTCGTGCGGTTCATGTGATGTGCGTGTTACACAATCTTGGAACTCTGTCCAATAAATTCTGTACTTGTTTTAACTACCTCAGACTCGTCGTATTCTTCCTTCCCACCCCACCGCGAAAGGATCGGTTTTCTCGACGAACAAAGACAGAACTCTTTACGCATTGGGAAATCACACGCTACGCAAAGTAGCACGAGACCGATACGACGCCCCGAGCGTGTACGTAAAAAGGAGTCACAGGAAACGCCGGGGTCATTCGAGCCTCCGGACACCGACACTCTCACTTCGGACGTCCAACATGATGGAAAACAAAGATTTCCCCGGCGATTCGAGCTTTCAGCCCGAAAAACAAGAGGACTTCGACAACGTCGACGCGTTGGTCCGTGCCGTGTCACAGGAGTACAAGTCTATACGTCGGGCCGAGTGCAGGAAGCGACTCCTGGACCACCATCTCCCGGACTTCATAACGTCTAAAACGGCAACGTCCACTTTCATCTTCTGCACCAAGGTCGACTGGCAAGACGCCGAGCACGGCCTGATCCAACTCAAGAGAACCGGATACGATCCGGACTCCGACGGCACGAGCGCCATAGAACAGATGATGCAACAGATCCGTTGTAGGATCAGAAAGAACCAAAGCAAATTAAACGATCCGGCGAAACAACGGATGATCCTGACCATACGGGCGTTCTGCGTTACGTTCAACAGACTGGCCTTCCTGGCCAGGACACGTCACTACCACACGGCGGATAGCAGAGCGCAAGATTTCCTGAGAAAAGAGATCACCGAAAGATGTAGCGAAGACTCCAGGTTGACCGAACACGCGAACTCGCTGATTCACATGGTGGACCCAAAGAAGTACGAGCCTCTGATACGGATCCTGACCGGAATGTTGTGCCAGACGCCCCACATGTGGTCTAGAGCCATACGCCTCTTCAGTCGAATGAAAATGTTTTACCAGATCTGTTTCCTCCAGATAATGCAAGATATGGACATCCACATACCGGGAGTGTTCGAACCTCAATTCAAATCACCGTTGAAAAGACTGATCGCTTACATACAAGACCTGAATCCGTCCGACATGATGATCAAGAATACTCCGCTACCGGAATCGGCGAGAAAACGGCGCAAGAGAGAATTGGAAGCCATGAGGGCGGCCATGGGAGAGGAACCCGATACGGCAGACCACGTCGAAGACGAGGAAGATGACGATGAAACGGTACCGGCCTCCCTGGCACCACCGCCCGTCAAAGTAGCTAAAATGAAGACCAAAAAAGCCGGTAAGGGTCCCAAAGACGGCGCTTCCAACGCAACCGACAAGCCAAAACGACAACCGTCTACAGTAACGTCGGCCAAAAAGACAAAAAAAGCACAGAACAAAGCGAGTGCGTCCAGAGCGGCGAATGACGAACTGGTCGCGGCCAGTTCGTTTCTAGAACAGGATAACAAGATGGCGTGTGAGATGCACTGCGACTTCGAGTCGGTGCCGCTGGACCTGACCACTTCGACGCGACACATGGCGATGGAGTCGGACGACGAAAACGAAGAAGTCCCGAGCATCAGGTTCGCCACCGAATCCGACGCCGAATCTCTGATAGACGCCATCAACGAAAATCGTCTATCACCGACGTCGTCCGACTTCGACCCGTACACGTACCAGCTACCGTCCGAATCTCCTAAAAATGAATCGAGCTTCCACCTCCACGGCAGCTCTTCGTCACAGATCGGACCCAGGAACCCGGCGAAATCCGCCCGTCCGTCAGAATCTCCGTCGGACAGCTCGCCACGTTCCTTCGTGCCGGAGGACAACGTCAACGGCGCGAGAGAGGATCGGGAGACGACGGACCCACCGAGCCCGAGCGGATCCATGATATTTGGATGAGACGCCATCGGACGATATGTACTGTGTATAATATATAAACATTTGTCTGTCGATTTACGTTTCATCACCGGTATACGTCTAGTATTTAATGTTTTGTATATACAATAAAAATATTATTAACCTAAACTGTATCACTGTGAGTGTGTGTGTCGTGTGTGCATTAACGTAAACATATATCGCGCGTCACTTCGAACTGCCACGCGATGTCCGAGGGGACTAGTGCTCAGGAACCCGAGCCGGAAATACCGCTGGACGAAAACTATAATTTTTCACCGAGCGTTTTAACGGAAGAAGATATCAGATACGTCACGCACAGACTAGTAGAGGAACCGTGTCTGCGAAAGCTGGCATTTTTTAACTCCGGAATACCGGTGCCCGCTTTTGAATTAGAGGCCAACATACGCGTCGACGTCAAGCGGCAATGTCTCCGGATCAGTCAGGTAGCGGAGCAGGCCGTGAAGATCGCGGTCTGTGCGAGCCATCTAGTCAACAGTAAATTGTTATTAGTCAAATACACGGACGCGATCACCATCTTTATGAACTCTCCGCATCGGGAACGTTTAGAAACGGGCTATCGCAGATTATGCCAGGCGCTAAACGACGACTCAAATCCGGCCGATATGATACAGAGCCTAGACGATACGTATCTTCCGACAAGCATATACAAACACAGACTGCAACACCTATATGATCTCGCTGACAGTATAAACATCGACGTCGAGGACGAAGCGAGACGACATTATCACAAACTCGGAGTATTCAATAATTTCTACAAATCTCCTCTGTTCTTCACCACGGAAGCCGTCCTGGCGTACGCGACGAATATCGAACAGATAACTAGGGGAAATACATTGGATTTTGATTTAATGACAATCAAAAAATTATCCAAAGATCCGATCGACGTCCTGAACGATATGATGTTCATACTATCCTTCAATCATATGGTCTTCGTGCAGACGGAAGACTGCTTTACCCTGCGTAAATGGATCATAACGTCGTTAAACAACTTTACCCTAGATATGCACACGGCCTACACGCAGGTACCGGAAACACGGATAACGTTTTTAAATCTGGTGGACATGGTAGCTTCCATGATAAACACTAACACCGACATAGAAGATGACGACGAGGATTCGCAATTTAAACCGGCGCTGAGGGTCGTGTTCAACATGCTGCGTGAGCTTGAGAAAGCTTCCGTGTATGTGCTTCCGGGCTTTATGAGATTTGCGTCATTCGTCGTTTTGTTGAAACTTTTAAACAGGCGAACGGAAACCCATTGCGCGGGTCTAGACCTGGCATTCAGAGGTCAGGAAAGCACTGCCGATTTAGACCCGTCTACCCCGTACAGCGTGGTCGAATACAACTTAAAGAATCCATACGGTAACAAAAATCTGTTTCGCTGTCCCAGAAACGTTCCGAAGCATCTCGGAGAAGATCTCGTGGAAATGAATATGACACAACCGATAATATCCACCGCGGAAGACGGTTCTCCGACCGTGGACTACTACGAATTGCAGAAACAGGCATGCCTAATGATGGAAGGAGCCGCTCAACAGCTAAGGATGACACCAGAGCAGATCAAAGCGTACGCATACAACAAGGAATTGGTAGCCTCGGCCGAGGTGGAAACTACGGTCACCGAAGACGTCCTGGAACCAGAAGATCCGCTGTTCGCTAACGTGTCGAGACGACACGTCCGACAATCGTCGAAACGTCATCACGGAAAGATGCAGGGGAAATCACACCGTACGCAGATACCGAATCTACGTCCGTACCAAATAACCAAACCGAAGAGACATAGACCAGACGTAACGGCTAAGCTCAGCAAACAATTGCAGCAAGCGTCTATTTCGGACTCGTAACGTTTTACTTGACGAACGCATCATCGATCCCTTTTATTATGTGAAATAAACAATATATCAAACATATCTGTCTTATGTTTTTATTAAGGTCGGTGAGGGAGGCGGGCGACGATCGTCGATCACACGTAGTGCATAAAGCTGCCTCTGCTGGATCTCATATCCCGCGAGAAGTGATGGCGGCATTTGACGACGAATACGGTGATCATAAAGAGAAACATTGCCACACCACTGGAGAGTACCACGACTCCCGTAGTCCTCTGGTCCGCCTTGGCCGTCAAGTCCGACTCATCAGTGTCTATGATGTAACTTAATTCTCCCGCTTCGCCGCCTATCTCATCGTATTTATTCCAATCATTCCAGAGTTCTTTCCACTCACTCAATAGCTTTTGCTTCTTACATTTTCCAGGATAGTCTTTTTTTATCATCGTCGTCTTCATCACATTAGAATTCAACACTCTGATACACAGAAATGTCATAAATACCGTATCATAGTACGTTTTAACATTCATCTTTTGCAACAACAAATTATGATGGTCTGTGCCCATCCATGACGAATCCGTAAGATTCACATTATGAGTGAGGTTCCAAGAAAATAAGAACTTTCCAAAAACATCACCTTCAACGCTTAGGTGTCCAGTGACGATGGCTCGGTTACTTCTCTGACAATGTAAGTTTCCGTATATCTCATGTCTGTCAATGGATGATTCCTTCTCATGCATTGCAAGCAGTGGCTTTACGATGTATCCAGAGATATAGTATCTCACAGCCACTCGGAGGACGGAACTCACTTGCGGCGTGATATCGTCCATGCTATACAAGTCACCAAATACGGCGTCGACATTGTCACATATTCCATGATATACAACGGACCCGTCCATTTTACATTCGGTAGTACATCCGTATAAGCTGCCTCCGGTGTATCTATCATTGAAGCATGCCGTATACGAACACGAAAAATCATCGGCCACTCTTGCGCTTCGTTCCGACAACACCCGTACCGCCGTGGCACATAAGAGCATCAATCCGGTCCACCCCATGTCGTGATTGACATTTGTTGATACGCATCTATCCCATGAAGATCAGCCCGTGTCGCAGACCGAAACACATACCAAACCCGAAACATTTATTATCTTTTAGAACAAAAACAGGAAACCAGAGGTGTGTCTAAATGAGTAAGCACGTTTTTATTTAAATCATACATCCAAAAACCGTATACAATCAATAATTGCAGGGGGTAACGTTTTCAAAGCTTTTTTCTCTGCTTGCGAGTCCCGGACTGGTTCCTTGGCTTTTCGAAATTAGGCGCGGCACGGCTTCCTGCGAACGCAAGGCAACAGAGAGGATTAACGAGAGAACAGCGACCACCGTTACACGTCCACACTTCTCACACACGCTATCCGTCTACATATTTCTGTACATCGTCCCCTCTCGTCGAATAAGAAGCGTCCCTACTTCCCACGGAGATCTTAAACGGATCGTAGAAGAATTCACTGGGATACGGGAGCGGACGAGATTTAAGAGCGGTCATCCGTCGGACGACGTTCGTCTCGGGCGCCACGCTTCCGCTGCAATTACGCTTTCTGATCCACGGCGCGATGAAATGTTCGTAGAACGGGACGTCGCAGTTCAGTCTGATCGCGTCGTCGTCTATGAACACCGGCGTCAGGTTCCCGTCCCTGGCGGCTCTGGTCGCCGCGATCAGTATCTGCTGTTCTCGCGACCGAGGCCTCTTCTCGAACACCGGCACGCTCCCATTCTGTATGGACTTATCGGTCCTGCCCTCCATCACCGCCATCTCCAGTCTAAAACGACGATACACCCGGATCATGTCTTCGACGGTTACGGCGTTCAATCTGACTCTATCGCAGATCGAGACGGGCATCGCGACGTTATCGTACTCCATCATAACGGGACTTCCCCAGAAATCGCGCATCGACGGCGCCTGATAAAATATCAGATCCGAATCGTAGGCGAAGACGTCCCAATCGGAGGTCATGAAAAACACTATCTGCCGGTACGGGAGCCGAGATCTCATCTTCCATCTGGTACACATCCCGAATATGGCGATATCTCCCGTGATGGGACGATAGTTTCTTTTTATCCACAATTTCTTCATCGAATTGATCGCCGCGTACCGATACCGCTCATCGCATATACGGATCCATAGCCCGAAACGGTGAGCCACGACGACTCCTTCCTCCGCCATGGTGGCCACGCACTCCGACAACGCCGAGCATCCCAACATCGAGGACTGGATCAGCTTGCCGACGTAACCGCCGAAGCACGGACTCTCGCGCTCCTCGTCGTTATCCATATCTGACGACCAAGACACCCCTGCCAGACACCTGTCCGAATGATCTATACCGCGGGGGACCCTGTACTGATCAAACACAGGGCACACAGCCAAGCAAATGACTACCTTACCTACCCGCGCTTCAATAATAAACACCCTCATCATATGATTTACCCCTTCTGCTTGCCAAACTCCCGAAGACGTTCGTTCATCGTAATGACGTCAGGATCGTTCCGCAGCATATCCCACATGTTGGTGTGACCGAGCCGTTCCGCGAAGTCGTACTGCAGCCGTCTGTACCACCAGATTCTCCGCTCGAGGGGCAACGAGTCGTACTCCTCCTTAGTCCAGACGACGGCTCTCCTCACGCTCCTCATCAGTCTATCCTCGGTGCGATAGATGATGATCTTTCGCCACATCATCATGGCGAAAAACGATCCGGCGAGCCCTCCGACTACTCTAGCAACGTGGAACCAATTCATCTTCGCTATCTTACAGATCCCCCGCGACTATTCCGAGCCCTCTCGAGCGGCTCAGCTCGCAGCTCACCGAAATAGTGAAGATGCATCGACCCGATATGCACAATTCTTATATAACTTGTAGGGCGGAAGTCATATTAACATACAACAAATATACTGTCACTCATCCGATTTCGTTACGCACACACAGAAGACATTTCCAATACGAATAAAACGTTTACGACACACGTCACGCGTACACTGTACCTGATTCCCGACTTTTAAACGCTCGTCTGCCTCGGTCGTCTCTGCTCAAATCTCACGTCCTCGTCCGTTCCTTCCGCGTCGAGGCCATTCAGTTCGCTTCTGTCGGATCGAACGAACTGCTCGCCGTCGTAGCCTCGGACGCATAACAGGGCCAATCTGATATCATCGACCTCCGCCTTCGCGGCCCTACCGTCCGGGTGATCGAATATGTCATCCATAAAACGCCTGGCCGTATCCAACTTGCCGTCTGGCATCGGGAGAATCCCGTCATGGACCGCCAGGAGGACGCACCGATCCCCGATCAGGAAGTTCCACAGGTTCTTATTCTCTATGCGCTTATTCACGTCCGTTGCCAGCATCCGATACAACCTCTTCCTGTCGCGCTCGCTCAGGGCGCAGTACATCAGATACGTCCAATTGGCACTGGCCGTGTACCGATAGAACGTATAGTCCTTCCAGCGCCGCACCCCGTAAATGATCACCTCGCAGGTGGCGTAGAACGCCAGAGAACCGAAAAGCCATCTACAGACCGACGGAGACGGTCTCGGGATGAACTTCATCAACCGATCCATGATCAAAGACCGTCGCAGCTCTATCGAATACAGAGCTCGTTCTGTCCAGATAGCTGTCTCCTGGACTATCCCCTCCAGAAATGGACCTCTTTTATAATAGCAGTCTGAAGAAATTATGCAAAGTGTCAGACTTTTTCCCTTTCCGCCCTCATCGTCACGCCCCCATCCACCCAAACTGTGTGACGTTGTGTCATAACGTGTCACCCCCCGATACCGGTTATCTCCCCATGCGGTACGCAACCGACCGGTCGCAATTTCGCAACGTATCGAATTGAAAAAAATCACATAAACGTATCTCATTGAAATAAATAATACTTTTATTCACATTTGACACACAGGACCTCTCCACCGCCACCCTTCACACTATCTTTCTGGCAAACTCGTGCTCTGCTATCTTCTCCTCCGCGCGTTCTAGCTTAACAGCGGTAGTGTTAAACAGGTACATTGCAATTATGTATGCACACAGTACGATCAGCAGCATCACGGCTAGCGCCACGATAGAGTACCACGCCGGATCGGCGAGTATCTTGTCAGCGAATTTGGCGAACCAACTATCCATCTCATCCGTGGGGACAATGGGGGCCAACGCGTAAACGTCTCTGCCGTTGTGGGTGCACACGCACTTGGCACTGTCGTATCTGTCCAAGGGCATCATCGCCCACAGGTAGCCCCCTCTCAGGTAATGTCGGTTGACCGATCCGTACGCATCGGGACGGACGTCCTTGTTATCGTGGACGATCCTGAGCCACGAAACCCGATCCACGCCATCTCCCCTCATGACGCACAGGAGTTTGTCCTCCACACCGTGATGCATAACCCGCTGGGCCAGGCAATCGAACGCTCCGCTTCCTTGTGCGAAGTCGTGGACCGCGTTGATCCGAAAGATCTGCTCGTGGGCGGCTTCCACGTCGATGTGCCCGGCGGTGTGCAGCTCGAAACGGTGCTTGGCGATCACAGCGTCACGGAGAAACTTGTCAATCATGTAGCCCTTGAACTGCACGGCCACCATGTAGCACAGCGTGTTAGCAAATTCTACCGCCTCGACTCTGTTCTCCGGATCCGTGAACGTCGGAGTCAACTGTCCGCTCTTATCGACGTGACAGGTCGAGCTGATCGTCCGGTCCTTCTCGGCCCCCTCGTGCACATGGGGTTTGCTGGGGTCGATATCCTCGGACAGCTTGACGTGCACGTAGGCTCGGTCACCGTCGGTCACGATAGACGTGGCGATCACCGAAAAGTGTTCGGGGAAAGTAAACGGCTTCAGGTTTCCGTCGGTGACGAAGTCTTTCACGACGGTAGCCAGACGCTCGATCGCCATGCCGACGCCCGCGTAGAAGTTGTCGCAACCGCCTGACAGCGCGGCGGTCGTGCCGGCGTCCACGTGCGTTCCGAAGATCTTGGCACCGGATATCGAGACGTCTCCTTCGCTGCGCAAGCCACCGGAGATCCAATACGTATTGCGAATCGCAAACTCGGCGGATTTGTCGTGCGGGAGACCTTCTTCGGGCACCGCATGACAGTCTCGATAGAGTCCATATTGCATCAAATAATCACAATTCGCACCCACACACAGGGCAACGAAGCCGAGGATAAGGCACACGGCACGCATCCTTGCCGTTCGAACCAGCCACAACACACACTTTCTTGTGCTCTGGTAGCTCCTCGACATGGATCTGCCTCCGAAGTATCTTCTTATACTCTTCTGGCAAGATGGCCACGCCTATCGGGGGACGGACATTTCCCGTGTGTGACGTTACGTATCCACCCGTATCAGGTACACGGGTGCACATTTGGAGTACACAAACGTCGTGGTCCCATATACGTATTACAGGCCGTATCGCCAGAACGGTACGGAATCGTCACCGAAACCGTTGTAGGAGATACGCCTCGATAACGGCATATCACGATACGGTCTGAAGACCGTATTGTGGAATACCGTACCGAATCGACATCCCCGATACGGTTCCAAAACCGTTTCATTCCAGACGGCACTGTACCGTGTTATCGATACGGTTTCCGAAACGTAATACAATAGTTTAGTGAATGTCGTATCGATACGACGACACCGTCACATTGCGGCGATACGGTTCCGCGGTCGTTTCCGCCACACGTATACCAATACGTACACTAATACGTATCACAATCTTCCGTAATGTCATACTCAGCATCGACCGCGTATTTCATCATCCGGGTAACCGTAACGTGTGTGCGATCGTGACGTATCCGTCCAATGTACTCGTACTTCGATCCAGACACGTATCGGCACAACGGATACATAACCGCCGTTGCGGTACGTCGCCATGTACGTTACACGAATATGATACCGTAACGTTCTTTATACCGTATCGTCCATATGACAAACGTCAATTGACGGAGCTGCTGTATTCGAAAAGATCTTCCTCGGACCCGTGCAGGGCGAGCCTGACCATCCTCCTTTCCGTACTTTTCACGGTCGCCAAGAAGTACACGACGAGGAATAACGATATCGTTATAATCACTATCATGAAGCCAGATATCACGACGACCGCACCCACGCTCTTCATCAATATGTTCACCGCACCTTCCAGATCCGCGGAGGTCGCGTTTCTCTTCGCGCCAGCGTCCCTATCCCCGCCGCTACGTACGGCGGCGTTCGCACCGTTGCGGTTCCTCGCCTTCACCGCCGGGAGCGTAGACGTAACGGCATCACGATCGTCATTTCTAGTCGTAACGTCCGATTCTATCGGTGAAAGATCTATGATCGGAAAATCCGTGCCGTGCGTGGTAGTCTTGGACATCGAAGAGACCGTACCCGAAGTGATCGCACCACCGGGCGTCGTTTCGTAACTCGAGGATCCGTAAAGCGGTGAAGTAGAAACGTCATCGGAAGTAGGGACAGAGCTCGCCGTAGACACGTCGGTCGTCGGTATGCCGACTGTGCTTGATGCGGTCTCGTTACCGGGACTAGTGATCACATTAGTCGCAGAACCCGTCGAGGATACGACGGACGTAGTATCGGTAACCGTCCCGGACGTAAAACTAGCCGTAGTGACGGCACCACTGGACGAAGTGGAGCGCCCAGTCGTATGATCGGAACTAACGATATCGCTCGAGTTCCCGGTCGTAAACGTTGATCTCTGAGTAGTGGTGCTCAACTCACCACGCACGAATGCGATAATGATCACAAACGTGAATAGAGATACACAGAGCACCATATCGACGACCGAAATCGCGCGCATGTCGCGTCGAACGCAGCAAAAGTCCACGCGTGACACAATACCATCGATCACACGATAATAGTCTCACGGGATAACTTTTTATTAACGGAATATTAACAGGATGAGAAACACCATACCGAGTAAAGTCGCTAGGAAAATAACATACTTTCGGTCAAGATCCGGAATCAAACGCAAAGCCACACAACACCCAGATGAACCCCTGGCGTCCGCGGCAGCACTCGTCGCCTCGTCGTCTATGATCAACTCCACCGTGTCATCCGGGATGAGGGTCGTAGAATCGATGACCGCGTCGTCGGATACGTCCTCGTGAACGGTCATCATAGCAGCGTGTCTCCGCGAATCGGCATCACGGACTCCGTTCACGTGCTCGAATCCAAACGACCGGGTCCCATCTCCGAAATCACTCGAAAACCGCACACTCCGGAATCTGTAATTTCAAGGATACGAAACATCCGTCAAAGACCGATGAAGCGTTCCGGGCGATCGACCAGATCATCTCCACACACACCCGATTTACCTTAATTTTCCCCGCGAACGATACTTAAGCTCGATTTCATAAGCGTACCAAAAGCGACTAACAGTAAGATTAACATGAGGACGGAGATGGCGCAGCAGACACAGTGCTTTACGCCGTTCCTCGCGCTCCTATCCTCGTCGTCATCGCATACGCTCTGCCGCAGAATCACACGACTGTCGTATCGGTAGAGCGAGACCGCGTCCGACGCGTCGTGACACACTTCGAAATAATCGGGAGGGGGGTCCAAATGTGACTCTAGGACCGTCTCGAAATAGGGAGGAGGCTCGGCGTACGGCTGTCGACCTTCAGGATCGCCGCTCACGTAGCCCAGTACATCTAATTCGTAACTCTCAATCGCACCGTCCATATCTAGTAATAACTCTCATGAGGTATCTTATCGTTTTGACCAGAGTAAACATCCTAGGCAGAGCGACCGAGCGCGACCTCTGTCCTCAGAGGATCGAGACGACTACTTTCGTCCGCAGATATACCCGGTCAGGAGAAGCATGTTTTTGTAATCCTCCACGAGCACATATCCGATCAGACAGATGCCTAGCGCGAGAACTATAGTCCTAATGATCTCCCGCTCGTCCGCGCCCAGGACGACGTCATTTACTATCTCCTCCTCACAAATCATCTTCGATCGCCGATCGACGGCACCCCGTTCCCCCGACTTTTCAAAAACAGACGCGTCGCCGCCACGCAGCGATCAGACCGCGTCCATGTCGCATAGACGCGATACGTCACGAGCAAACCCTTCTCCGCTCGCCCCTACCACGCCGTATTACTAAACGAGATCGTGACTTTAAATACACAGACCGTCCACGCCGTCCGACCCGTGTCGATAGGAACACACCAGACCGGGGACACACGATACGAGCGATTATAGTTACTTTATTAATTAAACACGAACATACATGAGGTTACATACGCGTCGGACAGGTACCGAGGACACTCAGATACATACCATCAACAACAACATCGACACAAAACACGCCGTATTACCCAAAAACACGTCCCTCCACCTAAATTTGTACAGTACGTAGTTCCTAACCGCACATCCGAACAATCCGATGGCAACGTCCCCGACCACGACGAGGATCGCGAGGTAATACCGGATGGCGACGATCAGACTGATCAACACGCAACCGCACGCCGCGACGGAAAAAAGCGTCCCGCAATCCGCGTAATCGAAACGAATATGCGACAGAAAGTAGACGATGATGAGCGACTCGGGCACGATGAGGGATTCTCGCATCGCCACGCTGGCCACGGACACGGCGGACGTGCAGACGATAACGTGAGCGATGGACGTCAAGACGCGAGACCGGGATTCGAATTTATACCCGAATCTGCTGCGCCGGTAGATCTTCCGATACCAAGACCTGCCCTCGGACACACATTCGCCCCTGGCGACCGCGCGACGGAAGGCCAGGAAGACGATCGAAGCGCACACGCTCAGTATCACGGAGGCCGGATTCCTACCGGCCAGCACGCGGATCAGCACGCCGATCGTGAGCGCCGCGTTGTACATCAGATCGTCCAGCATGGCGACGGCCGACAGCTGGTTGACGGTCACGTACACCACCACCTCGGACACGACGTGTATGCAGCAGAAGATGAGCCTGTCGACGTATCTGTGGCTCAGGTTCAGCAGGCCCCCGAACACCGTGAGCATGATGATAGCGTCCGCCGTCACCTTGCATCCGAAGAGAAGCCTCACGACCATCGTCAGGATCACGCAAGACAGACCGGCGCACGCGGCGCACGCCGCGGCGATGACCGGCGGGCCGACGACGCCGGTCGCCGTTCCCGGAGAAGCGGTAGCATTGCCGCTCCGGAGACGAGACGTTCCGAAATCACACAAGTCCTCTTCCGACCAGGTCTTCAACAACATCACCACGGTATGTCCCGGTACCACGATCCCGACGAAGAAGCCCAGGAACGCGGATCCCGTCAGGCGGAACATTTCTGCTTCTTGACGTTAGACACGAAATCGAACGTCAGGGACTCATCGCTGTCGCTCTCCTCTTTGGCGTCGCCGAAATAGCCGCTACCGCCGCCGCGCTCGCTACCGCCGCCGCTTATGCCCTTCTGCGTCATGTAATTCGTTATCTTATGCTGATCGTACTTATCACGCTGCGAAGATCCGTGTTGTTGATCGTGATCTTGTCCGGACGGTGCCTTTTTAGAACCGTGACTCTTCTTTCCGACCGACGACGTCTGGTCGGACAGACCATCTTCGGCCACGCCGTCTACGGCGTTGGCGCCCGAACCGATACTGTTGGCCTGAGACGGCCGATGACCGGCGGAGGCGGTGGAGACCGGCAGGGGCCGTTCGATGTCGCGAGAGTACGGTTCTTCCGTTACGAAACTCTCCACGGTGAAAGAGTTGTTCTTGCTCTGCAGGTGGACGATGTTATCGTGGTCCGACAGCACGCGGATGGCGCACGACAGCTTGGTCACCGCGCACTGCGTGAGCGCGTTGTGGAAATTCTTAGTATTCAGCATGAGGTGGACGGGCTTCACGTCGTGGAAGCTGACGTGTTCGTTGGCGACGAACTCCAACTCGTTGTTGGCCCCGCTGCCGCAAATGATCAGCTTCAACGTCGGGGGGTTGGCGTGCACGAGCATCTGAACCGTGTTGGCGGGGGCGCTCTGCTTCTTGTTGGTCCTCTTGGCGCGCGTGTATGGCGCGACCCACCGTATCAACTCGGTCACGACGGAATGGCTCAGGTCCGCCCGCACGAAGGACTCTCCGTTCTCGCGGACGACGTCCTGATTGTGCACGCACGCCGAGCTGAACTCCATGTTGAAGTCCGTGGCCACCATGCTGATGTGCGCGTACATCGGCGACAGGTCCTGGATGTACAGCTTGGTGAGGTCCTTGTTCGAACTGAGATGCATGAAGCTCCCGACCAACGGTACCTGGTTATTGATGGTCTTCCGCTGGAACTCGTTACGGTCGCTGATGTACAGACACGAGCTGTTGAACGTGATCTTCGATACATGATTCGCGCGCGCCGTCTGAACCACCATGGCCGGCGTTTCCAAAAAGGTGATGGTCGTGTTCTCCTTCAGACCGCGGATGATCGACCGCAATTGCTGCGTCGCGGCCTTGTACGGCCTGAGGCGCAGAGCTAGCGTGACGGGCTCCCGTTGAGACGTCTTACGTTCCATTTCCGTGCGTTTCGTCCCGATACCCTCCGGCGTCGCAGATCACCAGAAACTCGACGGGGCGTGCTGCCGGCAGGAGAGCGATCTACAAAAAGCCCGATAGACCCAAATGGAAGGAGTCAAATACTTTAAAAAGTCTCTCTGAGGGCCGTATGGGCGGTTCCTAACGACATCATCATTTAAACCGTGCCACGATTACGTATACAACGCACCAGAATCTTCGACCGTACACCCACCAATAAAATAAATTCCAACGCCTCCCACGCGGAGCGAGGCGACGTATTGGATCGCACCCGCGTCGCGGTCGTTCCCTCCCTCGGGACCGCACTCGCGCGCTCGTCTTCCCCGTCACCGTACCGTTCGACAGCCGCGAGAAGAACGCGAGAGGACCCGATTCCTATCTCTCTATCGAGAGACGAGCGCGTTGAGACCGCTAACCCACCGAGATCGGCTCGCGTACAACCCGGACAGCACACTCGCTCTGTCCAAATAAATATTAATAAATGAAACTTCATCGGGAACGGCGTTTTAAACAGAAAACACGCGGTGACGTACGGGCAAAACATGCATACATACTTCATCATGACACATAAAAAACTTTATTGACCATGACAAATCTACAGGGCGGAGCGATATCAGAGGAAAAACCACAAGCGCGACACACGAGACCGTTTCCGGGCCGGAGTCCGTTCAGAACCAACGCCCACGATACGTTCATCTGTTCCTAAAACTTTTAGCGGCGTAACAACGCACGACGCCGACTTTCAGTCTCAAGTCGTACGCTCTCTTCAGAGCTTCGAGAATGGCCCCCACACCGTCTCCGTCCTGCACGCAAAACGAGGGCGCCACCACCTGATCGACGAAAGGGCTCGCCGCGGCGCACATAGCCAACACGCGATCCATACCGATGTCAAAAGCGTCCCTGAAAATGCAAGTCCTATCGCTCACACCCCACTTTCTGTCCGACACGGCCATCTGCACTCTGGGTTCCTCTCTGATCAAGAGGTTGTTGACGACGGGAATGCCGACGAACGGAACGTCCTCGCCGGCACGCCGGTCGATGTGGCAGAAGCCTTCCTCTCTGAAGCCCTCGACGCGAGGAATTAGAGCGTGAGATATGTAATGGTTCTTCAATATAGGCAGAATCGACACGCTGCCCTCGGTCATGAGACACACGCCATCTTCTGGGTCTTGACACGACGTAATGAAAGCGTTTCTCAAACCGTGCCTCATGATGTTCTGCCTCAACACTATCCAGTGCTTCGTAGGGACCGACGTGGGCGTCACGCTGTATCGATCGAACATCATTATCCCCCGCGCGTACATGGTGCGGCCGAACCACGTACACGCCGACGCTCCGGCCCGGCACAGACTCATGCTGGTCTTCAGGGCCTCGTAGTAGACGTGTTCGTGAATCTTACGGCAGAGCTCGACGGCCTCGTTGCTGTCGTATTCGACGTCCAGCTTCATCAGGGCTTTGTGAAATCCGGTAACGTTGACGGCCAGAGCGGCGAAACGGCGAAACCGCTCTGCGAGCTTGCTGCTCTCCCCTCCGCAATTTTTGATCATGGAATCCAGCATGGCGTTGCCGCACACGACCGCGTGTTCCACCAGCATCCTGAGATGAGCGCTGTCTATCGCCCAATCGGACGACGCGTAGATGTACATCATCTCGTTATCGTGCATGCAGTCCGGAACGACGTCGGCCACGCACTCCTCGAGGTTGACGCTGACCGACACGACCGGCAGGGTTTCGCGAGAAAACGGATTTTCGAAGTTGACCCCTGGACCGAGACACTGGATCGGCTGGTAAAGGTCGTTCAGGACGGAATGATTGTGCACGTTCTCCGGATAGACGACGGCGAGACGCCCGGTGAGAACGCATTGCGCGATCTTCTCGCAAAACCACCTCGCGCTCACCACGATACACCGTTCGTTGTCCGCGGCCGGCCTCGCCCGCTTGAGACGGCTAACGAACTGATCCATGTTCTCTTTAGAGAAAGACGAACACCAATCAAAGTTCCACAGGGCCCACGTCCCGGAACCGTTAGGGGAGATAGCGTCGAAGAGAGCGCTCACCACGTTGATGCCAAAACTCAACCCCGAAAAGACTTCCTCGTCCAGACTCAAGATGTAGTCTAAAATCCCGGTGGCGTGCCAGCTCCAACTATCGAAATAGATTCTCAGCCTAGACCGCACCCGCTGCGTCGTTCTGATGATCTGCAACTGACTGGCCATGTGCGCTATCTTGAGAAGGGGATCCCCCGCGCCCCGCGTCACGTTGATCGACACGGCCGTTCCCTTTCGCATGAAAAGTAACATCTCCTGAACGTTCTTATCCAGGTAGGAGCTGACGGTCTGCTCCGCGCACCGGCAAGAAAACCCGCCGACGAAAAACTGATCGCGGAGCCCCAGACCGAAAAGGCTATAATTCGGCAAGCACAACCGTCTCAAACACAATCTCTCCAAAAACAAATACATGATATCCCTGACGTGCTGTGTGTCCATACAGCTCGTGTAGACATCCATGTGCTGCGAGGCCATCATGGCACAAGTGGCCCTGATAAACGGACCTATGCAGTCCTCACGAAACCCAAACAGACACCGACACACTCCGTCCAACATGTACACCGCGGCACACAATCCGTACGACGCCTTCCTATCGCAGTGGAGACGTATGTACCCGCTGATCGATCTCAACCGGTCGGCGGCTCCGGCCACGAACGCAGAGGTCTCCGCCGTCATGTACCTAGGGTTCGAATACGTGACGACCGGACACGCCGGCTCGTTGCTCGTCCGGAGAAACAACCGTCCGAGGTTACCATGATTCTGCAAATCGCGCATCACCATGGCCGCGCCTCCCATGATGATACAGTAGTACAGAAACTTTTTGTCGTCGATGATGGCGAGACTCTCCACCAGCGCGGCCAACTCCTCCACGCTGTTCATGGTGGGCTTCACCATGCCGCTCAGGCAAAAGCGTATCATGCTCTTCCGTCTCTTTACGTCGTAGCAACACTGACACTGATCCATCAGGATGTCGAATTCGTCCCTGGATCCGGGACCGTACGCATCTGACACGTCTCTGCCCGCCATATCCATGTGTTCTATCGCGCTGAGAACCCGCTGCACCGCGTCGCGCCCACCGCCACGACGCGTCCCCGAGTCGCCGTCCGCCGCACCGTCACCCGTCTGGTCCAACGACGGACCGGACGTTCCGACGACCTCGAAGGATTCCGACGGGACCGCGTCCGACTGTTCTTGGACATACACATTCGTGTTTCTATTGAAATTACACGTAACGTCCTGGCGCACGATGGCGACGTTTTCGTGACCGAACTGAACGTTAGAAGAGTTGACTATTATGGCCGAGGACAGAGAGGGTCCCGAGGTCTGAAAACCGAGAGCATCGCTAGTCCCAGCCGCGTCCTCGTCGGAGGAGTTCATGGCGGTCCAATACGCCTTCCGGACGAAGTCTTCGTCTTCCCCATCCCACGAAGCCATATCCCCCGCTATTCGCGACTCAGTTCATGAAAAAAAAACATAAACGATCACCTAATCCACCCACTGTACACTCCACACACCGACGAAGGTAGATTAGAAACTTCACACAAATTCGAACATGGTGCCGACGTCAGTATAGAACTTCTCAAGTTTCACGACAGGTATCTGCGCACTCTTGTAACCGAGCACCCCAGTTTTTATATCTCCCGACTCGTCACACCAACCGAGTCGCTGGACCACGCCCACACACGCGCTAGCATCGTTCGGTCGCACGATCTTTCTATCTAAATATAGAAATCTTTCCGTTACGAACCGTTGCCGTAACAGGTTCAGCAGCACGGATCTATTACGCACGCTGCTGACCACGATGTATATGTTCGGTTTGGGTTCTGGACCGGCGTGATTATAGACGATCACCAGGTAGGCGTACAGAGGGCCCTCCGGGCTGCCGTGAACGTCCAACTTCACGTACATATCCTTGGGGAACACAAACGGATAGATCTCCGTCTTCAGCATGTTATACGCGTGCCCCCGCATCACGCAGGTGATAAGGCTGGTGATACCCGGAGACACCGAGTTCATGCAGCCCACGGCGCTGACGACCTTGTGTATGGTCGCTATGGAAGGCTCCAGCCAGCTGGATACCGCGCCGCAAGGAGCAGATGTATATAACGCCGATAATGCGGTACGTACCGCCGAACATACGTTGGCCGCCCGTATAGCGAGAAAAAACAGACTGATCATCACGTATCTCGGGCTCTCGGCCGAAGTGTCCAATCTGAGCATGAGACAGCCGTAGTGCACCGTCTCTATCTCCAACAGGCCCTCTTGTACAAAGAACCGTATGGCGATGGCCTCGTGGTCCGCCCCGTAGATGTATTTGGCGAACGCCCGCTCCATCTTGCGGAGTTTCGCCTCCCGTTCCGCGTCTGTCCTCCCGGTGATCTGGCCATAGCTGCGCTTGGTCATTATCGATCCAAGGCTCTCCGAGGAAGCCATGGCGACCCGCGTATTGGATTTTAACGAATTGCTGGCCGAATTGACCAGAGCCAACAGGAGACGTCGATCCGCGCTGCCGATCATAGCCAAGCTGGATGTGAGATCGATAAATATAACACAGATCACGGCCATCTCGATCGAACGTTTTCTGGCGTACGTTCGCGACGACCGACACGATCTCCCGTTCATCATCAGCCACTACGCGTACTATCTCATCAGCCACGCGTCGTTCGGAGCAGAGACGACGGACTGGTTCGACAGATTCGGCGAAGCGTTGCGCGAGATCGAATCCTACTACACCGCGACCCGGACGCCCCTGGACGATTCCGACCAGAGCCTCGTGTCCAACAAACAGGTCATCAACATATCGAGACGTTTCCTGGATCGCGTGTCCGACGTCCGAGCCGTGTTCTCGATACGCGCTCCCGTCGACGGATCTCCGCCGTCCGCCAAGAACAAGCCGATCAAACGATCGCCCACCAAGACGCAGGCCGAACGCGCCGCTATGGCCGTCGTCGACAACACGGACGTCAAGACGAAAACCCTCCGGGACGTCGACGCGGCCATAGCGGCAGTACGTCCGTTGATCAACTGTCGGGCCGTCGCCGAACTACTCGACAGGCTGTACCGCATCACCCTGGCGTGGATCGCCCAGAGAGAACCGGTCATGCAAGTCGGCACGAACGCGAGACGCGCGACGAGCGACCGTCTCGACCGACTGCTACGATCGTATTACTTCTATCACCATCACGGAGCGTCGAACCCGAACGCCGCGCGCGTCTTCGCGGAAGCCTCGAAGGACAAAGAGGCGATATCCAAATTTACGACCGGCGACACCGGACAGATAAACTTCGCTACGGTACAGATAATGAAACCCATCAGCTACGCGGTCTTCTCGCAAGACCCCGCCGCGGGAAACTACGCCAGATACGTCTTTCCCCTAATCGTGAGCGACCTACGTATCATCGGGCAGCAACTGTCCGTAGAAAACGCGTTCTTCCACCCGGGACTCATCCACAGCATCCTGATCATGCCGGACGAGGGAGAGCTTCCCCCAGAAACGATAGACGGGCTCCAGGACCTAGCGGAATACTGCGAGAGAATAACCGAACAGCTCTTCAGAAACGTTTCGTCGAGGCCCGCACACGCGGTAGAAAAACTAGAGACGCTAGTCTCGTACGCCGTACGGCTCTCCGAAATGGGTCTCAACGGCAAAACGTCTTCCATGTATTCCGACATGATCGTAAAATCGTACGCGTCGCCGCAACAGGCGTTTTCCAACGCGGACGGCTCCAGAGTCGCGTCCGTACTCTCTTCGCAGACCTACACCGACGTGACCGAGCTCAAACACCGCATCATAGTACTCGTGTACAACGCTCACATGTTTCACCTGTGTCTCGAACGTTACAGCCCTACGTTTCTGTTTCACAACAGAAGACGGCTGCTGCTAGAGCAGCGATACTCCGTACTGATAGGAGAACGCGAAGAGCTACAGTTCGTGTGGGACAACGTCGTAAACAACATCAACCGTCTCTTCTACGCGTGGTTCAGCGAGACAGAATTCGACGATCTAGTCGGAAACTCGTCCGAAAAGGATGTCGAATACATCTACAGGGATCTTCTGGTCAAATGGGGAGACATTCTATTCAACAAACAGAAAACGATAGAGGTGGACATGGAGGACAAGAGCGACACGAAGAGCAAGCCGGAAGCGAAAGAGGATGCCATATCCCCGACGGAGATACGAGAGATCTGCCGGTCACTCCGAGAAAAACCCATCGACGACGTGCTGGACGTGGTGATGGCGATCACCAAAGAACCCGGGTTCCTCCCCATATTCTTGGAGGCGTACGTCATACCGGAGTACGAAGACGCGTTAGACATGGATTACACAAAGTATTCCCTGGAAGGAACCCCGAAACTACTACAGCTCATCTACCTGACCAAGCTCCTGATACCCGACCAGCTGCAGCTGAGCCAGGGCCTCGTACAGGTGTACAACCTGACACAGTTCGTGTCGCGCCTAGACGTGGGCCTCTTCAAACTGCTTCACGACGCCTCGCAGACGCTTCTGTCGATCTTCCAAAACCTCTCACCGCAAGCCGAGATACGTCGCACCTTCTCTCTACTAGGAGAGCTGCTGATCACGGCTATCGTGAACGAGTACAAGGAAGCGCTGGAACCTCTGTTAGGAGACGTGATCCCCTCCGGCTCGGAGGTTCTGCAACAGTACGCCGAACACACGAAACGCTGCACCGCGATATCCATGTCCACCGCCAAGACGGAACACATGCCGCAGCGCATAGGTCTCTACTTCGAAAACGTGCACATCATGACGGTTCAACTGTCGGAAGTACGGAACACGTGCGAAACGCTCGTTCGAAAGAACAAAAATCTGTTCTCGGCGGCCACGTCCGTCGAACAACGGATAGAGCACACGAACGCGGTGCTGAACGCGCTGTCTAAAAGGATCGAACCGTATAAGCAAGCGCTCGCGGGCGAACTCTTTCTGCGCGACCACGTCAAATCCGTAAAAACCATCGAATCCTCATTAAAGACGACGCACGAGAAATTAAAGACCGTCTTGGAAGAGTCCGAAAAATCCAACCGGCTGGTAACAGACGCCGTAATACGGATATTAAAGCTCGTATCGATCATATCGACGGAAAACTTGCAACGTTTCGGTGTCGCCGATTGCATCGCCGAAGCCAACGGATTGATACAAGCTTCCAGCCGCATCACGGCGCCACCGAAGCCGACCAAGGAGCAAGAAGAGACCATATCGCGACACATCATAAGCGAACTGCTGCACGACACCTTTCAGGCGTCAACCGAGACCCCGAAGGATGCCGCCAAGGAGCAGACGCAGGACAACGGGCGGTCCATGACGGAGCAAGTCGATGATATGAGCTCAGAGACCGCATCGTACGGAAACGTCGTATCGGACAAGTATATGGTGCCCAAAGATTATCACAAGGCTCTGCTGGGCTGGTACATCGAGACGTCGCAACAGGCCAAAGACGACCTCCTGTCCCCCATCCTCTCCAAGCTCACCGCCGAGCTGAACACGAGCTCCCCCATCCGTTCCCAAGAGGAACCGATGACAACATGAAAATCTACAAGGCCAGCTACAATCAGAACAACTCGCGGTTCGGAGACCGAGCCGGTTCCCAATGCATGTCCAACTGCTTCACCTACCTTCACGCGGCCTTCCTCGATAAAATCGGCTATCCCCCCAACCAAGAGACGCTCAACGCCATCCTAGACGAGGGCACCGCGCTAGATCGACGGGTCACCAACGACCTGGTCGCCAAGAACCCGGGAACCGCGCCCCACGTCTTCAGACTGAACACGGAGATAAGACGTCTGATCAACACCCAGTTCGGTAGCACGTACCACGTCCTCTCCAAACCCATAAATGGTACATACGTATCCCGAACGTTAGACAACATCACGTACCCCGGAGTGACCGATCTAGTGAAACTCGTCCTCCAGAAAGCACCATGTTACCTAATCATCACGGTAGACGCTTTCACGCGAGCCATATCCAGCACGCGAACGCGCGAACTGTACCTGTTCGACCCACACCCGACGCGTCTCGAGAGCATGGCGGCGATCTATCACTGCGAACGCCCGGACGAGCTGGTGTCATTGATAGCCCCCAACGAATCCGATCGCAGCGACTTTTATTACGACGCGGCGACCGTATACTTCGTGTCGGCCGGATCCGTCACGGACGAGAACACGTTACTGCAACGCATCATGACGACGTATCCGAACGATCCGGACATAGACCTCCCGATAGCCAGGCCCCAGAAGCGACCGTTGAGGCGAAACGCGCCAGAAGTGCAAACGGTCGCGACGATCGCGAAGCGACAGCGAAAGAATCTAAAGATAAAGAGCGAAGTCAACGACAAGGTGCTGGCGATGCTAGACTATGCCATCAAGCTAGAAGGCATGATCGACGACCTGCTGGAATCGGTCGGACCCTACGTGATTCGCGCGCCACCGACCGCAGGGTGGATCATCTACGGCGAGAACGGGCTACCGTTCGAACGGGACTTCCTCCAAGACAGAATCTATCACATACTCGGGTGTCACCTGGATAAGTTCCTGAGGTTGGAACCCCGCAGGACCGATGAGATGGAAATCGATCGAAACAGACCGGCCGAACAATACTACCGCCGAATCATGCTAAAATACTTCCAAAGCTTCGTGGGATTCGACAAGCAGCTAGACGAATTTATAGACATTCTACAGAAACACAGCCTGGACATCCTAACGCTTTACAAATCTTATCTGATAAACAAACGCGATCAGAGCGAGTACTCTCAGCTCGACAAACTCTTAGCCGCGAAAACGCTAGCCGTCTTTAGACGACTGAGCAAGCAACACGGGGCCGAAGTGGTTCGCTGGATAAAGCGCGTCCTCAAGGCGATAGATAAACTGCCGCCCAAGGAGACCAAGGAGGCCCTGGACTCGTTCCTGATCAATAACCGGTTTCCCATCGACGACGATTCTTTCGTCTGTCTAGACGAACAGAGCAAATCGGACGTATCGTTCGAGATACAACTTAAAGAGACGGAACTCATCAGGAAGATCGAAACCCAAACCCAGGAATTCTTCAAGCTCAAAAACACTATCTTCAGTCATCTCATCTCGTTGCTGGAAGTCGACGGCGCGGGCGAAACGAAGAGAAAGAGACCCCTCTCCACCACCGTGGAACAGGTCCTGCGTAAGCTAGACTCCAAGGCCGCGGACGCCTTGCGCTACTTCACGGTCGAGACGATACGAGATATACAAGAGAGCCTCGACGGGCAGTTGGAGGACATCATATCTGAACACTACAACAGAATCATAACGGGCCATCTCCCGAAAAAAGAGCTCACCGAGTACATGTCGAAAGTGGACGCGATGATCGCGGCGACCGCGGAGCTAGAAGCATTTGGGTTGTGTGACACGGAAGAAGAGCTGGTTCCCCTGCAGAGGTTATACGATACGGCCTCCGTGCTTCACTCGGGTCGACATCGTTACGACTCATCGTACTGCTCGCAGAGTACCCGCGATCTCAGGAAGCTGTACGACGAATTCGTCCAGAGACTGGAACGCGACGATGCGCGTATCGAAGATATGCTCTCCGAGGTGGAGTTCGCTATCCGGGATCTACAGGCCAACGGACCCACGACGACCTTGGAGCTCATCAACGATCAGCTGAGAGACCTGAACGCGGCGGACGTATCCAGGATCCGTAAGGCAGACGAGCGTCTCAGGCGTATCAACGACACCGTCAAGAAACTACGAATAGAAGATACGGCCATACGACAATTCGTAAACGGGATCTCGTACCTCACCCTGCCGACCGTGACCCAGATAAATAAGCACGTTCACTTGAAAGACTCGTTACGCGAAGACGCGCAACTGCGATCTCAATTCGACGATATCATGAAAACCATTCTCGTCACGATGACTAAGAAACTGGCGGCTCGAGAATTCCCGAAGAACGACGTCTTCGCGTCTATCAAACATCTGCTGAACCAGAGACACCCGCCGGGTCCGGACGTGATCATTCTAGAAAACGCATCGGAGCTACTAGAGAAGCTGACCAAAGAACTAAAAAACACCGCATCAGCCACGAAACAGGATAAGATCCAAACGTTGACATCCGCGATCCAGTTCTTCGCCGACAACAAAGACGGTTTCACCACCATGATGAACCACGGCGTGGGCAAGGACGAACTGACGGGGATCTATCAGAATCTCAAAAAAGACCTAGGAGTCGCCGTCATGGAATTACGAGAACTCGAATGGGAGAAAAGCGTCAAGGAGTTCAAGCCGAGCTCGGCGCAAGAACTACACGATTGTCTCGCAACGGCACCGAGCGATCGCGTACGGGACAAATTAAAACCGGAATTAGAAAAGCGTTTAAGAAACTCGCTGGAATCGCAATATCGCGAGCAGATGGCCATCAAGGACAAAAACGTCCGCGACGTTCGAGATAAGGCCGAAAACGAATTGAAGAGGATCGCGGACGCATTTTCGGCTATGACCCCGTCGACCGTCTCCATGATAGACATGGAGATCACCCAGGGAATGATAGTCAACATAGAAGAAGATACGAATAGCATCCTGGAACCATTCAATAGAAACATGAGATCGGCGTTGACGAAGCTCAACGGCCTACTCTCCTCAACACGAACCGCCCTGTTGACGATCATGTTGAGAGGGGAGCAGCCGAGACTGACCGAAACGGATCCGTTGACGGAAAAACGACTCGGTCACCTGCACGATCTGGCGTACAACGTGGCGGACAAGATACCGGACCTCCTTAACGAGGAGACGAAAGACGTCCTGCAGACCGCGATCACTCGTATAGATTTTATCAACAAGATATTGAGATCATGGCAAACTCCGGACGAGATCTTCTCTGGATCGGAATTCGCGAGCGATTACTCTAAGTACAAAGACGCGCGACACCAATTAGATCTCGCGCACGCTAAAACGAGAGACGATATCGCCCGCGATACCGCGAGATACGTGCAGGAGATAACCTCGGCCGACAAACCCGTCACCAAGATACCGAAAGTCGCCGTCGCGGACGTCCCACAGAAAAGCCTCAAAGATGAGATAGACGCGATGAAACCTCCGTTCTCTACGGATCTCAAGGACCGGTTACGGAATGTCTCGTCTTCGCTGCGCGACACCACGACGCTAGCGAATAACGAGATACAGACGCAGGCGGAGTTTAAGAATCAGACGCTGAAATCATCCCAAGCCAGATGGCGAGATCTCGTACAACGCCATCGCCTAGGCGCGCCCGATATGGATATCCCCATAGATAAGCTCATCGCGTCTCCGACGGAGACGCTATATTCTCTCTTGAAACAGACAGAAGGCACGACGTACTCCGCCGCGGCGAAACAGATACGATGGATCTGCGACTTCTGCTCGGACGTCATGGCCAACGCGCTGGACGTACTCACTCCGGAAACCGGATCGTACATGTCGGACATCTCCGTCCGGGCGCAACAGCTTTTGAGCGCAACGGAACAGAAACTAAAGATATACGCTACCTGCGAAACCACGGCGAATCTCTTAGAGACAGAATCTTACGGACAGCGCGTGGGAGAACTGGTCGATACTCTGGAATCATCATTGAACGAATTAGATCCGAAACGGATCTCCGGAGGAGAGAAGCGATATCAGCAGCTGAAGAGCCTGATATCCGAGAGACGAATGGAATTAAACGTTCTAGAGGATTGTGAGACACTGATCGGAAAATATTTCGAACTGATCGAAGACGTGAAGAGATTTCGGTACGGATTCCACTTCACTCAGATAGACAATATCATACAGAACCTCAGACAGGAGTTCGTCGCCATTCTACCGACCAAATCGCTAACCAGACATCCGGCGATCGTAAGGTTCCCCAAACCCTCCGATGATACCGTCCCCATAGACGAAGGCCCCGACGCCATGAAAGCCTACATATCTACATTTATCAGCGGCCTCGCGGCCATCCAAAAGAGGGTTCACGAACAATCGGCCTATCTTAACAATATGTCCACCCAGCAATCCCTTCTTCAGATCTCCGCGTCCGACGTGACGTTACCGTCCGACGACCTGACGACGGCCATTCCCGTGCCCGTTACGCTCACCAGACTCAAACTGTCAACCAGAACGGCGACGATGTACGGAGTGGAAGACGTGTTCGGCGTCCGAACGACCACCAACACGACCGGAACACCGATAGAACTCGCCGTACCCTATCACAATAGCATCACCAAGCTATTTTCTATACGGACCGCAGAGGATATCAAGAATATCATGGACGCCACCGCCCTGGTCCCTCCGGACACGGTGACCACACGTTACAGGGCAATCAAAACGGCTCACGCTATAATGCAATCAGTAAAGACGTTCTGGGAACAGATACGAGACTACGATCTCGGGGATTCGTTGCACAACAAGCTGGAATCCACCGCCAGAGAGACGAACATACTTCACAATCTAAAGCTATTCCTCTACCTGTTGGTGATAGCGTGGACGAGCGCATACGAGGAACCCAAGAAACCGCGTATGCCGCTACGAGACTCGGGCCGACACGAGACATCGATGGCCATATCGGAAGAAGATCTGCTGCTCACGCACGTAGCCCTGTTCCCCAACAGACTCCTGGGCACCTGTTCCACTCCCACACCGGTGGCGCTGGGGATGTTGATACAGACCCTGGACAAAGATACGTTCACGGAGGCCATAAACGTACACGCCGTGCCACCGACGGGTGCCGCCGAAGACTTACCGGCTTTCTGTGTGGATCCGAAGGAATGGAAAGAATTCGATCTGTCTTCCGAACTGTGGAACCATAACTTACTCGTGCAACTGTGTGGCAAAAAACAGGGCGGAGGGACGGTTATACCACCGAAGCTGTTACAGTACGAGATCGCCCTGGTCACCTTCCCGCCGAACATCATTCACCATCTGTGGCTGCAATTCAAGCCGGCTTTCGCCGAAGACTTCAAGACCATGTACGACATGGTACTCGAATTACACCGCGATTTCCTAGACAGAAATGACGTCGTCGTACGACCGCGCGAAGACGGAGACCCCGAGACCTTGCCCGCAGGCGACAAGGTCACGGCGAAGATCTCGGTCACCTCCTCACCGGGACAGAAACGGCTGCTCGACCAATTTCTGTCACAAAACAGCGTCTTAGACTACATCGTGGGCTCCTACCTATTCGGGGTCCAGATGGTCTGCGCGGCCGACGGCGGCTACGTCCTATCTAAGAACAGAAGACTGCTACTAAAACAACTGAGCAACACGCACATCGACGACGATTTTAACACCATACTCAATTCCAGATTGTTCGACAGCGACATCATCCTACGCGAGACGTGGACGGGAGAGGTGTTGGAACACGCGTGGTTCCGGGCCCAGATACTGATCCTCCAGGAGCACGTCATGCTCCACAAATCCGCGGAGAGCATCCCCCTGGTGATCTACGACCTCCACACCAACGGCAACGCGTCCGCGCTTAAACGCACGCCCGTCGAGATATCCCACGACATAATTGTATCGGTCGATAACAGATTCTCCGTACCGGTCTCACACGAGATCATAGAGACGACCGAGGAGGACTCGACGTTATTCTCAGAAACCCCGCTCGACGTAGAATTCTTATACATTTCACCACCCAAAGAAAAACCGCAGGAGCCACAGACCGACACGGTCCCCACGTCATCCCTGTCCGTACCGGTCTTCCACCAGAAGACGATAACCGACATCACGCCGAAGGATCAGGTGACGACGCTAGAGGCCGAAATCGCCGTCCCGAACTTTACGGAAGAACCGTACGTCTCCCTGCACAAGAGGCTATCCTTTGCCATTGACGCGCTTAAAGACATCAGACAGGACATAAACGACCTCATACAAGAAATACACGAAGGCGTAAAACGGTTGAGAATAATGTATGTTTATTAATAATGTAAATAAATGTCTAAAGTGATATGTATGTATACAGCCGGCTACGAGTGCTTTCTTATCCGAAAAAACTCAATCCGTATCATTGCGATTGTTGTATGACGGGTCTGTTCCTGGTCACGGAGAGCATCCTCAGCAGGTCTAATTTGTACCCTTCCAAGTCCTCGGGCCGCATATTCCTGGCATATCTGGGAATAACGGCGGCAATGGTTGGGTGGTTCAGGTATTCCGTGACATCTAACATTTTTGCCACAGCCGCGTGCCTCTTCTCCTCTTCTTTTTCGCGCTCCTTTTTGCTGGCCTGTGTGCTCATCGTTCGTCTCTTAGACACGTTCCCCTCCCTGCGCGTATCGGCAATAGGTGTCCCGCACGATCTCGCACCCTACGCAGATCCCGTCACTTCGCTCCTCTCCGTCCAGACAGGTCTCACGATAGTTGTTCTGACAGAGCTGACAAGAGAAGTCGCTCCCGTGCGTGATCAGCCTCAACAGCCTATCTGTAGTGATCTTGCGCAGCACCACGGTGGAGAAGCACGTCCTGGAAGAACACGGGACAATGATATCAACACCGACGTTGTTATTGTACACGGCACACGACGAGTTAGAACCGGTCACGGCCCGCCACAGCACATTGGCGATCCTGAATCCACATACGTCATATCGCAGCACAGAGTAGATAGGTTCTTTGCTCAGATACTGGCTGCCGCAAAGAGAGCAGTGCGCGAGATCGTTATGCGTGCTAAATATGACGCTCTTTTCCTGCTTATCCCTATAATACAACATAGAGTTCAGCGGAAACGTATATCCGCAATACAGCCGCTCTTTACCCAGGTTTAGGCAGTGGCCGCAGTTGTTACAGACAACGGCGTAGAGGCTTCCGGGCGTACGGTACCGCTCGCATTTAGTTTTACAGAAACAGGACATCGGCAGGTTTAACAAACTGTGACTGATGCCGTGCCGCAAAGCCACCGACAGGCCGAACATAATGATCTTATCCGGTTCGGAAAACGCATTCCCCGTACCAGTCCTACACACGCCGACCGAGCCGCGTCCGTGCACGCTCCCGCGGTGCTTGTGTCTAGAGTGGTGTATGACCGTGTGCTTTACACGTAAAATGTCGGGGAAAGCCGACTTCCCGAGCGGTATGAGATAGCGGCTCCTGTTCCGACAGTAGTTCTCCACCAGCGCTTTGGCCATCACGTATAGGGGGTTTCCACAGGGAGCGGACACGGCGGCCCGTCTCAGGCCCTCCACGAGCGATTTAGAAGCCGCGAACGAGTCCCCGCACGATCCGCGCCCGGACCAATTGACGCCGTTGTACAACACGATATCCGGCACGCACTCGTAGTCCTTCAGTCTCAACAGGGACATACACGGCGTGCTCATCTGATTAGAAAACGGTATCCTGAAATCGACACCGAACACGTGGCGATGCAGGTCGCTAAAGTGTTGCATGCTCATACACTCCAACAAGGTCTCCAATCTGTCGACGGGATACGACCTTAGTTTTTTCTCCACGTCCGACCACCTCACCGTACCCACGAAAGGTATGGACATGATATCGGTGATCTGACAGATACAGTGGAGCAGGTACATGTAGTTTATGAACATGAAAAACGATTTTGTGATCAACACGCGCTTGAACATGACACTGATACATTCTCTTTTTTCCGAGCCCAGTTCGAGCCAGGCCTTGGAGAACTTGGAATAGAACCTGTCCACCAAGTCTTTGCTCAGGAACCGGCGATCCGTGACGAACAGATCCAACGTGCAAAAAAACGCGTCCCGAGAATGTTCCCTGTCCGCGCTCGCCGACGACGATTGAGCGTGTCGAGCGTTGACACAGCGAACACCTCGATCGACCAGGGTGCTCCCGGTCAGCAACAGTCCGAAATGATGATCGCCGTCGTGACGGCACAGCGGGAACAACAGTTCACACACTATCTGCCGCAAGCGAAACGCCATCCCGGAACCACTTCACGGCGTAGACGAGCGCGCACAGAACGACAATGGCGCCGACGATCAAGACCTTAGCGTGCCTCTCTAGCACGCCAAAGACGAACGGCGTTCCCACAGCGCCACACCGCCGACGCCTCTCGCGCTGACCGGCGTCCTTGCCCCGCGGAGAAAGACGGCCGGCGCCGTTCCGCTCGTCACCGCCGAACGCTCTGTCGTATCGCTCTTCATCGTCGCTATACTCGTCTCCGCAGACGTTCGCAAAACTGAACGGTTCCGCGCCGGCGTCCTTATCTATACCTCCGCACGCGTCATAGCGCACGCCGCGAGACTCGTGACCGGCGATCAATCCGAATCGTCGATGACACGTTTCTCTGTATCCGGCATCGACGTGACCCACCCTGACGACCGCGTCCCTCTCGTCGTGGTTTCCGACGTAGCAGAAACCGCTCCTGGAAGCGCCCTCGATCGCCGGGATTCCGTCATCCACCACCCGCCCGTCCGAACAGTGACTGCGGCCGCAGAAAGTCGACGGTAAAAAAGTCTTCGTGTGTAATTCCCTGAGGAGGTTGAAATATTCTGTTTCGTTTTCCGGGCCAAACGCCACCAGTTCCAGGCTGAACGCCCCGGATCCGAACGTCGATCGCCGCACCACGAACTTCGTCAGGATACCGTTCTGCGTCGGCTTTATCATGTCTATGTCGTGGGAGTCCACGATGAGCACGTCGTTCATGCGCAGGAGATTATATTCCCTCACGTGTCGCATGGACGTGAACTTATCGGGCATGTGTACGTAACAACACAACGATATCACGGAACCCGTATTCTTAAACGCGAAACAGGGCAATTGACACGTGAGGGATTCCCAGGAGCTCAACAGGTATTCGATAGAATATAACGTCTCCGGACGTAACACTATATCGCAGACGGAGTAGTTGGGGTTCTTTTCCACCAGCGCGTACTCGGTGACGCGCATCTCGTGCGGCGACAATCGCATGATACGCTGCGTCGTAGCGATCAGGTCCGTGTAGACCGCACGCTCCAACATACCGATCGCGAAATCCCGACGATCGTCCGCGACCCGGTAAACACCGCGGATACCGGCGAGCCCGCACTTTCGAGCCCGTGCCAAGAAAAGACCCTCACTCCCCGACCGATGTATGACCTCGGTCAGTCGTCCTTGCGGTCTAATATTCCGTTGACATCTAAAAGCTTAGTGAGAATGGCGGTAAGCAGCCTGGTCTTATCTAACAGTATGTCTTTGTGCGCGCACGCGTCACATCCTCCCTTCTTTCCGTGACGAACGAACGCTGTATATTTCTGTCCGACGTTGATGAAATTCAACCTCGCGTCGATGGAAGGCAGCATGATATCATACACCCGCGGCAGCATGGGCTTGAATATCAGATCGGTGACATCCTCCACATCCACGACATTCGCCTCGTCCGAAGAACCGTTCACGGCCGCCATCGCCCCGCGGCACGCAGGAGACACGCCGTACCGTCGCGTACCGTATCGCAAGATGAGCGCACCCGCAGACGCGACGAGACGCGCGACGACTAAGAGCTCCGACGGAGAACGCGTCGTACGGGACGTCGTACGTTACATACCGCTGCTCATCTACCTCGCCCACCGAGAACGGCACAGCATTGTTTACGAAGCGCGGGGTGACTCATTATCATACAAACCGCTCTCACGCGCGCGATATTTATAGTCTACAAAACGCGCTCCGCCCGAGATCGTCGCGACCCGTACGAGATCGGTTCCTAAAAACAGAATAAAGCCAACAATGGATTTCACATACAAAGGCTGGTGTCATCATTTCTCAAACATGGACGCTCCTCACGTCAACGAGATCCTGGCCTACGCGCACCCCAGGGTCTCCGTATCCGCGGAGGAGGCGCAGGAACACGTATCCTTAGACGATCCGGAGACCTTGGCGAACGTGACGGACGAACAGGCGTCACGTTCCGAAAACGGTACGCCCGTACCTCCGAGAGACGTGGAGGCCGAACTGGCCATCCAGCAGAACTCCACGGAGTTATCGGAATGCATAAAAGACCTGTGCACGACGTTAGAGATAGATAACAGGTGCAACCTATGCGCCATCGTGTCCATCTGCGTACGGCTGGACTCCAACAGCGCCTGGTTCCTAGACTACGGCCTACTGTGCTACAAATCGACCGTGGCCCCGAGGACCGCCATGTCGACGCTGATAGTGACCATGGAGTTCATGTATCTGCTCAACAGGCACTTTAAGAACATCAAGTTCGACAACCTGTTTTCCCAAAAAATTCTCACTACGTTCGACTTCCAGACTCACTTTTTTATCAATCGTTGTTTCGCCGGAGACGACCGGAACCCGGTGCTCAGGGAAAACCTCACGCTGAACTACGTCAACGTCACCAAAGCCATCCTGACTCGAGACAATTACATACCGTACAACAAGCACCGCCGACCGATCGGGCCTCGAAAAACCCCCGCGCTGAAACAGATCCAACTGGTGGTAGAAGAAAGCGAAGACGAAGCCGCAAATATCCTGAAACAACACGCCAAGACCTCCAAGAGCAACTTTACGAACCTGCTGTTCTACATCTGGTCCGGAACCAACGTCTTCTTCAACGTATCGCTCACGAACCTGGCGATCCGCAAGAACCACAACATCTCGATCGCGTACCTCGGGGACGAACGCATCGAACACCACATCGGACCCATATACCTATCTCCCGTACCGGTCTTCGCGATAAAAAACAACACGACCACCGTCTGCCTGCTCTGTGAGCTGATGGCCTGCTCGCACCAGCACAACGTGCTGCTGCGGCACATCCGCTCCAAGATCACGAACTACTGCCGAAATAACATCAAGCTCATCGACAAGATCCAGCTCACCCTGGCGGACATCTTGCGCGCGTCGGGCTTTCAGACGCAACTCGGAAGAGGGAACAAGGACCTCAGCGAGCAAGTGTTTATGCCGGAATCCGTCAAATTGGCCGACGACGTGTATCTAGACCGTCACGCTTTCATCATACTCAAACAGGTCGGCATCACAGGATTATATAAACACTTCTTCTGCGATCCGCAATGCGCCATCAATATCAGGGCGACGAATCCGGACGTCTTATTCGCCGATATCGACGTGCGGTACCTCCGCGAACTAAAATTGGCTATCTGCTACTCCAGTACGTACACGATACCCGTGGAACCGCGCATCTCGCTGTTCGCTCAGACGTTCAAGGCGTTCCAGACGTGCAATAGGAACTTCAAAGCAAAAACGCACCTGGCGGACTTTCTAAGAGAATTCAATCACGTTCTCGAGGAGAGCGAGATCCATCTGATAGAACCGTCATACGTCGTGGATAAATATGTCTGAGCCGAAACAGCCCGACAGACATCACTCGACGACCAGAGACACCTCGGTACCAAGGACACCCCAGAAATGTCGAGAGCGCGTGGCTTCTCTGTCCCGGCACCGCCTGACACCCAGGGAGTTCGCGTTCTCGCCTTACCGCAATTACCACGTCCCGGGCCCGAGCCCGAGAACGAGGTCTCGGCTCTCGACGCCGTACAGAGACCGCCGAGAATCCATACCGAGACCCGTATGCGACGGCGGCTGCGAAGACATCCAACACCTATCGCTCAAACAGCTCCACGCCGTCTTCAGAGAGTTCCCGGAACTCGAAAAGAAGTATCTGGACATCATGAAGATGCCCATAACCGGAAAAGAGCCCATATCCCTGCCGTTCGACTTCCACTCTCACCGTCAGTACACGTGCCTGGACCTCTCGCCGTACGGCAACGATCAGATCTCCAAGAGCGCGTGCGTCTCGTGCCGAGATAACAACACGTCGCTGGCCACCGCGTCCGACGCGATGGTGGAATTTCTGAACCAACCCATGAACACGATGAAGCATCGAAAATTCTACTACGCCTTCAGAAAGGACACGGAGACCATGAAGCTGTCCGGAAGCCACCCCCAACTGTTTCAGCTGTACTACCTCGTAAACACCACCATCCCAGAGATGACCCCGCTGATATTGAACAAGGAGAACATGTTGCACATGTATTTAATTTTTGACCGAACAGAATTACACATTCCGTGTGACTGCATCATTCAAATGCTCATAGCGGCGAAAGACAATTACTCCGTCAGCCTGGACATCATACACGATCACGTAGTCATAGTAGTTACATGCATTCGCGAAACGCAACCCACGATCAAAATCGATACATTGACCCTCCAGAGGAAGATAGACGAACTCGAAGTCCCACCCGAGATCACGGCCAAGTTCGAGCAGTACGCAAAGATCATCAACAGCGAAGACCGCCATTACATAAGTTCTTATCCGTAAACACGGCAGCGTACACACCGATCCAGGCCGTCCCGTGTACCCACAGAAACCAATAAAGTTATCACGCAATGTTCTCATCGATCCTTTTTATTTAATTCGTTACAGACACCCCACACATTACAGGTTTGATCCCATACACACCCATCATCACGCCGCCATCGTCACACGCGACAACCAATTCGTTCGCGGCACAGGCGTAGGGCATAAACGGTCTCGACACGTACACGCGCTGCGGTAAGACGTACGATAGGAATTTTTCCTTCCTAGCGCAGTCTTTGGGTATGATGGGGCCCAACACGTTGGTCACCGTCTTCACGACGTGTTCGAAATACTTTTCACCGTTCACGGGCAACTTGTGCTCGATGACATATCCGGGATCCTCGGATATCTCATAGTTGGGCACGTTTTTGCTAGAGCCCGGAGGTGGCGCGATCAACACGTAGGGCACCCTGTCGCCCACAGAGGGCAACTCCTCCCGTCTGGCGGCCAACCTCTGGATGACTCTGAGGTGAGGCAGGTTCTGCTGCTTGTACGCGGACACCTCCTGCGATAGACTCGCGGAGAGGACCAGTTTCTTCACGTCTACCCGATTCAGGTAGAGTTCGTCCCTGGCATTGCTCAATGCCTCGACGATCCTATAGAATCCCGACGGCACACCGTGGCGCTTCACATCGTCCATAGTCATTCTAGACAGCTCCACAGCACCAGCCGACACGTCGTCCTCGAAGAATATCATGTTGAGGACGTTCCGCACCGTAGACTTAACGTACTCGCACGCCGTCTTTCTGACCAGTTCTATCCCCTTCATGCTAAGCTTGGTCTGCCCGTATATGCGCCCCACATACCGCTTCTTACATATCATCATAAGATTCACGAACACCTTTTCGAACTCCAATTTAATGGGCTCCCGAAATAAAGCCCGAGTGATGTGGCCCGCTATCGCCTCACCGTGCTCGAGCACGGACCCGCACTTCACACCGCCGCATATGACAAAGACGCTGTCCGTGTCCCCGTATATCACCTTAACGTTCAGGGCGTCCCCGGTAAGATCCTCCTCGCCGAGGTATCGTAACCAGAATTCAGCGTGACCCATGTACGTATTGACATAATCGACCACCGACATGAGCATGTCTCTTCCTATGCGGGTTATCGCGGCCGCTATGGGCAAGCAGGGCATCATGCCGCTGCTGACCCCGGTGAAACCGTAAAACGCGTTGCACGTCACTTTGAGGGCCAACTGATATTTGTCCAATATCAGCTTCTCGACCTCGTCCTGACACTCCGCCAATACTTTCCTGACCGATTTCCGTTTTGCCAACCAACGGGCCAGCAATTCCCCCAGTATAGATTTCCGTACGTGTTCGCGGACGAATCCGTATCGCGTACCGTCATCGAATTCCAGAAGGAACACATCGTCGTCGGACAGACCGTCGTCTCGACCGAGCGGAAGATACGTCGAGTAACACAGGTTGTGTCGCATAATGATAGACGGATACAGACTGGCGAAATCGAAGACGGCCACGGGGGTGTCGTAGAAGCCGACGTCGGGCTCCAAGACCGTAGCCCCCTGGTAGCCCACTCCGCCGTCGCTGCTGCCCTGACTGGACACTTCGCCTAAGGAGCTGTCCGAAGTCTGCTCACTATCTTCCTCGAACGACGCGACGGGAGACGATTCCGTCGCGAGCTCTCCGGGCCTCTTAGCGGTCAGGAAGCTAGGCAAGATCATGTTCCGCTCCCCGGCCTCCTCGAGGATACAAGAATAGATACGGATCTGTTGTCCCTCGAAGATGACGCTCCTCAGCGGTATCCTCGCCAACCTGGCGACGGATGCGGCTTCGTAATGATAGTTCAATTTTTCGAACAACCGTTTGACGAGCAGAGCGTCCTTGATACAATACCGCCCGACGACGGCGCGACCGTTATCATTGGCGAGAAAAGTCGGTGGGATCTCCTTGTAGGAGAGATCGTCCTTGTGTTCGTTCAGATACATCTCGGCCATGGTCTCGAGCTTGTAATTAGGCGCCGAAGTCTTAGCCACGCACACGGGATACATGTCCAGGACGACGGTACCGGTACAATGCACCTTTATGGAAGCGGACGACGCGTTGCGGGGCTTGTTCCCGACGGGAACGTATATGCTAAAACGGCCGCCGAAACGCAGTTTAGTGAACTCGGAGACGTTGGCGTGGTAAATCTTCTCCATGCGCTGCAGCAAGTACTTGATGTCGAAGAGGTTGATGTTGTATCCCGTCAGGATATCTGGCGAATAGGCTTTGAAGAAAATGAAGAATCCCAGCAACAGTTCATATTCCGAGGGAAACTCATACACGTGAGTCCCGGGTATCGGCGCACAGGGCCCCAGGGTAAACAGATGTTGATGTTCTCGAACGGCGGCCTCCGCACCCGAAACGCCATCGGACTCCGCGCCCGACCTTCCCACCGCGTAGCATATGACGGATATCTGGATCACTATATCGTCTACCATGGAGGAGTCGGGGAACCTATCCCCGCCACTCATGCATTCAATATCGAAGGACGCACACCGGTACTCCGGCCACGACATGTCCGAATCGTCGGCTTCCACATCCCCGATCTCACAATCTATCTCGATGTCGCAGAACGACGCGAGCCCGGAACTCCTGGCGTAGAATCGCTTTATCACACACCAACCGAACGACGGTATCTTCCTATCGACGCAGAACCTAGCCACCGGATCCACCCCGGCCTCGTAGACCCTCAGGCCCCTCGATTGCAAATTCTGCGCCAATCGTTTACACACGGGCCAGTTATTCAACGTGACGCGATACAGGTTTTCTATGTATTTCGTGTTATACCCAAACAGGGAATATTTATGGACGCGCTGCGCGTCTAACGTGAAAACTATCTTAGTAACGTCCTCCGTCTCCTTAAGCACGGTCGAGAGATAGTTGTCCAGATAACCCTCCGAGCCGTCGTACTCGCAATAAAAATAAGACGGCTGCCCGAACACGTTAACACACACGCTACTTCCATCGCACGTTCTCCCGAACATACGTATCACGTTCCCGCAAGGGACTACGTGACGCCGATATCCCAGAAAAATCTGCTCGACGGAATCGGCGTATACCGTACTATCTATCTGGTCGAACGTATGAAAACGGAGCGGTTGTTCCCGACCGCACCCGACCCTGCAGGTTTCCCGACACGGCAAGGTCGGCCAGCTCATCTGCGGTTCCAACAGATACTGTACATTGTTGTAAAACATCCTCGGGGGATGTTGGGTCACTTTCTTGATCAGTCCCTTCTCGCCGTCGTATATCACGCCGCGGGGTACGACCTGAAGGAACGACTTCTTTCCTTTTTTAGTAGGTCCGTTACCCCGTCGAGAATCGACGGTCGAGCATCCGTTACGTCTTCTAGCAGCACCGCCGCACAGATAGGGATTAAAAAACACAGGAGCCGACATGGCGAGATTAGGTACCGTACTCTCCCCCCTCTCCCTCACAATTAAACATGCACGTCGTCTTCCGTGTTCAATTTTTGATAACCTCCTCTCCTTCTTAGTCTGTCCATTATACCCGGTCTCCGTCGGGTTTCACTATTTTTATTTGACGCGCTATCCTTAGAAGATTTTTCTATCTCCTGACGTTTTTTGTCATCCAACCGCTTAATAGCACGTAGCATCCGCACGGCGTCCTCTTCGTTGAAGTCCGCCCCGGCGCCGGCAGACGAGGACGACACTCGAGTGTCCGCATCCACGGACAGATCCTTATATCCATAGGGCGCCTCGCCGGGATAGGGAGGTGGAGCGTCACCGGACGTTCCCTCGGGACCTGGATAGGCCACTGCTATGGAGCTGTCGGCCACGGAGCTGGTGATGGTCTGGGAGGCGTACGGAAAGAAGTAGTCGAAAGGACGTTGCATAGCTCTCCTCTGGCGACGATACACGGTGATCACCAACGTGATACAACCGACGCAGAACAGGAACACCACGAAGGCTCCAAACGGATTGGTAACGAAGGTCACCAGGGCCCCAATGAACGAGCCTATGGCGCCTCCGACGGCACCCACGGCCTCGCCTATGCCTTTACCGATAGCGCCCATACCGTTCATCATCTCGTCCAGACCCTTCAACGCCGGCGGTATAGGATTGATGACCCGTTCAACCACGAAGTCGAGCCTCTTCTTTTGATAATTGTATTCCCGCATGATGGACTCCAGATCGAAGACGTTGGCCTGCGCCAGCTCGTCCCTCGAATATAGCTCCAGCACCTTGAAATCTATATTCTCCAACGGTTCGGTCTTCAATGCGATCATAGTATCGATAATATCTATTTCGCTGAGGTTGATCTTCTTGGTGAACACGTACTGCTGAAATTCGTATCCTATATCGCCGGCGACAAAGATCCGGTAATCCTGCGTCTGACACGTCTCCATCCTGTGCGTTCCGAGTAATATCTCGTTGTCCTCACCGAGCTGACCGAGTCGCACCTCCGTACTATTCTTCATGGAGAACCAAACCACGGGTCTAGAATAACAACCCTCAAGCTTACCGTCGTCCGAAAATTTTCTCATATCACCTTTTATGAGCACAGTAGACTGATTGACCTCGATGCATTTAGCTAACGATATCACATCACCAACCACTCTAGCAGCCACAGGCACTCCGAATATCGCCGATAAGATATTAGAAGGATTAATCTTACTAAGTTCGTGCAGTACTTCCGCGGTACGCTTCTGATCCAAACACCACGCCTCTGCAATATGACCCAAGGCCTGATTGATGTATGTCCGCAAAGTATCATACGCAAACTGAAGTTGTGCATAACTTATGTCACCAGTGGATTCATCAGGCAACGATCTTTTCCTACGGCTATTAGAACCAGTAGCGCTGACCGCAGATTCATTCGCGGCAATCTCCAACGCCTTTAACGATTTTTGCTTCAAACCCTGCCACACGATGACCAAGCCGCCGGTCGTAACATGATACGTCGCATTTCCATCCATGTCATACGTCTCATTATAATCACGAAGAAAAACCTCTTCTATCTTCTTTTGCGCATCGTTCTTGAAACATTTGATATCATCTTCGGTTAAATTATTATCTGGACTGTATTTGTTCTCCACAAACGTTGAGGTCAATGTGCGTGCCACATAATGAAACGCATTTTCGTATTCGGTCCGAATGGCTCTATCTACAGTCTCCCATAAAATCATCTCGCACGTCACGTTAGATTGATCATTAACTTCCCATCCGATTACTACATCTTCTCTCTCGTAAAAAGCCATCTTCGGTACGATTCGCGCTTCTAAAGCTCTGGATCCAAAATCCTTTAAAATGCTATAATTACTCCAAATGTGAAATTTTTCTCTCTGTTCACGGAACGTCTTCCCATTAGAGCCGTTGTAAAATGGAGATATGTTGACTATAACACCGGACGGCAAGACGAACATATCATACGGAAATTTAGATTTGCCTTTAGTCTTAGTAACTATACAATTCATGCTACATGTTTCCTTATACAACCAGACAGATCCCGGAGTGCGAGCGTGTTCTTTTACCGTTATGTACCGATATGTGTCATCGTTTCCCATATCGTCCCTCATAAGCCACATGGTCTCATTAACTTCATTATCGTTATGATACGCTATATATCTATCAGCGCCAATAACGCGTTGGTGAGAAGTGTAGCATTGTCCTCTGCTGTTTACCAAAAAAATCTCCCACATCGGTAAAGCAACAAACTCTCGGCTGTAACCCAACAGGTAGTCATACGTTACATATTTATAACTCCTTTGAAACAACAACTCTTTCTGATAAGTATACGCCGTAAAGACGTATGGCAAAATATTTCTCTTGTAAATCAACATAATCCCTTCCTCCGAATTCACCCTCGGATTGAAGGGTACGCACTGAATAGTCCTGGCAAATCTGACCAGATCGGTTCCCATTGACATGGAACATATCCGATACGGATATAATTTTCGTTGACTAAAATCCACCGAGGCGGTCAAATTTCTTATCACAGTATTGTTACGCGATGCGTCCGAATGATTGCCATTAGACACGGTGGTGTCCTCGACCGTAGTAGGGGTGACCGTCGTACTCTCACAGTAGACACCGAGGTACAAGATCGTCAAAGCTGATGTCCACGTCCCTCGCCAACTGCAGGAGAGAATTCTCGATCTCGCGATACCGCGTACGGGTCGCATTGTCGAAAGAAGTCCTCGTCTTGACGGGCGCAACTTCCTCGTCCTCCGCACGCACCGTCACGGTCTTTCTAGACCCTTTGAGATGTTGATAAAGAAGAGAATACAGATCGTCTCCTCGGCATATTCCCTCCTCGTGCACCAAAAAGAGAGGCGAGCCAACGTTATACGTTAAAACAATCCCCTTGACTTCAGTCAGAGACACCTCATCTATACGATAAATTTGTACCTGTTTACCAAACTTCTCATTATATAGTGCGACCGAAGATACCAGCTCGCGAATATATAACCACATCCTGTTCTGTAACGTGTTCAAATCGGTCACATCGCTAAAATCGAAAAACTTTCTGTATTCGCTGATCATCCACTCGTTGGGGTTCGGCGTCCCCTCCACACACCGCACCAGATCGTCCTTCATGTGTGGCAGCATGCCAGCGTTATCGCACGCATACGCCATATTGACATTAAACGGCAGTCCGTAAAAATCGCGGTGATGCGTAAACACGGGACCGTTTAAAAACCGGTAGATCTCTTGTCCCAGAGCCGGCAGAGACTCTAAGGGCAACGTGCGATGTAGTAGGTTATTTTTAACGTACAGGTGATCGTCGTACGACACCATGTCCGATACGTGCATGACGCTTTCGTCCACCTCGATCCTCCTGATGAAACCGTTCATGAGCTTAGATAGGGCTTCCAAAACGACCGTCCCCATCACGTTCACATTCACCAGCTTACTGATACAGTTTTCTTGTTTCTTTATACACCGCATGACTTTCTCATAACCGGCCTCCGATACCTTTCGGAGATAAGCCCTCTTTCTCACAACCACCTCCTTGTCTATGTCGTGCTGCTTGGCATAAGGATTTCCCCCGTACAGGGGATCGCCCGCCTGACCGGACACCGCAGTATCATCTAAGATCTCGCTCTCTTTAGAATCGGCCGGCCTACGTATCTCCTCTATCAGGTATTTTATCTTCATATAAACTTCATTATTCTCGTGCAACCGATTAAAGATGGGGTTGTCCTCGAACATCTTAATGCTCATGGAAGTGATCAGGTCAATGATCTTTCCGGGAGCGGCGTACACGGAGCCCACGAACAATCTCTCATCTTCCGTGAGGTCCACATTCATGCAAGTGAACATGTCCACTATAGGTTCCCCGTAAAAGATCTTGCTCAATTCGTTCTGCAACAACGTACACAGGTGATGATACATATTCACCTGCTTGATGGTCACGTTGACGTGTTTCACGATAGTCTCTGACGTCTTAGACCAGTACGTGAAATCGGAGAGAGAGTAGATCTGCTGCGGTATCTCGCTGAATATGTTATACTCTTTCAGAGCACGCTCGGCCTCCCCGATATAAGCGTGCTGCCCCTCCGTCACGGTCGCGATGTTCTTTATCGCCGATATTATCCCTATCAACCGATCATGACGGCCCACGGTCTCGATCACATCCTGCTCGATGGTCTGCATATCGGTCTCCAGCTGCACCAGGGGCTTGCACACGGCTACGTGATCGCACAACAGCCCGCTCAACCTCTTCCCGATCGACCTCCCCTGATTAGGTACCACGGTGAGCTCCTCATAACACTTGTAACAGGTGGCCGCCTCGTGATACGTCTCCGTGGCCACGACCGGGGAGACGCCGTGCGACCTGGACAGATAATCGTGCAGGTCACGACACAGGGCGAAGCCCTCCGAGGGACACATGAGTCCGTACACGCAATTGAGCTTACATATCACCCGCTCCACGTCGTTCAAGGTATCGACCTTAACGTCGAAACTCACGTGATCGTTCAGACTGACGATCTTACGGTAATGCCTGTCACAAACATCTAACCTCAACACGCGCCGATAGTAAGCGACGCGATCACCGTCGTCGATGAACCGCCTCAGCGCGGCGTCCATACGCGTAAAGTCCTCATGCATACACCGTATCAGCATCTCCAGATATAACGTTAACACGGTAGTGGCCTGCTCGTTCTGTTCCCGCAGTGACGGGTACAGCGTGGCGTGTAACTTCGCCACGATACGCGCGTTCCTCTTGAACGGACCGCCGTCGGCCAATATGGCTACCGGATCGCAGTACTTCAAGCACTGCAACTCCAGGGCGCACTCGTTACATTTAGAACACACAACGCCCAGCTTCTGCAACGAATTCATTATCGTCGATAAAAACGTGTACGGAGACGCTCCACCTTCGACACGCAATAAAGACACACACGTAAGATTCTGGTATCACACTAACGATTTAATAATAACCATGAACGAGAGACCCAGCCCGAGACACACAAATACCACACAAACCATGCCTTACAACCTGAACCGCTTATGCAACGGCATGTCGTCTTCACAGTCTTCGGCGACGTTTACCACATCCCCACCGTCGCCCTGTCTAGAGTCCTCGTCCTCTACAAAGAGAGAAGAAAGGTCATATTTCTCCCGACTCCCCCTCTCTCGCGCCTCGGCGACGCCGTCGGCGTCACCTTCACCGGCGCCCGAAAAATGCACGTTCAACGCCCTCCTGATCCCGTCGACCGAATAATCATCCGCACCGCTCTCGATAACAAGCACTATCTTATCATACAGAGACCGCGCCAGCGACTCCTGCCCGTCCACGAAGAACGTGATCTCGTCCAACGTGGGACACAAACCGTTCTCCCCGGAGACGCTATTCATGATCTCGGACACGGCCACCAGTTCGGGATCCTCACTAGAGTCCAGGGCCAACATGACCCTGTTCTTTATGACATCGCTCTCGAATATCACGTTATCCCGCTGCGTCCTCCTGATCAGGACATCCAGCAGCTTAGTGGCCAAGATGCACCTCTGGCGCATGAACCTATAATCCTGACTGTTGAAACTCCCCATCGCGTTCAGACTACGCTCCACCCCGGAACCCACAAAATACCCTATCTGTCCGAACTGAAAGATGTCGTGACTGTTACTGCCCACCGCGGCGTACTTCTCTATACCGAACGCCACCGTCACTAGAGACCGCTGCTCAAAGACGGTCCTGAACAAGGATTCTCGAGAAACAGTGGAAACCAAAGGGGCCTTCATGCCAGCGATCTTCTTCTCCTTCATGGCCAAGACGTACTCGGCCACCGACGCGTAGCTGGGAGACTTATCCAGCAGGTAGGGGAAGTTCAGGTGATGATTCTCCATCAACCGAGTGGTGAACCCGTGAAGGGAAGATATATAGTCCTTGAAACCAAAAAAACTCAGGAACTTGTTGTGAAATCGGTACTCCACGTAGCTCAGGATACTGTCCGGCGTCACGTCCAATAAATCGTGCTCGTTATAATTGGACGTGACGCCGATCAGAAACCGGACGAAATTATTGAACTCATCGAGATCCCCCAGGTGCACGCTCTTGGGCAACGCGTTGCAGCACACCTTCTGCCAAAAGTCGAAACAGCTCAGCCCGCAGCTGGGAAACAACGCGTCGTGAAACCTGTACAGCAGAAAGGACATGCACCCCTTGATGGGACTCCGCCGCTGGACCGAATCCCGTCTAAAGAACACGTTTCCCTGCGACGACTTCGACGCGCGCGAGATGGGACGATTCTTGATGCGACACGTGCGAAAGGAGCTCGTCGATAACTTGGAGACCTTGGTCTCCATAGATACCCGAGAATATCTGCCCGTCTCGGCGTAGGCACGAAAGTCGATCAACCGTTCGTATTCCACCGCCTTAGAACACTTGACGTCGCGCATGAACAGGAAGCCCTTGCGAGCCGAGATATTGGCGAAAGCTCCACCGATGGCCTGTAGATGTTGACCCAGCCACCTGGAGATGGAGGCGCCCGTCAGAGGGTTGTCCGCGATGTACACGGCTATACTGACCAAGGCTATGTTCTGCACGATCATCGAAACGGCCTTGTGATACTGGAAAGACAGGACCGGCGAAAAGCCGACGGCGTAAGGATTCATATCCAAATTAAACACCTGCGTGGCACCGATCAGGTCGTCCTTACTGGATTTCCTCCTGACCTCAGACACGAAGCTCACCGCCATATCGTCCACGAACCTATTCAAAGCCGTGATGCAGTTCATGAACTCGGTTTTATTCTTCACGGCGATGGCATCCTCACCGCTGATAGGGTCGATCAGGCCGTTCTTCTTGCAATAATCCATCATCTGATTGAGATACTTGACGCGATCCACGGACCCTGCACCGACGCCGCCGCCACCGCCACCGCCGGGTCCGATGATTCCCGGATTCCCCATCGCGAGACCATCGGATCCCCGTCCGTCGTTCAGCAATCCGCCGCCTCCTCCGATCCCACTCATGGGCGAATCCCGTTGGTCCAGTACGTAACGTTTTCCATACGATCCCAGCACGTCTCCATCGTTCACGAATCTGGAGAAGAAGCACACCACGATGGGTTCCTTCCTCAGGCGGCGACTGACGTTCGGAAACCGGCTCTTGGTACGCACGTACGCCGTCGCGTAACACGTATGACAGCAGTTCCCACCGCAAGCCTCACAGCTCCTGCTCCCGCAGCCAACTATGTGATTGATCAGACAGTTTCCACCTTCCCCACCTGTATTGTACATGGCCACCCTGTTGAGATACCACACCAGATCCGACACCAGCTGCGGGCTCGTCGCACAAGCCCAAGCGAGATGTGCCATGGAAAAGCCTTCGTCTCGCGCGGACATGCCGTTACCGACGCGCACCAGCTTCTTCTGATCCGTGTATACGTCTTCATCGAGACACCCGAGTCCGTTGGCGAACTGAACAGACCGCAACAGCATGTCGTGAGAGCCCGCCGAACCCGAGGACAGGGAACCGCCGCCGGTTCCGCTACCGCCACCGCCGGCCGCACCGGACCCCTTGCCGTTGCCGCCGAGAAAGATCACCCGGTTGCAGTATAACACCGAATTCTCGCTAAAGATCAGCGCCGCTATGTGCGTAGACAGGTGCAACTTGAACTCGTCGATCCTGCGCAGCAGATCGACGTGATCGCTAGCGCCCTTCACCATCGGCCACTCGGAGAAGACGAGAGTAGGGGGACATTCGTACGCGGAGTCCAAGAACGTGGGTACGAAATGAAACGCCAATTCCGCCATGGCCGCATCGCTCAACATGAGCTGGTCCCGCTCCGCGTTGTTCAACTTCTGGCTCAGATATCCGCTATATCGTTTCTGCGGAGCGAGACGTACGCCCAACGCTCTGTCGTCGTCGAACTGTTGCAGACCGCATCGTATCAGATGCCGCGTATCGTCTACGCGGAGCGACTGACCGATGGCAGTAAAAATGAAATAAAACAACGTTTCACTTAAACTGTCACAGTAAAAACATTTAGCGCTCACGGGACCTCCGCGGGTCAACCTACTATCCGAGGCGTCCGCGTCCCCGGCCGCGACGTCCGCGTGACCGTCCTTTCGATCGTTATCGTTACATATCTCCCCCCCAAAGAGAGTGACAGGGTACAACGGCACTTTAGTGCCGGAGGACTGTCCTATCTGTATCTGAACGGCTTCCTCCAAGCACATCACCATGCGCCCGGCATACACCAGTTCTTTCACAGCATTAGTGAATACGATGTAACCGACAACCTTAGACGGATCCGCACCGACGGCCCCACACAGGGCGCCGACGTCCGTGTCACGTTTATTAGCGTCCGGTTCGTATTCTTGCATATGGAACCTAACGCGCGTTTCCGAGCACAGCTTGGTCACGTTGCCATGACGCTCCACGAGGTCCGATAAAAGAGACGCATTGTGAAACGCGAACGCGTACTGATAGAAAGACGAGATCTTGCAGAGTACGCCTCCGTCGTACGAACTGACGGGCGTTTTCACGGAAACGGAAAACTCTCTGTCTACGACCAAATCTATCAGAAGCGGCATCACTGCGACACTCACATCCGAGTCGCACAGGGAGAGTCTAGCGATCACCTCCCTGCGCTCGTCGTCGAATTCCACGAAGTAGAGCCACGCGGAAGGACCGACAGACGCGAGATTCGCCAGATTATCTTCCTGCATTTTCACTTACGTTACGAGCAACCGTATCGGAACGCCGAGACCCACGCGATTATTTTTTTCTTAACACAGGATAGATTCGATTTTTTAGAAAAACGGTGTCCGGCATTCATGTGTGCTAACAGATAAAAAAACAGACACGCCGTTCACGTACGGCACAGCACCGTATCAAATATAAAAACCTAAGACCGACGTCACCACGCAAAACACACCCAGCACTGCTTCCCCGAGTTGTATGGCATCCTTTACAATTCGAGACACTTTATATTGCCTCCCGTCGAAGCGTCATCATTATAGATTAATCACATCTGTCCGTCAATAAATCATTGCCAAGAACCCCATATAAGCGTTGCAGGCACATATCTCTGTCCGAGCATTCCCCCGCACAGACACAAGCTTTTCATGTCACCGGGGAATACATATGCGTCCCCGATGCCAAGTCAATCCCCCGAGACGTGACCCAGTTCCGAGCACACGATCATCATCATAATATTCTCGAAAGGCAAAACCGTGAAACCACAATCAGGACCATACCGATCCCTTACAGTTGACATAGTTATAAAACGCACCCCACCAGACTGCGACATACCGATTACGCTAACGAACCGCACTCATACCGTACAGCGTCACACCGATCCTGTACCGGGAACTCGGCCAACATCACTCAGCATCACACAACGTGGCGTCGATCCTTCTGATCTCGCGGTTACAAAACCGTTACTATACGAACACTTACGTGTATGCTCCCAAACCGAGCACCGTCATCACAATGTTATTACGGAATTTCAGGAAAGAGTTTTGTTTTTTTTTTTACAACACCCCGTCGGTCAGGACTTAGTCTCTGAAGCAAAACAGCCCATTGTAAATTCCCATAGCGTTGATACGTCTTTTTGGACTTAGTCTCTATAGCTCAAAGCATGCATTACCAAATCCCATTGACCCGATACGTCAGTTCGCACTTAGTCCCTGAGACCTCCCTCGGAGGGGGGGGGGGGCTCGGACTTAGTCTCTGGTCGCGATGTCTGCGTGGTCTGCTCCCATAACGCCGATACGTCAGATCGGACTTAGTCTCAGGGGCACTCGCGATCAAGTCCGCACTTAGTCTCTGGTCCCGATGTCTGCGTGGTCTGATCCCATAGCACCGATACGTCGAATCGGACAGTCTCAGGGGCACTCGCGATCGAGTCCGCACTTAGTCTCTGTGCACGATGCCTGCGTGGTCTGATCCCATAGCGCAGATACGTCAGATCGGACTTAGTCTCAGGGGCACTCGCGATCAAGTCCGCACTTAGTCTCTGGCCGCGATGTCTGCGTGGTTCAATCCCATAGCGCCGATACGGCGGCCGGACTTAGTATCTGGAGCGAAATACCCATTGTAAATTCCCATAGCACCGATACGTGTTTTTGGACTTAGTCTCTGACAGCGAGGTCCCCGTGGTCCGATTCCATTGAACCGATACGTCGGGATTGGACTTAGTCTACAGCCGGAGCCTCCGCGCTGTCAATAATTTGCATAAATAAAATGATTGACGTACATATCCAATGAGAATGCAAATAGTTTGCTCATTACATATGCGTGACGCACTTTGATTGACAGCCGTTCGGTCGCAGAGTCGGCCCGCTCTCGGACAGAGGGCGCATCGTGTCGGTCGCTTTCCCATAGCGCCGATACGTGACGCATCGGTTGCATTGGTCCGGTATTGACGGCGTGACCGCAACGTATCAGAATGCTGGGCCGCGACCCGTTCCGAGCCCGGCGTCGGGTAGCTCATCGGGTCGTGCGCCATAGGAACGAAACGTCACATATCAAATGTATTGCTCCGACACGGCACACCCGAATATACAGTATCCAAATGCATAGCGCCGATGCGGCCGTGTCGCCAGACATAGGACCAATACGGCACGCATCAAAACAATGGGCCAGATATGGGACCGATGCCCGTAACGTGTCAAAACACATAGGCGCGATACGGTCGGGTCTGGCACCGTTGCGCGGATACGGCCGTATCCGTCGCATGGCGCGTGGATGGGGCGCGTGGTGAAACCGTATCGCCAGAATGGGAATAGCACTCGCGGGGTCGTGCGCCATAGGGCCGATACGGCCGTATCGATTGCACGGCGCGGGAATGGGCGCCACGACCGAGACGTATCGAATGGCCTGCATGCGCACCGGCCCATTTATTCCCCATGCCGGCGATGCGGGCGACGGCGCGCGACCCGCGGCCCCGCTGGGGGCACCGGCGGCCGGCCGCCGCCAGGGGGCGCCTCGGTCCCGCCCATTCATCAACAAGGGCGTGTCCTATCCTGCCCTGCCATCTCCATGACCACGCCTGCATGCAAATGATGCGTAAATAATATGCATAAGAGATGCTAATGTTCACGCGCGCGCGTGCGTGTGCGCGCGCATGCGCGCGCGCGGTAATTTTATACGTGCGGGTACGTATACGCCCCCTGTACGGTATGCAAATTACCGGTAGAAACGATACCGTTCAAAATACGTATACTACCAATGGTACGTAACGGTAACATTCCGGAAGAAAATACACGTAACCACACCCTATATGCAAATGATAATAAACAACGCCGAATCAGGTTACCCTAACGTATCCGTTTTATCCGAATGCAAGTTAATACGGGACGTTTCTATTTAACCAACGCTTTCCTGTAACACCCCCAATAAACAAACAGGTCCTTGTATTTGCATATGCAAACGAACCGTTTTCACGGCACGTTACTTTCCACGGGTTACGAATATTCATTAGTGGGCGTAACCTCATTTGCATACGTATCCGGTGCAATTCCGTATCCATCCAATGGAACGTACTCCCCCCTACGTATAGGTTCCAAACCTATAAATACAAAACCTATAAATACAAAACCTATAAATACACTAGGTACGTATATATGCTCCCTAACGAATATACACCCCCTAACGAATATACACACCCCCTACGTAACCACACCCACCTACGTACACACCCACCTACGTATACCCACCCCCTACGAATATACAAGGTTTACGGGGGGCGTAATTCGGGTCTACGTATAGGACCTACCAACCCTACCCTTACTCCCCCCTTACTACCCCCCCCCCTAACCCCCCCCCCTTCATCCCCCCTCATCCCTCCCCTTCCTCCCTAGCCCGAAAATTCGGCGGCCGGCCGCCGATGACGTCGAAGCTGGCGGGCTGCCAGGCCACGTGGCTGGGTGTGGGAGTGGCTTTGGGACCACGTGACGGTGGGTATAAGAGGCCGCGCACAGCAGTCCCCGCCCGCATTCGGCGCGGCGGACGGACCAGAGCGGACGGGTAGGTGCTGCGCGGCGGAGCCCCGGGATCGGGTGGCGGGGGGATGGGCGGCCGGGTGGGGGGATGGGACGGCTATACCCCCCGTTTCCACAGGCTCGGAGCCGCCGCGAGCAGCGCAGGATCCCGGACCCGGACCCGGACCCGGACCCGGACCCGGACCCGGACCCGGCCGCCGCCGCTGGAACCCGCGCCACCCCCACCCGGCTGGATCGGCACCCCACCCCCACCCCCGGTAAGCGACCTGCACCCCCACCCGGCTCGGCCTGCACCCCCACCCGGCTCGGCCTGCACCCCCACCCGGCTCGGCCTGCACCCCCACGCGCAGCTCCTGCATCCCCCACCGGTAAGCGTCCCCTCCCCCACCACCCAGGATCCGCATCGCCGACCGTCGGAACCGCACCGCAGCAGGCCGCATCCGCATCGTGAGCCGTTGGATCTGCACCCCCGCCGGTGAGCACCCCCACCCGGCTCGGCCTGCACCCCCACCCGGCTCGGCCTGCACCCCCACCCGGCTCGGCCTGCACCCCCACGCGCAGCTCCTGCACCCCCACCCGGCTCGGCCTGCACCCCCACCCGGCTCGGCCTGCACCCCCACCCGGCTCGGCCTGCACCCCCACGCGCAGCTCCTGCACCCCCACCCGGCTCGGCCTGCACCCCCACCCGGCTCGGCCTGCACCCCCACCCGGCTCGGCCTGCACCCCCACGCGCAGCTCCTGCACCCCCACGCGCAGCTCCTGCACCCCCACCCGGCTCGGCCTGCACCCCCACCCGGCTCGGCCTGCACCCCCACCCGGCTCGGCCTGCACCCCCACGCGCAGCTCCTGCACCCCCACGCGCAGCTCCTGCACCCCCACCCGGCTCGGCCTGCACCCCCACCCGGCTCGGCCTGCACCCCCACGCGCAGCTCCTGCACCCCCACCCGGCTCGGCCTGCACCCCCACCCGGCTCGGCCTGCACCCCCACCCGGCTCGGCCTGCACCCCCACCCGGCTCGGCCTGCACCCCCACCCGGCTCGGCCTGCACCCCCACCCGGCTCGGCCTGCACCCCCACCCGGCTCGGCCTGCACCCCCACCCGGCTCGGCCTGCACCCCCACCCGGCTCGGCCTGCACCCCCACCCGGCTCGGCCTGCACCCCCACCACCCCTCCCCCAACACGCATCCAGACCGACCTCGGCCCTGCAGTGGCCGGGTCCGGAACACGTTACGCATTGAAAAGCCGTATCGCGGTCGAAACCCGTGGCCCATCCCCCACCGCGGGCGAGGCCAAGCCGGGTTGCGGCCCACGGCTCCCACTGTGGGCGAGGCTGTCACCGTGCCGCGACAGGCCCCTCCCACATCTAGGTGTGGCTGTCGCGTCACCGTCATCAGCCACACCCACAAGCCTCGTCACGATAGGGCCAGACGTTACGCACAAGCACATCCCCCGAGAAGCCACGCCCACCGCCAAACACGCCCGGGCGGCTCTCACAGACCCAGAAGCAGCAGCCGCCGTCGGCAGTAGCTTCTTCGTCTGCCCTCGAACGCTAGGAGCCTTTTTCGTACCCAGGCGTCTTTTTCATACAAAAAAAGGCAAAAAATTTTACCCTTTCTTGTTTTCCTCCCAATAAAAAAGCTCGTCCGAGAGCACTCGGCAACGTTTCCATATGGTGAGGTTTCGCGTACGCGGCGTGACCGTATCGAAACGCTTAGGAAGCGTACGTCCGCGACCCACGTTTCTCAGCCGAGGCCTTTTCTGTCCGTTTTGAAAGGCCCGGACGCGGCATCAGTGCCATCGAGCCCGCGCTCGCGCTCGGCAGTCGACGCATCGCGTGTCTCCCCCTTCGGTGAGAGAAAAAGCACGGGTGCGGCCGGCCGGTCTGACACCGTATTGCGCGGACGAGGTTCGTTCGCCGGTTTTTTATGAGTTAACATCGTCCGATTTAGGCTCGTAGCAGGTTGCCAGGTCTGCCCACAAAAAGCTACGCTCAGCATGGGCCTCGCCGAGCTGGCAACATTCATCGAAAGCCCCTTCATCACGGTCGACGCCGCTGAGCCGGAGGGTCCGTAGTCCGGCGGGAACGCTCGACGCAAACCCCTTCGAGAAGAAAAAACCCGCAGTCGTAATATAAGCATACATAAAAACTAAAAAAAACCATGGACGATGAGCCATGGGTAGATCGCGAGTCATGCCCCGTACACGAAGGAGCCCCGTCACAGTCACACAAGCAGCACACGAACACGGCCCACTTTGTTATCTGTTGAGAAACCGTTAGCGATACAATGCGAGTAACGATAGAAAATGAGTAAACCGTTTGAAGAGTCAGTATCTTTTATTTGTTACGCGTTCTCGCTGCCCTCAATCCCGCTCATCATCGTCTTCGATGATGTCCACATCTAAATCCTCATCGTCTTCCTCATCAAAGTCCCTCTCGTCCTCACTGTAACACAAGTCGTCGCAGTCCATCAGTTGATGCGACTGAAAGTCCAAGTCCTCGGCGTCGTGCTTCACGACTCCGTTTTCCATACCGTCGTTCTCGTCCTCGCTCACCGGGTCGCCGTCGGCGATCCCGGGGGTCAGTACCACGTCCATGGTGCCGGCGCGCAGGGCGTCGGGCGCGAAGGACGATAGCGCGTTTTGGGGTACGAGACCGAAAGGAAAAACGGGAGGGGAACCGCACTCGCGCTCGGCCTCCGTGTGCGGAGACGATACGGCCTTCGTCACGGAGGCCGTCTGCTGGGAAGGCTGTTGATACCTAGAGATACTGCCCGGCCCGGGAGTCGCGGCTTGGATGATAGGCCACGCGGTCGATATCGACGTCGGGACGGACGTCGGCAGGGACAACGGCGGCGGGGATAGGGGCGTGGGAGACGTCGGCTCGACGGATGCGGCGGTCTGGGCCTGGATCGGAAAGACGACGGCGGCGACGCCGGCGCCAGAAGACGACTGTCGCTGGGGCTTCTGTTGGTGCTGCTGCTGGTGCTGCTGCTGGTACTGCGGCTGTTGCTGACGACGGACGGTCTCGTGATACGTCTGGCGCCGATCCGACGATCTGTTCAACGGACTGCGGTGCTTCGTGGGCGACGCGGTGTCGACGTCGCGACGCGCCGTCTCTCTGCCGACGTCTCCGGCGGTCCGGTGCGGCTCGCGCTCGCCGCGTCTCGGCCTCTTGGGTATCACGTAGCCGTCCAGCGTCGAGGTAACACACGCGGAGGTCCTCTTCGCGGCCGTCCTGGGGTCTCTGGACGATATCTTGCCGGTGCCGTCATCTCCTCTCAGAGAACGACGATGACGATAAGCGTCGGACTCGAGGGGAGAACCACACGTCGCGGCCTGGGCTCCCGATCCGGTCTGCGGATGCAGCCGCCGTTTCTTCTCGAGGCGCGTGTCCGAGGGAGGTTCCGACGCCGTCGCTGAGACGCGCTTCTCTTCGCGTGCAGGGACGACGTCATCCCGTCGCGGAGAAAACTGTAGGGTGGACACGGAAGCGAGGTCGGAGAGGAAATCTCCGTCGTCCGCGCCCTCGCCGACGCGATCCGTCTTCGCGAGCGCCAAGTCGGGACGGGCGTGGGCGCCGTCCAGATAGGGATAGTACATCAGGGTGAGGCCGTAGGGACTCAAGAGGCGCGTAATGCGGAACTGGCACACCTCGTCGTCGCACTCATGCGTCTTGAGGGCCCGCAGGACGACGTCGGCCAGCATACCGCATCGGTAGTGTCGCAGAGCCCCGTTGGCGTCGTAGTCGGACAGCACGTGCAGGCGCTGGGGTTGCTGTCTCATCCGGCGACGCAGGGATCCGATGCTGCGGTTGAAGTAGGTGAGCATAGCCAGGGCGCGATGTAACGGCTGGTCGAAACGCGCGATATGCTTGCACTGCGCCGCGGGTTGGAAGCCCTTGCCGCCGACGACGCCTTCGACCGCGCCGTTGCCGGCCATCTGTCCCAGGGGCAGTTTATTGGCCAGCTGCCGGAAGATCTGGTAGTCGTTCTGCGACCTGTTGGGACCGCAGGCGCCACGCATGATGCACATCAGGTTCGCCATGTTCAACTTATTGAACAGAGCGTATCTCAGCGGGCTCAGAGTGGTGAGGTACGGGTCGCCCAGGTTGACGGGCAGCCGATGCACGTAGTGATATTTGATATAGGACAGGTGCTCGTCGGCCAGGGCGCAGATGATGCTCAGGCTGGGCGCGTTGTTGATCATGAACAGCCGCTCGAGCTGAAACCTGTGCAGCGATACCGGGTCCATGTCGTCCAACGTCTTGCGCAACTCCAACAGGTAGTCGGTCTTCATGAGCTCGTCGTCGGCGACGAGCATGCGAGGGTTCTTGGGCCCGGCGATCTCGCCGTACGCGTCGACGGTTCTGAGGTCGCTCGAGTGTTTCCGCAGACCCAAGGACTCTCTCGTGAAAGATGATAAATCGAACGGGAGTTCTGGCTTGCGCGTCCGCGTTCCGTCGGAGCTTCGGACGCGAACCACGACGGCGGTCGTACTGGTGGAGGCGACGGAATCGGCGGCATCGTCGATCTTCGCGTCATCGACGCGTCGGGACGGTTTTTCTTGGCCGGTCCCTCTGTCGTCTTGTTCCGCGGGCTCGAACCTGACGCTGCGGACCCGTTCGCACCATCGATTGCGACGTCCTATCACCCCGTCCTCGTCCTCGTCCTCGTCTTCGTCTTCGTCCTCGTCCTCGCCGTCGTTCCCATCTTCGTCTTCCTCCTCGAAACCGTCTTCGTCCGAAACGCCGCGCACAAAGACGGTGCGCACCGGTCCGTCGTCCGCCACGGTCGACTCATCGGCCGCGTCGTCCGCGAACGTGACGGTCCGCAATTCGGTCGCCTCGCCGGACTCCGATCCGTCCGCGAGCGTCCTGGAGGACGAAGAGGAGGACGGCGCGACGTAGTCCGCGTCGCGACGGCGGTGCCGATCGCGGTCCCCGCCAAACGTCGATTCTCCGGGACGAGACTCGCCGCGCGAGAGGGTTTCCGCGCGACGTCGCGAGGCTCTCGCCGATCGCAGCTTCTCGGATAGGTCTCTGAGTCCCGAATCGGAGTGCGGCGCGGCGTCGCGGGCGCCACACCGCTGCGCTGAGACGTGGCTTTCGCGGCGGTGCGCCCTGCGCTCGTCGCGCGTCTCGCGGGACGCATCTCTGCGGCGGCGATACTGCGTTCCGCCGTGACGGTCGTCGCGTCGACAGGATCGGCGATAATGATGATGATAATTCTTGCCGCGCTCGTCGTAGACGCTCTCCCGTCTCCCGTCGTACGCCCTCACCGTGTTCCTTCTGAATCCGAACGTTCGCCCGCCCGATCTCTCCCGGATGGCGTCTGGGTCGCGAACATAGTAGCCGTCGTCCACGTCGTTCATGGTGACGGTGGTAGTGGTAGTGGTGGTGGCGGCCGTGGCCGTGGCTAGACCGACAGAAAACGCAGTGTTGAGATCTTGCTGCGTTTTGGTCACCGTGCGTTGGATCGTGCGTAGGGGAGCCATGGAGCGGCCGCGCGTCGGTCGGACGCGAGACGGGCGAGGTGTCGGGGATAGGTGAAGAGGAGAAAAGGAGGGGAGAGGAGAAAAGGGGAAGGCAAAACGAGGAGACGCGGGGACGATGTCGCACCGCGGTGCGGTCGTACGTACGGACGACAGCGAGATCGTGCCACAGACGGCGAATCCCGCGCGCACCGCCGGTCGGTCAGTCTGAAAAAGCTCGACGAGCGGGGGACGCCGGCGTCGGGCGACACCGCTCCTCGAGGGGACCGCGCGCGCGCCTCTCTTTTTAACGAGCAGCACGATCGGGCCGCGAGGCCGATGATGTTGGTGATGATCCTATTTTCCACGCCCCCACGCCGCCTACGGGGGCGCGCGTGTGTGCGTCCCGAGGCCCGCGGGCCCCTTACCTGGGCTGTATCTGCGCCCCGCCGTCCAGAAATTCGTCCGCCGCGTGTGCGAGACCATGTCGTTCGCCCTGTCTTCGTCGGGATCGGAGACGTTCGCGCCGGACGCAAACGCGAAGCGGGTAAGTACGAACGCGTTACGGCGAGACCGCCGGGCGCGCGGCCGTGCGGCTCGCGCGAGCCGTCTCCGTGCCTCCCGATCGCCGGTATGCGCCGTTTTACAACACGGACGGTACGGCGTATAATAATATGAGACCTTTCGGTGACGGTCCGTCACCGAAAAGACTTTCCGATGGGCGTCGACGCGTCAGATTCGATAATCGGCGGAATAATGTCGATCTATCTTGATCGAGATATGCGTCTGCTTGCTGTTGGATTTGCACCGCGTGGTGAAGCAGCGGCTCCACAGTATGGCCCAGATGACGCCGCCGGAGGCCGTGCGGAGGTCGATGAAGAACTGAACGGTCTGTTGTCTGTTGCGGTGCTGTCTGGAGATGCAGTAGAAGTCGTGCGCGAAACCCAGAACCAGTCTCTTCAGCTGCACGCAGGTCGGGTTGGAGACGTTGAATACTATCGGGTGCTCGGCAAACTGCTCCGAGGCCCAGGATTCGTAATGCTGCAGCAGACGTTCGCGAATAGGGGGCCAGGCGACGGTCCTCACGAAACGTCTGAGGGTATCCTTGGTGGCCGCGGAGAAGTGGATCCGCGCGTCGCCGCGGCCTGCCGGGGCCTGATCGTCGTCTCCGCGTGTCTGGTCTGCGTTCTGGTCTGCGCCCGTAACGAGATCCTGAGCTGGATCTTCGCCTGGCAAGCGCGCGCTTCTTCCCACGCCGAAGCGGTCGTCGTCGTCGGGAGGCGGCGGGGACGAAGACGACGACGAGCAGGAGGAGGAGGAAGAGGAGGAAGAGACGCCGGCGTCGTAGTTGGCGTCCGGGACGGGAGACGCGGCTGAGCGAGGATCGCGCGCGTGGTTCAGATGGGCCATGTGTTCCGCCACGAGGGACAAGAGCTCGGGGTTCCTGGGCCCCCGGTGCATCTGCATGGCCTTGGATTCCATGAAGGTCAGGCCCGAGTCTCGACAGGCGGTGTCATACAGGCGTACGACCATGATGGTCACGGGCGGCGGGAGCGTGCACGCGTCGCGGTCGCGCGCCGCGGCGGCCGTCATCGAGGCGCGGGACTGGGAGTGATGCAGGAGGTTCCTCACGTCGGTCTGGTCGCGGACGAACCCCAGACAGTCCGACTCTCTCCTGGCCGGAGGCACCACGATCAGAGGGTTCAGACGGCCATACATGATGTAGCCCGACTCCCTGTCCAGTTTGTACATGAACGGGAGTCGCACAGTGCGTCCGGTGTGGTAGATGCCGGTGTCGAAGGCGTCGGCCAGGTGCACGACGTCGTTGGCCAGACGGACCAGCTCCGCGTCCAGGCCCATCAGGTGGTTGAGGAACGTGGCGAGGGTGCGCACCGCGTCCGCCGAGAGCGCGTACCCGGGCGGGAAAGGAGCTATCACGCGTATCCCGATCTTCTCCCGGCAGCGACAGAAGGCGTTGCGCTCCCAGACGTCCGGGCCCGCGTCGTCGACGGGCGACGGGTGAAGATCCGCGTATCGGAGCGCCGCGCGCCGTTCCTCGAAACAGCGGAGCTCGTCCTCGTCGAGGTCGTCCGCGACGTCCGCCAGAGACGCGTACGTCGACATCTCGCCGAAACGGCGGTGGTGGCCTTCGTCCGCGACGTCGCCTCCGCCGTCGGCGTCGTCATCGTCGTCCCGACAGGCCGTCTTGAAGAAGAACACCGGGTGATAGTCCTGTTCGACGACTTCGGTTCCGAACAATCTCGCCCAGGACCTGACGATGACCCGTCTGAGCGCCCTGCAGAGGTCGAAGACAAAGGACTTGTCAACGCATCTCCTGGCGCTCGCGCCGCTGTCCCTCAGTTTGAGGTCCAGATCCCCGACGAAGTTGAAGACCGGGAGTCTGGCGTTGAAGAACTCGTGTCTCGTGCGAAAGAGCTGCGTCTGGTAGCCGGGCGAGGCGACCGCGTCGTCGTTCGTCCAGACGGCGTCGGTGAGGGCCTCGTCGGAGAGGGCCTCGTCGGGTAGCATGGAGAAGAAATCCTTGGGGAACATGCGTCTGGCCCAGTTCTCCTTCGCCAGACAGCAAAAGACGTGTCTGGATTCGGCGATCTCCACGCGAAAGACGGGCAGCGGCCCGCTCCGTGGGGGGAGCAGGTCGGGAAACAGGTGGTGGCGTCTGTCGGTCAAGGTCTCGCTCCCGCCCGGCGGGCCCTCCGCAGAGCGGACGACGCGGCCCGACGAGGCGATCTCGAGGAGACCGGAGACGGAGCGTTCGATCGGGTCGAACAGAGTGCCGACGTTGCGGTTGATCTTGGTCAGCATCCTGTCCAGGGCGTGACTCGATCCGAAGTAGCCGGCGGTGCTGTCGGCATACGCGTCGTAGCGGTAGCCGGTGTAGTCGAGGTCCCGTACGTCCGCGACGACGCGGTCGACGTAGTGATCGAAGAATCCCTCCGGAGAAAAATACCTCTCCATGGTGGAGAGGAGGTCCTGGTCCAGGTATCTTCCGAGACACAGCTCGTCTCGCGTGCACTGGTCCTCGTCCGGCACGTCCGGGTCGTAGGCCGCCGCGTCGCAGTAGGTGAGGATTCTCTCCCGGTGCAGCGCGGTGCGATACGCCAGATAGATGTAGTGCACGCAGGTGGCGTCCGGGAGCTTGGCCTCTTGTCGGAATCGATCGATCTGTCGGTCCACGAAAGCGAGCTCGCGGCGATCGCGGGCGTTGCGCCTCTTGGCGTACTCGGCGAATCGCGCGATCTTGCCGCGGAAACGCGAGGCGAGCAGCGTGCGGGACAGGTCCGCCATGGAGATGTAGGTGAGTATGGGCGCGCCGGTGTCCGCGACGAAACACCTGACGTAGTCTCGGGTGGTCTGCACGGTGCTGCACTGGCGTTCGAACAGGTAGTAGGACATGGCGAGCAGTAACATGCCCTCGGTCGGGCCGAAGGTGCTCATGAACCAGGCCGGGGAATTGGGCGTGAGAAAGGTGGTGTTGAGGTACCGGATGATGCGCGTGCGACTGAAGTAGACGAGGTGTTTAAACTCGGGACGCGCTCGGCCCCCGGCGCCGTCTCCACCACCGTCGTCCGCGAGCGCGGCGTTGTTGGCCAGGACGCGCTCGGCCTCTTCCGTGAGGTGACTATATAGCGGTTTGGTTCGCTCCTCGTCGAGGACCGCGGACAGGACGTGCGCGGGGATGGGGGAGCCCTCGCAGACGTATCGGGACAGATCGAGCTCGTCGCCGTCGCAGACGAACACGGTTCCGATCCTGGAAGAGTCGGAACATTTCTGCGTCTGCAGACAGAACAAAACGTGCGTGGAGGGCCTGTATTTGACGATCAGCGGAAACAGAAGATGATCCGTAGGCGTTTTCGATAGTATATTGACGATTATATTAGCGGCATCGTACTCCGTGGCGAAGAAAACCTCCGTCATGTCTGCTCGCGCCGGGTCTTGGGCGTCCCGCCTGTGCGATCTCGTCCTGTGCAGATCGCGCGCGCGGGAGCCCAGCTATATCCTGCTGACGGGCTCTGACGAAGACGCGGACCTGGCGGATATGGAGGCCATCTTGGAAGAGCGATTCGAGGCCTTCGGCCTGACCAGACACGACATCGACGAGCTGAGGCGGGATAACAGCGTGACGGCTCACATGCTGCAGCTGCTCCCCATCTATAAACAATGTATGCAGAACTACAGCGTGCTGAGCAAGGTCCTGAAGGACAAGTGCCATCCGCATATGCGCTCCGCGGCGGAGACGGAATGCTACAAGTCCCTGCGGATCCTGGAGGTGTTGGACGTCATCATCCTGAAACTGCTCGTGGGAGAGTTTTCCGTGCCCGAGCAGGACAGCCTGAACAGACTCCTGGAAAAGTTCTCCGCGGATCAGAATACGCTATGCGAGGTGCAACGTATCAGACAGCTCGTGAGCATGGACGGGCTGGACACGCAACGACTGATGTCGTCGGTGGCGGGCATGGACGAGAGAGAAGTGGACCAGATCACCGACCAGCTGATACGTGACATTTCCAGACTACCCCCGATCCCCGAGGAGCCTCCCCAGGACGAGAGCGAGGGGACGGAGACGGAACGCGCGCCGCCGGCGTCGCCGGACGGCGAGAAGACGACGCGAACGAAACGGGAGGCCGGCGGCGCGACATCGACAACGGACACCGGTGGCGACAGAAAAGAGAGGATTTTATTGGGGGCGTGACAACGGTGAGGGAACACGTTTCTGGGGACCTCGGGACGGATCGGGGGAATTGGAACGGGCCGCCGTCACGGGAAGCGGGAAACGCGCTACGGCAGCGGGGGAAACGTGCCGCTTATATAGCGCGATGAGGAAAGGGATCCGTCGGGTAGGGCGGGACGGGGATCAGGTCGCCGACTGAGGCACGGACCTCCCCTGCAGCATGGTGGAGGCCATGCAGACGTTCTCGTCCGACGTGAAAACCACCCGGGCTATGGGCGAGTGGGCCTGCAGTCTGACCGTGTACGCCGTCACGTTATGTATGGTGACGACGGGCATGGTGCCGGCGTGCCAGATGGTGGGGCACACGACGACACCGCTGCGGTTGAGGTGTCTCGTTCCGATGATGATGGCGCTGTGTTGCGGAGCGCATACGTGCGCCGCCTCGGGGACGACGGTGAGGATCCGGTAGGGTTTGATCCTGAGGGTCTCTCGCGTGCGTATAAAGTGATGGAAGCCCTCGTGCGGAGGCGTCATATTGATCACCTCCCACGGTTCCGGGACGAAGTAGCGGAAGATCAGGATGGTGCCCTCGATGGAGCCGGGCGCCAGCGCCTGGCTGAGGATAGACGAGATGTTAGAGATCTGAACCTCGAAGGCTCGCTGACCGGGCTCCACGATTTCCGTGGGAGAGAAGAAGGAGGGACACGAGTTTCTGTACATGATTATGCCGAAACAGCCCTTGGGGATCTCCAGCATGCCGTTCACCCGTATGACGTGCGTGGCGCCGGCGCTCAACCAGATGATGGCCCGGTTGGTGAAAATGGCCATCGACTTGTCCAGCTGGCTCATGCGAAAGTTAGTGCCCGTCGTTTTGAGGGAGATGCGGGGTATGGGCTGCGACAGCTCCAGGGACCGGCTCGACTTCTCCGTGGCGTCGGGCGGCCGTGTTATTAAAGACGGCGTTCCCGGACCGTCGCGACGCGAGTCGGTCGTCTCGTCGTCGGGGTGCGGAGGGGCGAGGCCGGTCTTCGTGGCGTCGCGCGCGTCGGAGACGTCCTCCGGAAACATACGGTTTAGGAACCTCGACCGCGGGAGGCACCTCAGGGGAGGACCGTGGCTGTCGATAAACTGCTCCGGCAAAAGCACGCCGAGCACCGCGTCCATCTCGCTTTTGCGGGACGTCGCGGCGCAGTCCGGACGGCCGGTTGCGTTTCTGGACCCGGCGTCTATCCGTTGCTTTTTTGGGTGTCGCGGCATCGGCCTTCGCGCGGACGGTCGAGAAGCACGCGGTGGATACGGAACTGTCAGATCGCGGCGCAGGGCAGGGAGAACATCGCGATGAAGAGTTATCTTATAGGGCCCCTATCGGCTGTGTCATCGCCGCCGACCTCGTCATGTGGTCGACGACACCGTGTGACCATCGCGGGGCTCGCGTTGTGCTACCTGATCGTGGTATCGATGGTGTCGGGGGCGAGTTCCAATAGCACAATCTCGCCTACGCCGCCCTCGACCCCGCAGGCCTCATCAGTGATATCTTCAACAACGGTCGCGAGCACAACTAAGACGGCCTTAGGGTTTTACGACGTAGGCTGCGTATCCCATGCCTATAACGTTTCGATACGGTCTTTCGCCTCCCTGTGGATTTTGGGAAACGTTTTTATCTTGCTGTGCTCCTTCGGAATATTCCTAAGGCACTGCTGTTACCGGTCGTTTGCCAGCGAGACCGCCAGAGGTTACTAAAGGATGCTTGTTTGCCGTCGGACGCGATGGATATGGTGAGTGTCGGAAATCGTCCGTTCCTAATTCGCGACTGACTCGGACGAGGCGCGTGTTGTACAGCGGATGCGTGTTGTTCGTGATGTTGCGCTCTAACACTAATGATTGCACATATCCATGTACCAGTGTGGTGTTGATTAAAGTCTCGTTAAGGCTGTCATCCGCCCACGAGACGTTTTGGAGTAGCGATGACCTCATATCGTTAAGTGTGGCGTTCGTAGATATGTAAGAATTGGATCGCCTCGTGTGACATAACGAACTTTTATAAAGTATCCCGTAAAGAAAAAAATTAAAACCGAGGAATGTGTTTGCGGATATGGGCTGTATCCAAGTTTCGTTTTTCACTACACCTGTAGCGTTTTTCGAGGTTCTAGACTTCTTCGGTTCTTCTTCGATCGTACGGTTTGTCTGCTGTAGACGTTTCAATTTTCGAAAAAGCGATTTGGTCAGGGTCCAGTTAGATTGTAACTGAGCTGATAGCCGAAACAAATTTTTTGATAGGGCGGTCAGGAAAGAACCGCCTCCGGCGCATACGTCAAATTCACGTCGAGACGCAACCGCGACGGACAAGGCCATATAAATCAGGTCGTCGCTGTTGAGATGATAAAAGGCTCCATTGCGCAAAGGCAACCTGACTGTCCATCTGGGAATATTATATAGCTGGACGTCATACGTCGTCTGGTTGCATGTCGACTTGCCTCTGTGGTCTGCCGTTACGGCAAGCATCGTATCAAGACATGAAGGAGAAGGTATGGTCGTACAGTAGGGTCCGGCGAGTTGCACGTTCCGAGTTGCGTTATCGTAGTATGCAAAAAAATGATGTTTGAGGCCGCTAACTGGTTTTGGGTACCAGATTGGTGTGACTGTTCCGTTCGTAGGTGCCGCTTTTATCCACTTCGCATCATAGGGAATTGTTACATTTTTCATGTATTGATTAAACGTCGATATAAATTGTTTATTAATGTTGGAAAACTTCGAAGTCGGATAGACAGATGCTATCAACGGGTACAAAAATAACACCATGGTCCACATCATGTTTTATGGTATCGCGATATGCGGATTGATAAACGAATGTACGTTTTAAATATGTTTCGTTTTATTAATTATTTCTTTCTCGTTTCGTTAGGAGCGCTGTGCATGCGGTGACACGTGCCGAACACTGTGGGCTACGTTCGTCAACCTCGTGGCGGTCGTGGCGATGATCCTGCTCATACTGCGATGCATCGTGGGCTTCGACGGCTTTCTGGTGACGCGATTCCAACAGATGATAAACTCGACGTGTCATCCGGTGACCTGTAACGTGACTGGTGCAAGCTCATAGTCTATCGGATCGCGGCCTCGGCGCTCATCGTCGGTGTACGACGTACAAGATCCGCATAATAAATGTTTATCGTATATACGGTCTCGGTCGCTTGTCTTTGTCGTGTTGGTAGGTATGTCCCGTGACGCGATACACTTGTCTTGATCGTTCTTAAATCATATGTAAGAGGCGGTATAGACCGTATAGCAGCAATACGCCGAGCGAGCAGTACAGCATTATCATAAAGATCGACGTCTGGCGGATGTCTATGATGACAGACGTTATCTCCATGAGCGTGCCGTTGGCCGTCATCATGATGTAGCGGGTTCTCGGGGAGCTGGCCAGGATGCGATTATCCAGGTTGGTCACCAAGACCAGATCCGCCGTATCCGCCAGGTACACTATGTTACTGAGTCCGTTTACTTCGTCGTATTCCATTATAGCCGACTTACAGTATTCGCAGTCGTTGCCGATGGTGATGTTTTTCACTATCGGGATGCTTCTCGTGGCGTGCGCCACCTCGGTCTTTTCGCAGGGATGCTGCGCCGGGCTGACCGTGACGATCATGGTCTTATCCACCGCTAGGTTGGTTACGGGGTACGACGTCCCTTTGAGCATCACGTTACTGGAAACCACGTAAGTAACATCTCTGAGCGTGACGGCAACGTATCCGCTGAGATGCGAGATGCAAGATAACGCTGGAAAATTAGTAAGGTTGGATCTGTCGAAGTGGGCTAGTATTCGATACAGGTCCGCCGGCGTCTTCGTCGTCAGCGGATTCAATTGTACGATCTCCGCGATGCGGGCCTCGCTGTAGTCTCTACGACCACTTCCGGAACACGGGGTGAACATTTCTTGCATCGTGAGCCCCGCGCTCGATACGTGAGGAGCCCAATTGTAGAGTTCTTGCGGCGAGCAGAGGCTCGTCTGCATGGCGAGCATTTCCCGACGGATATCGGGAAACGCCGTCGTGTGGTGCGTGACGTAGGCCATCATGTACAGCAGGCTTCGCTGTCGCGGGGATAGCGGAGACACCAGCCCGGCCCGGTGTATGCTCTTCATCTCGTATAACGCGTTCTCGAGATCCCGTTCTTTCGTCATGTCGGTGTTGTTACCGAATATCAACGCGAACGTCAAGGACAACTTCAGGCCTCCGTCTACGTCTCGCGAGTTTCTAATCAGCTTGAGAAGCACGGATAGCGCTCCGTCGATCGTAGGAAATCTCATGTAACGAGGTCCAACGTCGAAACATTGTTGTAAAAACGTTCTGGCAAGCGTTAGTCTGACGTACCTAAGGGCCACGTCTTCCAGACGTGCCGTTACGTTAGACGTGTGATATAAGGTTCTGGCCAAGACGGCGTACGAGAACACCATCGATACCGTACGGTCATCGGGCGGCGCGTCGCACAGACCCTCTACCAGGTTATGTATCACGAGACGATTGAATTCGGTGTATACGTGATTGAAATCCAGGTAGTTGCCGCTCAGGGTCCCTTTTAAGAAATCTTGCGTCTTTATGAACGGGTACGTCGCATTTACGATGGACGTTTTGGCGACGATCAACAGGTCGTCCCGATAGCTCTGCCTCAACGTTAACACGGGCTTCGAATAGGGCGCTTTGACGTCTATGCTCCGTACATCCCCGAAGATTAGAATGACGTCCTCATCGTTTTCGGTGACGTGTTGGTGTTGAGCCGTCTGTATGTTGAGTACGAAGAAACTCGGCGTAAACGTCAGCACGATCGCGAATTGATGTTTGCCCGTTTGGCGAAGATACACTTCTTGAGAACACGGAACCGTCATATCGAAAATCACGGTGTGATTAGGAAACAAGGTGCACTCTTCAAAACGGGGCGTTACGACATCTAGTAGACGTATAACGTATCCGGATGGTGTGTGCCATATGGTGACGTTAGGGAGCGTCTTATCCACAGGGCTAGTGAGTTCCTCTGTCGGGGACGAGAGGTCAGTACGTAGGTCGTGGATGAATATCTGGAAGGATGCGTGTACGGGAACGATTATGTAGGAGTAATACCGCCGTCTGTAAGACTCTAGGCTTTCGAAGAGATCTACGCCCTGCATGATGGTTTTCGAAACGCTACTCATGAAGATACATTTCGGTACTTGGTAAGTTCTTACGGTTCTCGACGCCTCGTAAAAGTTAAACGATATGAGTCCCTCCGTCGCCAGAGAGCGAGTTCCCGTGCGATTGTTCACGCAGGTCATGTTTGGGCTGCTCCTGGCCCATTCGATAAAAGGGTCGAACCAAGACGAAGTCTCCGACGGCGTGATCAGAGAAACGACGAGGCACGAGATCACGGTAAACCGCGTCGCGGGTGACATATTTGCTACATCGAAGGCTTTCCGATGCGGAATTAAATAGCGTGCGATGCTCTATTTTATAAAACGTGAGCTTCTGACGCCCGTGGCGTCAAATGAGTCCCGGCGGACGTCCGGCTGGGGAGAAGTGGACGCGCTAAACGGTGCGTCTGACCCGGCTGACGATCATGGACGTCCTGCGCATGTTGCCCCCGTCTAGAAAAAGGATCGGGAACTACTATCACCGGCGGATATACCGCGTCATGCAGAGCACGTTTCACGATTACGCGGCCTTCAACGCGTTCGTCGGAAACGTCCTGCCCGCGTCTTGGGCGGGAAAGAACAGGAGGCTGTATTTCGAGGTGAATCTCGGGTGCAGGATCCCCGACGCCATCGTCACGCTGGAGACCTCCGCTTCGGAGGCCTCGTCTTCCGCGGTCCACGTTAGATGTTACATATTTGAATTTAAGACGACCTGTGCCTGGTCCTCGAGGCCGCGGGAGGCCGTCCTGAGTAACAAGGTGCACAGGTCCCAATACGTGCAGGGGCTGAAGCAGCTCGTCGACTCCGTGACGCTGTTCAGGGATCTCTCCACCGGCGTCGGCAGGGTCTGGGAGATCGTCCCGGTCATCGTGTTCTTCCGGCAGCGGCCCCTGGCCGCCGTGGCTCGCCGCGTCTTCCGCGGGCGGCGTTACGTTCTGTCGGACGTGGCCGTCGCGGACTATCTGGCTTCACACCAGGATGAGTCTACTCAGGCATTTTTATCAAAATCCGGTCTACGAACCGCACGTCCAAAACACGCTGCTATGTCCCGAAGAGTACCTCCACCGGCTGCGAGACGAATCGGCCATCCAGCTGCGCCGGTACCGCGAAGAAGCGCTGCGCGACCGAATACTGCGATACCACATGGGCGAAGACGTGAGCGAACTCGCGTCTCGATTGACGGACCGTTGCACCGAGCTAAGGGCCAGGGTGGGTCTGGTAAGCGAAACGCTGTCGGGACACGCGTCCGGAGGCGAGTTCGGTGATCTCGTCGTCTCGGCCTACCGAGACGACGACGGCGGTGCGGCTAGAGCGTCGGAGGCGCCGGCCTCCCGGCCGACGGCGGACGACGGACCGTCCGGCCCGGGCGCCGGGCCGTCGAGCGAAACGCGAGCCGACAGGAACGGACGTTTCGGCATCGCGCAGTGCGATCCGGAGATACGTTTCCAGTCGGATTTCCGCGGAGAACTGATAGCCACCCTGTATTCCGAATCGCAACATTGGACGTTCTCTCTGGGCGTCTGGTATTACAGGCTGAAGCGAACGTTGTACGGCTATCCGAGCTGGAGGAGGATCTACAAGATCAGTAACGTCGACGGCTTCAACGTATCTCAGGAGCTCTTGATGGGGGTGATCAACGCGGTCGAGAACGTGACGGTCTGTCCCACGTACGACTGTCTCGTCTCCGATCTGGAAGCGGCCGCCTGTCTGCTGGCGGCGTACTACGCCGTGCGCGTCGTCCGCAGATCGGACTCCAGCACGCCGGACGCGGTGCTGGAGTCCGTGTCCGCGGTGCTCAGAAACAGCGGCAGGGTCTTGAAGGTCCTGTTGGAAGACATGACCGCCGAGGCCGAGGACCGCGGCGGCGGCGGACGCCTCGCGGCGAACCGTTACGGTTATCGGGATCCGTCCGGCATGCGGTACTACATCCCCCTGAAGGGCGGCAAACGGTACGCGACGGGCACGTTCGACCAACACGCCGTGGTGCGCGTGATGCTGAAACACGGTGTGTTGACGCGTCTGCCGGGGAGCCGGGACGCCGACACGGACTACGTGGTGTCGGAGATGGCCTTCGGGAAGACGCCGCACGATCCGTTGTTCACCTGGTCATCGCGGCTCCTGCGCGACCTGCTGGGGACGGAACGGGTTCCCGTTCTGACGGGCGAGCAGCAGTATCTGAGGTCGGGGCTCACGTGCATCATGGGCATGCTCTTGATGTTTCAGACGTCTAACCTGCAGAGCGTGTTCGGCGGCAGAGAAGGTCACTTCAACTTCACCGACGTGCTCAGGTCCGATTTTCCCGCGGCGTCCGCGCGCGCGGCGGACGCCTCGACCTCCGGCTCCGTCGGCGAGCCCGGGTACGTTCCCAACGTCGTCAGGAACTACGAGTATCTCATGGAGGCGTACGTAGTACGGTGGTATCGGCGGGACAGGAACGTCACGTTCTCACAACTCTTCCCGGGCCTGGTACTGGCCTGCGCGGCGGACAGCGTGCGGTCCGGGTGGGTGCACGGATCCGGGGACGACGACGAGCTCTCCTCCGCCTCGTCCGGGGACAACGTGACGACGCTGCTCAGGAACGCCAGATCCAACCCCGTCGTCGAGTTCATGTTCGCCCAGCACGAGGGGAAGCACAGGTTGGGCGACGATCCGAAGAGGCTGGAGGCGCACGACGCTCTCCTGTTCCACTACGAGAACGGCTTGGGACGCGTCTTGTCCAATCCGCTTCCCGGACAGTTCGTGCTGGGCCTGATGTCCTCGCTCTTCGGAGTCGGTAACGTGTACGATTATCTGTATTTCACCGCATTGGGGTTCTTGCCCGTCGTGCAGGTCTCCTGACGGGCGGCCGAGACGGGATGATGACGAGGGACTCGAGAGCGGTCGAGGAGGAGGGCGGCGTCGCGAGCGGCCAGACAAAGCGTATTTGACACGGCGTACGCGCGGCCGCGGCGGAGTCGGCCGTCGGAAAGGAGGAAATGAAATGATCGGTGGTCGCCTCAGTCACGTGTGCGGTCCGCCATCATCCGAAAGGCATATATATCGTCCGGTCACGGGATAAGGCTACGGTGTATTATTTGGCACGCGTCGCGCGTTCCTGGGCCCGTCGGGTCCGGACTTGATCTATGCTTCGAGTCCCGACGGCGAGCCGGCCGCGCGGCGAGGTCGCGGGATAGCGATCGTCATCCGGGCGAAAGGATATAGAGAGAAGACGGGTCGATCATGGCGACGACGGCGGCGACGACGACGGTGTTGACCGTCGTCCATAGGCTCAGCCTGGCCGAGACCCTGGCCAGGAACTACAGTTACTTCTACATTCCCATAGTGCCCCAGTCGTTTCAGATCTGGGTGGTGCCCTCGGCCGTCTTCTTCTCCGTGTTGTACGTTATCACCCTGTACAAGAGGAGGTTCAGCGACGCCGGCAGCGTCGTCAGCATCGGCATCATGGCCGGCTGGTTCACGTCCTTGCTGGCCAACGCGGTCCTGCAGGTACCCGTGTACAGGGATTTCGGGTTCAGCGACAAGACGTGCAAGACGCTGCTCTTCATGGACGACATCGGCAGCTACGCGTGCGTGTTGCAGTTCATCTACATGATCGTGGACATGATCTACGCGACGATCCATCCGCGCTTCGACAGGAAGACCTTCACCGCCGTTACCGCCATGCAGGCGTGCGCCCTGTGCTGGGTGACCGCCGCGTTCCTGGCCGCCCCGTCCGGGATCGTGTCCGTCTCGACGCGCCAGCTCGGCAGTCGCGCCGCGTGCACGGTCCCCCTGACGCACAGCACGCTGGTCATGACCATCAAGATCTCCTTCGCCGGCTGCGTCCCCCTGCTACTGACCATACCGTTGTGCGCCGAGGTCGCGTACGCCGAGAGGCGCTCCGACAGGTACCCGCAGCTCGGCGTGGCGGTGCTGCACCACATCCTCATGTTCCTGTTTCACGCGCCGTACCCCATAGTCAGGGCCGTGCGGGCCGTGTACGGCGATCTCAGGGATCCTCCCGGGATTCTGGACTACACCGAGACCGTGTCGGAAGGTCTGCAGCTCGCCAGACTCGCCGTGCTTCCCATGATCGTGACCCTGTTCGCCGAGCCCGGCTCCCTGGGGAAGGCGATGCGAGACGGCTCGTCCTTCGTCCTGGGGGTGCTGAGATGGTTGGTTTCTCTCGTCCGCGAAAAGCGCGCGGACGTCGTCGCGAAGCTGGTGCACGCCGTCAAGGCCCTCCTGTTGAAACAGCTCCTCGGATGCGAATCGAGGAAAGGGCCGACGGGGCATGATAAGTGTTTCGTGCATTACGAAGTACCCAGTAACTCGCCCTCGATCGTCGACGAAGAAGAAGGAGAAGAAGAGGGTTCTCGGTGCGATTCCGTCGTGACCGCGGAGTGCGGGATCTCTGACCAGACCGAAACGGCGCCCAGCCCAGACGTATCGGTAGCGTTCGAGCCCGATGGCGTTAAGCCGTGACGGCGCCGTCGGGCGGCCGGGAGACGCGCAACCGATACGGCCGGTGACGCGCGTGCGAGCGTGCAATAAAGACGCGATCGGTACAGAACAAAAAAAAACACGAGACGACGTGTGTGTGCGCGTGGTTATTTCGATACGTGTCAGTTTTTATTCAAACACCCCGTGCGGCCCAGACGTCTCCCTCCCGTCCGCCCTCAACACAACGTGGGTATCCGGCTCGCGTTGGTCAGGTCGTTCACCTCGGGGTACGTCACCGGAGGTAGCGGTGGGGGGTTTCGGTACAGGGTCCCCGTGAACGTCCTGCAGTCCTGTATCAGAAAGTTATAGAGTCCGAGCTCGTGATCGAATCGCTGATCCCGGAACGCCCGACGGGAGACGCGCAGTTTCCCGTCCGACAGCAGGGACAGCATCCACATCTTCTGACACAGGAGCCGCATCGCGGGCTCGTACTGATCTTCCCCCCAGTGTTTCGTGAAGAACCTGGCCATCCTGAAAAAGCGGTGGCAGTAGACTGTCCCCAGCGAGAACAGAAAGTTCCCGTCCTGCGTCATGTCCCGCGGCAGCCGGATGGCGATGCCGCACTGGTCCCTGACGAAGTCGCACAGCAGTCCGTGCGCCGTGGGCATGCTCGCCAGCGAGGCGGACAGCTGCGCCGCGCGCGTCTCGTTGAAAATGCCCTCGATCTGGGCGTCGCGCAAGACGCGGGTGATGTAGCGGTACAGCTGCTGCCAGTACTGAAAGGAGATCTTGCGGTTCAAGATCCCGTTGTCCCCCACGCCGGAGTTGTGCAGCGTCTCCCTGAGCAGTAGGGTCTCCACCCCCCTGTGAAACAGCAACACGCATCGCAGTCGGAGGACCTTGAGCTCTTCCAGCCTCATGCTGGACAGGGGTCTCCCGGATAGCATCTTTTCGGTGATTTGTATTATTAGATCGTTCTGGGGATCTATGTGCACGAACCTCCCTATCTGAAATCCGGGCCGGTCCTTGTCCTCCCGCGGGTCCATGGAGACCGACAGGGTTTTCGTGAGCGGTTTCCTTGCGCTGTACGGGGAGCAGCCGCAGGAGGACTGTCTCCGGCTATCCCGAGACGTGGTCGCCGCGAATCTACCCGGCGTGGATCCGTCCTCGATAGCGATCAACATCAATCACGACGACAACGCCGTGGTCGGTCGCCTGCACGGCCTGTTCGATCTACCGAACGGGCTGTTCTGTTTCGGGGAGATCAGCTCCCCGTCTTTCCTGGATATCGTGCGACGCAGCGCCGAGAAGTCGCAGCTGGTGTCTCGGGGTCCGGGGAACGGGCTGAAGCCCGACGCCGTCGTGGAGTACCTCAGCACGGGGTACCCCGGCCTCTCCCTGTCCAGCCGTTCCACCGACGAGCGCCGCTGTGACGCGCCGTCCGGGCCCGCGCGCGCTCATATAGACGGCGAGACGACGGACGAGGGTACGTTTTTCAGGCACGTCGCCATATGCGGCGTCGGTCGGAGGCGAGGCACGCTGGCGATCTACGGTCGGGACCCCGGGTGGATGCTGGACAGGTTTCCCGGCATCTCGAACGAGGACAAACTCCGGATGGTCACCCGGGTCGTCTCCGCCGTCTTCGCTCCGGGCGCGAGGACGGGCGCGGACGCGCGGGATCCGTTCCGTTCCGATCCGTACGGCCTGCTGGCCAATTCCGTGGATACATCGTACATTCGCGAGAGGTTCCCGAAACTGGATTACGATAAGAGGGTCTTGCGGATACCTCCCGACACGTACGTGAAGGCCAGCGAGAGTCCGACGGCGTCTCGGGCCGAAGGCGACTGTATTATTAAAAGGAGTGAGCCTTTTCTCGTCTGGGAACGTCGCGCCGAGGAGAGCGGCCCGTCGTGCGGCGCGGCCGAGACCGACATGTCCGCTCAGCCGCAGGTCGTTCCCACAGTCGTCCCGGCCGCCTCCGCGCCCGCCGTGCCCGCCGCCGCCGTCGTCTCGGCCTCGCCTGCGCCGCTCGCCCTGTCTAGCGATTGCGTCTATCTTCCCAAGGATACGTTCCTGTCGCTGGTGAACGCGTCCAGGCGAGAGGCGACGTTTCCCGACGTCGGCAGGCCGAAAGACGCGGACGGTGCGGCCGCCCTGACTTCGCTGCCCTCGTTCGTGGCTCAGACCGCACCCGTCCAACGCTTCGTCCTGCCCGAGTCGGTCACGTCGACGACGCGTCTGCAGCCGGCGCCGTACGGGTACGCGGGCATGGAGGGCGGTCTCGGTCGTCCGTCTCAGATCGCCTCGTTTCAGACTCCGTACGATACGTCTCAGTACGGCGGGCCCGCGGGGTCCGGCTACTTCGGACCCCTGCCGGGACCGTCGCCGCAGGTCCTCGCGCCCATTTCCCAGGCGTCGCCCGCGTCCCAGGTCCATCCGGCCGTCGTGCCGCATCACGTACCGTCGGCCGCTCCGCCGTATCAGTTCCCGAGCGCGGTGCCCGCCGCGGCGCCGGGCACTCTTCATCCTGGCGGTACGTATCCGCAGTTCTATCCGCAGCCGACGTATTACGGTCATCGGGGGTACTACGGAGCGTCGCCGCCGCCACCGCCGCCGTTGGCCGGAGAGCGTTACGGGCCCTACGATCCTCGCTGGCCCGCGGACGCGACGGATCCTTATTCCAGATACCCTCGGGATCCCGTCGCGAGTAGGGAGCGGGAGCACGTCGGGCGAAAGAGGCGCGCGGAGGCGGACGACGGGGACGACCAGCAAGTCGCCAGAGAGGATCTCAGTCTGCCCGGTGACGCCGACTATCCCCGCTCCAAGAGGCCCGCCGTCGAGGCTCGAGACGTGCGGCAGTCCGGACGCGCGCGCGAGGACCCGGAGTACGCGGAACTCAGGAACGTGATACACGACCTCAGGAGGGACATCGCGGTCATACGCAGCCTGAGCGGCTCGCGTTCCGACGCCAACGGTTCTCCCGCCCCGGTGCAGTCGTCGTCTTCTCCGTCCTCGGCGCCCCCGACGGTCGGGGACGAGGAAGACGCCTCGGTCCCGAGCGCCGCGACGACCGGCGTCCCGGCGGTCATCCCCACCGCACACGGTCTGCCCGTCACGACGGCCCCGTCGGCGCCCGCGCAGCCGACAGACGTCGCGCGGAAGGCGGGCAAGGCCGGACTCCCCGTCTCCGGAGGTCAGCACCACGCTCATCAGCCCGTCAGGGCGAAACCTCCCCTGGTGGTGAACGCCTCGTGCGTCCCCGAGGCGCAGCCCGGCACGTCCCGAGACGCCCAGATGTCCATTCTGGACATTAACCGACAACGTTTCGTGGACGCTCTGCGGAAGATGGAATGACGACTCTGCGGTCGCGGGGTCGGAAAACGGGTAGAGAGAGAGAGAGGACCGGGGTGGGATGGGAAAAGTGGGACCGAACCCCGGGCGGCCAGAAAGAATCGTGCGTGTATCGATTAAAGATAACGTGACGACGTGTACGTGTGGTCTGGTGCGTTTTATTAATACGCCGGGTTGTATGCGTTCAACGGATACGTGTGGCGGGTACGTTGAACGGGAACGGGGCCGCGATACGGGTTAGACACATTAAGCGGATACGGCGTCCATCCGATACTCAGATGCATACGGGCGATACGGTCAACGTCCCGTATCCGGCCGCGCCGTGGGCCGCCTCGTCGCACTCCGACGAGGCGCGCCTCCGCAGATCAGACCGGTGTGGTACATGGCTCCGTCCACGTCGAACTCGGTCCGTCTCACTCCGCCGTCTTCCGGGGATCCGGTCGTGTATCTCATCAGGGAGAGCGCGCAGCACGGCATCGCGATGCCGAGGTCGTACAACACGAGTTCGGGCAGGATGCGCGCGGGACACGAGCGGAGTTCTAGGGGCGCGTCCACGGACGGACGGTGTTTTTTCGGTCCGGAGGCGGCGTTCTCGCCGTCGCTGTCGTCCTCCTCCCCGCTGTCGCCGTCGCTGCTGTCCCCGCTGCTGTCGCTGTCGTCGTCCGTGTCCGGAGGGGGGGCGTCCAGCCCGTACCTCGCGGACCTCTGCATGCGGACGACCTCGTCCAGCCGGGGCTTCATGGTGTAGGACACGGTCATCGTCGCCGGCGAGCACCTGACGGGCGACTCCGCGGGCTCCGGAGGCCTGTCCGCGCTTTTAAATAGGTCCCTGTGGAAAAAGTGCGCCGAACCCAACAGCATGCCCCTCCTCAGGTCGACGCGCGCGATCGAAGGGTTGCGAATCTTGACCGTCAGCATCACGCCGGGGCCCCAGCAGCCGACGTCGACGTCGACGTCTTTGTACGGCAGGGGGAAAAACAGCGCGATGTGGTCGGGGCTCTCGTACGTCGCCTCTACGGTCAGCAGGACGTGTTTCCCGGGCGGCAGGACGGTATCGTGCGGCAGGACGATGTTGAGGCCGTTCGCGGAGTGGGACCTCAGGGATCTTCCGGAATACCGCACAAGACTCACGGGGGACTGGCGTTTCTCCAATCTGAGCCTCAGAGACAGTGTGGTGGGAGCCTTCTGGGACCAGCAGGCCACGTGTAGGGTCAGCGTCCCGGGCTTCTTGGTGCGGTCCGGCGTCTCCACGCCGACGATCTCCACGTCGTCCAGACGCTGCAGATCATCCTGGACGACGTGAGTGAAACCGTACAGTCCCGGGTGCTCGATGGGTATGTGCAACGCGGCTCGCAGGGATCCCCTGCGATCGGAGTGCTTGTCGCACTTGTAGGTCTCCCAACGGATGCTGGTGACCACGGTGCAGAGCATCCAGCGGTCGTCGCAGAGACGTTCCACGTCGACGAGAGGTTCTCCGTGCGCGCGTAGCAGGCGATGGCCGCGGGCGGGCCTGACGCCGTGAACGAGCCGGAGGCCTTCGATCGATATCCTGGGAACCGGTATGGCGAAGACGATGAGGTTCACCAGGTCTTCTTTCGAGAGTGAGACGCGCCTGGACGTCACGTTCTGTATCGTGACGTGGGGTTGCTCCAGGGCGTCCGTGTCGTAGAGCACTTCGAACCTGACTCTGACGGCGCATTGCCTGTCGATGGTATCTTGCGCCACGCATACGACGGACGGCGCGGTCAGCTGTTTCAGGGACAGTGACTGGAGACGTACCCTGCGTCTCTCTCCGGGCGACAGCGGTTCCCCGACGACTACGCAACCGAGGTGGATGCGGGTCGCCAGCCCCACGTACGCCATGTTCTACGATCCGGAGTCGCGGGGACGGACGGAGGAGAGGGAGGTTCGCGTCGTCGGGACGGATCTGAGAACCCGTTGCGACCTATCCGCATATGAATATACCGTAATTCGTGACGGAATCAAAACAGGGACGTGTACGCGCGTGTGTTTTTACGGGAACCGTTTTTTTATTTCGGGAAGTACAGGGGGACGAGACGCGCGCGGCGGTGCCGGCGGAGCCTACTGTGCCCCGCGATGGCTCCTACGGGAGGTGCCGGCGCCGCCGTCGTCGTCACGCCGCGTCCTCGAACACGCGCGCGACGCGGGCCTGGTGGGTACGCCGTCGAACCACACCGAACCGTCCTGCACCTCGCCGGACGAGTGTTCGCTGCTGCATGCCACCACGTTGTAGTGTATGTACGCGCAGAACCCGGTCGGTATGCTGAGGGCCCACGGGTAGAAGAGCACGCTGGGGAAGATCTCTTCGGAGACCCTCCTCGGTCTCAACGAAGGGTCTTCCGACTCGTTGAGAGTTCCGCGCTCCGCGCTTCCGGACGCGCCGTCTTCCCGAGCGAGCGGCCGCTCGCATTCGAACACGTCGTCGTCCCCGTCGTTGTCCTCGCCGCTGCCTAACTCGGATTCCGAGCTAGATTCCGATCCGTCGTCTTTGGCGTCCCCGACGTCTTCCTCGCCGTCTTCTTCGCCTTCTTCCCCGTCTTCGTTTTCGTCATCGTCGTCGTCGCCGCCGTCTCTGTCTCTCCGGTGTCGATCCGCGTTGCCGGTCCGACGTCCGCCGCTCTTCACGAACACCTGCTCTTGACAGGACTCCGAGCAACGTCTGACTCTGGTCTCGAACTGTTTTCCCATCATGCAGGTGTCTATGACGCCGGCCACGCGGTGGAAGGTGAGCAGGTCGTTGTCGAAGAAGTGGACGATTCCGAGGACTTCGTCCTTGCGCACGGTCGTCTCGCCGTGCGAGCGGATGACGATGTCCATGTTGTGACGCGCTTTCCACTGCCCGCCCGAGATGTCGGCGTTGGGGAAGTCGGCGGGGAAGAACAGGGCGGCGTGAGAGGTACTGTCGAAACCGTTTCTGAGGGTCAGACGGTACGTCTGCCCAGACTGTAATCGAATGTCGCCAGGGCAGTGGATCGTGAAACCGTTAGAGGGATGACTCTGCAGCGCCGGGTACGGATTGTGCCTCATGACGACCTGAGCGTGACTGGCCAGGAGCTGGAAGAACAACGTCAGTTTCTTAGGCGGGGGTTTGGCGGTCGTCTGTAACGTCAGGCCGAGAACGTTGGGTCTGCCCTTCTGGAAGACCTCCGCCTTGAACACCTGAATGTCTTCGTGAGAACAGTTGATCTCCGTGAGGGAGTCGACGTGAGTCATGCAGGCGGGTTTGACCGACAGGAGGACGGTCACGGTCAGGGCTCGGTCGACGTGCGCCCTGTTTCCGACGCCTTCCGTCCACGCTATGTTGCTGAGCGCGGTCCTCACGCCCCAGATGGCCCCGCAGGCGCGACGCACGACGGTCTTGCTGCAGGTGGGGAACGTCTCCCTGCTGGGTTTCAGGGCGCTGTTGAAGAATATGTGTAGAGGAGCCGCGTGGACCCTGGGCAGCGGCAGGGCGAAGACCACGACGTTGAGATCGTAGAAGCTCTTCGCCGGCAGGGGCTGGTCCGACGCGTTGCGTACCTCCAGGTTGAGCAGATCCAGTTCTTCTTGGCTGTGGATCGCCCTGAACTTCATCCGCAGGGGACTGGAAGGCGGCAGGTGAGAGCCTACCTGCTCCTCGGCCACGATCACCACGGACGGCGTCCTGGGAACCGTGAAGGTGGCGTCGAAGTGTACGAATCTGGTCTCGTGGGGCCCGAACGGACCCTCGACCTGGAGGGCCAGGTGCAAGGTGGTACCGAGACCCACGTACCGCTCCATGATTCCGGCCCCTCTCTCTCCGCGCCGCCCGAGTGCCAACGTACGGGGACGATCGGGGGACGGGACACGCGCGAGCGAATAAATACAATGTGATGGGGGCGCGTTTTGTTTGCTGTGGGGACGGATAGAGGCAGGGGCGGGCGATCGGGGCGCGCGGGCGAGAAAAATTTTATTAAACGAACACGAGACACGGATACCGTTCACGATCGTTTTTATTAGAACCGCCGTTACGATTTATATCTTACACGGATTTGGGCGCGGGATCGCTTCCGTAAAAGCGGGCCGTCACGATATAAGGGATTCCCTGCTTCAGGTTTTCGTACCACGGGTAGTCTACGCCCATAGCGTCGTAGTCGTCGATCTGGGCGCGGGTCTTCTTGCCGGGCAGCAGGAGACTGGGTAGGTTACGCGTCGGTATCTTGAGGCCGGCCAGTCTGAGGTTCTCGTCGTCGAACCCGGTCAGGATCGACCTGATGGTGCTGCCGTACTGGGGCTCCCTGTAGACGCGGTCCCGCGTGACCGCCGTGGGGACGAAGTAGACCTTTCCGAGCCCGTCCCCGCGCTGCAGCCGAACGCCGCACCTGGACGCGTAGAGCCGCACGGTGAGCCACTCTCTGGGATGCCACGTGCCCACCGTCACCTGCAGGCCGTCCGGTCTGTGCCACGGGACGAAGAGCCCCAGGTGGCGACCGTAGTGCTTGCGCTGGACGTTGAGCTCGTACGCGGTGTCGAAGGGGATCTCTATGTCGACGGGCGCCGTCACGATCAAGTGGCCGGTCATCGCGTCCTGGATGAAGTACGGCGTCATGGAACCGGACAGATACGGCAGGTTAGTCGGCGCGTGGTAGAGGCTCACGGTGAGCTCCAGCTCCCGGGGGACGTATTTCTGCACGGCCGTCGAGGAGACGTACACGCACAACGTATCGGAGCTCAGGAAAGCCTTGGAGATGCGGCACGAGTCGTGCGACCTGTTGACCATCTTGATGAAGCCGTAGTGCCCGTTGCGGTCCCGCGACATGAGCGCGTTTTTCGTGGCGGGATCCAGGGTGGCGGTGATGACCGTCGTGGTGAATCTCGGCCCCCTGGCCGTGGCTTCCGGTTGGCCCGGATGCCAGATCGGCTGGGACTTTCTGAAGGTCACCTCGATGCTGTGTCGCTCGTCGCCGTTCTTGGCCGGGGCGACGCAGACCGAATCGGCGTGACTTGGGGGTAAGAGGGTGCGGGCGGCCTTATCCGGGTCCATGGCGCGCAGCGGGATCCTGTGGATGTCGGGCACGATGGCGGGAAAGGCGAAGAGGTTCAGGGTGACGTGCGGCGTCTCCGTCGTGCGGACCGACGCCGACTTTCTGAGGTATACGTTGATGTGGCTCGTGTGGAGCGACGCCACGGTCATGCTGCAGAACGCGTCGCTGGACTCGTCGGCGGACACGCACAGGAGGTACTCGACGTCGTCCTGATCGTACATGTGTCTGAGGACGTCGCTCTGACCGTCCGTGGTGCTCACCTGGATCTCGTCTCGGAGAACGTCGATCTTCAGGTTCGAACGATCCTCCTGTCTGAAACGGTGACGCATCTGAATCACTTTACAGATATGAGTCGAAGACCGTTCCAGCCCGACCGTGTCTTTGAGCACCAGGGTGGTGGCGTACGGAAAGGGTTCGGCCGTCTCTTCGATCATCTCCGTAATCGAACCCGTCGGTTCTCTCGCGGCGAGTGGGTAGACGGCAAGCCGATCGTCGATTAAACGCGGGGGTGAGACGGCGGGTGAGGAAGCGGTAATAAAAGAGAGTCCGCAACGCGAAGTCCTCACGGTCGGTTTCGGAATCTATCCGACGAGTCGGGAGATTCCCTCATCCGCCGGGAAGCGGGTGTACGCGAGAGGTGGCGCGCGGCGTGGCATTTATAAAGGATGAAATTTTTTTATTTTTTTTCAGATGTGTCGTCGATCTCTACCGCGTCGGGAGCCTCGTCATCGTCAGCCTTTGAAGATACAAGTAGCTGATTTGTTGTCTGGGGTCACATCGCACACGATGAAGGCGGGTTCCTCCATGACCAGCTCTAAAACCTGTCTCACCATGACGAGAAAAGTAGACATCTTCGCGGCTTCGTCCTCCGGAGCCAGGAGCTGGCCGCGACGCCCCGGATTGTTCTCGCCGGGGCGGTGGTGGTCGCCGACCCGGCGGACGAGCAGCTCCTGGCACTTGGTCAGGAGCATGGAGCGATCCTCCAGGGCCAGTTTCCTGACGTATCCCAACGTCAGGTCGGTGGCGAGGTTGGCTATCATGGACATGGATATGCAGATGTTTTTCATGTCCCACAGCGTGTTGTCGTCGTTGACGACGTCGGGTAAGGTGAACGTGGTTCCCCTGAACTGTATCTGTCGCAGCCGAGCTATCGCCGCCCTGGCGTCTTCGTAGTTTCTGTCCAACGAGAGCAGACCCATGACGGTGAGTTTCTGATTGATCTCCGCGGCCAGGGAGGACGGGATGATCCAAGGCACCACCAGTTCCCACTCCGGGAGACTCATGATAGAGTTCTGCTGGAGGGTCGTGGTCACGGGAGGATACACCACCAGCGTGTCTCCCTTCTCCCACTGCACGGGTCCCGTGTTACGTATCGTGTACAGCCGGCCGTGCACCGGCACGCCCAGGAGTATCTGTCCGCCCTCCACCTGCCGCAAGACGGTGAGGGTCATGTTACGGAGGGTGGTTCTGATCTTATAAAAGTCCCGATGCGACTTGATGGTCTTGTACAATCCTATGTGCGAGTGCGATATGAGGTGTTCCCTCTGCGGGATGGGTATGACGGCCCCGATGACCCTGGCCAGCTTCCCCATATCGGAGGGGGACAGCTTCTGTTCGAAGGTGCAGAACGTCGTGGTCTCCATGTCCGCGTGCGCGCGAGACCCGGCGTGCGGACGCGGCGTTCGCCTCCCGCCGTCGCGAGACGACGGTCCGAGGGCTCAGTGGGAATCCGTGAGGCGTCGACGTTCGGCGGCGCGGTCGGGCGAGTCGCGGGCGACCGCCACGCGTACCATCTAATAGTTATTTGTTACTTTTTGTTCGCCGTTTCGCGCGCGCTCGCCCGCGGGGCGCCGGTCGTCGGGGGGCGATCCGCGGGATCTCGACGAGGGATGGCGGGTGTGCCCCCATCCATCCGCGTGGAGATCAGAGCGAGTTAAATAAAATACTGTCCTGGAGCGGTATAACTTCGCCGATGATATAATTTCCGAAAAGGGTCTCGTTGCCGTCCGGCGGGATACCCTTGAAATGGTTCTCCAGCAGGGCCTGCGTCGTGCTCACCTGTAGCGGGTAGGCCTCCTGCAGCAGTTTGCAGGGCTTCTGCACCAGTTCGTCCGTGCCCTCCACGCACACGTATTGCGTGTCGGTGTCTCCGCGTATGCAGTCGCGGGCTCGCGCGATGTACTCGTCTATGGTCTTAAAGAGCGTCTTGTTCGCCGTTATGATAGTGTTGACGTCGAAGAACTGCCGGCACGGGCTGTAGAACATGGAGTTGTAGCCCAGTCGGTCCCTGTTCTCCGGGTTGTACAGGATGTCCCCGATGGAGCCCGCCTGGGACGCCCAGGGGTTGTTGGTGGTCAGGAACGTCTGGGCGTCCGGTTCGTGGTGGTTATAGAGCATGCGGCGCGCGGCCTCGTCGTCGTAGGGATCCACGCCGAGCATGCAGGAGGACCGGCCCCGGGGGTTGTTCGTGGTCTTGAAATAGTTGATGTCCGCCGTGACCGGGGTCAGGATGAGCTCGCACACGGCCCTCTGGCCGTGCATGAGGGCCGATCCCGGTTTCTCGGTCATGCCGCCGAACGTCAGGATGGAGATGGCGTCGGCGGTGAGCAGGCTCTGCCTCTCCGCCCCGGTGTGCTCGCGGATCCAGTTGTCCACGTCCTTGTTGCGGAACACGTGCATGGGGAACACCTGAAACAGGTCCTGGACCTTGGCGCCCATGTCGGTGCGCACCCGCCGCAGCAGCGCGGTGCAGGTCGCCGAGCTGTAGCCCATGCCCATGTCGACGCTGCAGATGTTCTGCGTCACGTGAAAAGTCGTATTGATGTCCCTTTCCTCCTTCGTGACGGTCGGGGTGTTGAGGATGACGGCCGTGCTGGACTTGCTGCTGTATAGCAGCGAGTCCGTCTCGAAGACGTCCGTGCGCACGGCGGTCAGCGCGAATCCGGGATGCAGCCGGAGCCGGCTGTGCAGGGCGGTGGAGACCGCGGAGAACTTGTGGTGCATCGTCAGCACGGTCACGATGGACAGGAGCGTGTTCTGGCAGCTGCCGGTGTAGCGGGAGAAGGGGGACCGGTGCCACGAGAGGTATTCCCTGGCCAGCTCGGGGGTGAGCGGGAACCCGCCGTCGTTGCGATTATAGTTGGGGAAGACCTCCAGGTAGCGACGTATGTGTTCGTTGTCCATGGCGCAGATGTTGGGGTCCGAGTAGAACCTGTGGAAGGGCACGCTCTGCGCGAACCTGGCCAGGATCCGGGGGGCGGTAGTAGTGCAGCAGCCGTTGTACATGACGATCTGCAGCGGCTCGTAGCCCGGGACGCCCTGTCTCTGCGCGGGGTCGAGGTCCGTGCGGATGCCTATGATCTTGGCGTGCTCCCCGACGAACGCCACGAGCGCGAACAGCTCCCTGGCGACGTCGTGGTGCGCGCGGTCTATCCCGGCGGCGTTGAACAGTTCCACCGCGACGGCGGATAACTCGTGCGCGTCGGCGCCGTACTCGGCTTCCGCGTTCACCAGAAACGGCGGTCGATAGAACATCTCCAGCAGGAGGCTCCGCAAGCGGATGGCTAGGCCGCACGCCCTGTTGTTGCACATCGCCGGTATGACGCAGTAGTAGTAGATCTTGTGCAGGACGAAGTCCTCGTCGGAGATGTGCTCGCCCTCGACGAACAGCCGTCTGTCGTCGTCCATGGCCGCCATCCGCTGTGCGTCGGACGTTCCGTGAGAGCGCTGCGCGATGTCGGCGTCGGCTATCGGTTCCGTGTCGAGGATGACCTGGTACCTGGGTTCGTCCTCGCGCGGGAAACGGTCGAGGAACGGGGGGAAGAGCCGCCTGTCGTGCAGCGCCTGCACGTAGCTGATCATGGGCTCGTCGGCGAGTCGGGTGTTGAGGGTGCTGAGGCAGGACACGCGGTACAGGAACCGCACGAGGGACAGGATGTTGCGATAGATCGAATAGATCCCGGGCAGGAGCACGCCGCCGCCGAGGTTGTTGACGATCAGGATGATCATGTCCAGGCTGTGCACGAAGGGCAGGATCCCGCGCTGCTGATAGCTCACCGTGATCACGCGCACGATCAGCGCGCGGGCGGTGTTGAACGCGGTCTCGTTCCCGTGCACCATGACGGTGATCAGGTGGAACAGCTCCGGGTACTGGGAATCGTTCAGCGCCGCGTGTATGACCCTCAGCACGCCGTCGACGTCGTTGCCGGGCTTGATCTTGACGTGCTCCAGGACCTGCTGGGCCCGCAGTTCCTGGAACTCCGGCGGCGCCAGGGCCAGGGGCAGGTTTCCGATCATGATCCGCGGGGCCACCATGGCCACGATTTCCCTGTTGAGCTCGTGATGCGTAAAGTCGAACATGGGGTGCAGCTCCGTGTAGACGGTGGGGTTGGAGGGCTTGTAGAACTCCAGGTACGGAAAGTCCTGTTTGATCTCGTTGACCGTGCGCTGCGCCTCGTGCTGGCGTTCGTAAAAGTGCACGAAGCGACGCACGATGCCGCCGAGGCGGCCGCCGTCGAACCGGCACCGGCACAGACGGGCCTGCAGGAGTTCGTCCTTGGGCGGTCCTTTGGCCTCGAACGCCCTGAAGGAGGCCTCGGCATCGTTGATGATGGGGTGGCACAGCGTCAGGAGCGCGTCGGAGTAGTCCAGACGCTGCATGATCCTGTCTTTGTTGTAAAAGAACACGCTCAGCGGGAGAATGTTCTGCATGGTCTCCGTGAGCCGCACCCGCAGGTCCACGGTGGCGTAGCCCTGGTCGCTGGGGAGGAAGAGGCCGACGGGGAAGAAGAACGTGAGCTCTAGCGTGCGCTCCAGCGGGTCGCTGGTGTCGGTGTTCTTGTAGACCCGCCGCAGCTGCTCTATGGCCACGATCTTCTCGCCGAAGCGTATCAGGTCCATGGCCAGGCTAGTGTACTTGGTGGATCCGTCGAAGAACTCGGTGGAGTTCAGGTTGTCCTGCTGTCCTCCCCCGGACGCCATGCGGTCGGCCTGCTGTCCGAAATCCGCCATGATCGAATGATGCGCTATGGCCGTCACGGCGTTCTCCTTGCTCATGACGAACGCGCCGTACGACGACGGCGCCCGGACGGATTCGTGCACGATGTCCTTCTCGAACAGCGAGCGGATGGCCTGGATGACGGAGGTGGTGCTCACCACGACGCCGGCTATCTTGGTCCCCGACGGCGTCACGTAGATGTCGGGGTTGTCCAGGATGCTCTCGGTGACGGCCTCGATCATCTGCGACAGAAACTTGTACACGACGTCCCGGTCCCTGGTCCGGTTGAGCATGAACACCGTGCCGGACATCTTGGCCTTGAAGCTCTGCAGTATGTTCGCCCTCTGCACGCGGTTGATCGTCTGCCTGTTGATGTTGGCGTTCTCCAGGAGGGTCCGCACCACGAAATACGGCGGCGCCTTCCGCAACAGCGTCAGCAGAAAGTTATGCACTAGGCCCCGCTCGACGGCGTCGGCCGTGTTCTGGACGACCCGCAGCACGGTGTTGATGGCGTCCACGTTGAGGAGCTTGTCCAGCAGCGTGTTGTCGAAGGTCTCCGCCAGGTGGGTCAGGCAGGCGGCGCTCAGCTCGAAGGGGATCGTGATGGGATGCTTCTCACTGTATTTAGTCACCATGATGGTGGTCTGTCGGGAGGCGGCGACTCCCGTGCCGGTCGCCACGCGGGGCACCTGGATGTAGAAGAGCATCTTGCCGGTCGTCATCCTGTTCAGATCGTCGAAACGGATGGTGTGGGCCGCCAGCGCCAGCGTCGTGCCGAGGAACGTAACCCACTCCATCTTGTTGCAGTAGGTGGCGAAGATGGCCTCAAAGCTGAGGTTGTAACGTTCCGGGTCGTCTCCGTAGTACAGGCGGAAACTGTCGAACATCTCCTCTCCCACCATCGTCTTGATGTGCATCAACAGGTCCGGAGAGATCTCCGCCTTGGGCAGGAGCTCCACCGCCGTCCAGTTCTCCATGATCTCGGTGTATTTGTAACCGCGGAGCCTTCGATGCGGACCTCCTCTCCCTCACGCGGCCGGACGGATCCTTCCCGCTGGCCCGTTCCGCGCGACGGTCGAGCCCGTCGGGCGGCGCCGCTCGCTGATCCCGCTCGCGACGTTCTAATAACCGTTCGGTTCGTGTCGCGGATCGCCTCCCCGCTGCGGTTTAGAACAGGGAGGGTCGGTCGACGCCGCGGGGTCGGTTCGGCCGCGAACGGGGGAGAGGGAACACGAAACGCGTTCCGTCGGGGGAGAAGAGGGCGCGGGGCGTCGGGAGACGCGAAGACGGCGCTCCGGGATCGACCCGTCCGTTGCTCCTCGTCCTCTGGCGTCGAATTCCACGAAGAAAGAAAACGATGTCTCTGTGCAAACGACTCTCTCCGTCTTTAATAGTAACATCCGATAGATTTATTGGCGTACGGAGCGTTCCGGTGTCGGTGGATTCGCATAATCTCACCAGGGAGCTTTCGTCCGAGGAGGACGGGCGCGTCGCGACGCCCGTGCAGGTGGACCACGATCACGTCGACGAGATCTTCGACGTCCTGCTCGACGCGTCTCCCGTGCCGAACGTCCCGGCGTCGAACGGCGACGCCGCCTCGGGTCTCGATACGCGCGACCGGGACCGCGCGCGCGTCGTGCTGTGCCGCCTGCTGCTGGGACCGACGGCGGTCCCTTGCTACTGCGACGAGTGGGACGCCGACGAGTACCTCACCGAGTGCGTCTTTCGCTGCGAGGGTCCCCTGCTGTACGCGTATCGGAAAGGCTGTCAGTGCTACGAGGCGAGCGCGTTGCAGTTTACGGTGATCTGTAATCATCCGGTCAATCGCGCCTTCCGGGGGCTGCTGTCGCTGATGGAGTGGAACGCTCACCTCCGTAACGTGTTTTGCGGCTGCTGTCGGTACAGGACGGACAGATACGTCCTCGCCGCGCTGCCGGCCAGGTATCCCATCTTCCTGGTCTACTATCCGTATTTCTTGCGTTGTCTCTGCCGTTATCTGTCCGTGGCGGAGATAGACGACTGCACGAACGCCATGATGATCCACCTCGGAAGCCAGCTGTCGGCCCGCATCACCATCCATTACAAACTGCTCTTCGGCATGAGCATCCGTCCCGGGTTGACCCCGTGCGCCGTCGCGGCGAACGAGAGCTTTTTCGTCCTGGAGTTGCAGAAGCTCTGGCTCAGCGTCAATTACATCAACGCCGTCACCACCGACTTTTTCGAAAACGTGTTCGCGGCCTTCCATCGCGACAAGAGCCAGGCCATGCTCGTGTTGCGGGTTCCCTCCCGCACGGAACCGACCCTGTCCCGGTTCTCCATGTCCCGGTTCAAGAGCCAGGTGCTGTACTTCAGGTTGCCGGTGAGATACGTGCGGAACCGACACGACGTGCCGCGCAACAGCTTTCAGGTCAAGCGTCTGTCCATAGTCTTTCGGGACTCGGACGCTATCTGGCGGAACCTGTTCGTGCTTTATTACGCGTACTGCTACGACGGTAACGAGTGCGCGGGGTCCGGCCTCGGCTCCGGAGACGGCGACAACGCCTGCAGGTCCGCTACGTCGCCCCCGGCCGCGGCGCCGACCTGCGATACCAGAGGACGGTCCCAGCGCGGCCGCGAGTCCTCGCCGTCACGCTCCGCGGGTCCCTGCGTCCGCAGATCCGGCGACGGTCCGTCGTCGCTGCCGTCGGATACCTGCGCGCCGCCGCCGTCGGCGGCGACGACGGCGTCCTCGCCCGCTCTCGGCGCCAAGATACCGAGGGCGCTGAGGAGCGCCATAGACGGATCGGCCACGTCGGTCAAGAAATACGTTCGCATCGTGAGTCGTCTGACGTTCGCGAACTACAGGGAACGTCTGGCCAGACGCGCCGCGGCCGCGGGATCGGACGCGGACCTCGGAGACTCGTTCGATTTTTCCTGCAGACGGGTCCGGTCGCGAGACGGATTCGGGTCCGACGCCGAGGGCGACCGCGTCCCCTCTCCCCGATGCGATCGTCGCCTGGTGATAGGGGGCCGCGAGTTTTCGGAGATGACGTCGGTAGGTCTGGACAGAATGACCGTGAACGCGTTCAACACGAACCGCGTGATCAACCTGAAGGCCGCCCTGGCCAAGTGTAAATCGGCCCGTCTCAGCCGACACCCCAAGAACATGACTCACAGCTTCGTGATGTACAAACACACGTTCAAGGAGCCGGCCTGCACCATCAGCACGTTCGTGTCGAACGACGTGGCGTGCACGAACTCTCTGAACGTCAACATCCGGGGTTCCTATCTGGAGTTCATATACGCCCTCGGGGTCTACCGTCTGTACGTGGACATAAAAAACTTCTTTCTGCCGGCCACCGTGTGCAACAGCAACTCCTCGCTGGACGTCCACGGGCTGGAGGACCAGTCCGTCGTCCGCTCGGAGCGCCACAAGGTGTACTGGACCACGAACTTCCCCTGCATGATCTCGACGACCGACAGGATCAACGTGGGGTGGTTCAAGGCGGCCACGGCCATCATCCCCAAGGTCTCGGGTCGCTCCCTGGAGACCATCATGCTGAAGGAGCTTTCTCACATCTGCAGGATGAAGGACGTTAGCATAGATTACGGGATACACCGCATTTTCACGGAATTAGAGACCAGGAACTCGTACCAGGTGCCCTTTCTGGGAAAACAGTTTATTTTATTTCTCAGGGCGAGCCTGCTGAGGATACACGGACACGAACATAAAACAAAGATAGACAACATACTCTTTCGTGTTATTAAAGACGGATTGTTTGACTACCACAAGGATATGGTGGCGCACACCAAGATAAAGCACACGTGCGCGCTGATAGGCACGCGCCTGGCCAACAACATACCGAAGGTCTTGGTTCGCAACAAAAAGATCAAATTGGATTACTTGGGCAGAAACGCGAACGTCCTGACTCTGTGCCGGTACCTCGACCTCAGTCGGATCGCGCCCTCCAGGGTGTCCGTTCTCCTGGACGTGCTTACGTGTCTGGCGGAGGCGAGCGACACGCCTAGAATCAAAGCGGAGATCCTCCGCGTGTGCGGCCGACTGAGGGGAGAGACGACGACGGCGGCGGCGGTCGCCTCGACGGGCAGAACGCCGACGAGGTCGAGGGAGACGCCTCCGTCGCAGGACGGTCTCGTCGCGCGTCGCCGTGGAATCCCCGCTACCGCATCCGTCGAGACGGATGGCGTCGTCCGCCTGGACGACGGCGATGACGGGCATCGCGGATCTGACGTTCGACGCGGGGATCTGGCGAGACGGAGCGCTCCTGCTGCCAGATGACACCGTCGTTCAGCATACGTTTCGGCACGCGGAACTGGCGAAGATCGTGGGACGGGGCGACGTTCAGGGGGATGTTCTGTCGGACGTCGTCGTCGTGTCCGACGGCGGCGGCGACGACGACAACGACGGCTGTTTCGAGACGAGAGGACGCGGCGACGCTGTGAGCGCCTCCGAGATCGCGGCGTACACCAGCGGGCGCCGAGGGCGAAACGTGTCGGGTTTTTCCATCTATTGGCAGAGTCACGGAGAACTCATATACGCCTTGAGCGGCGTGACGCATTGCTTCAAGATGTACGTCGAGTGCGGCAAGCGGACCGACAAGGGTAACGTCGTGTTCGCGACTCCGGCCCTATATCTGATACGGTCGTTTCGGGGCGTCTCGCTGGGCGCCGCGGATATCGTGTGGCCGGAGCGCCAGAAGGCCGTGTGGTCGAGGCTGGTCCGTATCGGCGTGTGCGTGGACAGGAACAGGTCTGAGGATACGTACGGTCCGTTCCAGGGCTACCGAGACGGCGGCCAGAGGTCCGTCGCGCCGTCCTTCGCCTCCGCGTCGGCGATGCGCGAGATGACGGTAGCCGGCGTCGATGCGTCCGGGTTTCTGAAGGCGACGGGGACGCCCGCGTTCGTGCACAGGGTATCCGTGACGTACAACGTCTTGAACCTGGATCTGCCGGGGACGCCGGGCCTCGTCCTGGACCGTTGCCGGGAGTTGGCGGGGACGAAGCGCGTGAGGCTGTCGCAGGACGGCGGGGTACAGAACATGTTCCTGTGCCACGTGTGTCTGTACACCATGGGCGAGAGGAGCGTGGCCGAAGACATGATCGGCTCGCTGTATCGCCGCGACGTGCCGGGCGATCCGACGTTCGACCGGCACGTCGCCGTGTGGATGAACGCTCATCTGCTGGCCATGTCGCTCAATACGGTGTACGACATGCGGCGTTCGCTGACGTGTCCGGAGGAGCGTTTCGACCTCCGTTCGAACAACGCGTCCATCGCCAGGTATTACTTCGAACGTTACGCGGGCGTCACCATGGCCGTCATATATTACGGGATGAGGGTCCTCGACGTGTTCTACGAGACGTGGTCCGCCGCGGACGCCCTGAGACGGCTGGGTTTCGTCCAGCTCGTACACCGAGTCTCCAGGGAAGACCTCGTCGCGCTGCTCAGGCTCTGAGCGGGCGCCGGCGCCCGCGCGCTCGGTCGGCGTCGGTCGTCGTCGTCAGATCGCCTTGAACCTGTGGTGATTGATGGTCTCGCTGCAGATGTACGTCGCCATGATGATGGCGATCACCAGATCGTCGGTCTGACCGTGCTTCTTTCCGCTGTACGTGACGTACTCGTTGATCACGACGCGGTGTATGTTCTTGAGCTGCTCGAGGAGGTACTCCACGGGGTCGTGCGACAGCTTGATGGTGTGGGAGACGAGTTCTTGGGAGGCCTTGACGTATCCCGAATTAAACTTTCCTATGAACGCTTCCACGGCCAGCCTCTTCTCTTTCCCCATGAGGTAGAACGGTTGCTCGATCTCGTTCTGATCGGGCGTGTGAAAGAAGGTGATCCTGACGGCCTTGGCGCATTCGATGGATTGCTTGATGATGCAGGCGATCCTCACCGCCGCGGCCTGGTTGGAGTTACCTTCCACCGCCACCCTCACCTCCGCTATGAAGGGGTGCAGGTGGAGCACGGACAGCAGCATGTGCGCCGCGCACTCCGCGATCGCCATCTCCGAGCTGTCCAGCAGGTCTCGCAGGAAGTAGTGTTCCAGTCCGTAGATCACCAGCTGATTTTTGTACGTCCCCACCGCCGCTATGCCGGTGCCGGACGCCCTGCGGTTGGAGGTGAACGCGGGGTCCAGGTAGACGTACAGCGTGTCGCCCAGACTCTGTCTTATCTTTCTGTTGATCGTGCTGTAACGGAACATCTCGAACTCCTCGCGGCCGTCGTCCGTGATCAGCACTGTCTCCTCCGAGATCTTGTTGGTGCCCCCCATGATCTCGTCCATGAAGGAACCCGCCAGGAACATGTTGGCGGTCCTCCGCACCTCCGAGCTGATGGTGATGAACGTGGGCTTGTGCAGCCGGTAGCACGGGCAGGCCGTGGCGTCCCCCTTCTCCGAGAAGGCCCGCATGTGCTCCTCGCACACGTACGATATCACGTTGAGCATGTCGAACGGGGAGTTGCTCAGTCTGGTCAGAAAGCAGGTGGCGCTCGTCGCCGTGTTGGTGGACGATATGAATACGATCTTGGTGGTGTGTTGCGCCAGGAACCCGAGGATGGTGTTGAAGGCGTCCTTCTTGATGAAGTGCGCCTCGTCCACGAGGAGCAGGTGGAAATTTTGGCCCCGTATGCTCTGAGGGAAAGAAAAAAATAAAAAAGGTCGATGTGAGTGACGGGTGAGAATAGACGCGCGTTTTTTTTCGAGAAACGCGGCCATCGCCGACGGGACCTTACACTCTTTAAGGAGGGGACCCGTTGGACGTTACGCCGCGAGGCTTCCGGGAGATCCGCGGGAGCTCGTGTGGGATAAATAGCGGTCGACGCGAGGAGAGCGAGCGAGTGGGGGAGAGGAGAGGAAGGGACGGGAACGCGACGCCACGCGACGCGGAAAACAGACGGACGGTTTACGTTTCGGAGCGCCGTCCGTGTGGGAGAAGCGAGGGCGAGAGCGGGGGAGCCGGAGACGCGGGGAGACGGAGAAGACGGCGACGGGGTAAGGAACGAAGGAAAACCCGTCTCTTCTGCCGGGATCCGGAGCCTCGTCCTCTCTCCGGCCCGTCATGAACGAGGCGCTGAAGGACATCACGGATTCCGCCAAAGCTCACGCCGCCGTCGAGGAGCTCTTTCGTTACGTGGATTCCGTACATCGTCACTTTGGCTTTCTCTTTCAGACTGACGAGTCCGGGCTGCGGAGGGTGGAGTGCGTGGCGTCCCTCTTCGATCACGTCGCGGTGGAGAGCGTCCACGACGTCGCGTCCCTGACGGGCAACGTGAACGGGATAGACGGAGACTACGGTCTGGACGGCGGCGCGTCGGAAGGATGATCGTCGCGAGGGATCCCCCGGGGCACCCCGGCGCGCACGTCTGCGAGATGCGCAACCTGCACAATCCGGTCACCCAGGAGTTGGATCTCAACAACGTCTTCGTGTGCACGGAGTGCTTTCGGACTCACCTGTGCGATCTCAATCACGGTTGTCAGTTGATCGCCACCCCGGAAGGGTCCGTGTGCGCGATAACCGGTTTATCGTACGAGTCGATCTACGCCACCACCCGCATCGACGTTTTGGAACCCACGACGGAGTCCAACATCGACGAGGTGAACGTGGTGACTATCATATTATCGTACGTCTACGCCTATCTGATACGGAACTCGGAACGTTACAGGGACGTGTTGGACGAAGTCGCCGAAGACGGCAAGCTGACGCCGCAGGTGGAAAGCGCCGTCTACTTTACGTTCAACAAAGTTTTCAAGCAATCGAACAACCTGCACAAGATCCCGCTGTCCACGATCGGGCAGCTGTTCACCCAGCTGATCATCGGGGTGCACGCGAAGGTGACCAAGTACGACGCCACCGTCATCAAGGTCAGTCGTCGAAAGCGAGAGGACGGATTGCTGAAACAGATGCGATTCGAATATGGAAACGCACCTACGTGCAGAGTTAGATCTTGACCGCTACGGATCGCTGCGGGAGTGCGCGTCGGGGACGGTCGGGGGGCGCGAGGGCGCCCCGTCGGAGGAGGACGAGGAGGGAGAGCGGGGCAGTACGGTGTTGCCGCTACACATGGTGCTGACCGAGGAAGCGATAAGCTTCGACGATTTCCGTCGCCTGGAGAGCGCGTGTTACAGGTTCGTCGGCGGCGACGGCTGCGGCGAGTACGGATGGAAGAGGTCTCCCTTCTGCAAGGTCGATCACGAACTGCGCGTCTTAGAGTACATCCGGGACTCCCCGCATCGCCTGCTGGCTCTGGGAGAACCGGTGGGGCGGCTCGCCGGGGACATCCGCGCCAAGTTCGCCGTCTTCCTGTCCGTGGGCATCTGCTGCGACCGGGACGGGGCCGTCTCACCTTCGGGCGTCGTGCGCCTGAGGCTCATCCTTAAAGCGACGGGCGGCAGGCTGGCGTTCGGGAGGGAGTCCCGCGAGGTCCTGGACATCGATTTCGCCGCGAAAGACGTCGTGGCGAGTCGCAAGCAGTTCGCCGACAGATTTCCGGACGGTCCCCCGAGGCGCGCCGCGTCCTCGTCGGGACGGGCGCATCCCGGGCCGCCGTCGTCCCTGACGGAGATCGCCCGCAGCTCCCGCGACGTCGAGTCGTTGACGGACGACGCCGGGGAAGCCGATTCCGAGATGGAAGCGATCGGATGCGGCCCGCGGTTCTTCGATATAGTGCCGGATCGTAAGATGTCCAAGCAGCTGTCCTCGTATCTGTCCAAATTCATACCCGACCTGGAGGACGGCGGCGACGGCTCCGGTCCCTTGGAACCGCCGTCCGTGGTGCGCGGCAGAACCCTGGTGGCTCGGATGGGCGTATCTCGCGGAGACGTCATAGAGGCCGCCGTCGCGGAGCGCGAAGATCTGGCGGAGGCCGCCGCGGCCGAAGCCGCCTCCGCCGTCGAGCCGTCGCTCACCGGCCGTTGGTTCGACGTCCAGAGCTACGTCTCCGTGAGGCGGCTGCGCGACCTGTGCCGCACCCGCACGGCCGTGGCCGTCTGGTACGAACACTCGCTCTGGGCGGACGTGCGTCTGAGGGAGCGCGCCTCGGCGGTGTCGGACCGCAACGCGGGACGCGGAGGGATCCTGTCCAGCATGCGCGACGTGTCGCTCGCCGTCTCCGGGCTGTGCGCCGCCGTGGCGCGCGGACTGAGCGAGTCGCTGGCCAGCCTCGGCTCTCTGTCGCAGCATTTCTCCTGCGCGGTGCCGGAGAACGTGGACTTCGGCGCTATCCTCGATCTGCTGTGCATCTCGAAGGACGTGTGGATCAACACCATGGGCGAAAACAGCTGCATTATTAAGGCAATAGTATACAATATCCAAAGAGAGCACGCGGACTCACGGGATTCGTGCGATTCCGAATCGGGAAGGGTGACGGGCCGATGGTGGGCCGACGTGATAGATTGCGTGCGGGGCAAGCTCTACGGCGGCCTGCCGGTCTCCCTTAGGGCCTGCGAGCGGACCGGGCTGTTCATCTCGCACCACGAAGACGGAAGAGAAACCGAGTGGGTCCGGGACCCGGGGTTATGCGTCGTGTACGCCAACTGCGTTGACCTGCAGATCTACTGGGTGGTGCCCGGCGGTTTCGCGGTGCCGTTCAACGTGAACACCGATGGCGTGCGCCTCGAGTGCCTCCGCGATCGACTTGAGGTCCCTGAAGCTGTTTCTCGAAAGGGAGTGCGTATGGCGCACCGTCGTTAACGCCCAGTACTACAAGCAGCTGTGCGCCGTGGCCACCAAGTCGGCCTTCTTCGAGGCGGGCGTCGGCGACCGGAATCTCTGCTACACCGTGGTCAACGTCATAATCCTCAAGAGGGACGGCGAGAACGTTCTATGCATCAGCGTGAACGGGAAACCGTACGCGCAGCTGGCGGGCCGGGTCAGACGCGTGAAGAAGCGCATCGTCGACATGGATCCCTTTTACCTGCTTCGCCTGATACAGGTGAGGCCCGCGGATCTCGACTTCTCTCCGATGTTCGCCACCCCGTCGAGCGCGGCGGGCGCGGGCGCGATGTCGCCCATGTTCCTCTACGAACACTGTAGCCTCGTCGGCCCCGAGGAGGCCTCCGGGTTCGTCACGCGAGGCGGCGACGAGCACGGCGACGTCAGGCTGCGGAGACTCGGGGTCGGCTCGTGGGTTCTGGTGCAGGGAGACACCTACACGATCTACTGCTTCGTGCTCTCCTGCGACCTGTACGTGGCCTGCTGCGACCGTCGCTTTTTCCCGTCGGCGGCCAGGATGGTCGCCAAAACGACGGCGTGCGACAGCGAGACCTGTTCCTTCTGTCGTGATCATGGCAAACACGTGGACGTGACCGGGAAATTCATCGGTTGCGTTCCCGAGAGGGGCTGTTGCCTGTGTTACACCTCGTGCGGGATCAGGATCACGCCCGGACAGAGCGAGACCATCCTGCCCTTCCTATGCGACGACGACGAATCCGTCGAGGCCGTACAGGCGACCGTGCGCCAGGACACCAGACTCAGCACCAAGCTCAGCGATTACGTGTGTTTCAAGAACGTGAACGGCGAGAACGTCCCCGTGAAAGACGAGGCGTGGAACCTCATGAAGATCGATCCCGACCTTAGCCTACTCATCATCCTGTCGTGTCCGGTCCTGAAGAGGTTGACCCTGAGCCACAGCGCCCGGTGAATCGGATCGTGCGAGTGCGGGAGAAACAGATACACGGAAAGCGGGACGAGGGGGTGGATGGAGAAAGACCGGAGGGATGCAGGGAGGAGAGGGATAGAGGGATCGGGGATCGGGTAAGAGGACCGCGATATTTCCCAGATTCGTTACAGGGTCGTGGTAACCGTACATTCGATGATAATGATTGTACGGGTGTAAAAATGTGTAGAGATTACACTACATGGTCGAATAAAGATCGAAAAGTCAGATAATCGGTTTTGGGAACGTTGTGTTGTTATGCGTCTCGCCGTTCTACCTACCGGGGCGTGCGGGAGGGGGAGGGAGAGGAAGAAGGCGCCAGGATTACTCACGTTGGTGTTGTAGCAGCTGGCGAAGAGCGCGGTGCTCTTGGCGACGTGGTGGTCTATGCTGATCACGTTGTCCTTGTTCTCGATGGTGTGGGTGGACGAGAACATCCGTCGGCATCTGAATTCCACCTCCTTGAGGACGAACTGCGAGACGTGTTTCTGATGCGCGACGTATCCTATGCTGATCCCTATGATGTTCTTCAGCAAGAAGCATATGATGGGGATCATGAACCACGTCTTACCGTGTCTCCTCGGGACGAGGAACACCGTGGCTTTCTGTTTGAACAGGTTGACCGAGTTCCTGGAGATGAACTCGATGTCGAAGACGTGCAGCAGGTATTCCAGCACGCGGTTCGCCAGCACGGGCATCTTGGTGACGGCCACGAAGAAGATCACGTGAATTAATAGATTTTTCTGAAACGGTTCCAGGTAAACGCGTCTATTTATCTGCCGGTCCCCGTCGTAGCCGCCTTCAGTCCATCGTCGGAAATCGGCTATGAAATTGCTTATCTGCACGAACTCCGGTTCCTGGTAGAGGCCGGTCAGCGCCGCGGCCTTGTCCTGCGCCGACCGGTCCCGCACGAGGGCCTCCTCCAAACGTATCCGCCCGAGCGCGGACTCCAGCGCGTCCGACAGGAAGAGTTTCTGCGTAATGCATTCCGAATTGTAGTCTCTGTACTTGGTGCAAAACTGCATGAGCGGCAGGATAGACTCGTTGCACGCGTGTATCACTCCGAGTTCGGGGTGTACGGTTTGGAAACGTTTCTTGCAGAGCGTACCTACGCTCGGGAACTCGGAGGAGATCACCCCGGTGCGCCGTTTTTTAGTACGTCGAAGCTCGATATATTCCGACCGCAGCGACTGCTGCGCCACGTCGGACAGCATCGCGACGCGGGTCGACGCCGGGCGGGGAAGAGAGACGCGGCGGCGAAGGAGATATGAACGGGAGATCGTCCCAGGCGCTCTCCGTGTCCACGGCCCTCTGTGAGATCGTCAAGACAATGTCCGCATCCGCGGAAAACGGGACGGACGCGACGGCGGTCCGGAGCGAGTCCGGCGAGCCGCCGTCCTCGTCCTCGTCCTCGGCGGGCCCGGCGGTCGCTTCGGACGGACCCGCGGCCGGACGCGCGGAGTCGTCCGACGACGCGTTACGGTTCGACGAGGCGATCCGGATGGCCCTCACGGTTTGCGAGGCGACGGCGCCTCACGACAAATTCAGATTGATCGAGACCCCGAATCAGAATTTTCTGTTGGTTACCAACGTTCTACCCAAGGAAGAGTGTTTCGGGGAGAACTGGCGCGCCGGAGACGGCGGCGGTAAAGGGAGGCCCGGAACGGCGGCGACGACGTCGTCGTCCGTATCGACGGGCAACAACGTTCTCAGGGAGCTATCCGATACGGTCCCTGGCGACAGGGGCCGTCCGAGTAGACACAATAGGGATTACGCTCTGCGAGACGTGGCGGCTATCACGTACACGGGGCATCTGATGAGCAGTACCTACGTCGTGTACACCAAGGCGCACCTGGAGAGAGCGCTGTCGCTCGACAAACGCGCTTTTATACAACGCATCCTGAAACATGTGGATACCCCGGGCCTGTTGGACCACAACAACGTCTGCGACGCGGAGGCCCTGCTGTGGATGTTGTACTGCGGTCCCATGAGTTTCTGTCAGTCGGACCCCTGTCTGGGCAGGGACAAGACGGAATACGGCGGGGCCTTTCCGGCGCTGTTACCGCCTATCTTTTACGAGCCCGTGACCGACTACCTGGCCTACATGAACCTGGCGGAGCTGTACGTGCACGTGTGGTACAGATCCTACGAGTTCAAGGTGGAGGCCGACGCGACGTGCGTCGAGGGAGGCCTGGGACAGGTCACGCTGGGCCGCGCGCGCGACACCCTGCGCATGGTGAGGGACCGGTTTCACGACCGAGAGGTCCCCCTGTGGCCGGTGGCCTCGAGAACCTGCCTCTTCTGTGCGTTATATAATCAGAACAGACTGTGTCTGGACTTCGCCAAGACCAACGCGTCTTGCACGTCGTACAGTCCCATCGTGCTGAAGGACTGCCCGGGCATCGTGACCAACGTCACGCTGAGCCACGCTCTGCCGGGCACCGGCGGCGCGACCCTCTTTCCCGTATACAACATCGGCGTGCTGCTCAAGGCGCTGAGACGGTCGGAGTCGGGCGAGCTCGAACTTCGGCTCTGAACGCGCGATACGGCGCCTCGCGACGTCGCGAAACCGCGGCCGCGGATCGGACGACTCCGGGCCGTTCTGTTCGACCGTCCGTTCGTTTCCGAGCCGCATCGAAATCGAGCCTTTCGCCGCGGGAGGGATCTCCGCCGCGACGCGGGCGTACGAGCGGGTCGAGCGCTGGCGCTGCACGTGACGGCGCCCGCATTCTTGGCTCCGATCGGAGATTTCTTCGTATTGCTCAGACATGACGTCAAAAAAAGAACTGTTAAAAGAGACTATGCGCCACAGACTGGAGCAGAAACACTGTAAGTTCTTGTCTGACGCACTCGGGGAGACTCACCCGAGCGTGGAGCAGCAGAGGATCAGAGCGGCCTGCGTGGCGTTCGATCTGGAGAGGCTCGCTACGCTGAGCACCGCGAGAGCCCTGTTAGACGTCTCCACCCGTCGGGCCTCCGACGCGCAGAAACGGACCGCGCTCACGAAGGGCCTATTGGACGGGGATACGTTCTACGAGAGCAACGACGCGCTGATCGAGATAAACGACAGGGTCGCCGAACTCAAAGACAACGTCCTAGACGCCGCGCGGTCGGTCTCCGAAGACCCTTGACCGGCGACCCCGCGTCAAGAGAGCGCGGTAAAGGGCCGTCGTTCGGACGTACGGACGGGTCCTCCACCGTCAAAACGCTATGTCGACGTCCAATGTTTTAAAGCGGCGTCGCGACGTCCCGGGCGACGACCGTGCCTTGGAGCCGGACGGGTCTCGATCTCCCAAGAGGGGCTTTCTAGACGTCTTGCTAGATCTCCCGGGGGTGATACGTAGGTCTCTGGAAGGGGACTTCGAGGGTGACGACAGAAGTTCCGAGCCGTCGAAGCGAAAGATTGGCCACGATCCACCGAGATCTCTGTCTCGGCTCGAGCATCCGGGGCCCCTGGCGCAGACGTCCGGCAGAGCGGTCGCCGCGACGCGCGCCTCGAGGAGTTCTTGCACGTGCACCCCTCGCGAACGATCGCTCTCCTGCTCCGAGGAGATGATCATTTCCAGGGCCGGGCGCTTACGGTACTGCCCCATCTGTAACAGGGAACGGCGAGTCATGGAGCAGCGGCCTTCCGCGTCGGCCGCGGAAGGCTCTCCGTACGACAACCTGGATCCGGCGTGGACCGACGATCGCTTCTGTCAACACGCGTCCCTGTCTACCGATACCATGCTCATCTCGCACATCCCCGGGCTGGAGTGCGACCTCAGGATATTCGATCAGTTGCGGGAGCCGTGCCTGAAGCACTACATGGGCTCCGAAGGGTACCTGACCGTGTACGTCCCCAAGCGGGAGGATTTCTGCGACACGGTATGCCGCCGCGTCGACCGGAGCGTCGCGGACGCCAGGCTCGGGATCGGGGCGTTCGGTGAGGTCTGGCCCGTGCCCGGCACGGACAACGTCGTGAAGATATCGAAACGGGTGACCGAGTCGATCATCGGCGTGTGGGTGTCCGGCGTCATCAGGGCGAAGTCCAGACAGAAGGACGCGACGACGACGATGGGGGGTCGGCTCATCCACGGGTTCCTGGCGGCCATGGGGTGCTGCATGTACCACAAGACGACGCTGTACGCGCGTATGGACGTCGATATGTACCGCTACGACGGCTGGAAGCTAGCCGGTATGGAGAGCTACCGCCACGCGTTCAGCGGGTTGGCGGACGCACTGCGTTTTCTGAACGGGACCTGCCACATCTGCCACTTCGACGTGTCTCCCATGAACTGCCTGATCAAGGTGGACCCGTCCGCCCCGTATCGGATCGCGCGCGCCGCGCTGTGCGACTACAGCCTGACCGAGCCCCACCCGATGTACAATCGCAGGTGCGCCGTGGTCCTCCAGGAGACCAAGAGCGTGCGCATGTTGCCGGACAGTCAGTATAAGCTGTGCGAGTGCTACCATCCCGCGTTCAGACCCATCATCCTGCAGCGCACCGTGTGCGCCGAGCCGGACGGCTATTTTCCGTTCGAGGACTGGGGCCAGTTCTGCGTCGCCGAGATCTGCGCGCTGGGCATGGTGGTGTGTTTCTGTCTCATGAGGACCTTGGACTGGCGCGGGGTGCCGACCGTCAGGCGCGTGAGCGAGTCCCTGCTGTTCCAGGCCACGCCGCTGGCCTGCGACGCCATGGAGAAGCAGGATCTGGCCGGGTACTCCAGCGCCTGTCTGGCCATCATGGCCAGGCAGCTGGCCTACGTCGGAGCGATACTCGGGTCCCGCGTCTCGGATACGTTCGAGCGCACCAAACGTTTCGTGAAGGTTCAGTGCGGTGACGTACGGTATCAGGAATTCACGAATGTATATGAGGACGCCGTGCGCATCATCTCGCCCTTCCACGTCAGGGACAGGTTGGCTTTGGCCAGTAGGCAGTCGGCGGGGAGATACCTGCTGGGCGAACTGGTAAAAGTCTTCAGCGTCTCCGAGACGGAGCACTTGCTCTGCGACCCGAGGACGCTGTTTCAAGCGGACTACCGATAGGGTCGCACGGCGCGCGGCGATGGCCGACGAAGCCGCCGGACCGTCGCGCGACGGCGGCGGCGACGGCAACGGTGGTGACAGCAGGGACGGCGACGACGGCTGCGGCGGAGGCGCCGCGTCTCGGAAACGCGGTCTCTCGGAAGGGGACGACCGTCGAGACGACCCGAGCGGCGACGGACTCGATCTGGAACGCATGTGGGCGCTGTTCTCGGACGAGCCCATGACGCTCTTTCTGAGCGATAAGTTCATCCTCAGAAGGGCCGAGGCCGAGAAGGTGCCCTATTACGCGTTACGGCTGACGTATCTGTACTACATGTTCAAGAAGATCAACGTCCTGTACCCCGACATAGGAGCCTGCGCCTCCTTCGTGGCGGTCGTCGACGAGGAGACGCTCCGTTTTCGAAACGCCGCCGATCTCCGCGGAGACGTCTTGCGGTTCAGCGACGAGCAGTTCATGACGTTCGCGAGGGATCTCTTCGTGGCGTGCGGCGGCGGCCGCCGGCTCGACAGGCTGCTGTGTCACCTGGAGAGGGGGACGCGCGGGCAGACCGAAAACTCGGTCTGGCACGTGCTGCGCGGCGAGACCATCACCGCCACCAGGTTCTACCAGACGCTGGTGTCCGACCGCGCGGCGGTGAGGTTCGAGAACCCGGGGTCTCAGAGATACGCCGAGAGCGTCGCGTTCGGGCGCGCGCGCGAGCCCACCGTAAAGCGCCTGATAGAGGTCTTCGTGGAGAAACGCACGGAACCGGTCGTCGGCGGGTTGGGTCTGCTGCTGGACCCGGGTTCCGCGGTCCTAGGCGCCTCGCTGGACCTCTGTTTCGGCGTCTCCGAGTCGCGCGAGGAGGGCCTGTTGCGCGTCCACGAACGCGCGCGCATCTTCGAGATCAAGTGCCGATACAAGTACCTCCGGGCCTGCGAGGACCCGTACGTTCTCCGCGTGCTGCGCGAGTCCACCGCGGAGTCGGTCGTCGCCTTTCTCCTGTCGCACAAGATCCCGGCGGTGGATTACAGGCGCGAGGGCGAGATACCGGGGACGCACGAGTTCCTCATGTCCCACGACGGCGCGTTCGAGACCCGCAAGCGGACCCGTCCGGGGCGGGTGGCGACCAACTTGAAGCCGCACATCCCCGATCTCGTGTCCCTGAACAGGGCGCTGAGCTCCGAGGTGATCGTGTTCCACACGACGACCGCGAGCGGTGAAACTATTAACGGCTCTCCGGACGTACCCGTCCGCGACGAAGAGCGAGTCGTCGGCGACGAGATCGACGATCTCGGCGGCGAAAACGACGACGGCAACGAAGACGATTCGATTTCCGGCAGGGAGACCCCGGAGCTGTCGGACGCCGTGTTCCTCCGAGAGAGGGCCCGTTTCCGACTTCCCGTGTTCGTCAACCCGAGACACCCGAACTTCTTTCAGGTACTGTTGCAACACTACGTCCTGTCCCAGTACTACTGCTGTCAGCACGAGGACCCGGAGAGCATAGACCCCGAACAGCTGCCCTCCGCTAACCTAGTCTCCGCTATATTTAGGAAACGTTCAGAGAGAGAAGCTGGAAAAGATGTCTACCTGGACGGTCGTAGGCTAGATTGCGACGACATCCCCCTGTTCATCGTGATCACCCCGCTGGCCTTCGATCACCGGGTGACCGGGAATGTCGTCGCCAGAGTGCTGAGCGCCTGGGAGATCGCCATCCGAAAGTGCAGCGGCGTGTCGATATGGGTTCCGGATTCTGTAAGGCGTTTTGTTGCGACCGCTCGGGGAAGGGTTCCAAGCCCTTGTACGATTACTGCGGAAACGAAATAGATCTCTCGAGACGGGACTTCTCGCCCCTGTCCGACACGTCCGACGATGACGACGACGAAAACGAAAACGAGAACGAGAACGACATGACCTTCATCGACAACGACGACGACGGCGACGATCTCGGAATCGCGTCCGACGAACGGGCGACGTTCGTCGGCGAGAACGTCGCAAGGGCCGGTTCGGGTTCATCCGGCACGGGTAGGAAAAAGAAAAAGAGCGGCAAGGGCGGCCTGGACACCGTGCCGGTCATCGACATGCGCCCCCGCTCGGACGCCATGCCGAAGACCATACCCGTCCCCGTGCAGATGTCGGCGTCCAACGGGACCGGCGCCCGCAGGAAGACCGGCGTCTCCGGGGGCGCGTCCCCGAAACCCTCTTCGACGAACCGTTCCAGGAGGCCGTCGAGCGGACAGGCCAGACTGATAACCCTGTGAGAGACAGACAGACAGACAGGGAATCGCGATCTCTCTCCCCGCTCCACCCTGCGAACGCACATCGTCCTCTCCCTCACGAGCGTCCCGACGTCGTACGATCACTGACATGCAGTAGTAAATCGTGACAAAAACACTCGTTGTTATTGTATTATTTTATTCATTAAAAAAAATACAACACGAATTATGTGTCACGGCTGGTTTCTGGCGTCTGCGGTGCGGCGTCCGCCGGCTCGCATCTCCCCCTCCCCATCCCGTCGGGTTCCTCGAGCGGGGAAAAGCCTCGCTGGCGGCGTCATCGGTCCCTCCTCACTCGTCTATGTCCAACTTGGACGAGAGCGGCTTGACCTCCGATGGGTCCGGAAGGGGTTTGTAGCTGGGTCTGTGCCGCAGGATGAAGAAACGGATGATGCGACACAGGGTCAGCGTCAGCCAGCTCAGGAACATAAGGCCGACGAGCACGTACACGGTCGTCTCGTGCTCGTGGTGGGTGATGGCCTCGTACTTGATGATGGGGTACAGGGCTCCGCACATCCCGCAGAAGGCGCCGAAGTGGTAGCCGAATTGGACCTTCATGTATCTGATGAGAACGGTCTCCAGGACTATCAGGTAGATGCAGGCCAGGAGGGTAAAGACGATGATGGTGGAGAACACCATGTGGCTGGTCCTGACCAGGAAGCTGTTGCCGAATCCCAGGCAGAGCGTCATGGACAGGACCATGGTGGAGAACCCCATGGCCATCTGAAGGAGGTTCACGACGGCCGTCTTGAACTTGACCGTGCCCCGCAGCTTGGGGTGTAGTTTATTGAGCATGAAGGTGGAGCGGTCGAAAGACTGATATTGCGTGATCAGGGTCACCACGAAGGCGGTGAGCGCGATGAAGTGCATGGCGAACGTGAACGAGATGATGGCGGGCAGACGGAAGGACATGGCCAGGATGAACAGCTGGAAGGAGTCCAGGGTCAGGATAAAGAGAAAGCACGTGAGGCCGTCTCCCATGTACTGTATGTCTATGGTGGCCTGATTGACGGCCGAGCCGTCCTTTCTAAAATTGATCTTGATCCAGCAGACGACGTAGTAGATGGTGACGAGGATGAAGACGAACTGCATAAAGGCGACGTAGGCCACGATCTGCCCGGAGTCGAGGAAGAGCTGCGGGGTGATCTGGTGCAGCACGTTGAACGCCGTCATGTTGAACTGCCCGTAGTCCACGATGTGGTAGTAGACGCATGGGAACCCCAGGCCGGGGAAGTTGGCGGTGATTAGGAACACCGTGACGTTCAGGACGCTCAAGAAGGCGCAGGCGATGGAGAAGGCCCAGGTTTTGGTGCTCACCCCGTCCACGTGAGAGAGCCCCATGGTCGCCGCGACCGTCGTATCGTCGTCCGCGGACCCGTTTCTCTACGGCGTGCGTCCCGCGCGTGATTATTATTTACTCCCGGATTCGTCATACGCGTCTCTCGATACCGCGCGGGCGACGCCTTCGGCCGCCCGCACGCATAAAATAGTCGCGGTCGATACACAGGTATGCGCTCGTCAGTCGGGGTTTAGTAGTGCGTGTACGATACGAGAGTTCCCCGGCCGCGTTCGTCGTCGTCCCCGCACGATCGCGTAACGTAACACGGAGGGTCGGACGGACGGGTGGCCAGAGTCCGAGGGAGAGGGGGAGGCCGGCCGCGTAAACGGCGATGGCGTCCGTCCTGAGACACTATACCGGCGTGGTGTGCCACCTGGGGCTCTACGGGATCAAGGACGACAGGCCGATCCTGCAGTGCCTGTTCATGGACATGGTCGGCGGCGACGGGCCGCATCTCCCGATCCTGAAGAGCTTCGTGGTGCTGGGCGATCCCATCGCCGACGCGGACGCGGTGCGCGTGCTGAGGCGGCCCTTCGATTCGTACGTGCGCGACGTCCAGAGACACGTCGAGTTCGTCGCGGCTAAGAGCAGCCTGCTGTCGAACGTCCTCCTGCGCAGGGGCGGGCTGGTCAGCACGCTGTCCCGGCCGTTCCTGCCCGTCACGGTGGGGATCGTGCAGCCCGACGACTGCATCATCGCGAGCGCCGAGCGCGCGCGGCCCGTCCGGGGTTTCGAGGACTTCGTCTCCGCGTTCAAGACGGCCAGACTGGCCGTCGTGGGCGAGTACTCGTTCGCGGGCGCCGACTGCGACCGTCAGGAGCGCGAGCCGCAGCCCCCGTCGAAGACGACGAGATCCTGGGGCGGCACCGGCGGCGGCGGTCGAGCCGACGTCGAGGCCGACGCCGGGCAGGGAAAGCGTAGAGCCGAAACGTCGCGCGACGTCTCGGACCGCCAGACCCAGACCGTGAAGAAGATACGGCGCGGGTATAGCGCCGACAGCGTGACGTTTTCGATACGCGTGGGCGACAAGAGATACCTGTTCGATACGTCCAACCGGGGCCGCTGGCCGGTGTCCGCGCTGTTCTCCGTGGAGGACCACTCGCTGGACGTGCGCGACTCCGCGCGGAAGCTCCGGATCCGTCTGGTGACGCCGAGGGGATTCATCGCGCTGGCGTTCTCCGACGAACAGTGCATCCTGCTCCTCAGGACGGCCCTGAAACAGCTGTTCGAACACATCTACGCCGACTTCTCCGGAGTGCGGCCCCTGTTCGACTACCTGGGGCCGGATCTCTTTCAGGACGGCTTCCACAGCAAGTCCGTCTTCTACACCGGTTTTCCTAACGTGTGCATGTACGCGGTGCCCGGGGCCGACGCCCTGGGCAGGGAGACGTCCCTGGACGCCATGAAAGAGATAGTCAGCTGCTGCGGATTGCCGGACGTGCTCGGGGAAGACGGCAAGCTGACCAGCGGCCTCAACCCGGACTCCGGGCTCTCGCCGGCCGTATCGGCCGCGTTCCCCGACGCCGGGGACGTCAGGATCAACGGTTCCAGGTTCGTGACGTGCGACTTCGCGTTTCCCGCCGACGTCTCGCCGGCGGACGACGCCTGTCAACCTACGAACGTGCAGCTATACCTCTCGCGGGGCTGCATCAGGAGGTTGACGATCCCGGATTTTCGGTGGAAGATCATGAAGAAGTGTCTCGTCGACGGCGAGTTTCCCTTCCCGCTGGGTCTGGGCCCCGACGGCCGGCGAGATCGCCGCGAGTTGTGTCACCGCTTCGTGTCGCGGCTCCGGGGCGCCGCCTCTCGAGAGATACTGGCGGTGGAGTCGTTCATCTCGCATCACGTCACGGCCGCCTGCACCTCCAGCAACCTGGCGTGGCTGCTGGTCAGGAACGGCTGCGAGTTCTTCGTCGAGGAGGACCGTTCGGACTTCATGCGCTCCGAGACGTGCCTCAACACGGTGATGTCCTGCTACTGGAAGAAGTGTTTCGGCGGCTCGGCCTCCGACGACCCCGTCTGTAACGTCACGGGACGGTACGAGGGAGCGGTGATACTGGCGGACGGGCTCCTGCTCGTGTCGGGGGAGGCCCACCCGCTGGCGCCGGACGGCTCGGGGACGCCAGGCTGGCGGACCGTCATGGCCGACGTGTCCACGTCGATCGTGGACGAGACGAAGGCGAACGCGATCGAGCGGCTCTTCGGCTCGGACTACCTAAAGAACGTCCTGCGTTCCATGATGCTACGGCTGGCCGCCAGGAGAAACGACACGGCGTTCTGGATAGAACGCTTCCAGCCGGGGGTCCTCGTGAGGGAGCACCCGGGTCTGTTGGACTGCGCGCCGTTCTGCGGCGTCTGGGGTTCGTCGCGGATGGCCGTGGTGCAGCCGCGGGACGCGGCGCTGTCGGACACCATAGACTACAGCGTGTACGTCCGCAGGATCGTGCGGTGCGTGCGCGCCTGCGTGACGGTCCTGGTCCTGCGCGACCGCGGGGAACGCAGCTGCTCCGTCGCCGGAGGGGCCGCGGATCCCCTGGTCGGCAAGGTGGACAGACTGTTTCGCGACGTGGAGAGAGAGCTGCTGCGGGACTATCTGTGCGTGTTCAGGATCAATTGAACGGATACGGGTTACTCGTGTGCGTGTACGGGATACGGGTGGCGGTCGTGATTGTGGCGCGACGTGCGGACAGAGGCTAGCGGGGCAATACGTGTCTCGAATAAAGACGTTTATTATGGATCGCAAACGTTACGGTACCGAGAGTGTCTTATTTCCATACGGGCGATACGGGCGCCGGCACGTATCACTTGACCAGAGACGGCCCGACTGTGGCGACGGTCTCCGACACCACCTCGTGCATGACGTGTCTCACGCCGTACCCGTCCCTCGTCTGTCGGGTGGCGAACGAGAGCGAGAAGAAAGCGTCGCCGGGGGCGACGACGGAGCCCAGGAGGCCCGAGATGGCGGCGCTCGCCGCGTCGAGGCGGGAGCGCCGTACCTGCTGGTGCAGGATGTAGGTCTTGGGAACGTGGGTCAGGATGACGTCGGACGAGACGTCGAAGAACAGATACAGGCAGGAGCACGTCATGACCATGCAGCTGCGCCGCACGAGACCGAAGAACGAACTCGTTCCCCGGGCCGTCGTCTGCAGGTAGTTGAGGACGGCGAGCAGGGTGACGCGGCTCACGGGCAGGCACTCGGTCACGTAGAGCAGGAGGCAGAGCGCGAAGTCGTCGTCGGTGGTCGGGCGGGTGACGGCCACGCGGTGCTTGAGCCGCGACTTGACGAGTTTCGTCTCCTTGAGCGTATCCTCGTTTTCCAAGACGAAAACGAACGCGAAGCCGTAGTACGCGTGGTTGCACGCGCGTTCGGCGCGATACTCGTGCGCCGACATCTCCCGCCCGGATTCGGTGCGAAACAGCAGACGGCCGGCGCCCGAGACGGTCACGTCCGTGACGTCCGGGTTCACCAGCGACGTCCCGCGCTCCCCGTCAGTACGCACCTCCAGCATAGCCCTGGGGAGCAGCATAGTGCTGGATGTTCCGCGTCCGCCTGATGCGGCGCACCTTGCGCTGCACCGGATCGAGCTCGTCGCTGAAGGGTCCGACGGGGCCGCTTCCGAAGAGAGCGACGTCTTCGGTTAAAGAGTGTTTCCGAGAACCGTCGCCGAGGCTGACGAGGGGCCCCGAGTGACCTTCCGTCTGCGGGGAATCGCCGACGGTCCCGCGCGATCGCACCTTCAGCACCTCGTGGGCGCAGACGAAGCGCACGTACCGATTGAGCTTGCTGTCTCGGTAGGAGACGTGTGTCAGCTCTCCGTAGGACAGGCCCACGTAGTCCTCCGGGATGGGCGTGAACGAGGACAGTCCCATAAGTCGATGCACGAGCGGGAGGAGGACGCGCTCGATCGTGTAGTTGGAGTACTGAACCGTCTCCTCCGTGCCCTGATACGTGACCAATTTGCGTAATTTGAACGTCCTGGTGTACTCCAGCTCCCAGAGCTCGTCCAGGTGACGGCCGATGGGTACCGTGTCCGGGATGTACTGGGAGAAGAAGCTGTTGGCCACCAGTCGGTTGTCGTCGACCGCCAGGGGCTCGAACGGCAGCGACTGTGTCTGCTGGACGGCCTCGTTGACGGAGAGGCTGTTCAGGTCGTCCAGCTGTCGGCGTTCCTGCCCGCACTGCGCCTCGCGATGGCCGTAGCGGGCCAGCGCCAGGGCGAGCTCCCGGGCGCGACGCTCCCAATTCTGATTGATCAGTTTGAGATCCTGGATCTGGTCCATCTGATCCTGGATCTGATCCTCCAGGCACTTGATGACCTGTTTCTTGAACAGCTCGCGTACGTTCCTGTCGGCGGCGCCCTGGACGCCGGCCGCCCCGCCGGGAGCGTGAGGGTCCTGGAACGGCGGTCTGCTGGGCAGCAGGCGCGTCTGATCCACCATGGACGGGGTGACCTCCTGGATGAAGGCCTCCACGCTGTCCTCCAGGCCGATCTTAGATTTGCTATCCGCGATGTTTAATAAGAACTTCATGATGCTTTTTTTGGCGTCGGCGCCCCTGTCGTGCTTCTCCATGAGCTCGACGATCTTCTTGCTGTTGAGCTCGTGCCTGCTGGTCGTGATGGCCTTCACCGGGAAGGTGTTGAGGAGCTGACACACTTTCTGATGCCGGCAGACCGCGTCGTATCGGCTGAGCTCCCGATACAGGTGCGCGGCCGGCGTCGTGTAGATCACGGCCTCGCCGTCGCTCCCGATCCCGCCGTACGCCAGCGGGGTCTGCGCGACGTGCAGCTCCACCGACTTGTCCCCGAGGTGAGCCGCGAGCTTGCCGCTGTGCCTGAAGCGCCGTATCGACAGGTCGACCGAGTTGTGTACGTCCAGCGACCTGAGTTCGGTGATCGTCCTGGCCAGGTAGGACCTGTTCTTCTCCAGGAGGGTCTCTAGCAGCGGGCTGCCGTTCCGGGACGCCTCGGACACGGAACGCCGGATGAACTCGTCTCTGTTTCGGCGAAACTCCACGGTCTCCGACGGCCTGGACAGGGGGACCAGTCCGATCGTGACGATCCAGTCCACATAGAGCTCGTACACGTGGTTCTTGAGGTATCTGTCGATCAGGCTTATAAGAACGCTACAGAGCGTGGACTCCACGCTCTGCTCGAGCGCCCCGGCCCAGGCGTTGAGGTAGTCCAGCACGGCCGGCTCCTGCCGAAACGGGTAGGGGAAGAGCCGGTTGTGCGATCTCCACTCCTCGGCGACCTCCCGCATGGTCACGCTGTTGAGTATCTCGTTGCAGAGGCCGTAGAAGATCTGCTTGCGCAGCACGCTGGGGTCCCTCAGCACCTGATGTATGGTCTGCCCGCTGCGGCTCCCCATCTCCCCGTGGATCAGCTGAAAGAAGGCGATCGTCTTCTGCGTGGGAAACAGTATGTCCGCCGAGTCCGTCAACCGGGGATCCAGGTACGACGCGACCTTCGTCCTCAATATGTCATCCGCGGCCAAGATCGAGCGGATCGTGGACAAGGTGCGCGGGTTGAGCGCCTGCACGTTCTCCGAGGACGACCTGCCCCCGGGGTGGTTCCGCCGCATACTGTCGGCCGACGGCAGCAGCGACGGCGACGGCGCGGCATCGGACGCTCAGCCGAGCGGAGACGCGTCGTCGGGGCCCGGGACGCGTAACGTCGAGATACCGTTCTTCCCCTTCAAGACCCTGCTGATCACGGGCACGGCCGGCGCCGGCAAGACGTCCAGCGTGCAGGTGCTGGCGGCCAACCTGGACTGCGTTATCACGGGCACGACCGGCGTGGCCGCGCAGAACCTGAGCACGGTCCTGAATAGGACCAAATCTGCGCAGGTGAAGACGATATATCGCGCGTTCGGATTTAATAGTAAGCACGTTTCCATGACGGAGACCGTTCTGACGGGCTCCGGGACGCGCGTCGCGGACGGGCCGGGCGCGCGGCGGACGATCCTGAGGGCCCGCTCGCGCACCCCCGTCGCCGAGCAGCAGTGTCGGGACCTGGGCCTGTACTGGCCCGTGGTGGAGGACATCGCCTCCAAGCACCTCGGCCTGACCGACAAGAAACGGTCGTCGGAACGCAGCGAACTCTGCGAGAGCAACGTGATCGTGATAGACGAATGCGGCGTGCTCATGCGGTACCTGCTACACGTGGTGGTCTTCTTCTACTATTTCTATAACGCGCTGTACGACACCCCCCTGTACAGACGGAGGCTGGTGCCCTGCGTGGTCTGCGTCGGGTCGCCGACGCAGACCGAGGCCCTGGAGACGGCGTTCGATAACAGGACGCAGGCGAAGACGGTCCGTCGAGGCATCGACGCACTGACCGCCCTCATCACCGACCGCGCCCTGCTGGAATACTGCGACACGTTGAACAACTGGGTCATGTTCATCAACAACAAGCGCTGCACGGACCTGGACTTCGGAGATTTCCTCCGACACCTGGAGTTCGGCCTGCCGCTCAAGCCGGAGCACGTCGAGTACGTGGACAAGTTCGTGCAGCCGGCGCAGCGCATCCGCGATCCGTCGTACGCGCTGGACATGACCAGACTCTTCCTGTCGCACGCCGAGGTCAACCGATACTTCAAGTCCCTGCACGACAAACTCCGGACGGAGAACAGCGACCGTCTGTTCGACATGCCGGTGTATTGCATTGTCAACAACGCGAATTTCGACGAGTATTGCGATCTGTCGGAGGCCCCCGAACAGCTACGGCGTCCGGAAGCGTGGTTTCGCGCCAACCTGACCAGGATCATCAACTACTCTCAGTTCGTCGACCACAACCTGTCTGATAACATAACGATAGAACGTCTCGCGCACCAGGACCCGTCGGGGGCCGACCGCGACGACGGCGAGCGAGCTCGTTACGACTGGGACGCCCTGTTCGACGGCGACGGGGACGACGATCTCGACGGCGGCGGCGACGGCGACGAGGACGCGGCGGTGGGGAGGCCCAAAGAAACGCTGCTGATGACCAACATAACGTACATCAGGGACAGTTCGGTCGGCGTGACCACCAAGACCCGCGGATGCGTGATAGGCTACAACGGGACCTTCGGGGACTTCATGAACGTCCTGCAGCAAGAACTGTTCATCGACCGTACTCCCTGCGAACAGGCCATCCACGCCTACTCCCTCCTCTCGGGTCTGCTGTACTCCTCCATGTACAGCTTCTGCATGTCGCCCTTCGCCACCCGCGAGGTGCTGCGCGAGTTCGCCGACATCCCCATGCCGTTCATACCGGCCCTGTGCATGGGTTCCGAGGAAGACCTGGAGATGTGCGCCGCGGCGGACGGTGCGTGCGGCGACGGCGACGCATCGGGCTTTCACGACCTGTCCGCCGTATCCTCCGAGCCGTCGGGATCCGACGCCCGCGAGCGAACGGAAGGAGGAGGAGAAGGAGAAGGAGATGAATTCGACGAGATGGAAGTATCGGACGCGGATCTGCTCGCGTCCAGCGAACTGTACTGCGACAAGTTCTTCTCCAGGTACGCCAAGCCCCCGGCGACGAGCTGCCTGCTGTTCGAAGAGGTCGTGTACATCTACACGACGTTCCGGGACATCTTCTCGAAGCGGTTCAAGATCATGCAGATCCACAGCAAGGGCAAGTTCGGCAACAGCAAGCTGGTGATGTACAATCGGAGGAACGTGTACCAGAAACGGTCGTGCGAGTTCGTGTCTCAGACCGGATCCTTCGTCGGCATGATCTCCTTCGTCTCCCCCGTGCACAGCTACGTCCTGGAGGGCTTCACCTACAGCGACGTGCTCACGCTCTTCTCGGACACCCGGCGCATCCACCCGCGCGTGCTGGAGCGCGGGCTGCCGCGGCTGGTCGTCAGGGACGCGCTGGGCTTCGTGTACGTGTTGGAGTCGAACATCTCCAAGTTCGTGGACTCCAGCTACAAAAAGAGCCTGCACATCTGCACGACCATAGACCACGGAATCACGTCGCGCACGGCCATGACCATCGCCAGGAGCCAGGGACTGTCGCTTGGCAGGGTGGCCATCGATTTCGGGGACAACCCGACGAACCTGAAACTGAGCCACATCTACGTGGCCATGTCCAGGGTGGTCAACCCGGACGACCTCATCATGAACCTGAACCCCATGAGGTTCCCGTACGAAAAGAACACGCACATCACACCGTATATCTGTCGCGCGTTGAATAACCGCAACACGATTTTAATTTTTTAACGATAACGGGGAGGGGTGCGGGGAAGCGCGTTCGACGGCGTCGTCGTCTTCGTCCTCATCCTCCTCGTCCACGGCGACGACGACGACGGTGGCCTCGCGACGCCGGGAAAGGGGAAATCTCTGGAGCCGGTCCTCGGGAAACCGGGCTGTAAGATAAAAATCGATAATAAAAAGACAAGAGGGAGCGAGCCGTCTGTCTGTTCTTTTCTTCCCTAAATCATACCTTGTTACAGATATTTGCTAGAACGGTCATATGCTGAGAAAAAACAATGAATACAACGATAATTAAAAGATTCTAGTTCGAGGTAACATAATCATCAGTCTGTTGGTCACACACGGACGCGGTGAGTATTCGAGAAAGCGGACACAATCGGGGAAAATAGATGATGATAAAAGAGTATACCGTAGGATAGGACTACGTTAGGCATGTCCCTGATAGTCTTCTCTACTTTTGGATTTTTTCTTTTTCTTTTTTCTTTTTTCTTTTGTCTGTCTATCAGCTTGGTGAAGGCTCGCTCCGAGAAAAATAAAAGCTTCAAACAAGAAAAAAAAATATGGGTCCGCGGTCGTATCTCGATGTCGCGATACGACCTCGGGGGAGAGAAAAATCGATCTGCCGAATCGTAAACGCCATCCATCTCGACAGCGATGATATCGTTGTTTGCTTGTTTGTTTCATGTGTATATGTCGGCATCATCTTTTTATACACTTTTTTATTCTAAGAAAAATAACCTCATATGTTACTACGCTTCCCAATGTAAAAAAAAAAAAGGTGGATTGCTTTTGGACAACGGATATTAATAATAGTAACGGTAATATGTAAAAGATCAAATGCGATTAAGCGTGCCTCAAAAGGGCAACAATGCGATGAAACAAACGAGTAACCATTAAAACATTAACAGCACATAAGTAGTTTCCTGTTTTATGAGCGCTTCTACGTAATGTAAAGTTATTCGGTGAGATCATTAGGAAGGAGAGAGGTCAGCAAAAAGACGGTTTGAAACGGGTACCGTGCAAGATCCACGGCGACGATGATCCCGGAGACCCGCGAGAAAGAATGGAAATGAAAACCAGCACTTCCCCATAGCCTCGGACCAGCTCACAGACTACGGTTCTCTCGATCGCGACCCCGTTCGCCGAAGTACCGCCGATAAACGATGTATACGGTATGAATGGAACAAATGATGGATTAAGTAAGTAAAAAAGAAAGATTTCGATGATTAAAAAAAATTATAGACTAGTCTCTATAGACCTTCCATCTCAAAAAAAGTTAGTTAGTGCTAGTTAACTCGTTAGTTATTTAGTTAATTTGGTTAGTTTAGTTAGTCACTTAGTTAATTGGTCAGTTAGTTACATCTCCCCAAACCCGGCGTACCGAGATATCGCTATGAACAAGGGGAGGGGGAAACGATGAGTATCAGTAATGATAGAAAATGGTATGTATTATTTTCTCTTTTCGTCATAAACAAAAACAGGTATCTGCCTCATTGCGCGACTACCTCGGGTAGATCCGGCAATTTGGTTTTTGTCCAGTTTCACTTAAAATATAATTGGCATTATTAGTTTCTATCTTTCGTAGTTTGGTGAAAACCGAAAAAAAAGATCTTGATATTGTTCTATCGTGTTATTGGGTGTAATATCTATTTTCATAAAACAATAATGATATATAAAATAACGCTTCTCCCCTCTTCTTGGGCTAGGACTGCCTACGTGAAGCGGGACGTATGATGAAACAGTGACAGAAAAGGTTTTACATGTATATAGCTTCAGAAGGTAGATATGATGTTGAACAATCTGGAGATAGTAGGAAGATGATACAGATTTAATGCATTTGTTTGTCTTCCCCGGTCATCATATGTGAGTGAATATGTACAATACACTATGTCGTCTAAAAGAGTCGATGTGCGTCGCAGTATACCCGTCTCACGTCTGCGGGTACGGGGACGATGATCGGAATGGTGTGATGATATAAAATTCGATGCGATGAGACCATGCGTTTTGATGTCACGGTGGATACGACTACGAAACCTTTCGGCGCCAGTTTTGTTGGAAGATCATGGTATGTATCGAATTTGTTCCTATTGTCTGGATTAAAGGAGAAAAAAAGAATTCATACCTTTTGAGAGGAGACATTCCGTCCTTGGCTAGATGAGGTCATAATGTGATATAGTAGTCACGTTCTTCTAGAATAGGCTTTTCTGTGTTATTAATTACTCGTTATATGACAGGGTCGTTACACACGATACCGTCGCCACTATTTCACGTAAGTAAGAGGGAATCTATGTGTAAATGAATACAAGGGACGTGGCGTTCCTTATAGTGAAGGGTATCCTCGCAAGGTGTTCCTAGAGAGACGGCGCGACCGCGAGATCACGGTCGCGCGTCCGATGATGTTCTAAATGAAAATAAAATGCATAACTATCATCAGATGTTACTTTGCAACGGATGGTGGAGACATATTCATTAATAGGCAAAAAAACTTAACGGGATAAGAAAAACGGATGGAGTAATCGTACCGTCATATGCGGGAAAGAAGAAGAAGAAACAAAATCTATTGGTTGATTGAGAGAATATGTTTGCGATAATAAGGGTAATCCTTTTAGCGAAGAAGAGAGATATCGACGTAGATAGATAGATAGACATATGTTATCATCACTATCATTGATTCTGTTTTTTGAGGTTTCTTTTTTTAGGAAAGAACTCTATTATTTTTTTACTCCGAAGCGATTCGCTATAATAAAACATTAAGTTTGCATATCTAGCTAATCGTGTTTCCGTGAAACATTATGTGAATGGAGATTGTTTTTATTTTTACATATCTTCATAGTAACGATAGAAATAAAATTCGTCTTACATAATCATCTGTCATCGATGTAAGCAGGAGTAATTCTATGTAGATCGAGATGGACAGATAGGTAAACGGGTGCGTACCGTCCGTCTCAATCGCATCGTCCCGTTGCGACGTGAAAAGAAAAGAATACAATTGTGTCACTTTTAGATCAAGGATCGGTACAATTCTTCTGTCTTTATACCTGTTACGTTTTTGTGTCAGCTTCTGCACTGTATCGCTAAGTACATATGTATCGCGGGACGGTGAAACAGGCACAGATTTGTAATATACTATGTAAATAACAGGCAAGAGAAATGAAAAGAAGCCTTATTCTAGAAAATGAGATGCAGTAAGCTATACGAAAAAGAAATATCGTCGTAAGATATATGATGTTTTCGTTGTGTTCTGGGGAAGAAGATATTCTGATGAAAATCAACGCGATGCGTTAAGGATAGCGTTTTGCGATGTAAAATGGAAGAAAGGGGGGAATGTCGAATGCTATCTAGATTACGATATGCAATTGCTTGGATGAGCGTATAAGATTATCATCAATCCTGGACTTCGCGGTCTTGTAACGAGTTTCGTAAAAAGAAAAAACAAAACGAGATCATAGGAGACGTAGGCAGATTTCATGCTAACGGGATACGTAATGTAGGAAGTGTTTTTTTTTTTTTTTTTTTTTTTTTTTTTTTTTAGCTTACGATAAACCGCGGGGAATACGGATCGGCTACCTCGCCTATCGTCGTAATCATCTGTAGAGAATATATATATTTTCTAATAAATCCGTCAATAAAAGTACTAGACATTTAGAATTTAGTTAATTTTTCGTGTGAAGAGAATACATCGTGCGTATGCAAAAAAAAAAGGACGCGCGTGACATCCGTCACGGGGCGACTCATAAGCGATAGGTGGTGGCAATCGAAGAAGAAACGATATCTAAAGCGATTTCTCGTAAATGAAGAAATAATATATCAGAGAATGCGTAGAAAAAAGCAGAGTTTGGATTTTCCGCTGACTAATATACTAATTATTTTCGAGAAAATCTCTCTTTCTATGCGTTTAAGAAGGAATACGACAGTATATAAATGGAAAATCTGTGAAAAGGATCATGTTATTAAATTTATCTCTGATTTTTGTGAAACAAGAATAAGAGATCGTGTCACTGTAACGTGTTATCATCACATCGGCTAGGAAGATCGGTCCACCGACCCTTCCTACATACAGATCGGACAATATATTGTATCTACGGTTAGTGCGATGGACGAGCGCAAATGCGGAGAGCGCGAAAGAGTACCGTGCAAATACATATAGAACGTTAGTAGAGATGATAGAAACAAAAGAAAGTTCCTTTTTCCTTCTTTTTTCTATCGGTTTTTAGAAATGAGTTTCATAGGGTTATTATTTTGTGTATCTGTTTCTATGCGTACGCGCACAGAGAGACCTTGTCATTTTTGCCATAGAGTGTTTTGTAAATTCTCAGATGACTGTATGTATATCGTTCTCCAATACGTCGAAAGAATAAACTGTGAAAATCATCATCACTCAGCATCAACCGATACGACATGGGAAAAAGAGATCTTTCTACGCGTATAGTCTATTCGCAGGATGGCGATATAAATTCCGAATAGCGGTCGATCTATACGTTATAAGGAAGGCTAACGATTAAAGTAAAAGAAATCGTAATTTATCGTCTTACTTAGCAAGAACCTAAGGTGAGAATACGTGTTTGTCTACTATCAAGAAAGACAAGGAACTCTATACTTTGTTGATGTACTAGTAATTAAGAACGATTATTCGATGAAATATAACGAATATCTTGTTTTTTAGTAGTGATGAAATTTCAGACATGTAGTATGCCAAAGCATCGTTGCGAATAAAGACGGGAAAGAGAGACGCGACGGGCGTCGCCGCCGCTCCGATCGTATCGCGATCGACACCAGCGATTGTCTAATTCAATACGGGTTATTCCGCTTGCGTTGTCTATAGAGTAAAACTGACCTCTTACTTCTACGATGAATTTTATTCGCAATAATGTCTACGAGAATAACGATATAAACTACTGATTGATTGGCAAATATATTGTATCTGGTATGCTAACAATTAATAGAAAGAATTATAGTGAGTTTGTCTTAATAAATTTCTACTATTCAAAAAAAGATAAATCATTTCCCCGCTACGTTATTAACGAACTAAATACTTATTCTTAACTTAACTACCTTAGGATTGCGAACTATAACAAAAATCATCACGTCTTTATCTACTAAGTGTGAATATTCTCTAAACGGACTTATATCTATAACAATGGCATATGTGATCGTTAACTATGTGTGAGACTATCGTCAATGTTAAATTGTTTTGCGAATTATCCGTCCATATAGAATGTAGAATTTCTAACTAAGTTTTACTTAATCAACTATTTTTCCTACATGTGATTATATCGAGATATATATAAAAGATGTCACCCTATAGTAATGAGTCTTATAACGTGTTAGATATTGTTAAATCGTATCATCTATAGTTTTTCATGTGCATCACGCGGAGTTTAATCTGGTTTCATGAATTGGTGATAGAGGAAGATTGTGGTATGACTTCGATATCGATGGTGATGATGTAATAAAGATTCGTTAACACTAGCGGCTACGACAGTCGAAAAGGTCATAACTTGTTGTATATCTTATCGCAGTGTGTCATCTTTTCCCCGAGGGGAGGAAGACGATCAGCCTTTCGTTGATATGAGATGATGCGAGTTGATGTGCACGTAGATCGGTTCGATCGAAATGTAACATGAAAATAATAATAACAGTAAACCGATAGTAAGATCGGTAATGATGATAGCCGAAAAGGTAGCCGGACTACGTCGTATGAAGCGAGAAATATACTCGTTGTCTGTAGGTAGTTTTTGATTCGTTTTCTTGCCCGTTTATGTCCCTCGTCATGACGGCGTAGGGTGTTCATCCGTTCATAAGAAGGTAATTTTTGTGTGCGAATATTACGAGAAAAAGAGTTCAAGAGATGGGTCCGGTGGTTAGCTGATCTCTTCTGTTATAAAAGTAGTTTTATCAATATAATTCAGTATTTGCATTCATATATTTTCTTTTTAAACGACGAATGATCGTATCGACGGTTTAAATCACAACAACTATGCTATCTCGATAACTCTTAAATCGGAGGCGTGTATATTCTCCAGGTCTGTAACAATACAAATCACACATGTAATAAAAAAGTGCCTCATTGATCTTTACGGATGACAGAGATGCATTTCGATAACGTATCATCGATAGATGAACGCACTAAGATTGAGATGAGTTCACGATTACTATCTACCTCATTGGTATAGTGTTGTTTTTAGTCGATTATTAAAGCGCTGCTGGGTTTAATCGATCAGTTTCAGGGAAAACGTATTCTGATTTATCCCCAGTTTAGGTGTTTACAGTAAATAAATAGTTTTAATACATGTCCTTTCTAGATAAAATTCGCATAGACTTCACTTTTTCTCAGGTGAAGAAAAATAGGCAATCGCCGACTTTCATAAATCGAACATTGAAAGATTTAACTGTGATATCAACTCATAAACATATTTAAGGTTTTATATAACTAATGTCTTGCAAATAGATTGGATCAATTTCCATAATGAAAAAATATCATATATCCGTATTCATTTGAAACGATAGGCAAATACAGGCTTGACTCGATATCGTGTTATCCAATGATGAGTTCTGCGTCAAGATCGTCTCAAGCTGTCCGTCGTCGAACAAACACGCTGACATCGTTACTTTTCTTTTTTTTTTTAAATTACTTCGCTGTCTACATGTGGGCGATTCGGGTTTTTTTTTTTTTGGTTTTTGGTTTTTGGTTTTTTTTTTTGGTAATTAATTATCTAGCGAGTCGTACCCCATCGACGGGGCCGTATGTTTATTCTTTTTTCTTTTGTAATCGGAAGCCGAATGGACCGCTCCTATCGTTCCGCGTGGCGGTCGGACTGCCTTATCTTTTTCTTTGTTTTTCTTTTTTGGTGTATTATTAGTAAATGTATATAAAAGAGACTTGTACAACAAAACATTTTGGTTTTTTATATATGGAATTATACTTTGGCTATTATATCGCAATAACATAGCATAGAAGCCTTAAAAATGGTCTGTCCCTTCGTTTGGAGATGCTAATGTAAAATTGCATCGCGGTATCATGACGAGTCCCGCTATATCTTTCGAAAATAATGAGGATCCGTACCGTATACGAACGGAATTATACAAACAAAAACATTTTATATGTGCTTATACGTTCCACACGGTCGTCTATGCAGGCAGACATTTGATTTGGAAATCGTGTCACATAAAAAGTATAAGAGTATCGCGGTTTCGTGTATGGACTTAAATACGCTCAGATTCATACCATGCTGTTTGTCGAGAAAAGAATTAGAAATGTCTAGGACGTCAGGAAGATCAGATGACGATCGGTTCGTTTATGACATCCGAACGTTACGAGGCGTAGAGACACACGATATTGAATTCGTCTTTTCTACATGTATCAAATGTTGTGATTCAAAGATGTTTCACGGTGTATGATAACTTATGAGTGCATAGGATTTATGACAAATGGCCACAACATGTACTTTTTATGTATCTAGTACTCAGTGATATATTCGTCCCTTGCTCTTACTTCATTATCAATTTAAAACGATCTGCGTATTTTCAGAAATTTTTTATTAAAAGCTCACGTACGTATGATCGTCATTGACGAGACGGACACGATCTAGTGCTCGTGTCGGATATATCGATTTCAATCAGCTATCTTTCCACATTCCAGTAATATTAATATGCTTTATTTCTTTTCTTTTGTTTTCGGGATTTGCTGTATATCATATAAATTATGTCGTTCGTCGATCTGTCTTTTTAAGCAATGAATGTTTTTCATAAACACAGAAAGGATATTTGTATATGAATAGAAGACCTGTAAAGAGTATTCAATTATCTCTTCCAATAAAACCTCTTTATATAATGATACGACGAAAATCGTCATTATGTCTCCGAATTTCACAATTACTTTTTTGTTCAAAAAAAAAGCATGCGTTAGTGAATTCCTTGCTCGTCAAAAATAATCGATTGAGGGCTTACGCTATTGCCGTTTGTACGAAGATAGCGGGAATTTTTTATGCTGTTTGTTTCATACCGTGAACATTTTGAAATACTATTAGTCTTTTTTATTATTCGCTCATGTTAAGTCGCATCATAAAATTAGAGGGACAGATCCGTAATAGCTCAATAGTTTTGAAATAGTGGTTTAGAAGGATCTTTGATAATAAAAAAGCGTCTTTTTTGTATTTGTGTCAGTATCCTATTAGTTTTTATCTTCTGTACCTTTTTTCCATAATTCGTAGTAGTTAGTATAGAGCTCAAATTTGTTTTAATGTTTCCGTACGATAAAGTATCATTATCATCTATGCGAGATGAAATTGTGTAGGCAGATAACGAAAAAGTTTTTTGTTTACTCCTATTATTTTCTCAATGTCGACTTTTTAATTCATCTTCTTTTGTTTTGCAACTGCTATAATAACATATTGTGCCTTTTTTAGAATGGTTTTAGGAGAAATTTCTTTTAAAAGATGCTCTATAATTTTTTTAGGTGACAAAGATAATAACGATGTTCGATGGTATCGCATATTACATGCATATACTAGTTAATCTCCTTCGAGATATTTGTGGATTCTGTGATGTTTGAAAATATCCCTTGTTTTTTAAAATATAAAACGAGATTTAACGAGTGAATGAATTACGGGAATGATCATTGAGGATCAAATGTCATTATACTTTAATCTTTTTCTCTCCGATACCTTAAGAAAAATTGTAACATTTTTAGCTAATGAAATGATTTCACCTTGTCTATACTATACGATCTATATACTGTGTCAATTTATGTTCAACGTTCGTTCGTGCGGTCACGTTTGTCCAATGTGATTGTGTGAATTGTGAGATGATAGAGGGTCTATCATCTTCGGTTTGTAACAAAAAAATAAAATTCGTTTCTGGCAAAACTAATCTGTCTGATTCGGTTGCACCTTATGTTATGGTAAAAAAGATTAGTCTTCTCATTTTTTCTGCTTCTATTGTGACATAAGGTTGTAAAACGTCATGATCTTATGTAATCATATTATCAAAATTGTGTTTAGATGGATACTATATGAAAAATCTTACGAGATGGATTTTTTTCTTTACTTTTTAAAGAATATAGACACTTCTAAATACCGATCTCAACCTTTAGCTTAGGATAAAAATTTTCCATAAACTTATGGGAGAGGGACAGATCGTGAGGTCGTGAAGGTAAGAGAGGGAATATACGTATAGATGGTTTGTGATGATAGAAGCATCAGATAAGAGGTGTCTTTCTCTGTCTAGAAAAACAAATATATAACTATGGCTATGCTTGAAAGATTTTTTGAAAGATTACAAGAGTTTCCTTGTAAAAAAGTACCCTTTTCTCGTAAGTTTGATCTTTTTGTACCTACCTATGGAAGATTTCCGTCGTACGTGACGTTTGCGGGGGACACCGTCCTCGGCACAACGATGCGTCGGACTTACGCGCCGCCGGTGATGATACGTCGTCGAGCGTCTCGCGGCCGCATCGTCGGAACCGGTCGAGGCGGATCGTACTCTGAACCGTTTGTCGTCATTATCTTTTAATATGTCGTTACGATATCGAGACCGGAGTTTATCCGAGCGAGCCGTATCGTTCGGTATACATATCGAACCGTTCTAATACGGTACGGATTTCATAACGTAACCGTTACACCGCGCGAAAACCCGTGACACGTCTGTGGATACGGCCGTAGCGCGCATTCCGAGAGTAGGGTTCGGATACGGTTTCGGAGCCGCATGTCGGCCGTCACGTATCGCCCATACGATCCCCGCGTATATCACGTCTGTGTAACCGTTACGTTTTACGGGACGTATCCGTCGAACGGTCCCGTGAACGCGCCGTAGACGACACGTATTCCCGTAACGTGTTCGATCCGCGTCGGGTCTCGCATGATTCATCAGAACATCATCGGGGCGGCCAATCAGTGCTTCGCGGCGGTTGGCCGCGGCCTGGGCGGGAATTTCCTGGACGAAATACCGTAGGCGTGCTTGGAAAACACGGTCTTATATATATCGAGTCGCGAGTCAGCGGGCATTGCGTCTCCAGAGCTCTACATGGACGCATCGATTTTCGCGTGAGAGACGGCGATCGAAGACCCACAATTATTTTAACGACGATTTTCGTCTAGACGGGCCTCGCGTCCGGGCTCCCCGAGGACCGGATCGGTTCTCCCGATCCGGCGACACGCGAAAACGCTCGCCGCGGGTCCGCCGACAACCGCGCACCATTTACCTTCGTATTTAAACGCCTTAAAGACGTTACGGTTTAACGTCCGGAGGTATAATGGTGGATGAGAAAATGACGTTCAGCAGGACTTACATCACGTTTAGCGGCGTGGTCCGCACGCTGCACCAGAGCATGAGCAAGGTCTTGGAGGTAAAACAGTACTCGTTCGACAGCGCCCGGATCTTCGACTGTAAGGAGGGCAACGGACGTACCGAGACCTGGGGAAAGGGGTGGATGTGCGTGACGGTGGTTCAGAACACAGAGGCGCCCACGGCTCCAAGCGGCGGGATGCAGGGCTTCATGACGATAGACATCACGGTGGACGACAGTCTGGTCGACAGCATGTTCTTCAAGGGCACCGTGGTGTCCAGCAAGACCGCGTCTTCCGTGGCTGGCACCACGATTCAAAGCAACGGCGAGCAGAGGTCGAGTCTCGTCACCCTCCTGTCCGACGGAGGCTCGTTGCAATTCACCAGAGTCGTGCACTGCTTCAGGGGTCACGGACACGCGGCGCACCCCGGCTCCTCGGCGGGCCCCGTGGGGTCCGGCGGATCGGTGGCGCCCGGCGCCTCGCCGGCCGCGGCGACGTCTTCTTCGAGCTCGGATCAGGGCGAGGATCGTCGTCGCGACCGTCCGGACCGACAGCAACAGGACGACGACCGGCGCAAGAGACCCGGTTCCGTCGACGGTTCGCAATCGACGACGTCTTCCAACGGGCCATCGTCGAGCACGGGATCCTCATCGTCCAGGGTGGACCGAGATCCCCGGATATCGGCAAAACAGAAAGAGCGCAGGAGACAGGCCGATGACGGTAAGTTACGTTACGTGTCGAGTTCCACCGTAGTGATAGTATCGATTAATTCTCGCGACGCGATGCCGAGCGCCGCCGTCTGATCTGTTGTGTCCCCGGTTCCGCAGGCTCGCCGCGATCCAGCGGGGATCCGATCAAACGCCCGAAAATATTTCACGATGGCGGGAGACCGGACAAGGAGACTGACATCGGCCGTATCCTGGAAAACAGCGGAAACAGCAGCGACGCGGTGGCCTTCTTGAACTATACCAACGGCATTCCCGGATTGTCGTCCAGCGCCGACGGTGCGTGTTGTGTGGAGTGTGATGATTGTTGTGATGAGGCTGATGATGATGATAACGTTAACGGCGGTCGTTCGCCTCCTCGGATGCGTAAGTCCGGGGACGACGGCGATACACGGGACCGCTCGCCGACGGTCGGGTATCGGTCGGTCAGTTGTAACGGGATTCGGGAGGGACATAAAAAGGCCAGACGTAAGACTAATAATATCGTAAGCGGAGCCGGTGACACCGAGGCGCTCGCGACGGCCGTCGACGCGACATCGGTGAAGGGTTCAGAGACCGATACGATCGCTGCAGGGCGATTATCTAACATCGATGTTCTCCCGCATTCACAGGAGAACGAACCAGCTAGACGGTCACTGCGCGACGACGACGTCTTACATTTTTTATCGACCTTCCTAGATGGGACCGGTAAATCTATAAGCGCGCCCGCAACGAACGACCGCGGTCCTGGGTCCATCGAGATCCCGGCGGCGAACGACGTCGCTCCGCAATCCGACGAGAGGCGTCACGAGTCGGTTGACGTGGCCACGTCTCCGTTGCGGCCCCCGAGAACGCCGACGATCTCACCTAATCCGTGTACTCGGGACTTTTTTTTCAAGTGTGACGCGCAAGATAATACGAAACCCGTCTGTGAGATCAAACCTTTCATCAGTCTAGAGGCGGTGAGACGAGCCAACCAGGGGTCGACGAGACGGGGCCGGGGACGCGGGGGAAGGAACGTCGCCACGGTCAGATCCAGAAGACGCGGAGACGCCGCCGGGGAGACCAGCGGTACGGCGCGAAGGACGACACGGAGCCGAGGGAACAACGAGACGCTGGTGGCGGAGGCCGTGGCGTTCCTATCGCAGGCGTCTAACCGCCGACGCGACGCCGACGCCGACGACGGTGCGGAACGGAACAGCGCGGACGACTCGGACGGTCAGGAGCCGCACGGCGTCCGGGACCGACTCTCTTCCCACACCGAACCCGCGACGTCGTCGGCGTCGTTTTCCTCCTCGTCGAGCACCATATCGAGACAACCGTCTCTGGCGGAGGACGGTTTGGAAATAGTGGGGGACGTGGAGCAGAACGACTTATTGGACGAGATCGAGAACCAGGCGTCTAGGATGAGCGACGAAGCCGCGTCCGCGGCCGCGTCTCTGATGGACCTTGACCTTTTTTAACTGACCTAAACCGGTACCAAGTGTATGTATATATGAACATATATGTATGATACTGATTTTTACGGAACCACTTGTATGACGGAGGTGTGTGTGGGGGGCACTGTGAAATAAAAAAATAAAAGACGTCGATGCAGTGAGTGCCAATGATAGCGTCTTTATTGATCGATAGAAAACGTTTACACGCCATCCCCGTCGTCTCGGGGCTCCTCTACCAGTACGTTCCAATCGACGGCCGTTTTCCCACGAGAGAAAAGATACTGGTTCGCTTTGACAAAGTGACCGTTCCCGACGAAAGCGTATCTCGTGGCCGTAACGCAGGGCGAAGGGTGATAGGACTTCAGTATGAGATGTTTTCCACCTCCGAGGAGGTATTCTTTCTCCTGAGCGTGGTTGCCCCATAACATGAACACGAGGTCGTTCTTGTTCCTGGCCAGAGCGGATAGTATCTTGTTAGATAATACGTTCCACCCGACGTGCTCGTGAGACCCGGGTTTCCCGGCGCGGACGGTGAACACCGTATTGAGCAGCAACACCCCCTGAGCGCACCAAGGATCCAGGCAACCGTGATCCGGCGTCTTAAAGTCGGGCATCGACCTACGCAGCTCTTTAAAAACGTTTAGAAGAGACGGAGGGGGCCTCCGACCGCGGACCGTTCCGAAAGCGATTCCGCACGCGGAGTCGTTGGGATACGGATCCTGTCCCAGGATGACGACCTTGACGTCGTCGGGTCCGCAGAGCCGACTCCAGCGATGTACGTTGTCGTGGTCGGGATGGATCACGCACTCGCGCCGCTCGTGAAAAACGGTCTTAGTCGTACGTTTCAGTTGATCGTATTCAAAAGCGTTCAGGTCTAAGAAACGTAACCACCTCTCGTCTATCCCGAGCTGTCTGGCCTGCTCCGTCACATCGACGTCCAGAGATCGAGGGATGTCGTCTAAGATGTTAGCGATCATCCAAGCCCTCAGAGCCATCCCGAGTCGCGCTGAAGACGGATCGACGTGCGGTCTGCGGAGCAACGGCTGGAGCGGCCGCTGTATCAGCTCAGATCCCTGTTTAAGTAATTGTGTATGGGTGCGTCACGGTGGGGACCGCTCAATGAAGCCTGATATAGAATCAATCGTCTTACGACATCGACATTTCGTGCACCGATGGATCTGAAAAACGTCAAGACGGTGTTATACAGCGCGTCGAATAACGTAAGACTGGTGGAGGTGATTCTGAGGACCTTGGTTATCTTGGGCTTGGTGTTGCTCACGGCGATCAACACGGACATGTTATGCGGGGGCGCTCCTAGATCGAACCCGACGACGTTCTCTAAGAATATATCTTTTCCATACGGTAATTCTTCCAGGTTGTATTGTTGACACTTTTCTTCTACACACGTGTAGATGATAGGATGATCTAAACACTGACTATAACCCCGCATGAATTTTACCCACGGTGGCGCAGAATCGGATCTGAATATCGTAAGGAGCGTTCTCAGTTGATTTTCGTTGTTATGTAGGAGACTCACTATATCCAAAAACTCACGATCTACGTGGATGAGTTTATCGTGTCGCAGATCCCCGGTCGGTTTCTCGTATCGTATCAATTCCGAGTACTTCCACCTGTCGGATATATAAAAAAACGTGTGGTTACTAACGGTCGTTCTATTATAAGTGTCCGAATTGGCGCACGATATCGCCGCTACAGTACACGCGGTCTTTTGTCGCTCTCCGAGCGACTCCGACAAACTCGACATAGTCGTCAAGACGATAAGCGGTATGTAAAATCCGATCGTTAGACGATGCGAAAAAAACATACATTCATACATTGCCCGTGATTAATCTAGTTAATCCTATCTGATATCGATTCAGATCAGTGATCATATCGTACCACGTCTCGGATAAATCTAATCGTTTATATATTGTAGTCAGTGCGGAAGCAAGTACACCGGGATTTACCCAGATGATGAGGGAATCGCTGAGGGTTAGAAACGCACCGTGACCGTAACCGCATATCTGCGGAGTGAACGATACGTTAATCGCCAGCAGAAAGGCGGTGTAATCATGTAAAGATTTATTCGAATCACACGTCACGTTTAGCGTGTCTACGCTCTGCTTCCATTCGATGTATGAGCCGTACACCGTCGGTCCCTCATCGATCGTTTCCTGTGGTAATGAAAAGTTCTTACCGTCAGCGTCGGTGTCGGTGACGGTGGGCGAATCCGTGCGAGACTCATCGTACCCAGATCCGTCGGAATTTTCAGACGATACATCTATATCGTCCTTTACAGGCGTAGTAGGTTCGTGTACATTAATCGTAGTCGATACTCCCGCGACATGTTTGGTCACGCCGATAGTTCCGACAACTTTCGGTGTCGTCGATTCGGTCGTGTATGATATCTCTTTAGATACGTTATCGGGTACCTCCGGTGTCTTTGATACTTCCAATACTTTAGGTGCCTCCGACGCTTCCGATGCGTTCGGTACGTTCGATGTCTCCGATACGTTCTGTGTCTCCGATACCCCCGGCCCTTCCGACGCTTCCAGAACCTCCGGTTTACTGGTTTTGTCGGTTTCGGAGGTCTGGGTATCGGAAACCGTCACGTAATACGATTCCGCTCCACTAACGGGTTGTCCCGTGACGGATAACGTCATCGACGATACTCGCGTCGTCGCTAAGAACGTTACGCATATCGCCACGGTGACGATGAGCGCGTTCATGATCGATTATTCGACGGAGATCGACACCCGATATGCCGAAGGTTTTGTGATCCGGGGCTTCCTAGCCAAATATGTTATTTTATAATCTACATGAGCGGTCTTACGCCAGAACGGAAAGAGCACGCGATGACCGCTCGGGAGCGGGTTAAACGGGGCACGGGAAAATAAGTACAGATGCACACACTTCATTTAAACATAGCGTTTTTATTATTTAATAGTATTCACGCGGACGTCGACGGTTGCGGCTCTCTCTGTACCTTCTGTGTCTGCGATGCGTACGCCGTGTATATCGGGGCGTGGAACGACGTTAATAGCGGGAACGATAATTTTGCTATATTCAGGTCGAATAGATCCGGACGGTGTTTCGTGATCCCTACGCACACGTGTAACGCGTCGAACAGTTCTTTGGTCGTAGCGGCCGATACGAATAGCATGTGCATGCCGGACGGCGAGGCGTTCTGCGAGACCGGCAATAGTTGCACGCGACTATTCGGGTCATAGTCGGGATGGATATCGGTCGAGTTCAGTAGCGCTTCGTGAAACCTGGCACTGACATCGGGGTTTGGGAGCACGCGTTGTGTCATGGTTTGCGAACTGCCGACGATACTGATGTTTATGACTTTAGAGAGGGCTTCTCGTAGTGTTCTCATGGATCGTTCACACGAACAACTCACTTGTATCTGAATTAGTGTCGAGTCGCATTCTTTGGCCAGCCTGGTTAGTTCTCTCAAAATAGAGGCACATCGCTCATCGTGATTCACCGTATGTAACCGTATCAACATATCATCGCCTCGGTCGGTCACCGTCGAGACGTCCACAAACCTGCATCTCGGGGACGTCAGTCCCTTACCCAATACCAAAGTATCGTCTTTATCGGACTTGTTCGCTCCATGGGGTTTCGCGTTATGGCGATACGGGTGCCGCAGGATAGGTATACGTTTCTTCGACGGGGTTTCGAGTGTCGTGTTCTGTTGATATTCCCGATGAGGCATTTGAATCTCTCGGTATTCGGGAGGAAATTTTCTAGAATTAGGAAACCTCGGGAAGAACGACGCTTCGGATACATCATCGTTTTCTAACGACTTTGCGTGACCGTCGCCTAGGCTCGTCGCGTCGGTGCCGTCGTCGTATACGACGGGGGCCGTATCGGCTACGGCGCAAAGATCGTCCACGCCGGGGTCGAGCATGAACGAGTCGTCCGTCAGCGTTTCGAAATCATCGCGTATCGACCTCTCGGTGTCATCTAACAACTTTCGAAACGTATTCAGGTCCACGGTTTGTATATCGTTATCGTTCCCCGCGGTCTCGTCGTCCCTCGGGATGATGGCCCCGACGGCGCTCGCCGTCTCCTGATCGATCGGTACGAAGGCGGCGTGCCCCAGACCTTTCATCGTGGAGATGTTTAAGCGCGCCATGCCGTAGGACGCGAACACCCGGTTAATCGTACGGGATACGACGACGTTAGATAATGCCGATACGCAATTGATATAACTAGAAACCACCGAACCGCGATGCGGGGGATGTATTTGTTGCATCGCGAAGAGGGCGGTGACGCCTTCGTCATTGGGGGTCCGGCAAGCGCGCGTCGGACGCGACCGTCCGTCCATCGAATCACGGGTATCTCATTTTGATGTAACTGATATTGACGGGTCTGAACCGACGGATGATATATATCACCGAGCCGACTAAGAATACAACAAAGATAGCTACCAAAAAAGTTCTCCGCAAGATTTCCACCACCGTTATTGGGTCAATAATGCCTAAGAATTGGACAAATGTGAGACCGTCGTAGCTTATATTAGCGTAGAAGGCAGACGCGGAGCTATCTGAGTAATAGAAGACGAATGTAGTGTCATTTCCCCAGAGGATCGTCTCGCTGGCGTTTAACACCGTATCGTTGGCATTGGCGAGTACCGTGACGTTGCCGCCGGGCGCGTTGAGTCCGACGAGCAGTATGGTCTGCGACCACGCGGGCTTCACCGTGAGCTCCGCGAGTAGAGTGACGAACGTCCATTCTCCGCTATAGTTACCGTACAGTCCTCTACACGTACACACGAAACGTTGGGTGGCCGTCACGGAACCGTCCCTCACGATACGTATCGTTTTGTTTTCATACGTAAAGTTCAGGTGACCTGAAAGCAGAATAAAAACGGTTAGGGGACCGGTGTCAGGCTAGCGGTCCGAACGTATGAAACACACGTAACGTCTTACCGGCATGGGCCGTGTGATTGATGCCGGTCGTCTGTATCGCAGCCACGTGGGTCCATGTCACCGGGTTCGCGCCGTCCCGCAGATAACAGTGAATATCTATGATCTCCGAGATATTGGTGGTCTTAACCGCACAGGTCGTAGCGACCTGAGTGCCTCTAACGTGATATGCATCGCGGCACGACACGTTAGCCGACTCGACGATTGTCGAGCACAGGTACACGCACACTACAGCACACGTCGCGAATACGTTTTCGGCCATCGCGGTCAAAGCGTACCGCGGGGTCCGATCCTCATCCGTGTCAGAATCGTACCCTCATACCGGACCACCCGGCCGCGCGCGTGGCATGTCGTGCAAGTCTAAAGTGCGATCAGGACAACCGGAGGTCTAATGTATGCGCGATGACCGCGTCCGGACGGTGATCGGAATTCCATGTGGGAATACCGGTACACCCGAACGACCTATCGGGAAGAATCCGACACAAAGAGCGACCGAAGACAGATACGACAGGACACATATAATATTAGCGCTAATGATAATTTATGTGTATATTATATGATTGTCATCGTGCTCCGCGCGTTGGTACTGTACGCCACGTCGAAAGAGGTCTAGAGCGCGCTGCCTCGCCATCCTCATGGTCAATCTTTTACGAATATATTTGATAATATGCAGTATCACGATGAGCACTAGCATGATCATTAAGGTGGAAAACAATATCGCGGCCCCGAGAGCGAGGTTCGACTTTTTGTGGTCATTGTTATATCGATCTCTAGTCACCGTGTCGTTCGTCGATAACAGATAGAGGGTCTCCGGGTAATCCGGCATTCCGGGACAAGAGCCTAATACGGGATTATGTGGACTCTTATCGATTGAGATCAACGACGGAGTGCTAGAATCACATTTTCTTTTCTCGGTCGCGTTGACGGTTATCTCGAGAGCACATATAAGGGTCGCGGTGGCGTTAATCTTAACAACACACTGTACGAATTCTCCCCAAAAGGAGCCACTTAATACACGTTCTATAAATATTACGTATATAAGTCCGTCGCCGCGTGTTATCGGTCTGTCAGGACGCCCGTCTCGTAAGATATCTCTAAATTCCAAATAAGCCGATTTAGGTTTAAAATCAGCCACGACTGTGCAATTTATCTTTAGTTTGTAGTCGTAATACCACACACCCAATGATGCGGTCAGAAACGTATATGTCCGCGGATAAATGAAAAACAATATGAGAAATTGACGCATGATATCGCCGCCAGATAAGACGATATCACATGTAAAACTAAACATACGGATTGAACGAAACCGCTCGCTGTCTCCCCACGAGGTTATATACGCCTCGCCTTGACACGTAACAACACATCCAGGGGGGTATCAGCCATTGGAATCTCGCGCTGGTGTACAATAATATAAAAAACAGCATGAAGGATAAAACAAGCGCAGAGACGTACACGTCCGCGTGCGTTGTTGTGTTTTTGCCGGATATGGTTATTGATGAAAGGTTAAAAAAATCCGTCGGGGATGTCGTGCCCGCGACACATCGATTGGATAAATTACAATTCGGGTTCGAAACGACAACCGTGCTTTGGGAAGATTTTCCATTATATCCTACGCATAATATTCTCGTATCATTCTGTACGGTAGTAATGTTGATGACAGAGAGTGTAGACGGTCCGTCGTCAATATTTTCATATGAATTGCTCAAAACGGTGTCACAATAAGCTAGTGACACCGTTAAAAAGCCAAATTGACTGCTAACCGTACAATTTATCGTTACGTTGCAACCGTGGTATGACAACGTTAATAGCACTACCGGGGGGTACGTCTGCGACGCTATCGCGGCAACGAACAGATATGTTGTCAGAAGTATAACGGCCAGGGAACGAGGCGAACTGACCATGATCTCGTCGTGTACAGCCGACCCAGAAATGTGTGAGGTAGCGTCGACCCGAGTCATATTAATACGAATAGGGGGCCCATAAATACACACATGTGTGAATTGACCACAGAATGATAGACAGAAATTAAGTGTGTCGTAAAAATCGCAGCAGAAGAAATGAAAAACAACACCAACGACATATATTTAGATCATAATTTATATAGCAGCATCACGGTGTCCATACACGTAGAACCGATACGGTCATCGACCAATACAGGCACAATGAACAGGATACGGCCGACGTAACGGTATATACCGGACACGTTCGGACGCCAGTCCAGGAATACGGTCACCTGTCAGTAGTCGTGTGCACCGGTCTTCTGTCAGACGCGTCTACCCCATCACCCAGATATGCTTTTAATGTTGATTCGAAATCATAGAGGTCGATATGTTGATTAACGGATGTAATTATAGCAGCTTTCGTTGGAACAATCACGTTTATGGTGTTATTATGAGATTATCATCATACGTAGTATCTACTTCTATGCGGCACCGGCCGTATATCCAGAGTACTGTTGTCTTCGAACGGCTTCTTTTCTGAGACAATATACTGTGCAGCAAATGATACACGTCAACAGAATGCAGCCTGATACTACGAGAGCCACGACTAGTATCGCGACATGCTCCGTCCCAACCGGCGTGACTCTAAATGTTGTAAGAGACGTCGGATATGAAACCGTTGGTGGATGTTGTACCAGAAACCCTTTGGCTGGAAATTTGCCTATTCCATTTGCATCTAGATAGGTCTGAATACATTCAATTATAGTATCATACGGCCAAATGCCGTTCAAGCAACCGTTACACCCATTACCTACGATCGTATAGTTGGATATGCTATTATTAGCATACGTGGTTTTGTTTCCAGTTGTCCATCCAAGGTACGTAGAATTAGCGTACCATTGTAACGTCGCATTGCCGGCATATGTACAGTTTGAATTGCCGCAACATACAGTCGAGTCGTTGAAGACCGAAACGGTCATGTTTCTGTTGATACTGAGAATCTGTGTCTCACCGCTGATATTGCACATATACCAACCGTAACCCCCATATGGCCCAGGCTTGATGACCAATACGCCAGTGACATGTGGATCTTGCTTCTGATTATAATTATTAGGATATCTTACGGTAACATTAATGTTAATCACAGATTCATTTTTCGGGGAGAGCCAGACGTAGCTTCCATTGACATATTTTGTCCATGTGACGTTCGGGGTATTCGATGAACCCGATCCTCCGGATTTTTGCCATCTACAAAAGAGAGTACATATCGTTCCATTACATTGTCGTTCGTGATTTATCAGCCCTGTAGCGTATTGGTAGATGATAAGAAATAGTACTGATTGTCCGAGGAGTAACATGTCTTCTTGATGGTTATCAGTACTGCGACGATGATTATGAAGAGCAGGAAAAAAAATAAAGTGATGTAGAACGGTCCGTCTTCGTCTATGTGCGTTAATATCTGTTGGTCAGTACTATTGAGCCCGAGATACTTATGTAGACTGCTATCGTGGCCATGAGGAGGAACCATGCAGATTCGACTATAGACAGATCGCACGGATCTATCCTCTTGCGGTCCTTCGGTCCGGGTCTATTCGTGATCCTCACTATCGGCTTGGAGAGTTCTTTACGATATACGATTTCACAGCTTATCTGTGAGTCGTCTGCGATCACTATGGTCGACTTCATCCTTTTATCTGTTTTGTGAAAGGTACTTGTCAAGTTTGAAGCGTGCGCATCATTAAGATGAGTGACATTATATGATACGAGAATGTTCTCGGACGCGTTGATCCATCGCATGTGCTCCAGCCCCTCGTAGATCTCCGACTCGCAAGTAAATACATATTTCATGTCAGCGGACACGCATGACCGCAATGACATGGCCGTCGTCTCTCGGACCAGGAGACTCAAGAGCGTCACGGCGCCGGTCACGAGTATCGCGTGTATTTTACGGGCACCCATGTCACCGGAGCGGCGGGGCATGTATCTCATAAGGACTTTTTCCCACGCTGTCAGTTATATAGTAGGGCAAGCATCAAACGTGACGCATTTTAAATGGTCATCATAATACTTTTTTATTGGCGTGCGTACAAAACCCGGAACTGAAAGACACCCAACCCGCCCGTCGCCCTTCGGATGTTTCAACATCCTACCCGTCCCATAAAAAGATAACACCCCCTCACTTCGAACAGTCCGTTCCGCGACTCGCGCTCGTCGAAGCGCCGGCTTCTGGGGCCGCGGCCGTGTCCGCCGCGTTCTCGATACCGGGAGCGTTCCTCGCGGACGTCGCGGAACTCACGCAGCCCTCGTCGCTGGAGACGTCGAATTGGCAAGCCTCGTACTCTTCGGACGCGGTGTCGTAGATCGGGAGAGGGTTGCAGCCCCCGTCCACGGTGCAGGTACGGACGCACACCTGTCTGGGATACTTGTTCGATACGGCTAGGCAGATCTTCAGGGCGGCCATGAAGTCACACGGGGTCGCCGCGTAGACGACCATGGTGCGGTAGTCCGAGGCCCTCGGGGAGAAACTGTGCGTGTGTCTCTCCTTCAGTTTCCAAACGTCTCTCGCCGTGCCGTTGCAGGCTTCTATCACGCGGTTGACCGTCTCCTTCTTGTGCGGCCTGGCATAAGTGTGCTCCATGGTGAATGGAGCAGAAATAGTCAGATTCACGATCGCACCCAGATGCGTACGCATTCGATCGATCTGAGCCTTGATATCGCTACCGCGGGTGAAGTTGATCATGATCATGCGTGTGGTCACCCGTAACTGTCTGCAGTAATGCATGGCATTCTCCAAGACGGAGACGGTGGAAGGACACTTAAAGGGCAGGTTCTTGTACTCTAAGGCGCGGTGTGTCTTTCTGAAGATCCTGTCCGTGTGTTCTAACCTGACTCTCCCCCTCTTAGTTTGGAACGGGGGTTCGTGCACCAACTTCTTACTTATCATCAGGGTCCTGATCTTTTCGGACGCTATCCCGGGGGCCCTGTGCTTTCGTCCCTTGCCGACGGGAGTGGGACATGGAGCGCCGGTAGCGTTCTCGTCGTCGGATAACGATAGTGCTCCGCTCGCCGGCTCCACCGGGGACTTAGGACGACCCCGACCGGCATCGCTGTCGTCGCTGTCCGAGGAGGACCCCGACGAACCGGAGCACATAGAGCACGAGCACTCGTTATCCGAAGACGACGAGGACTCCGCGTCCACGGCAGACTCCAGCCTTTCCCTCTTTATCTTCCTGGCTCTGACGGCCTTTTCTTCCTTAACCGACGGGTGACGAGATCCCGTTCCATGCCTATCGCTATCGTCATTCCCGGCCTGTCGGGTCGCATCAGGTCTGCCATGTTCCCTTTCTTTCTTAATGTTGCGTGCTCTGACCGGGGAGTTGGACTCGTCATTACTCCGGGGACGTTTAGCGGGACGTGTTTTCCTGATAGTCTTATCATCCCTGCCCCGTTTAGTTGAATCTGATCTATTCTTAGCCCTACTCTTCCTGGGGTTGTCTTTACCTCTGTCTTTACTCGGTCTCTTTTCCTGTTTATCCGAAACGTTTGGAGACAGACGTTTCGGAGAGGTATCAAAAGTATCAAAGGTGTCATACTCTAACAGTCTCAGCGGCTCAGGCGGGGGCGGTGTCGCGGTGTCGCTATCGGACGTGTCTGAGTTTTCTGCGTCTATGTTTCTGTGCCACAACTTTGTCTTGATCGGTTGCCAATCAGACAGACCGGTGTCAAAATCTGACTCCGTGTCTGAGGAATCATCTATCACTACGCACTCTGGGGATTTTGGAAACTTAGATGTGCTTGGGGCGTCAATGGGCTCGGGTTTGATCTGTGAGATGGAAGGTGTCAGCCATCCCTCGGGCGTGTCTACGAAAGATTAAAGGAAAAGAGAAAAAACAACTCAAGTTAGGGAGTATTATGTGTATTTATTGAATATTGAGATTGATACAATACATAGTATAACACGTGTACATGCATAGAATAAACATGTATATTACATATAAATGATACTCATGAAACAACAGGCATACATATGATATATATTGTGGGTATAAATGAGCAACATATATAATCAAGATTACTCTGTGGTATAAATGTCTTCATCTAGCTGAGTCTCATCGCCCGAGTCGGCCATGTTAGAAGTGCTCGGCTCCCCAGCTAACTCAGCAACTTTAGCGCGTGTCAGCATGGTGCCATCTGCCTTTCTCTTCCTTGGTCTGGGTCTAAGTCTACCAGAAGCACCCTCAGATTCCGACATGGGACCCGTGATGGGTGTATTAAGGGGGGGTAAAAGTGCCGCGTACTTGTTGCGCAGGTACGAGGGAAGGCACTGCAAGAAAGCACTGCTGGGTCTCACGCCATTTAGATCAGACAAGGCCTTTTCTATAACAGGTAACAGACATTGCACTATGAGCGACGGATCTGTCTGTCCCCAGGTGAACTGTCTAAGTACCTCTTCTATAATGAATGCATTAACCGCATCCAAGTACTGAGTATGACGCGTAATGGCCATAAAGAGCTTGCTGTTAAAGTCCCTGTCCATAGCATCAAATGATGATGTGACAGACTCTGCGATGTCTGTCCTGAGTCTGGAGAATACATCACAGAAATAATAATCACGTCTGCCCACATCATCTACTAATAACTCAATCAAAGTCAAGACAGTCTTAACCTGAGCATCACTAAACCAAGTGCCAGATTTCAAATTATTGATAAAGCATGCGGCGGTTCTCAGGTTATGATTGTGCAAAGGTACATCACAGAAACTGGTGTAATGCAACCAACGTTGCAACACCATTTCCCTGGTCTCTATTACGAGATCATTTCGGATCGCATCCAAATTACTTTTGAGCGCCTTAAGAATAATGGTATCAAAATGATCCGAATGTGAAGCGATGTCCCTTAGGGCGCTCTGAACCACTGCATAGGGGGTCATAGCTTCATAATTTTTTAGCATGCGTTTCATTCCTTGGACCATAGAACAGGCTTGCTTATTTGCATTAAAGATACTATCAGTGACACGTTCGTGTCTCTGGAGTCTAACCCACACGTTGTCAATGCAACGTTTACATTCTTCCCATGCCAGTTCCCTGTGCTGTCTAAGACTATCTTGTAATTCCTGAATGCTTCGTTTCATGACGAGTAGCAGGGCTCGAACTGTAAAAGAAACGAGGGGTGCATGAGGGAAGGAAATGAACAATGCGGAAGTTATCACATGACAGTAGTCTTATATATCCCACTCACCTGCAACAGCACTCAGTTCATCGTTTGCCATATCGCTCCTGGAGACGGATCCACTGGTAAATCTTTCTATCTCCGCATTTTCTGAGGGTGTTGGTTGAAAGTTAAGGTCGATGTCCGGATTAGTTATGAACTGATCCAATTGGAACGTGGTGTTGACCCTGTCCAATACATCTTTCATGAATCTGGAGACGCTGTCCTGTTCCTCTCGGAGAAGGGACGACGTGGCACCTGACCTGTTAAGTGCATACGTTGCATATGACTTAATGTGATATACAAAAGTGTGACGGATTGGTCACATACAACAGTTTAGTGTAATAATTACCGGGCGTCATTCTGGGAGCTTGATGCGGCATCGCTCGTGGCGGCAGCCCCGGTGGATGATTCTGATACGGGGGAGTTTCTGGACGGGGAAGTGGACTCTCTGTTTGTCTCCATGCTGCAATAAGTAACATGAACATTTTTATGTTCAGGTGACGACGACACGTACAACCACAGACAATATGGATAGCCGGCTTTTTCGGATCGTGTGGTGCTACGTTATATGCATAGCGATTTTAACTGGTGCAAGTAATAGCACCACTAATTCTACAAGTGCCAGTAACGTCACTGTAACGACACCTGTCACGAGTACCACAAACTCATCTGTCACGGAATTGTCTACGGTTATGAATGCAACTGGTACGTCACGTATGAATGGTAACACAAGTTCAAAAGTATCATCACACGTGTCCGAGGTGGAAGTGTCATCTGTTCTCAAGTACTTTATATCTCTGATATATGTCAACTATCTGCTTTGCTAATGCCTCATTTATTACAAGAACCATATAATCTTCTCAGGTACGACTAAACACTCCTCATATGCAACAGCAACTTCTTCGCGCGTGAGAGTCAGTTCACCCACCTTGGATCTTAAATCACTGATCTCTGAAGTCTCCAACTCTGTTAAGAATTCGACGCATGGAAAACGGTCGAACAGAGGCGGGAGCAGCCTGCATCACCAGAAGTGGTTTCAACCGCTAACTACAGTGGCCGCTATCATTGGGGTATTCTCTGTATTCATGTTTGGTATGCTATGTCATCTATCATATATGGGGCGACGATCGCTTAAAAAATGCCAAAAATTGCACGACGAGATCGTATATGAAGAGTCGGCGCGGTTACAAGAAAATGTACGGACATCCGTCGAGGTCTCTCCGCAAGACATAGCTATGATTGATAGACTTGAACGGGCTTTTATGCTCTGATTCACCTTATGGTAATCCATCATCTATAAGAATAATAATGGTGGATTACGATTTCAAAACGGATCAAAAATAGAGAGTGAAAAAATCAGCGAGTGTGAAAACGTGTCAGAAAAGCACTTAGGATAAGAGCTGGTCAAAAATGACATGGGGGGGGGGGGAGAAGAAGGCCCGGTCACCAATACAGACACCGACTTGGAAGGGAAATAGACAAAAATGCGACCATCACCATCAAATCAACATGCTGCCTAACCAGATCACCTACAGAGAAGCCATCACCATATAGCACCAACACTATAACCTATATCATGCACGTCTGTCTTCTATAAAATGTGTATAAAATAACCGGAGTGGTCTCTTACCTTGAATTGATGGGGGGGGGTCAGAAGAACCGGGCGTCTGGCAAGGTTTACTGTCCAGGCACGTAGCCGAGAAGTAAAGTTTAAAAAGCGGTCTTAAACAGTAAAAGCCGAGCGCCCGACGGGTTTAAAACCGAAGCTTCAACCCTAAAACAAAAAATAAAAAAAATCAAAAAATTGGCAAAAATCCAACATTGGCACCATGCCAACAGCTGGCACGGTGCCAAGTCTGAGGGTCTCCACTTGGCACCGTGCCAAGTCTGAGGGTCTCCACTTGGCACCGTGCCAAGAATGGGGTCCATATTGGCAAGGTGCCAAACTCACCTGGCTGGTCCTCCCGAGATGGCGGCGTCCTTGGAAGATGTCCACTTGGAAGCGTGGCCACCTGGTGAAGAAAATGGCGGCGCTCCGAAGCAGGCGTGGTCCAAGGTGCAGTCCTCTGGGCAGCCGTAGGGTGTCGCTCCTGGACGATGTGCTCTCTTGCAGAGCCTCCTCGCTCTGCCCGGCTTCTAAACCGGAGCCCCTTATATACTCATAAACCACTCCCCCATAGGGTACGTGGACCAATGGTGGAGTGGGGCGTGCTCTCCAAAAATGCAAAGTCACCATGATACAGTACTTGAGCGGTTTCCAGGGACTTTCCAGAGGACGGCCAAATGTCAGTGAATCACCTAGTATGTACTGCCAATTTGGCAGTAATTGGATACCGCATGACTAAGGAAAAAGTCATAATTGACAGGGAAAATCCCCTTTGTGGCTGATTTGCATAAAACTAAGTGTAATTTACTGGAATATTGGCCCTGGAAAGATGTACTTAACTCTGAGTGACCCTTTCCCTCTGCCAAGTGACTATAATGCTGCCCGGGACTTTCCAGATGCTCTTTGCCAAAAAGAACATGACTAAATATGGGTGTACTTTGTCCCAGTATCAGTTTACTGTAAATGGCCCGGGACTTTCCACGTTTCCTTTGCCAAAAGAACACTGTTAACTCTGGCTGACCCTATCCCATGCCAATCAAACGTCCCATAACCGTATCCCTTTGCCAAAAAGGACACAGCTACCTCTGGCTGACCTTCTTTCATATTAATCAGACGTCCCACGTCCAGGGACTTTCCATAGACCCTCTGCCAAGCAATACATGACTAAATATGGCTGTGCTTTGTCCCCGTATCAGTTTACTGTAAATGGCCCGGGACTTTCCACGTATCCCTTTGCCAAAAGAACACTGTTAACTCTGGCTGACCCTATCCCATGCCAATCAAACGTCCAATGACCGTAGTCCTTTGCCAAAAAGAACATGGCTGACCTCCTCACGTATTAATCAGATGTCCCACGTCCAGGGACTTTCCATGCGGCCTCTGCCAAGTAACATATGACTAAATATGAGTGTGTATTGTCCCCGTATCAGTTTACTGTACATGGCCCGGGACTTTCCACGTATCTCTTTGCCAAAAAGGACATGACTAACTCTGGCTGACCTTACCCCATATCAATCAAACGTCCCATGACCGTAACCCCTTGCCAAAAAGGACATGACTAACTCTGGCTGACCTTTCCCCATATCAATCAAACGTCCCATGACCGTATCCCCTTGCCAAAAAGGACATGACTAACTCTGGCTGACCTTTCCACATATCAATCAAACGTCCCATGACCGTAACCCCTTGCCAAAAAGGACATGACTAACTCTGGCTGACCTTTCCCCATATCGATCAAACGTCCCATGACCGTATCCCCCTTGCCAAAAAGGACATGAGTAATCATGACCGTACTTCGTCCCCGTATTAGTTTACTGTAATTCGGCCCGGGACTTTCCATATCATCCAAATTAATCAATAATGATTACAAGCGGACAGGTTGTTGGCATCTAGTTATTCAGGAAAATCCATATGCGTGCTGCCAACATCAAAACAATGTAATATATTCATGAGATCATGATTAATTTAATGGAAAACACCTAAAAAATCCAGTCATCATCTGGAAAGCACCTAACGTTACGTAAAATTTTAATATGATTCAGAGATGGGCCGGGTTATACGGAATACGCCTATAAAAGAGGAGGAGTTCGCTGGTTTAGAATCAGTATTGTGCCAGACTCCGAAGAGGACACATCTCCCGTGCTCGGAATGCTGCCAATATATTAAAAGAATAGGTGCGTATGGTTATCTTTGATATAGCACAGGTAGAATACGTGTATGGAGGTGACCTTTACCTGTGAGAGTAGGTTAGTAAACAAAGAATCGTGCCAGACTGAAGGTACAGCAAGTCAATTTATATGTGATAGTTAATAATATAGATTACATTGAACCGATATTGTGTAGTTTGACGTGGAATGTAGGTTTGCTTACTAGATGATCGATAGCGCAGGCTTATAGCGTAAGAGATGTGATAGATGCGATGGTATGCATCGGCAGTTTCCGACAGATGTTCGTACTGAATTGTTCTAATAATAAAAATGACTTCACGTCCATATAAGTCTCCCTAGTTTTTCTTATTGGATGACTGTCGAGAAGGCGGTAACATGATTGCCGGGAAATCATTTGCATGTAAGCCTCCGGGTATCGGCCCGACGGGATGTGGAACACGCAGGTCATCTATAATATAGATATCTCGCACAAAATAGCGACCGGGCTGGCTTTGAGATGTCATGAGAAGCTCGCGTTGATATGGTACGTACACTTAAAAACCGGAGACCCCGGACTCGTTTCTCTGCCCTTAGCCCTACATATGAGGCTTTACATCTGGAGACGTCCGCGTTTCGCGATCGCCGTTGAGGTGGCCGCCGTGCCGCGAGTATAAATCGTAGAGGGGGGAAACCCGTTGCGTCGTGCGGTTCCGATCATGAGTCCCGTCGTCAATCGACTGCCCGCGGCCAGGCTTCGGACCAGGGGTCCGTTACGATCCGTTCAATGGTCCGTCGGATACGCAAAGTATCTCTCCCGTCTGCCGGGTTGCAAGACGGACTTGTCGTCGCTACGTCCGTACGTCGGAAATAAAATCGATCTACGTTGTTTCATATCCACGTATAACGACACGTTCTTCAGACTATCGTGGCCGACCCAGAAATCGGTATACGTTTCGGAGCTGTCGGAGATCGTCCGCGCGAAGATAGACAAGATAATATGCGCCCGTTACGGGATACACAGTCCGCATTGGATCGTAACCCTCGGATCGGTCGTAAACGATAAGAGTAGGCCCCTCATCCCGGGCGCGTCGCCTTTACTCCTGACGGACGACAGGGGACGGTTTCTGCTGTACGACGGACCCATACTGAGCTGTTATCAAGAGACGTCCGGCGGAGGCGGCGGTCGCGGCGCGTACGTCGACTCCCTGTGCGTGGTGGCGGAAAGCGTGGAACTGTTGATATCTCAAGGTCTGAGCAGATCGGACTGGTGCTACAGCGCCATAGGAGGCGCCCCGTACTGCACGGCGCCGGATCAACCGTTACGGTTGCTGACGAACTGGGCGCTAGACACGAAGCAGTTATGCGCCATGGCGTACACGATGGGGGGGTACTGTTGGGATATGCGCGGGGTCCCTACCGCGGAACGCGACGCTTTTTTTGTATTAAGCATGGGCGACATCCCCCGCTCCATGAGGCTGTACTGCATGCTGCGCCCGGAGTTCACTTTCCTGGGGTATATGGTAGAAACCCCCGCGACTCCGCTAGCCAGATGTCAGATTTTCATACTGTTATCCGAGAAGAAAGAAGTGTACGCTTACATACGGTCCGAACGAAGGTCTTATAAGATAGCGAAAACCGTCGATAGTTTCTTTAGGGTCTCCACACAGAGGTTATACGTGAACACGACGTTCCATCGGGGGGAGGACACACGTAGGTACCCGCAGGTTTGCCTGCCGCCGCCCCAGGAGTTACTTCCCGTTACCATCGACTGAATAAAACTCGCTACCGCAGACGTCCACTGTCGTGTTATAAAACGTGTCGTTTTTTTCTAGAAAGGTGCATAATAAACCGTTGAAATCTCTCGGAAAGTGTGGCGTCGGTATCATTACGGTATAGTCTACACGGTAGGTCACCCCCAAGATGCTGGGCTTCTCCGGCTTCGACTGCACACTCGGCATCCTCGGATAGCGTATGCATCTCACTTGTTTGTTAATGCCTACCTCCACACTACGATACAAAATCAACAACGTGAGATACGTAGTAAGTAGCGTTATTGAGGCAAGCGATCCGGTGCGGTTACTTACGGTCCGAACTTGCATTCCGGCGCTAGTACATGGAGTTCTTGCCGCGATACGTTCAGGGCTAACGATTCGAATAGGTTTTCTTCCAAGGAGAATTCGCAAAACGAATCGGTATATCGTTTGGCGACCCTTTATCGGCGAAAGACACGCGAATGTGATCCTCGTGCGGGGGATACCGCCCCACCGCACATCGCACTATATACGTACATCAGAGTATTCCCACATCGTACTAATCTCCACGTATCGTTTGACGTGGTGGAGTGTTGCACGCGACGATCTTTAGAACTATATATACAACACGGGTCGTCAAAGATACCGGGACGGGTATAGTAAAACATAACCAATAAAACAATAACACGCATTTTATCACGTCCAGTTCCAATTTATTAGCAGGCAAGCGATAGAATCGGCGGGATGCCGGCTTATTACAACTCCCCCCTCAAATAATACCGTCTGTACCGCTTCATAACTGTTCAATACAAAATGAACTCTAGACGTTACATAAACGTCGCAGTCCAACGTTTTAGCACCGTCTTTCATCCGTATCGTATAATGCCACAAGAAGGACGAATCCCTGTCACCAAAATACGTTCTCAAGCTGGTCAGCGAGGGTAACGTAGACGCCGCCGTTCCGGTGCTTCCGTAATCTATTCGGCGTTTGATAAAAGCGAATATATCGGATAGAGTCGGAGGAATAGCGTATCTGATAAGTATAAACAACATTTAATTAGGTCGTCAAGTAAATAAAACCTGTCAACGTATACATACAATACGAATACTCACTGTAATGTTGTTATATAACCGTCGATCCACGTATTGAGCATGTTAACGTAGAGTTTAGCGCCGTTCGTCAGGGTCAGGACAGCCACCGTGTCGTTTTCACACTCGGGAAGGGATCGCGTGGTATCCACGTGTTTGACGAAGCTCTTGGGTATCGGTGTGGAGGGATAGTAACAACGTCCCGCCCGTCCGAACGAGGCGTAAAACATTATCCAGGGTAACAATACGAGATATCGTTTCATCATTATGCTCTGTCTATGCGTGCGGATATCCAAAGACCTTTTTGTTGCGTTCTAGTGCTTTGTTGAATAGAAATACGTATTCCGTCAATGCTCACCAGCCCTTTCCTGTAACGTCCCCTCAAACGACGTATGGAGTCCGCTAACGTATGCACACTATGGATATCGAGATCATTGGACAGCTGTTCCGTACATTCGTCTCCCGTTCGTAGTCTACGGTGATGAGTCAGAACTATCGTTTTTAAGATGTAGTGGGCCAGTTGGTTTTCTTTCTTAACTCTTGTATTATCGGTCACTCCTCCCAACCACCACGTATCGATGCCCTCATCCTCCGCGCCGATCGAAAGCAATAATGATACCAGATAGACATATACAAGACGCCAAAACATAATGCGTTGGTGACAATCGTACGTACATCTTTATTCGGTCGCATATAATGGACAAACGATTACGTATAAAAAGCTGGTATTTACAGGGCGTTTCTACGGTTCATCAGTCCACACATTTTCATACACGACGGCGTTGGGCCTCTTCGTCGGAAAAGGAGCCCGACGCGGACCGTTCCCCATGTAGTTAATGTACGGCGTATCGTCGTCCGTGATCAACGTTTTGTCACTCGTATCCGTAGCGTCCATTTCACTCCAGTTGCTGACAGCGACACTAGGACGTTGGCATCCAGTCGCCAAGAGTCCGCTCATGTCCATGTACTCCGATTTATCGTGGACTACGGCAGTGATGTTCTCTTCCATCATCTGTCGATGCGACATAATCTTGTCGCGCGGATTGTACGGCTCTTTCGATGCCACGATGCACTCGAGTTCCACGTCTTCTAGAGGCATTCTGATTACCACCTTCTGTCTCGGTCCGCATCTCATCGCGACGATCAACGACAGAACGAGTATGAGCAAAAAGAACAAGAAAGCCGCAACAGATATAACCAAGGGTTTGGCGTATTCGTGAGACGTAAGAATAGCTTGCAGAAGATCCTTAGACTCTATCACGGTGCTGTTCATGCCTTCCGTGGAACTCACAGTCGTCGCCATAACGCATTTCACATTAACATAAAGCGTGCTTCCGATGACGAACAATCCGTTACGGGATAATGTAATTACAATCCTTATGACAAAGTCTCTGATGTTCAAATGAATCGTTGTATCTCTGTCCATCTTTCCGTTAATCGTTATGATTCCGTGTATCAATTCTGGAAAATTAACACCGTATTCCAGATCGATGTCTCCGACGTCACAGCGGTTATCGAATTAGTATAACGGCATTGGATATCAATCACTTGCAGAGGTCTGCGTATACATGAACGATTCTATAACAGAGCATCGGTTCTTATAGCTTTACGCGAGCGTGTCGTTCTGATGATGTACAGGAAGGAAAATTGCTAAACAACCCTTTGCTGACATAACATAGGGAATATTTAAAATGCCAAACAGATATACAGTTCAACAAGGCTTGTATTCAATAGTTTTCTGTCCGAGATGGAAGACATACAATCGTACGACGATGTATCAATAAATATATGCCCGTCATAACGGCAAAAAACATTCCTACCATAGTGACTGTCAACGGAGTAACCCAATTCGATGTACTGCCAGTATGCGGTTGTAACTTCGTTCGTGAAGACTCTCTTTGTACATTTGTAATATCGTATGGCCCGAGACTTAATTTACAAAAAACATTATTTACAATGCTTATATTGTTATAGAAAGATGATATATGTAAATCCTCATCACGAACTAAAGTCATATTAGTTGAATTTTGACCAAGTGGTACTGGTATAATATGTACATCTGTAAAAAACGACATATCTTTATAATGCCTTGGTATCGGAATAGGAACTGAACATTTGACTTCTATATTTGTGGGATGCAAAATCACATCCTTAGTAACATGAATATGGCCATCAATTCTATTAACATAACAACTTATATCGTCACATATACCGCACGTATAAGTGCCACATCGTCTGACGTCATTGAATATTCTTAACGTTGTGCTCACGTCCCAAACCTCGGGATCGATCAACTGGCGCATGTTAACGGTTATTATATAGTCATCATAATAATACTGTAGTTGTAGCATTTCGTCTGAGAAATAATCTAAGTGAACAAAGTGTCTAATGCGACATACGTCTAATCCATGCTGCTTGTTACCATACTGGTAGTAAGGATATATACAATTATTGTAGTAAAATCCAGTGTCCTGTTTCATAGATCTCGTTGTGTTCAAGTACAAGTCTCGGTCCCAGTATATATGCGTTAGAAACGGATTACTTAACAACACGTTACATGAGAGGATGATCTTGGACTCGGTAGGATGAGACGACGTGTTCATTTTATTAGACTCCAAATATACGTTGGCATAAGATATTGCCAACCCAGTCTGTTGCAAATTGTATAAACATGTATACATCGTTCCGGTGAATCTTGTTGCATTATAGATGTATGATCTCGTCTGATTACAAAAGGTGTCATGTGTTGTCGATTCACCTCTTTCGTTAACTAGTTGCATTATTCCCTTGAGCGTCTCGTCGAGAATCGTACAGTTTATCCATAATGTTTTATTGAACATTGTTGTACTTGCTGTCATCATACCAAGTGGAATCAGCCACGTTACATTTTTAATCATCTCGTTCTCTGTACAGTAATATATACCGGTGTAATCAATCTTGAATGTGAACGTCACCGAGAGTTCATGATAATCAGAATGTTTATGTAGAGAATAATTTCTGTCGTCCGCTGTAGGCGACGCAGTTGGTCTGTTTATAGAATCTACATCGAGCGTTTCTCCTCGTAGTTGAACGTTATATAGCCTAATCCTGTTTTGTAAGCTAGAGCTTCTGCATGTCAGTAAGACGGTGTCGTTGATGTTTACGTACAGGCCGCGTAGTTCGGAACTGGTTTCCAAGGTCATAATCAGCGAATGCATGATCGTAGAACAGGCCAGAAGCAACATCATATACTCCATGGTGACTGCTATAAAAATCGTACAAAACACAAAAATACATGTCGAGAATCATAAAGCGTTTTTGTATAACGTCATATTGTCCATATCTGAAAGTTACATACAGTTGAAATACGAAATCTATACAACCACAATAAAACAGTACCGCATATAATCGTAATGACAATTAACGAAACAGGCCAAATAACTGTTCCAGGGTTTTGTTTTACCGAAGCGACATTTTCAAAAGATCGGGTAACCACTTCATGGTCTCCAATGAGTAATTTACATATAGCCTCATTCGCGACACTTGCATTAGTATACGATGACGATACGTACAGATCTCCTTCTGTAAGTATAGGAACACTTATATTTTGACCCGGTGGCACAATCATCATAACTACATCAGGAACTGGTAATAATTCATCATAATAATGGGGTAATGCATTGCGTAATATACACTTTACTTCAGTAAATGGTCCATCTGTGAATATCTCCATATAAATCTTCGGATACACGTCAAATGTATTCACGTAACATACATTATCATTACATATGCCACACATATATGTACCGTATCGTCTAAGATCGTACTCAATTACTATAGTTATGTTCCATTCCCAATTATTAGGATCCCAGGGTTGATAATACTGTAATGTATTGGAAATTCTGTACTGGTTAAATTCATAATACACACTTAAAAGGTTATCGTGAAAATAATCTGTAAAAATAAAATGTCTGGCACTGCATATTTTAAGTCGGCTATCTTTTTCGTCGTACCGATCATGGGGGTATCCGCATTCATTATGGTAATACAGTAGATCCTTGGGATGGTTATGTCTTACATTAGCATATACATATCGGTCCCAATACGCAGCTGAGGGATGTTGGCCATTTAGTGACATTGCACAAGTAAGTTTAATATCAGATCGGTATTCAGTAAACGTTTTTACGGAAGACGAATTTAGATATGTCTTTGCCTGGGTTATGGCAAGGCCACTAATGTTTAAAATATATGAGCATACATAATAAAATCCTGGTAATTTCGTGGTATTATATATATATGATCTTGTTCGATCACAGAAAATATCATGCTTCATCGATTTACCAGATTCATTAACCAAGTACATCGTACCATTTAACATTTTATTAACCACCGTACAATTTACCCATAACGTATCATAAAAAATCAAAGTACTCGGTTTTACAGTGCCGTGTGGCAGAAGCAACATTGTCTTAACCACCTTGTCGTTTTCAAAGCAATGGTATTTACCGGTACGATTAACTATAAATTTAAACGTCACTAACAATTCATTATGATCGGAATATTTACGTACATAGCAGTTTATTCCGTCCGGTAATTCGATCGGTATCAGATCGTCCCCAACGGCAGTCACATGGAGCTCTTCTCCCAGTGTTGAAGAGCTTCGTATTTCGATTTTGTTTTGAACAGCAGAACTCACGCACGACAACCAGACGGTATCATTAACGCGTACATATAAATTGGATGATAAAAAAGTTAAATGCGTTGTCATGAAACAAACAATTCGTGAGATCGTGCGAGGATTCATGTCGCTAACAAAAGATTTGAAGTCACGATACTTTGTTTCTATTTATCATGTTGGCGTAATTGGTCACATGTTCATGGGCGGACGAAATTTCATCTTGCGAAATAATTAGGTCACTGTAAGCTCACGTACTGCAAGATGAGAATGTTGAATAGCAGTACGGTATTTTTTTTTTTCTGATAAATGTAGTTATATGCAGATTGAAGTATACGCGTGTTGGGTGACGTCTCGAGTACTCCTTGTAAGAACTGTTCATGACAACATCAATAATGTGATTTACGAGACCGTATGTCTCGCATGATTCGGATAAATATACAAATAACGACAATAAAAACCGCAGCGACCAATAAAATAAGTATATAGATCAACCATGAGGTCGTCCCCGAGTGCGAAAGATGTGTGTATACGTGTGGAGTAGTGGCAAATGTAAGGTTCCCTTGTGAATTGGTACCTAATGATCCCAGCGAAAATTTGGGTGCCCTCCGAGTTAAATTGCATGTGCCAATTGTGACAACACAGATAACGTCACTTATATTTGTAGTTGGATGCAAACGTGAAATGCTTGTTAACGTGCTATTTGTATACGTTTGAAAATCGTCACCTAATCCGGGCGGCTTCTGTGTGATGTGCAGTCGATGGTTGGATTCTGTCGTGACCATGTTTAACGTAATCGGATAGATTGAACAGTTAACTCGTCTGTCATCGGGTAACCGTTCAACTCGTACCGAGATCATTGGTAATAAAGTGATGTGGCGCGAGTGACACGTACCTACATAACATATACCGCAATAGTACATTCCGTAAGCACCGAGATCCATCGTATGTTGTAGAGTAGTACTGGATAAGATGGTTGGATGGCCCGCGAACTGAGGTGAGATACTGGTAGATATGGAATAACCCGAAACCGTATACAACATCGAGCCGTCTCTGGGTTTCCCTATGTTATATAATTGCTTGGCATCGCATACGTCGCGTCGGTCGGAATGGAAAAGATCGCGTATACACGGTTTGAGATCCCAATATATCATACTGGGGGCACCGTTATTCGATAATTGACTACACGAAATAATAAATTCGTTCGCCGAGTACTGAATCGACGATTTTATCTCGCTTGATTCGAGGTATAGATGAGAGTGGTCCATAGTCAATGGGGCGCATTGTGTCGGATGGAACACACACCCGAGACGCTTGCCCGGAAAAGACGTCGAATTATACATGTACGAAACGGAATCTCCCTGCGAACAAACCGTAACCTGTTGTCTGGAGAGTTGTATAGGACCGGTCTCATTATGTAAAAACATGTAACCCGAAAATGCACCACTGGTTATGGTACAATTTATCCAAACCGTGTCATTATATACCACGCTTGACGCCTCTACGATGTCTATGGGCGTAAGCCAGCTACTATTTCGTGGTTGGCTCCCGACGATGCATTCGTAGACTCCAGTGAGTGTTGTTTGAAACGTAAATCGTATTTCTATTCTATAATTAGTAGAATAGATTCTCTCCGTGAAAGTTGCATTCAATCTGGAGAGTAATGTACGGTTCGATATGCTGCCACTATCTTGCGATCTAGACACCGCGTACTCATCGCCAAATATACACAGACGGGATCGAATCGTGATCGTAGATGACAGGTTAAAAGACGCACACGATAATGTTACGCGGTCTCCCGATTGCAGATATAGTTTATCTACGTTACTATTACCGGTCGCCGCAGTCGCTGAATTACACACGTAATAAATCAATATAATACGAATAGACACGTACACCGGCATGATTGAATGTAATGCTTTATTACACGCGAACGATTTCTTAAACGCACAAACAGGTAATAAAATATGTAACCGATCAGACAACCGGTCATCGACCCTATTCACGTGATGTTACGGCACGTCGGGACGCGATCTATCTTGACTATGGCTTTCGCGGTCATCACCCTCTCCATCAGGCGTCTGCGGCGAGCTTCAAGGTCATCGTAGGATACCGGCAGCAGCCATTCGTCCTCGTAGTTAGGTTCGTACAAGATGTCATATATCGCAAACTCAGATTCGCTCGGCCGGCACGCGTCAGGTCGTATCGACACCGCAGCGGCGGTTTGGCCGCACGGCGCCGTATCCGCAGCCGCGTTACCGATCGTGGTGTTACCGTTAACGTCTTTCGATACACGATTTCGTACGCATCCTCCGTTCGTGAGGAGCGGGCCGACCGCGGCCCCCGTATCCGAATCCGTCTCCGACGACGTGCTCGAATCGATGATCTGAGGTAAGGACGGCAACGTCACCGTGCCGTAGTACATAGATTCTGGGAGAAAGACCTCGTCGTCGCTGTCGTCCTCGTCATCCGACTTTCGTATGATCACCACGGGTCTCTCGTCGGGTCTTCCCGATGTCCCGACGACGGGTGGGTCGGCCGATTCGAAGGAAGGGGTGAGATCAGACTTCGGTGCGACGCCGTCTTTCTCGTCCCTGATGCGATTAATCACGTTTACGGGATACAGTTCTCTAATCAGGTATCGCGGCATCGTCGTGATGCCCACTCGCAATTTTCTAGACCCCAGAGGAACTCTGTCCGGTTCCATGGCGCCGGCCGTGCGCCGGTGGGGATATTCCTTGATGTAGACGGTGTTTCTCGGTATCGTGTCCGGGAGATCTCTAACGGGAGGCTCGTGTTCCATCGCTTCCACGCAGACGTCCCCGAGTTCTACGTAAGGGCACTTCATGAAAAGCTGTCGCATGTGGTATCTCATGTAAAATTCTTTCTTGCTCGGAAAAGATTCCCTGATTTTTACGTACCTGAAATCTTCTTCGTGGGGACATACGCCCGCCTGCTCCATACGGTTCACGTTCCTGTTGTGGCGGTCGAAACGTATGGCACAATACTGTTTGAGCATGCCGCATCTAAAAAACATCGGCAGATCGTCGGCGAGCCGTTCCACCTCCATGGTGTGGAGCACGAGCGCGAACACCGCCCCGCCGCCGTCCATCACGACCAACGTGTGACACTCCAGGCACTCTGGTTCCTCGTATGACATCATGCAGCCCACGACGTACGCGGCCGAGCACAGTCGGGTGGTCAGATAACGTTTCAACCAGATACGGTCCTTCACGTTCATCAACACGAAGGGCAACTGCTCCGTCATAGTTCTATCGAGCTGTCCCGATACGTACAGCACGCATCGCTCCGATCTGTATCCCGGCGTGTCCATCACGATGATACCCGGGTTGGACTCCGTGGTCCTGCAGAACACGTCTAGTCCCATCTGGTACGCCCTGAGTAACGTGGCCACGAGCCTGTCGTTGCAACACCAGGGCGTCAGGTTGTGGCGATACACCGTCTCGCATTTCGCCAGACCGGTGGTGGCCAGCTGTCTAACGTTGGTGGTGACGAGCGACAGACCGTCGGTCTCGCAGTCGTAAGTGTACACCCTTCCGAACGTTCCCAACAACATGATCGCGGGAGTCGTATCGTAAGTGACGTCCCCGCTCCTGACCACGAGCCTCCCCACGGCCATCAGAGGCTCTTCGCAACACAGATATTTTCTGAAGTCCCGATTCTTCACCTCCGGCATCTTGTGTCCGGGAGTGACGAGCAAGTACCACCAATCCGGTTGTCGGAGACGGATCAGTTCCCCCTCGTGTGCCTCTAACCGCTTTTCTAGCTCGCTCGGGGAATCCTGACGTAGGTATAACCAGTCTATGGCTTGCATGAATCTCCTATACGCTTCTCTCTTGTCCAAGATCGGGAGCTCGCTGAGCTTCCGTTGGTACTCGGAAACGTTCAGGAACCTAAAAGCGGCTATGTCCGCCTCGAGTTCCCTCAGGGACGGAAGGTTCGTGTCTTCCATCAGAACGTTATCGTGGGTGGAATTGTACGTTATCCTGTCACATTCGCACAGCAACGCCAGGGCCGACAGCTCACTGTCGGCCACCGGCAGACCCGCCTCGACGTCGAGTACTCTTTCCGTCATCGCGGAACCTCTATTCCCCCCACCGAACGCGCGCTCGTCGGGTAGAGCACGGTCGTCGTTTCCCGGGACAGAGGCGAATTACACCTGTATATATAGGCCGAGAACGAGCAGGTGCCCGGAAATACCTGTGCGTTGACAAATGAGAAAAGAGGACGCGCGGAGCGTGACCGCACCGGCACCCGTCCTGCGTGGACGATTATGTGATACGTTTTTAATATTCGTTCGACGGTACGCCGAGACGGATACGTCCGATCGTACCCTATATCAGGTAGCTAGAAAAGTCGTAGATAGGGGCCTCCGTGCTTTCCGTCAGAGAGTTATAGTGCGCGATGCGTCTAGAACCGACCTCGCTCATCGTAGGTTCCGATTCCGTGAAATATCCGTAGATCAGCTGCGCGTCGGTCTCCGCCTGCCAGGGAGTATATCTTTCGTTGGTAGAACCCGGAGGTAGGAGTCGCCTCTGGTTGACTACGTACACGCCGTTGGTGTCCTCTTCCTCGGAATCGGAAGACGATAACTCGATCGCGGAGTCTCGGTCCGAATCCTCTGAATCGTCATTCGGAAAACCGGCGGCGGCCGCTCCGTCGCGTTCGTCTCGTCGCGCGTCGCCACCTCCACCGGCCGCGGCGGGGCCTTCTTCCGGAGGAACCGCGTCGCGAACGTCGTTCTCATCTCGGATCGCGGGAACGTTCTCGATCACTCTGGCTTTCCACAGAGCTAGAGAATCGACGTCGTCCCAGACGCGAGTCTCGTCTTCCCTGAATCGTCCGTCGCGGCACAACCACTGATGTTGCTTCTCGTAGTCGTGGGCGACCCCGACGTCGAAGAACTTGTGGTGTCCCACGGTCGTGGGTAGATGGTGGCGACAGACGGAAGGCCGTTCTAGTCTGCAGATCGTGAGAGACTTAAAATCGTAACACCGTCGCGAGTAGCACTTGTTCAGTCCACCCTTGAATAACTCCCAAACGTTATCCGCTACGCGATAGAAGCACCCGTCTCGCGTGACCAGGGCGTACACCGCTCCGAATCTATCCACGACCAGGACGTGCGAGGTGTGGAAAAACCCGGTCGCGTGGTAAGCGCCGACGGCGCCGAGGATGAACCACAGACAACGCAGGCGAAACGTGATACGTTTCGAACAGAACTCCATGTCGGCCGGGGGCATGGCGCAGAACGGCCAGGTCCGCCGCAGATCGTCAAAATGCGACAGCAGTTTGAGAGGCTGCGTGCAGACGCCCGGAGTATGCAGTTCGACGTCGACCCCGCTGATGGTGGAGAGAAACTTCACCAGCTCCGGCGTGCGGAACGTACGCTCCAGTATACCGTAGACCTCCGCCGAGTAGTGCGTGATCACAGGGGCCGTACCGTCGTCCAGGACGAAACACCCGGAGGGAATCAATCCGTACCTCGCCAGGTGATCTATGTGTAACGCGATGAGAAGCAGCCTGCGTCTCATCACGTGGTAGAAGTATAACCGATTCTCCGCTCCCATGAAAGCCACGAATTTGGTGCGTCTGTAGCAGCCGTGGCCTTCGAGAGTCTCGCGGACCACGACGTGCCCCAGAGGAGATAGGTTTTCCACGCAGCACAGCATGCGTGAACATTCGTGCGCGTATACGTCCACCTGCGGTATGTCCTCGGCGGCCGTGAGCTCTAGGAACCAGTCGTGGGGAATCCCCAGGGAGAGTTTTTCACCGGCCCTCCGCCGAGCGATCTCCAAGATCTTCTCGGGATCGTCCTGCGCCACGAATAGTTCTTTAAAATCTGTCATGACTCGTAAGAACGCATCTCTCGAGGCGTGATAATAGTACCGGGGATCAGGATCCAGCATCCTCTCCCATCCGAGAACCCTGTTCAGTCGCCACATCGCGCGCCGGCCGCCGCGCGCGACGGACGGGAAAGGATCCGGCGCTCGCGATACGGCGCGTCGGCGTAGTGACGATACGAGAGTCGCAAATATACGGCGTGCGGATAGCCGCTCGTTAAGAATCGACAACGAGAGATGTAAAAGTAAAGTTCATTTATTGATGGAATATCGTGTGTTTTATACTCGATCTGTTGCGCAACACGCGAAACAGCTATGATTCTCCATATATGGAGAAACGACGGGCCGGTCGGTCCCGTCGCTCGGCCGTCACGTAGCGTCGTCCCACTCTTCGTTCCCGGACCCCGGGTCCCTCGGAAAGACCGAATACGGCCTTACCATGCATATGGAAGGCAGATCGAGACACATCCCCGTATACCCCAGTAACCGTTTGTTTTGAACGTAACCCCTCATGTGGCTCACGGATGACTGTTCCGGAACGGGCACGGGACACGGAACTTCCCGCAACCAGAGGGTTTCGCGTTCGTCTCCCGCGTTTCTAAACGCGGTACGTTTCCAGGAGAAAAGTTCTTCCACCCCTCCGAGGCCCGCGGACAGCGGCGAGGCGGTGGGCGGCCTGGAGCCCTCGTCGGGGCCCCAGGACTCAGTCCGGGGTATCACCCAGGCGGTCGCCGAGTGCGTCGTCCCGAAATCGTTTCTGTATAGGAGAACGGCGTTTTTATCCGTGTGGTCCCAGGGATTGACGGCGCGGCCGCGTCTGTGCCGCAGCATCCATCGATAGTGATCGTCGACCTCGTCTCGCCCGTGCCTCGGATCCGGCAGACCGCTGAGCTTCATTATATTGTTGATGGCCTCGATGGCCGCGTCGTTTCCGTGCGGGCATCGCCCCGGGTACTCGCATCGACAGCGCTGATCCAGCGTGGACTCGAAGCGTCTACCGGGAAACACGATTTTCAAGACTCCTATCCTGAAGAACTCACAAAGGGTGTCCGCGACGCGACACACCATATGACTCCCGTGCATGGTGACGGCGTAGACCGCCGACAGAGAATCGACGACGATCAGGGCTTCGGCCTGAAACTCGGTGAAAGGAGTACACAGGCTGGTCGACGACCGCTTCGGCGTATCGTCCGACCCCGCGCGAGAGGGCCTCGGAGTGCCTTCCGTCAGTTTCGGCATCCCCGTCACGCCCAACGGATACCAGGGCGTACACAGCTTGGCGCCCACGGCGTCTTTCCAGCTCTGAAAGTCCAAACCGGTGAGGATCGATAGCGGCCACGCCCGGCGGAGTTCCCTCACGTCCGAAACCAGCCTTAGGATCGATAACCCGTACCCGGGCGTATACAGCGGAACGTCTCCGTTCGGCAGTCTGTGCAAAGTCACCCGCTCTTCTATCGCGCCGTTCAGTGATCTGAACGCCACGGTGATCTCGGAACCGGGACGCGGCTTTCCGTAATACGGTTCGACCGCCCTGAGCCTCGCGGGGTCGGCGCGCCCGTGGCGGTGCGAGAACTCGCACCGGACAACGCCGTACGTCGCCAGTTCCTCGACGTTCAGGGCAACGAGGTACAGCACGACGTGGATACAGTCGTAGACGTAGAAACGGCCGTGTTCTCCCAGATACGCGACGTAGCCCGCGTCCAACCAGTCGTGACCCGGGCCGCGACAACGATTCCGCACGGAAAAGTACGCGTCGGGGACGTCGCGCGTCGCCTCTTTCTCTTCGGGGTCGTCGCCGTCCGGGCGTTCCGCGCCCCGATCGTCGACCGCGTACAGACTGCCGAGGCGAACGAAGCGCTCGGCGCAACACAGCAGCATGGCCGGATTCGATCTCTCGCGTCCGTCTCCCGGGTCGTGTTCCAGCCTCAGATACCAGTTCCCCGGCTGGCCCAAGCACAGAATGCTCCCGACATTTCTGCTCAAGTAGTTTTTGAGTTTCTGAGGCCTTCTGCGGAACGCGTAGATCTGGTGAAAATCCGTCAGCACACGATCGTACAGGTCCATCGCGCGACCGATTAGAAAAGGCGGTACCGGGCACCGCGGAGCGACCGCGGGCGATTGCGATTCCAGGCGCCGCGCGGCGGGTTTTCTTATATCCCCCACCCGACCCCCACAAGAAAAATGATGACACCCGAGACGAACACCGCGACCGATCCCGGGTCGGATCGCGAATGAGCTTTAATCGATTTTTATATACATCGGAATCAAAAGACTGGAAAGATGGGAAACGGGAGCACACGGGTTCGCGCGGCCGGACTAGGGGAAATATTCGCTCGGGATTTTGGGTTTAACTAACACGTAGCCGTTCGAGATGATCTTCTTGGCGAACGTCACCCGTCTGTGTATGAGCGTCCGCTCGTCCGGGGGGAGCTGATCATCCTGATGGTCGTGTTCCACGCTGCAGTCGAAGACCTTAAGGTCTTCGACGCGGATGGAGCGTCCACCGTCCTCTTCTCCGTCGGACGTCCCGTCGCGGTCGGCCTCCGAGGCCGTAGGCCCCGCCGACGTTTCGGACGTACGGGAGACGGGCGACGTATCGCCTGAACGCGCTTGCTTCGGCGCGGTCGTGCTCGGATCGGGCGCGGCCGACGCCGTCGAGGAGATGACGCTGACGGCGCGCGCCTTCACCGCGCTCACGCCTCGGAGCTCCGAGGGACACAGGAACGGATATCTAAAGTTCTTCGGTCCGCGTCTCAATAGGGATCTCTTGCGCCGCGCTTCCGTCACGGCGGACGGTCGGTCGAACTCTCGTATGTAGACGGACGACGGCGGAAAGGAAGCCTGAATCACGGGCGTGTTATCCGGCACGTAGCTCAGCGACGACGGGAAAACGTCGGCGGAGAGCATCTCCCACATGTGTTCGAACCATTGCTGTCTGTCCCAGATATCCGGTCTCCTGTCCGCCCGTTCGGCCAGGTTCCGCAGACGCGCGTCTCGTTTGTGCGGACACCGCGGAGCGCGTTCCAGTCGCAGGGCCCCTCCGGTGTCGCGATCGAAGCGGCTCACGTCGTAGTGGTAGAACAGGAGGCCGCAACGTAAGAACATCGCCAGGTCCTCCGCTATCCGCGACACGTCGCTCGTGGTCGAGTCGTACGCGTAGATACTCCCGACGGCGTCCATGAGGATGCACGCTTTGGCGACCGGGTACGCCTGGTACCTGTAGTGGCTCACCGCGGCGATGAGGTGGTATCTGCACTGGAGGAGCGCGTTGAGGTACTCGTGCATCCGCAGGAGTTCGTCTTGGTGCATGGCGCAGAACGGGAAGAAGTGCTTGCTGAAAACGGCCATGTCGTCCAGAAACGTCACGGCGTCCGGCGTCGCGGTCGTCGAATGAGGACAGTACATGGACACCCGGACCCAGCGGAGGTCCGAGACGACGCTCATGATGCGCTCCACGCCCACGAAGGACGCCTCGACGAGCCTGTTCATCACGTCGCCCGGTAGCGTGCTGGGCGTCGTCGGGAGCAGAGGGTGGCGATAGACGGGCGGGCAGAACCTGAGACCGATGTCCGCCAGGTGCACTACGTGATCCAGCACGTAATACAGTCCGTCCGTGTGGCCGTCGTACACGTACACCCGTCCGAAGTCGCTCACCGTCACGACCAGGTCGGTGTTGTCGAACATCCTCTCGCCGGTCCGGACAACCAGCACGCCCACCACGGTCAGGGTCTCCTCGCAGCACAGGTAGTCGGCGAAGTTCTTGTGATGCGCGGGGAACACGGTCGAGTACGACCGGATCAACAAGTACCAGTTGTCCGGAACCCTGACCGAGATCAGCGTTCCGGCGGAGAGCCTGACGTACTCCGCGAACTTGTTGGATCCGTAGAAGGTGCACAGACCGTAGAGGTCGGGTATGACCCGTCTGACCGAGAGCTTTCTGTCTTCGGTCGCAGGGGAACGCAGACGTCTCGCGAGCTCCTGCGGGTGCATGCACTGTAAACCGTTTATATCTCTCAGAAAGATCTCCCTAGCCTGTATGTCAGACGGCATCTTTCCGTTCGGGACGATCCTGGAGCACCCCGTGTGCGCCGCGGCCGCGGCGAGGTCTTCGCCGACGAGGGCCCTGACGTCCGCGCGCACGGGAATGCGCCCGACGGGGGATCTGCGGATGCGCATATCTAGAGGGCCCTCGCCATCGCCGTCGTCGCCCCGACCGTAGCCGTCGCCCGCCTCGCGCTCGCGTTTCTTAGAACACGAGCAGACGCAGCGACATTTCGCGTCGGGCGCCGGGCTCTCCTCCCCGTCCATCCCCGGCCTCGTTCGCGTGGGTTCAGACAGACCCGTGCGTCCCGGAGACAGCCCTCGAAAATAAAGAGAGACCGAGTCGCTCGTAACGAGTCACACACAGCAAGCTTTATTATGTTCCCCGGACCCACAAAAGAGCTCAGTCATTTCCGAGTGGGAGGGGAAACAAGGCAACATTCCACAGAACACGACCCGACGGCGGCCCGTCGGGTCGTACCCGCCGTACGAAAAGCGTACGGCGCAAATCAGTTCTGATGTTTTCTCGGCGGTTTATGCGGAGCCCGGAGGACGGAATCGGGGCACCACGTCCGCATGTCCACCTGGACGGCCGTATCGACCTTAACCGGAGCGCGACCGTTTCCGCGCGAGCCTTCTTCGGTTTTTCCGACGACACCGCCCACGTCGTATCCAGTCAGCGGGTCGGGTCCGTCGCCGTGGACCGCGTCCGTATCGTGTGGCACGCCGCGCGACGGCGAATCGGGCGGTCTCGGCTTGGATGACGCGGGGCTGTGGTGCTCCACCAGGTGGATCACTGTGTCCGTCGGGCTGGAGTCGTCGCTGTCGCTGCACGTCGACTCTCCGTCCGCGGTGCGGCCGCCGCCGGCCTCCGTCAACAGGTTTCCGTTGGCGTCTCTGCGCCTGAGACGCCTCATCATCACCGCTCGGGCGGGCGATCTCTTTCCGCCGTCTGCCCCGTTGATACGAACACGTCGAGCGCGAGCGGAACCGTCCGCGCTTTCGGCATCGCCGTCGTCGTTGAGCAGACTGACGTACGCCGACGGGTTCCCGAGCGAAGAACCCAGAGAAGCGTCGTCCCCGTCGTCGTCGTCGAAGTTTAGTCTCCTGACGACTTCGTCGTGGCTCGCGTCTCCGTTACGTCTCTGAGATTCCGGAGAAGAGTCCGCGAACGTCGAAGACGAGCTCGCCCGAGACGCGGAGTCACCGAAGATCCTGGCGGACGGCCGTCGACGTAGCGGCGGCGGTGGCCTGAACCTCGCCTGTGAGAGCAGGTGAGGCAACCGCGAGGCATCGGGCAGCGCGTCCGGAGACCGTGGAGAAGTAATGGGCGCCTCCTGCCGTCCTGGAGGGGTACAGCGAGAAGACCCCGTTCCCCGAGAGCCGCGCGGTGTCGGCACCGGCCGCGGGGGATCGTCCGCCTCGTCGCACTCGTCCTGCGATGCCGTCGTCGTCGCGTCCGGGATGTCAAACGGTCTCGACAGCACCCAACCGTGGCGGCGGGAGACCGGTATGACGACGCGCGCTTCCCCGTCGCAGCGCGAATCGCCGAAGCCGCGACAGGGCGCGACGAGCGGCGTGCGCGGCTCTCTGATCAGGGACGCCGCTCTGCCCGCGCGCGGGCAGAGCCCGGGGTCCGCCGGCTCCGACGGGACGCCGGTCGCGTCGAGGCGACGTTCGTAACCTAGAAAGCTGTCTCTGAAACGGTTCGGTCGGGACAGCCAGTCGAACGCCGTCTCGTACTGCCCGCCGTCGTGGGCCCCGCTCGTCTGGCAACAACCCCATCTCCGATCTCCGACGTGCACGCACAGGGGCGGGTGCTCCAATCTCTGCAGATCGCGCGCCGGCGTGTCGAACCTGGTGCCCGCGGCGTACCACTTCAGCAGTCCGCACGCGAAGAACATCTGCAGGCTGTCGGCCAGCCTGAACACCGACATCTCTTTGTGATCGAATCCGTATATCGCGCCGTCCTGTCCCAGGATGACGGCCACGTCGACGCGGAAGAGACCCGTGGCGAGGGCCTCGCCCACCGTGCCCAGGAGCCACCAACGGCGGTCCAGACGGTACGTGATGGATTCCATCAACAGCCAGAACGTGTCGTGCGACATGTCTATGAAAGGCAGTTGCTGTCGTAACATGTCTGAGAAGCCGCACAGGCAGAACGCGTGTTCTCCCTCTCCCGGCGTGCTGAGCGCGACGCATCGGAGTCTGTGCTTACGCACCGTCTCGATCAGGGCCGGATGGCCGTCTCTGGGCACGGACGTCCCCTCCGGCGGCGCCGCGTCGAGCAGCGCGCGCACCACGTCTCTGGGATACACGGTGCCGCGCGGCGCCAGCCTCAGCTGATAGATGGGCTCGAAGTGCAGGAGACCGCGTCGGGCCAGCGAGTCTATGTCCGGCGCCACGAGGTGCAGCACGCCGTCCGACAGGTTCACGGCCCATATGTTGCAGCAACTGCCCATGAACATGACGATCGGCATCGGATCGCACTCGCCGGTCTCGGTCCAGCGGACGCACTGGCCCAGGGGTTCCAGCCGGTCGGCGCAGCACAGCAGGTCGCCGACCCCTTCCACGCACCGTCTGGCGTCAGCGTCACGATAAGCGGCCGTGTGCTGGAACGGGTTCACCAGGAGGTACCAGTCGGAGGGCACGCTGAGGGACAGCAAGGTCCCTCTGAGCCGTACGACGCAACTCTTGACCTCGGCCAGGTCCCCCTGAGCGAGGAATAACTCTCTAAAATCCTTCAACACGCGCTGCACGCGCGGAGCCGCCGCGTAGCGGTATCTAGAGACGAGCTTGGGCATCTTCGCGACGCGCGCGGAGACCGTGAGAAGACCGGAACGCGGAGACCGACGGACGCCGACCCGAGGGCGTCCGCGTCGCGAGCGAGCGAGTTAACAGAGCAGATCGCGATGGACGCGACGCTCCACAAAAGACCGAGACTGGCAGTCGGAGAGTCCAAAATCTGGCTTTTTATTAGAAAAATCTACAAGGGAACACCCACCCGGATACAGTCCGCGTCACCGCGCGCGGCCCCCCGCGCCGACTCCCGCCTCCCGGATCGCGGCCCCGACGTTCAGGAACACTCCTCGTCGCTGGAGATGTTGATGCTGCGTATCTTGCCGCACAGTTCGTCGGGGTCCGGGATGGTGCCGTCCGGACGCACGTGGCCGCGGTCGCCCAGCCAGACCCACTCGTCCGTGAGATAGACGTATCCCAGGGAGGACGGCAGGCACAGGTCCCACATGCGCTGGCTCTGCTCGTAGAGCACGTTCTCGTCGTAGCGCTCGTCGGTGTCGACGAGCTGCACCATGCGTTCCCCGTCCAGGGCGTCGTGGTTCGCGGTGAACAGCTGCTGGAAACGGTCTCGGGGACAGGCCCAGAACCCGTAATCGGTGGGCGGCAGGCAACGGGCCGCGCTCTTACTGGACTCCTCCTTGAGATACGTGTTTCCCGGCAGGAGGCAGCGCAGGGTGCCCATCCTGAAGAACTGTAGCATGTCGTCCGCCAGACCGCAGATCTCGCCGTCCGCCGTGCGGTAGCCGCGGACGCGGCCCTTGTGGTCGCAGAACACGACCGCCATGCAGCAGAAGGAACCGTCCTTCCCGCCGTAAGCGCCCACGGCGCCCAAGAGCGTGACGGACGCCTGACACTGCTCCTCCACGATGCGTTGCACGTCCCGGGTGATCTGAGGGCCGTGATGCTCGTCGCAGAACGGGAAGAAGGACCGCAGGCCTTCCCAACGGTCCATGATCTTCAGCACGACGGGCTGATCCCGATACGGCACCGGGATCGTCACGTCCACGCAGCGGTACTGGGCGACCAAGCGCTGCAGATACGGGGGATTACGTTGCATGTCGGAGAGCAGCAGCGCCGTCTCGAAGGGTTCCACGCTGGCGGGCAGATAGGCGTCCAGGTACTCGGCGCTGTACAACGCCGAGACCATGCCGAGTCCCCGGAGCGCCAGCTCCTCGGCGTCTCGCGCCGCGAGGTACATCTCGGAGGTGCGGCGGTCGTACACCAGGACGCGGAGCCTCGGGCCCAGCATGAACAGGAGCTGGGACTCGGCCGGCCCCTTGTGCACCCTGCCCGTCGCGTCCTGCGTCCAGACGACGCCGGCGATCACGAGCCACGGCTCCGTCGTGGGACACTGCCTCTTGACGTCCAGCGCGCCCACGTCGCTGAAATCGGTCCTGGCCCCGATCGTGACGTGCGCCCAGGGCGGCATGCCCACGGGAAACGTCAGGCCGGAATACGCCCGCACGCGTTTCTTCATGGCCCTGGCCGAACTCTGGCCGAAGGCGAGCTGTCCCATGGCGGCCAGCACCGCGTGATACGTGGCGCGGTCGTTGATGGACGGCGGGCCGCCGAACGCGTCCGAATACGAGGCCGCGCCTCCGTAGCTTTCCCTGGCCATCATCTTGACCATCTTCAGCTGCACCTGACGGGTCTCGTCCTGCGATCTGGTGGACGGCAGGGCCGACCCGAGCGGAGACGGCGAAGGAGGCGAAGAAGAGGATGCGGCGATCGACGACAGCGGCCCGACGGCGGCGGCGGCGCGCACCCCGGTCCCCGCCGCCGCCTCCTCGCCGTCATGTCCACCTCCCGCATCGATCTGCAGGCTCCGCGCCGCGCAACCACCGCACCCGCCGCCACCGAACATGCTGGGCGGAGGCGGCGGCGGGTGCGACGGCGGCGGTCCTCGCACGAACGGCGGTCCCCTCGGCGCGTATCGCGGACCGTCGGCCGGGCGATACGGCGAGCGCACGCTGTTGTGCGGGGCGAACGGCGTCCAGCACGGATCGACGTTCCTCGATCCGTTCTGCGCCGGGGCGAACCGCGATGGGGTAGCGCCGTATTGCCAGCCGCCTCGGGCCGCTCCTCTGTGAAAGGATCCCGAGCCGCGCATCGACCAGCGACACGCCAGACGTCCCCGACCGGGACGCGTCGCGTCGGACGAAACGCCTCGGTGCATCTTTCCGTATCTGTCTGGAATCGGTCGATGCGATCCGTGAGATCACCGACTATATCGTTCGATTCTGGCGCGGCGACGAGCGAGGCGAGCGACCTGTCCGTCGGGCAATACAACGTGACCGCTATCAGCCGCTCCACGGGGAGCAGTCGAGAGCGAGGCTGTTAATATACCCTTCACCGGGTCACTCCCTTCGGCGTGACTCATGATCGGAGTGGGCAGTCGCCGAATGGCGCGCGCGAGGGCGCGATCGTCTCGTCCGCGGACGTTTTCGAGCTCCGGGGGTCGCGGGCGGGAAGGCGAGACGCGGCCCGACGACGGGCGATCTAAATACTTTGCTTACGGGACGCGTCGCGCCCCTACGCGAGTCCCGTCGGGAGGGACAACGTCCATCGGCGCGTCGCCCCGGCGGGAACGTCCGCGAGGAGCCGGGAGCAACGTCCGTGGTCCGCCCGACACGGGACGGGAGCGGAAGATAGTTTTCTAAAACGTCTCACACGGTGGGCCATCATGTCGTGATAGGTAACGTCCCCGCCGTCGTCGCTATCGTCGCCGTCCGTCGCACGAAACGCGGGATCGGAAACGTGTTCCAGACCGCGCGAGCCGCGCCTAGGTCGAGACGGCCCCGGCGGTATCACCTTCTTCGATAGGATGTGGGGGATACTCCCAGGGAAACAGCATCCGTCGTTCAACAGAATCCGGGCCGAACAGCCTAGAGATAATAGACCGTACCAGGGCAACGACCTCTCTATAGCGATGAAGCGATCGTAACATAGTCTCCGCGGGCCGCGCCACGTGTCTGCGACGGGCGTCTCTGCCGAACCTGAGAGAGGTGCGTAGCATGGCGTCCGGTCCCCAAGGGTCCGCCGACCGTCTCCTCCGTCTTCTTCCCCGTCGCTCGTCGTCCCCTCGCTCCCGCGTCTCGCCCGCCGTATCCCGCCGACGAGACGCGAGACCGCGTCGCCGCAACGGCAGGGAACGCCGTCGTCGCAGGCCGAGTCTCGTCCGCCGTCGTGCCACATCGCCGCGAGGCGTCCAGAGGCGCCGTCCGTCGAGACTCCGGCGCGCGTCTCCGTCGTCGGCGCCGAGGCCCGCGGGCGCGACGTCGCGCCGAGACCCCGTCCGTCCCGGCTCCGGCAGATCCAGCGGCACGCGTCCGCCTCCGCCGTCAGCCTGGTGGCCCAGGTGTCCGCGTCCTGGCCGTGGGACTCCGCGCCCGTCGTCAGGCTGCGGAGCAGACCCACCCGCAGCAGGTGCCGCAGGTCCTCCGACAGCCTGTACAGGCGCCCGTCGACGCTGCGGTAAGAGTACACGGCGCCGAACTGATCTCCCACGACGAGCTGAGCGCAGCGAAACGGATCCCCCTCCGCCGCGACGGCCCGACGGTCTCGGATCGCGACGTCGCGGACGGGGACGCTCGGCCGCTGCCGCCGCGACGGCAGCAACGGACGGGCTCGGGAACCGTCGAGGCTGCCGGGGAGGAGACGGCTCGCGGCGTCGACGGCCCGTCTCCGGGACGTCTCGAGCCAGGTCCCGCGACGGAGACGGTCGGGACGCTCGCCGATCAGCCCCACGACGCGCGCGCGGCACCCCAGCCGGTCTCGTATGAAACGAACGAACGCCGACCACGAAGAATCCGATATCTCGCAGAACGGCCATGCCTCCCTGACCCCGTTCAGACCGTCGACCAGGAGGAGCACGCAGGGAGCCCTGCCCGGAGTGTGCAGGAGGAGCCGGTCTCCCCGCCTCGCCCGCAGGAACTCTTCCGCGGCGGCGACGCCGTCTGTCAAGACGACCGCGTCCAACGCGGCGGCGACGGGTTGTCGCGCCACGACAGCGGGCAGCGGGGCGAAGTGAGGCTCGTACACGCCGGGCACCAACAACATGCCCCGCACGGCGAACTCGTGCAGGTCTCTGGCCACCAGAAAGACTTCTCTGGTCAAGTGGTCGTACGTCAGCACTCTCATCGCGCGCCCGATGAGCACGAACAGGGGGTGTTCGGCGCGCGGATCGCCCGCGTCCGAGACGGGCGTCGAAGAAGAGATCACCGTCCCGGCGAACACCGCCCAGGGCTCGGCGGCGGGACAGATGGTCTGCACGTCGATCCCGGTCAACGACGGGAAATCGTATCTGGGCGCGACGCGAATCCGGATGTTAGGCGGCCGCCCCACCGGGAGCAGGACGCCGCGATACTGACAGACCCGGCGGGAGACGGTGATCTCGTTCTCGCTGGAGAAGCGCGCGAACATCTCGTACACCCGCTCGAACCCCAGACGGGTGTTCATCGCGGGCGCGCCACCGGCGTCGGGGAAGAAGACGCCGCGAGATACAGAACGCGACATGCCGTCCCTCCTACCCGCCCGGAGGGGACGATACCGTTTGGCGCCCAACGCCGGGGACGGGAGAGGGAGAGAAAGGGGACCGAGGGGGCGGGCGGCACCCGCTAATAGGCGGCGGGAACCCCGGGAGGACACGGGCGACCGCGGGGAGGATGGGAAGATGGAAAGATGGAAAGAAGACGAAAAAAAGAAACGAACGAGGCTAATCGTCAGAACAAAATTATCCGTTTATTATTGCAGAAAAAAAAAACATATATACATAACGTTTTGAAAGAGACATCTTGCGTAGTCAGTGTTGTGTTTGCTAGTAGCTCTCTCATGCGGTTGCCAAGAAATAATGTAACATAACCGATGAACAAAACAGAAAACACAGATCTGGCATAAAAAAGATGCTTGATTGCTTGCTCGCTTGCTGCGCGTCTCCGGGAGACGCGTGGTTTGCACGTGAAGCGATTCACACCAGCGTGATCGATTCGCTCCGTCCAAGTCACGATCCAAAAGGATATTTTGGTGTTACTATACTCTTGTGGTACGGTGCAAAGAAAAAATATCATTCAATCGATCAGTCACTCAATCGCGTGTGAGACGTCGCCGAGTCTGTTGCTCCATTACCTTGAAAGATGATCATCGAATGAAAACGCGAAAACTAATGTTGTCCGTACACTACTTCGTCTCGTTAACGGTAATCTACGAAAACGTTACTTGTTTGACGTACATGCAATTTGTAAAACGATCAAAGTAAAAGATACATGGCGCGTTGCGTTTAACAGATGTCGTTTTTATCTTTTCCAGCCCAGCGTTTGGAAAAAACGAAGCATATAAATCACTCCAATCCTTCTCTCGGTACACATTTGTAAAAAAATTAACAACGAGTACAAAAACACAATACCATATCATTTCACATCGTAGTATAATATAATATATAATATACACACGAGTAACCGTCACCTATAGAAATTTTACAGCTCTTGTCTTAGCCTGGAAACGGTAAATGTTCATCATTCATTTTACCTTATTTTTAATCTCATTTTATCTTATTTTATTCTGTCTTTACCAACACTATCAAAGTTCAGCGGTTCCTAATTTTGCTTAATCAATCTATACATATCAGCTCGATTTATCTGTCTCGTTAAAGCTATTATTACATAACGTAGTTTTGTTTTATCCTCTACATGTTTTATTTCTTACATAGCTTTTTGATAATATCGTTAAATTTTTTATCATTTCTTTCAGAGTCGTCAAGAAAACGGTAGACCTTCGAACGTTCCAACCCCTCGATACTTTTTTTGCCTTCTACATTCTCGTTTCTCCTTCATCAGTGTCTGTCTATCAATCATCAATCAGGTAGGTTGTCTTTGCAGTATGAATTTTTCCTCTAGGACAGGGACTACGTTATAGAAGACGATGAACAGGAAAAAAAGCATTACTATTACGAATATGAGGACCTGATGAGCGTTCCCAAAAAAAAAAAAAAAAAAAAGAACAAAGTGAAGTAATGATAATGGATGATGACGATATTGCTATTACAACCAAATAACTCATTGATAAATAATAAGATTCATTTTGTTTTAGTTGTAAATTAAAAAAAAAAAAAAACTCATCAACGTGTCTTCGTTATGTTCAGCTCAAATTGTCGTCTTACCCACTCGTCGTGTACCGGGATCGTCTCCCCGATCGGAGATCCCCTCCCGGGATTCTCTCTCTCTCCCTCTCTATATATATACATACATGGGTCCAAAAGGGTTTGTGTGGTTTCCTGTCATAGTTAAAACAAAAGACCGTACAGCAGAACCGATATATGTGTTTGTTTTCTTTTATACAATCGGTAAGAACCAAGTTTCTAGGAACATGAAACATTAAATAAAGCTTACTAGTAGTTTTTTGACTCAAGTCATCGTGTGTGGGAGATATCTGTTATAATCGTTCATAAAAAGTCAATTATTATTGAAATCGGGCCATCGGATACACATTTTTAAAATCTTTTTAAATGGATCTACGGAACAAAAATAAAAATAAAATCAAACGAAAGAATAAGATGTATGTTATTCTATTCCCTTCCGCAGTACCGGAGCGCCATGTGCGTTCCGGGAGAAACGGTAGATGATAGATGTATATAAATATTACAAAAAAAAAAAAAAAAAAATAGCATAATAATATAGGTAAGTCTATGGGACTCTTTCTTTGGTAACTTCATATGAGAATGGAAGAAAATTCGATTCTGTTATTGTTGTTACTTCTTATAAATTAAAAAAACAAAAGCCACAAGGTATATAAAGATACAAAATTCTTTCCCTTTTTTTTTTGATAAGAAAATATACCACATAGAATATGCTCTAATGGATAAGTACGTAGAAACATCGTTTTGTATGTGTCGTGTGAAAATTGCAACATTGAATTATATCTTTCAGTATTCTAGAAGTAAGAACGTCTTTCTTTGTTAATTGATGGAATAATTTGTGATAGAAATCATAATTCCGATTTGCGTATGGTATATGACTGAACATGAACAACTATCGTATGTAAGGACAAAAAAGGACCAAATATAATATCAATAGATCGCCTGATAAAAGTAAAAAAGTCTAACTAACTACCTATCTAAAAATTGTTTTTCCACTTTTGTATGTGCTACACGTCACCATGTCGCTGTCGCGAAAAACCAGGTATGCACGTAAACAAACAAAGAAAGCTTCATCTATATCACCGGCATTGGTTGTGTGCAGAATAACATAACAGACGTGAAAAATCTATAAGTTATAAAAAAAGCAATAAATAAATAGCCGAGTATAAAAAATAAAGAGTCTTGTAAACAGTTCTTCGTAAAACGAAGACGGTATTTAGACAAAAAAGCGGTTCTCGCTTCGATACGAAGCGTAATAGACATAATAACAATAATAAATTAATCACCTAAAGTAGTACACAGCTACGTTTGAACAGACGCGATAAGCTATCGGATACGATACGGAGAGACACTCTATATACGTGTGTATGTCGCAGCGAATCATTGTCTGTCTGATTGATCTGTTTTCACTTCTTTCGCTTTGTGTATATTTGTTCCCCATAGCGGTCTCGAGGAGTTTCGTACACGTTCTTTTATTATTACTATCTTTCTACTACTCAGTTACCTTGTATTGGATTTTTTATAGTTACCTTCAAAAAGTCGGGCGATAACATGTAAGGTTTAAAAGAAAAGAACATTCGACGTTCGGTAGAACGTCGGATATTTTGCTAGCTTTTTCTGTTTTTGTTTTGATCCCATATCATCTTTTGCGTTGTAATATATATGTATAAAAGTATGAATACGTACCGCGGCCTCGCGGGGTACAAATTCAATAACGAGTAGAGAGTTAGTTACACTATGATTTTTTACATTCTATCCCAGCCTGCAACCTTTCGTTTTTTTTTTTTTTTTTTTTTTTTTTTTTTTTTTTCGTCGTCATTTAAAGCATGCACTTATCATATTCCGTCCCGACCCGTCCCACCCGCATCCGCCCCCGTCCCGTCCCGTCCCGTCCCGTCCCGTCCCGTCCCGTCCCCGTCCCACCCTCCCCTATCCCATGTTCCATTTCCATACCCGTTCTCATCATACAAAATCGTACCCACGCATGTCCCTCTAGTCTCTGTCGTTTTAAACTCTGGTTTGTCTTTTTTTTTTTTTTTTTTTTTTTTTTTTTTTTTTTTTTTTTTTGTCTGTTCCCTACGTGGACAGGATCCCCAAATTTCTGTCGTCGGCGAGTTATCGTTATGGCTTGCCTCTGTCTGACCTGAAGACCATTCCGACGACCCGCGCGGTCGCAAGTCGTCGCGATTCAAGTGGCTTTGGAGTAGAGTCGTATCTGAAGCGAATGCCGATTTTTTTTGTTTTGTTAAAAACACGGCAAGTCCCGTAATCGTGGCCGCGCCCGGCGTTCCTCGTTGCGCCGCGGCGTCCCTCCTCACCGCAGCGCGGATCGCAAAATCGACACCCGGTCGATCGGTCATCCGACGAGGTACGCCCGGTCGTCGTCCACGTCCCGGACGAACCAGACGGCGAGCGGTCTCGTCGGTTTGAAGTTGCGACAGCCCCAGATGACACAGGCGCAGACGATAAACAGGACGAGCAGGGCCGCGCAGAACAGGCCGACGTATCCGCGTTCGACTTCGGCGCGCCTCTCCGCGCCACGCAACGGCGGTGACATGAAAATGGACGTCCAAGATCCGTTGGCCACGGAGAGCAGGTAGGCGTCGGATCGGCCGTCGAAGCTCACGGTGTAGTAGAGACTACATTCGTACCTGCGTACGTCCGTCTCGTTGGTGATGTTCATACAGCCCCTTTCTAAGTACGTTCCGTTGCCCAGCGGCAACCGTTCCTGTCGCGCGGTGTAGTGATAGGAATTGCTGGTGCTATCGTACCACGCCACGTGCGGCTTCACTATGGACGTCCCGGTGATGGTGCAGCACATCTTCGTCACGTTGCTGCCGTCGTCCGTCTCGTTGACGACGTGCGTGCGAAGAGTGGGTCTCGAGAAGTCCGAGACCTGGCTCCAGAAGCGCCTGTCGTAATGCCTTCCCCCGACGACGGTCCTGTAACAATCGTAACGGACGAAAGCGGCGACCGTCTCGTTGTGCACGACGCCGCGGAGGTGAAGTTCGAGATCGGAACTGTTCGCAACCGGCGTGACGAGATCGGTGTCGTTCCCACACGGCATCAGCCAGTCCGAAGACGTCGTCGAGTTGCACTCTTGCCACGTCGAACCGTTGTGACCGTAAGACCAGTAGGCCTTCCAGTTGAAACTCCTGGTGGAGGGCACGCTGCACCCCATAGCCAGTTGAAGCGTGTCAGAGCCATTCGTGAGAGAAGATCCGTTGTTTCTGATAAACTCCGTGTCGTTCACGAACGCCAGGATGTAAGGCGCCAGATTCTTCGTGTAGAAGCGTGTCAGGTTGACGTCGATCCAGTGGGCGACGGAGACTCCCGCGACGTGGTTCGTCGTTTCGTTCACGGTGAAGCGTATCGCAGGCTCCTCGGAGAGGTGCAGCACGATGGTCGGATCGGACACCCACGAGGAGTTGTACGTGACGTGCATCGCCAGTCTCAGGTCTTTAGAGACCGAGACGTACGGCGATGCCGCCTGTTGATCCAAACGTAAGACGATCGCGGCTATCATCAGGGGCCACGCGGCTCTGATGTCGCAGGTCCGGAGCGACATGGTCGAGGGTCCTCGAAGACAAGGCTCGCGGCGAAGATGCGTACCGGCCTCCGGGGCTCAGAAATCCCGGCGAACGAGATGTGGTTTGGCTCGAGCCAGAGCATTTTATGCCCCGAGGCTGATTCACCGCGACTACGAGGGCATGACATCATGTCGAGGGCCGGACGCGAGTCTCGGAAGCATGTGCTGTACAGGGGGTCATGAGACGTCGTGATCGGGCACGACACGGATCGGCGCGGTGACAACGGCACGTAAAACAAAACGGTGGGCCATTCGCCAGATACGGCTTTGTTCGCTGGCCGTCGCGCGGATCGTATATGCGTATCAGAGATACAAGACGAGATCTCGGTCGTCTTCGTGTACGATCAGAGTATAGATACACGGATCGTCGTCCGTCCCGTCGGGAAGAGACGTGGGTCCCCCGACGAGACGGCCGAGGCTCCGATCGTGCGAGGTAAAGACGGCGTCTTTGTCTCGCACGTCGGGCTCCATCTCCTCGTATCTCCGTTTACCCATGCCGAGTCTCCCCGATCGGCTCGGCGCGCGGAGACGCTCGGCCGTTGCGAAAAACGCACGGCCTAAATAGTGTGTAAACGTAGGTGACTCGGAACGCGTGACGTTACGGATGCATGCTCCGGAAAGCCGCCGTAACGGCGACACGGCGCGCGGCCGCCGTACCAAACGCCGCTGTACGGTAACGGCACGGCCGACGTAACCGCACAACGCGATCGGACAGACGTCTCCGGAGAACGTCGGAAGACAACGGAGAAGGTCTCGGGCTAAGACGAACGGAGACAGACACGGAAACACAGCGCGACTGCCAGATCGAGATTTCAAACGATTTTTTATTGACTTTCCTAAATATCTTATTCAAAAAAGGCACATGAATTATCTGCAACGCCGGCATGCAGTCATTTCTGGTTCGCCAGGATCTCGTAAGGGGCGTAGCGGTCATCGATCACGCATCGGGAGAGGGCTGGCATCCACACGTCGCAGCACGACGGCTGCAGCCTTCTGAACATCGCGACGATCCAGGCCGCGACCATCACGATGGCGAGCGTCGCGGGGATGGCGGTCATCACCACGGCGAGCGCGATCCGCCGCAGCCCTCGTAGACCGTCTCCCCGGGATACGTCGTCCGGACCGTCGTCCGGAAACGGGGCCTCTTGGTAATGCGCCCAATACGTCCACCACGGATAGGCGTCTCCCTGGTAGTTCGAGACGCGGGGTCGAGCCGATTCCAGGGTATTCCGGAGCCCCAGCAGATACTGCACGTCGCTCACACAAGAACGCTCTATGTTGTCTCTGAACCACATGGCGTAGAGACGGCCCATCTGAGTGGCGCACCACCTCTTGGATGTGCGGTCGTCCGTTCCGTCGATTCTCGTCGCGAGCAGCGCGCCGCACGCGACGCCCTTTCCGCGTCTTCGCGATCTGCGAGACCTCCTTTCATTCTGTTCGAGGAAGTCCGAACTCAAGGAGAAATAGGTTCTGTCATCGCGAACCATCTGATGCGCCGTCCGGACCAGCTTGCCGGTGTCGTTCACCACGCATACGGAGAAGACGTCCAGTCTGTGCACGCCGGCGGTCGTCGCGTTCTCGTTCCTGACGTATTCCGGCTCGGTGAGATCGGCTGGCATGGTCAACAGCTTTCCCACGGCGAGGCCATACTCCCGGTTCCAAAACCGCACGTCTGCCTGCCGAACCCAGTCTACCGTGGGTCGCAGCATGATGCCGAGGGCCTCCCCGTCTCCGTCTACGACCGTACTACCGTCCAGGGAAACCCTGATCATATGCCTGAAGACCCAGGTGCCAGGTCTGGCGGTGATGATGGTATAGCTCCGCGTTAACCTGTGTTCCTCCCCGCTATTCTTCCAGACCGTCGCGAGCCCCCGACCCGGCTCCGCCTGCGCCGCGGCCAGGGTCGCGAGCAAGACGAGCAACGCCGCCAACGCCGCCGCCATTCGAGGTGTCATGGTCCCGTCGTCGCCCGAAGAACCGTCGCGAGGCTCGGGAGAAACCTCCACGCGCGCGATGTGCGTACCCGACCCGCGAGGGCATCTCCACTTATAGAGCTGGGTTCGTACTCCTCCCACTCTCCATCCTTTCCCTCCCTTCTTTCCCTTTCTTCCCCCGTTCCTCCCTCCGCGTGTACTCTGCGCGTCTGCCCCTTGTCTCCCCGTCTCCCGTCTCCCGTCTCCCGTCTCCCGTCTCCCGTCTCCCGTCTCCCGTCTCCCGTCTCCCGTCTCCCGTCTCCCGTCTCCTCCCGTCTCCCGTCTCCCGTCTCCTCCCGTCTCCCGTCTCCCCAGGGTACCGCGTTTTATATAACGCGTAAGGCACAAATAAAAAGAGACGTCGACAAAACATCATCTTGGCTTCATGTCTTTTTATTAGTAATTGCTATCGATGGTCACTGCACACAACACAATTAATGACATCGGTTTGTTTAGATTGCGCGTATGATCGGCATGTTTGTGGTATACGGTTAGTCGATCGGTATATAAATCAAGCACTGCGGGTTAGTCGGTCAAAAGCGTCGGCATTTCCTTATATCGCTACTACGTGATTATATACGGAGAGATTACAATCAATCAATAAAACAGTCGTCTACTTAAAAACCTAAGTGATCTATGGAAAAAATGAGAAATAAAACTAACTACTACTGTAACTAACTTATCTACTAAATATAACAACTACCATACTAAGAAACTTATCCAAACTACAGATCTTAACACTAAAAGAATCAAATGAAATCAACTAAATACTACTATTACGATTCGTTACTTATCATTACCGTGATTAACAAACTAACTATCGTTTACGCATCTATGAAAAAACTAATACACTTAACGTTATAGGCTAAATAACTTGCTGAATACCTATTGTTTTATAGGATGAGACACACAAAAGAATCATCTTGACTAGAATGTTGGTCGTCTGCGATTATATATGTGGTTGGTCGATTGACAGTTAAAAAAACAATCATTACAATACTAACTCTAACACTAAGTACTACGGAGATATAACGACAAAAAACGCGAGCGTAACTCACTTATCTATCGGCTAAGTTAATAAAGAAGCAAAGACTCGGATCAAGATTCTTGATGATATCGCCACTAATCAATAATAATAATCATATCACGGTTACAAGTTCTCGTCGCCGTCATCGTCGTTGATGATGATGATGTCGATCGCCCGCGACGCCGGCGCAGATCGGCGGCGGTCACGACGGTGTTACTGTCGTCTTTTTGGCTGCGCAACATTTAAAAAATGCAAACTAAAGATTGATAGCTAAGCTAAACTAAACTAAAGAAAAAAAGAGTAATAATGATGATGCTAATGATAGAACGATGCCCCTCACGTATGCACCGCTCCCCGCGGACGGGGAGCGGTCCGACGTCGTTGTCATCGACGTTAAAAGATACGCATATGATCGTTAAGGATTGTTTTTTTTTTTCTTTTTTCTGTTGTTTCTGTATCTCGCTCCTATCACCTATTGTTGAACTACAAACAAACAGAAAACGAGGCTCGGTTCTAACGCGACTACACGATACATCGATCTTCAATCAGTCATACATAACACAACGGATGGTAAAAAAGTATAAAAAACAAAAAACATCAAGCTTTTTTTTACTCGTTATGCATCTCTAATCTTATCAGACATGTCATCTAACTCCGTGTTTACATCAGGGGTGTGCCATCATGGGGACGGGTGACGATACGCGTCGTATCGTCTCATTCTCTCTGAGGAGGAAAACTGTTGTGTTCGTTTAGGCCCATATTGCTCTCGTCAGAGCTCGGAATCTAGCGATCGGTTTTCAGTCTTTAGATTTTTATCTCGTTTTCATTCAACATATCTAATCTATCATCTTGCTTGTCTGCGGTCTCGTCGTCGTCGATCACCTTATCGTCATTTTTTTCTTCTTCCTTTCGGGTAGCGTCGTTGGTCGCGGCGTCCTCGGGACAGGCGGCGGTCGCCGCCAGGACCACGGTGCCGGCGATGGCGAGCGCGTCGGAGACGGCCGACCCGCGGCGCCCGCCGGCGGAGAACGACCGGGAAGGCGAGGTCGGGCGTCTAGGAGAGCGGCGAGACTCGTTTCGTGGCGCGGCGCACTCCTCGACGAGGGTCTCGCTGTAGGGAGGCAGCGATCTCAGCGACTCGTATCTGGGGAGACGCACCCCCACGGGAGGCGGCAGCGACAGCTCGCTGGGAAACTGGGCGCTGGAGGCGACGCTCATCAGCGTCGCCTCGCTCAGGAGCGCGTCGCACTCCCGGTCGCCGAGGGCGAGCTTCGGCGACGGCTTTTCCTGTTGCTTGCACTCGTCGGCCGCTTCCAGCCGGTGCGTGCGACGGTCGGTGCACCTCCGTAGAAAATCGTACAGCCGGGTCGCCGCCACGATGACGCACAGGAAGGCCAGGACGAGGAGGACGACGGCGCAGGCGGTCATGGAGACCTCTCTCAGTGAGACCCCCCACGCGTCCCAAGAGGAGACGGCCTCCTCTACGCAGAAGCCGTTGGTGAACTGTTCCAAAAGGGTACAGTTTTGGCGGACGCGGTCGACGGTCGCGGGGTCGTGGACGGAACCGTCGGGGTTCTGGGGGGTGACGATCGTCAGCGGCTTGTCTTTCACCTCAGGATCCCGTCCGGCGTACGGGGCCATGATCTTCCACCACTGCACGGGAGCCGTCGTCACGTTTGTGAACGCGCCGGACCGATAGCCGAGCAGTTTCCGGCCGTCGGAGACGCAGAGGTTCGTGGTGTACGAGGCGAACATTTTTGCGAACGCGGTGGCCATGTCGTTTCTGCACTGGTTGCGCGTCTCCTCGCTCCAGTACGACCCTCCGTCGCTCAGCCGGTATCGACACATGATGAACGCGTTGTCCACGTCCGGCGACCAGTACGCTTCGCTGCCGTTTTCCCATTTCAGTGTGAAATAGGTCTTTCCGTTGTACGAGAAGAAGAGGAACGGATTTTCGGCAGACGCGTTGTCCTCGTTGTAATCGCATCCCACGGACACGCTCATGCGTCTTCTGTACGGTTTACCCGTGTTGTTAAGGTAGTCGTCGATGTCCCTGATATAACTTCCCAACTCGACGATCCAGCCGAGCATCTCGTCTCGCTCTCGTCGCCAGAACTCCAGCGGCGCGAAAGCCGCCCAGTGCACACGCGGCCAGATGTTGACGGACGGTCCCTTGTCGTACGCCGAGAACACCGAGACGTTGTCAAAGTACAGGAGCCCGGCGTGAAACAGGTTCCAGGTGCCGGGGTCAGACGTCCACACGGCATACGTTCTCCGGATGGTGTGTCTCTTGGCAGAGGCCTGCGTGGGCGAGGTCGCCTGCGTCGTAATGTTGGGTGCGGTCGTACCGTTCGCTGCGGTTGTCGCCGCCGAGGCCGTGAAGTTGGTCGCCTCACTCGCGGTCGTGGATGTGTCGCTCTGCGTGCTAACCGTACCCGGCGTCGTGGCGGCGCGTGTGTCTAGGGATGCGGTGCCGTTCGTCGTGCTCGTCCCCCGTGAGGACGACGATGATGTGCCGTCGGCGGAGGGCGGCGGAGTTGTGATCGCCTCGACCGTTGTAGCGTTTGCGATTTCGACACCGGTCGTCGCCGTGACCGAGACTGCGTCGCTCGAGGTGGCATCGATTATGGGCGTGCTGGTTATGAGCTCCGCGACCACGATGAGCAGTGCGATCTTTTCGTTGGCCATCGAGGACAACTTTTGGGTTCCTCGCGTTGGAGTATGCGCAGCGGCGTAAAGTCGTTGCAGATGATCGCGCGCTCAGCGGCCAGAGGGCCGCTATCGCGGCCGATTCGATTCGCGGTGACGGGCTGCTTCCGAAGTGGCGCAGACGGTCGTGTCTTAATACTGTTGCCTCGAACGAGGGGCCTCTTTATTGTGTGCGTGTGAGGCGGTGCCGCTGACGATGGTGATGACACCGCAGTCGGGTAGGGCGCTTCTCGACTTCCCGGTGGCGCCTTTGGGTGGTCTGTCTGTCGTTGGGGGCGTGTGGCCGCGTGTAACGCGCGTGACGGGCGTGGTACTTGTATCGTACTCGCGGCGTTATCCGCGCCGCGAGTTCGCCGCCGATCAGACTATAGAGTTTTGGGGGACGCGAGGACGACGGAAAACCAGATTACCTCGTTCTGTTGATAAGTTGCGCATCGAAGCACTCTGGTTCGGTGATGGGTGATTCTTCTTCAAGGATTCTTCGTGGCTCGTCTCTAAAAACGTATTCGCCGCGACGGATCGCGTCCTCGATTCCCTGCGGACGGGATTCCACTAACGACGTCAGTAGTAGTGTTATTAGCAGGCACGTCCTCGACACTCTCTGCGCGGCACCGGGATTCATTACGGGACGTAGGTGAGACGGAGCGAGGCCAGGACAACGCGGGGACGAGACGAAACGCGGCTCGGGCGAGCCTTGCACGTTATTCCGGTCGGCGACCCCCGACCGGGAGCGAGAGAGGCTGGCGAGACGCGGTCGACGGGTCATGGTACCGCAGACCTAAGATGGGTCACATATAAAGGCGAGCCCCCGCTAACGCAAGGACGCGCGTAGACACAGGAAACAGGAAAAAGAAAAGTTCAGACAAAAAAAAAAAAAAAAAAAAAAAAAAAAAAAAAAAACAACAACATCGCGGTCCTGCTGCGCTCGGTCACGGGGTGGCCGAGACGTAACGGGTAGATGGAACTGGCCCGACGTAACGGCCCGATGCAACACGCCCGCCGTCGCGCCCGGGCTGGACGCGGACGACGCAGCGGGCGGATGGAAAACGCCCGCCGAAACGCTCGGCCGAAAAACGCTGGCCGTAACGCCACACCGGGAAACGGCCGGACGCATCGCCGCTACTGCCACCGCCGCCCACGCACCGGGACGTCAGAGCGAACCGCGCCGGCGACGGCCCGAGTGGCAACGGCAGCGGCAGCGGCACCCGGGACCGTGACGTACCGACCACGGACTGTCCGGACCGAACAGCGAACCGTAGCCCCACGTCAAGAAAGGGTCAAACAGCAACAGCAGGGACGCGCACACCAGCAGCGCCAGCACGCACGCCAGCAACAGCAGCACTGCCGGCGCCAGCTTGACGGACCGCGCGGACGAAAAAACATACACAGACGCACACGGCGCACAAACGCCACACGGACACGCGTTACAAAAGCGCGCGGAACACCCGCGTAAACAGCTCGCTACAGACGCGTGCCTCCTGACCCACCAACGGCCACGCCGTCTCCGCTACCCGCAGCAGGCTCCCGGAGTCCAACACGCACAGGACAAACACCGAAACGAACGAAAAGCTCAGCGCCGCCGCCAGGCAGCAGCAACAGCCCATCCCCCGACGCAGACACATAGCTACCGACGGACACAAATGCCCCTTTTAAGCCCCCACACACGCACCCTAAACCCTCCGCACACACAGAAGCGACACCTCCACACACACGCCGCCCAACCCACACCGCGCGATACAAACACACACAGGAACACACACCACACCTCCACACAAAGCGCCACAAACGCTGCCACCCCGCCGCCCGAACCACCCGGACTCAACCCCGATTTCCACCTCCCGACGCCGACCCGTCCGCGCCCGAGCACCGCTACGGTGTCCCAATTCCCATGCCCTACTTCTCACCCGCTCCCTAAACCCTGCGCGGAAAAGGCGCGGAGTCCCGCCGTACCGGTTTTGCCACCCCCGGGGGGCCTTTCGGGCGGGGGGCCTTTTGTTGCGGTTTGGGGGCGCGGCGCCGGCGCTTCCCGAGCGGTTTCGGGGGTGGGCGCCGGGGCCTTTTGTTGCGGTTTAGGCCCGCGGCGCCGGCGCTTCTCTGGCGGTCACGGCGAGGTCTCGACGAGCTTTCGATGCGACCGCAGGCGGGTTTCGATGAGGCTTTCGATGCGACCGCAAGCACGTTTCGATGAGGCTTTCGCGGTCGCGGTCGCGGGTCGGCGGACGGTCACAGCGGCTGCTCGGCGCGCCGCTTGCGCGCGCGCCGGCGGGACGCCGACGACGGACGCTGGCGGTGGTGCTGCTGTTGCTGCGCTCGCTGCGGCGGCTGCTGTTGCTGCCGCTGCTGCTGCGTGCGCTGCTGCTGCGTGCGCTGCTGCTGCGTGCGCTGCTGCTGCGTGCGCTGCGCCGGCGGCCACCGAGGCCGGTCTCGCGCCCGGTCGCGGTCCAGCTGCAGCCGGACGCACGGCCGCTCGCCCGTCTCCAGCGCGCGCCGCACGCCCGCCGCCTCCACCTCCGTGCGGCTCCAGCGCCGCTCGTCCGTCTCGATCTCGATCTCGACCTCGGTCCCGGGGCCGGCCTCGGCCATCTCGCCGCTCCACTCCACCACGCGCTCGCCTCCTGCGCTTCCCCCGTTCTCGTGCCCGGAACCGCCGACTTCTGCCTCGTCCTCCTCTTCCTCCTCCTCCTCCTCCTCCTCCTCCTCCTCCTCCTCCTCCGCCGACGAGCCCGTGCTCCAGTCGGGGCTCCAGTCCTCGTCCCACGCGTCCCAGTCCCCGCCGAAGCTCATCTCGCCGCCTCGACGCGCCCGACTCCGGCCTTTAGCGCTCGCCCGGCGCCGCCGCGACGCCCCTTTTTCTCGAACCCAAGCACGCGGGTGCGCGACCAGCA